CGGGGACGGATTGCGGGGGACGGCGGGGACGTCGACGTCGGCGTCGACGGGGGACGGCATAGGTGATAGTGCAGGGGGACGCCGGACGGGGACGGGGGAACAATCCGGACGGCGGGGGACGCGGGGGACGGGGGACGCCGGATTGTTGCTCCGGCGGGGACGGGGGACGGCGGGGACAGGGTCGGCGGGACGCCGGTCGGCGGGACGCCGGACGGGGACGGTTCATAGGTGATAGTGTCGGCGGGGACGGGGACGGCGGGGACGGATTCTAAGCGGGGGACGGGGGATTATATCGGGGGACGGGGATTGTTTCGACGGCGGGGATTCTAGGGGGATTCTAGGGGACGGGGGACGGCGGGGGACGCGGGGGGACGGGGACGCCGAATAGGTGATAGTGCGGGGGACCGTTAAAAGCAAATCCCCCGGGCGGGGGGACCGGGGGATTGTTGCGGGGGATACTAGCGCTGTATCCGGCGGAAAGTCTCGTCAAACACTTGAGACATGGTTAGCTCAAAATCGTTCATGACCACAGACATGACCGCGTCACAGCGAGCGCAAACTGTAACCCGGGGGACGATTCTAACACCGCGACGCCGATAAGCGCTGTCAGGATCGCGTACTTCAAAGCCGCTTCCGGCGGCCACAGCGCAACCGCAAATCCGGCAAACATCATTCTTTTCGTTCGTTTTCGACATTTTGTTTTCTCCTCTCAAAACCGTTTTGTTTTGTCCATACGTCACTGTATAGAGTATAGCCGATTTACGGCCTATGTCAATAGACTTATCTGATTTTTTTCTGCGATTTATGCTAAATCTTTTCTCTGGCGTATAACAGCGCCGAATAGGTGATTTGACGCATTCCGCATATCGGCGGGGACGGGGGACGGGGGATTTTTTTTTCGGGGACGGGGGATTTTTTTTCGGCGGGGACGCTGTCGGCGGGGGACGGTCCGTCAATGGTGAATTGACGGGGACGGCGGGGACGCCGTCGGGGGACGACGCCGTCGGGGATGAGCCGGACAGGGGACGGCGGGACGGCGGGACGGGGACGGCGGGGACGGTCCGGACGGCGGGACGCCGGACGGGGTCGGCGGGACGGCGGGGACGACGCCGTCGGCGGGACGGGGGACGGGGTCGGCGGGACGGGGACAGGGGGACAATCTTGCAATGGTGAATTGTGCGGGGGGACGGGGACGGCGGGGACGATCCGGACAGGGGACGCCGTCATCGGGGACGGGGACAGCGACGTCGGCGGGGACGCCGGACGGGGACGGGGGGACGCCGTCAAGCGGGGGACGTTCCGGACGGGGGACGGGGACGCCGGACAGGGGGGACGGGGACGGGGACGCGAATAGGTAACGCTCCGTGCAGGGGGACGCCGTCGGCGGGGGACGGCGGGGACGGTCCGGACGGGGGGATCAACGGCGGGGACAATCGGCGGGGACGGGGACGCCGGACGGGGACACCGTCGGCGGGGACGGGGGGACAATCTGCAGGGGGACGCGGAGCAGTACGGACGGAGACGACGCCGTCGGGGGACGCGGGGGACGCCTGGCGAAGACCGATTGATAATAGGAGCGGGGAGCGGGGGTGGGGACTGGGCGGCGGGGGGCACGGGGGAGCGGGGCGGGGCGCGGGAGCGGGGAGCGGGGTCGACGGCGCGGAGCGGGCGGAGCGGGCGACGCCAGCGACGGGGGCGTCAATGGTGAGCGCGTACTGCGGGGGCGCGGGTTACGGGCGGCGGGGCGGCTGCAGCGCGGGGGTGACGCCAGCGGCGCGGGCGACGGGGCGGTCATCGGCGCGGCGCGGCCAGGCGGGGGGAGCGGGGCGACGGCGCGGAGCGCGAGCGCCGGGCGCGGGGCGTATCACTGGGGCGGGCCTTGCGGGGTACGGGGCGGCGCTGGGCCTTGCGGCGGCACGTCAGGGGCGGCAATGGTGAGCGAGAGCGAGCAGGGCGGGGCGTGAGCGGGCAACAACGGGGCGCGGCGGGGGCGACAGCGGCGCGGGCCGACGGGGGAGCGCGGCGGGTCGACGGCGAGACTGTTCCGCACGGCGGCGCGGCGGAGCCGGGAACCGGAGTTCGTCCGCCGGGGCGCGGAGCCGGGGCCAGCGACGGGGCGACGCCGATTGATAATCGTGCGGGGCTGGGCGGGGGCGGGGATCGACGAGGGTCGTCGACCGACGGCGAGGACGTGCCGGAGTCGGCGCGGTCAGGGGAGCCTGCCGTTTGATAATCGTCGCCTCCGGTGGGGGCGTCTGCGCCGTGCGGGGCGGTCACGGCGCGGCGGGGTGCGGGGTCAGGGGTCGACGGTGCGGTGCGGGGGCGGTGCTGGGCAATGGTCAGGGGTCGACGGTGCGGCGGGTCAGGGTCAGGGGCGGCGGACTGGGCGCGGGTCAGGCTACACGGGGCGCGGCGGGGGTCAGGGGCGCGTACGCGGTCAGGCGGGGCAATAAGTCAGGGGTCAGGCGATACGCGGCGCGGCGGGGCGCGTACGCGGTCAGGCGGGGCAGTACGGGGCGGGTCAGGGAGCGGAGCGGGTCAGGGGTCAGGCGGACGACGGGGTCGTCGGGGCGGGGGTCACGGGGCAAGAGCGAATAGGTAACGGGTCGACGCGGCGCGGGGTCAGGCGATACGCGGCGGCGGGGGTCAGGCGGTCAGGCGTGGTCACGCGGGGTCAGGGGGTCACGGGGTCACGGCGCGGGGCGGGGCGGCGGTCACGGGGTCACGGGGTCACGACCAGGGGCGGGGCGGCGCGGTCAGGGACGCGGGGCAATGGTCAACGGTTGACGGGGCGGTCAGGCGCGACGCGGTCACGTAAAAAAAAAGTTACGCGGCGCATAAAAAAACTTTCCGGCGCGGCGCGGGGCAATGGTCTACTTGTGCGCGAAAGTGCCGTTTTGCTGCATTATACAACGTAGAAAAGATTTCGCGCAAATAGTCCAGATTAGTGTAAAAAGATACTTGACATAGGGCAGAAAAGCGTATATACTTACTTGTGTTGTGACGGTCAGACAGTCAAACACTTTTCAGGGAGAAACAAAGTGAAGAACGAAACAGTCAGGGAAGCGCAGAACGGGTCACGGACGGCGGTCGATGCGATAGTGGCGCAGTACGCGGATATGGCAAGCAATGCGGCGTACGGCGGTTTTGGGGCGGCGCGGTACGAAGACAAGCGCCAAGCGGCAATGGTCGGAATTCTGGAAGCTATCCAGACTTTCGACGCGGCGCGGGGCGCGGATTTTGGGACGCATGTCTACTGGGCAATCAAGGGCGCGATCACGGTAGAATGCCGGGCGTACGCGGATAATATGCGCGACATGGTCGCTCGGGATGAAGACGGAGACGTCGCAACGGTCACGGAAGTTAGCGCCGATCTCAATATGCTTTCACCGGACGCGGAAGCGGAAGCGAGAGAGACAAGCGCCGAAAATACAGTGAAGCTGCAGAACGCAATCGACGCTATCAGGACGTTGAAAGATAGGGACGCGGAAGCGGTCACGCTCTATCTGGGTCTTGACTGCGGTCGGGCGCGGTCTTTCGCGGAAGTCGGGTCGATCATGGGATTGACTCGGGAACGGGTCAGGCAGATTGTAGGACGCGGTCTGGAACAAATCAGGCAAGCTGCAGCGTGACGCGGGGCAATGGTGAAGCGGCGCAAAAACGGGATGCTACGGAGCATCCCGTTTTTATGTACGGGTCAGGCGCGGAGCGGGTCACGGTCACGGCGGCGCGGGGCAATGGTCAGGCGGTCACGCGGGGCGGCGGTCAGGGGGTCAGGCAATCACGGAAGCGGGGCGGCGGCGGTCAGGCAATACGGGGCGCGGGGCGGGGTCAGGGGCAAACAAGCGGGGCGGGGCAATGGTTCAGGGTCAGGCGGCGCGGAACGGGTCACGGCGGGGCGCGTACGCGGTCAGGCGGTCAGGGTCAGGCGCGGGGCGGAACGGGGGGTCAGGGTCAGGCGGTCACGGCGGAACGGAAGCGGGGCGCGGTCAGTCAGGCGCGGCGGGGTCACGGAACGGACGGCGGCGGGGTCAGGCGCGGGGGTCAGGGAGACGGAGTCGAGCGGGTCACGCGGCGGGGCGGCGAGGGGCGGTCAGCCGAGCGAGAAGCGATTGATAATCGCCAGGAGGGGCCAGGTCAGCGGGGCGAGAGACGCCAGGACGCGGCGCGGGGGCGTTCGGGTCGGAACCAGGACGGGGGCCAGGACGGGATCAGCCGGAGGCATAATGCGATTGATAATCGTCACGCCGGACGGGGGCCGGGGCGGGTTCCAGGGGGCAGACTAGGTCGGCGGCAGAACGGGGCATACCGGCAGGGGCAATCCTAACGGACGGGGGCAAGCGGGGGCGGCAGAACGGCGGCGGGGCAAGTGGGGCGGGGTCAGGTGGCAGAACGGCAGGGGGCAATGGTACGTGGCGGGGCGGGGCATTGCAGGGCGGCGGGGGGCAGAATGCAGAACGGGGCGCGGGCCGGGCGCGGGGGCGCAGTACAGGCCGTTGTCGACCGCCTGCAATGGTAGCCGATTAAAACAACAAAGCCCCGTCCGCAGACAGGGCTTTGTTACTCCGCGCAGTTGCCAGCGGCTATTCCTCTTCGCGTTGCGCGGCGCATTCTTCGCAAGCGGCTTCAGCCGCTTCAACGCAATCGCCGAAACAACCCAGGCGGAATTCGTTGTTTTCCGTATCGTAGACAATGGTCGTCTGGTACGTATCGCCGACGTTCAGCACAACCGCAACACAATCAAGCCAGTAGGAATCGACGTGACTGTGTTCGTGACGTACCGCGTCAGTCCCGTAGCAATGGGTGAGCGTAGCGATCTCGTTCATCACGGTATCCGGGCCGTTATGGCAACCCTTAACCGCCTTGAGCATTGCCAGAACCTTATCCGCCTCTTCACTTGTCAGTTGAAGGGCCGTCATCAGTTCCGCCTTATCGATGCTTACCTTAGCCACTTTGCAATCTCCCTGAAAAGTAATGGTTGACTGTCCAGCACTATCCTTAATATAACAGAACATTAGGCTATGTCAAGAGACTTTCCAGAAATATTTTTACGCAATAACAAGCGGCGCGGAACGGGACAGGTTAGACAACGGTAGGGCGGGGCGCGGAACAAGCGGCGGCGGGGCGGGGCTATAGCCTGGCGCGGCAAGACAACAGACAGGTCCGTAGCGGGAGACGACAGACGTTGCGCGGAGCGGTAGCGGAGCGGTAGCGGAGCGGTAGCGGAGCGGTAGCGGAGCGGTAGCGGAGCGGTAGCGGAGCGGTAGCGGAGCGGTAGCGGAGCGGTAGCGGAGAACCGGACGCGGAACGGAGTCCGGCGGGGCGCGGGGACGCGGACGCCACGCCGATTGATAATCCCGTCGGATACGCCAGGAGGAGCCAGGAGGAGCTAGGCCAGGGAAGAGCCAGGAGGCAGGATTGATAATCGTCAGCCCTCTGGCGCGGTGCGGACGCGGCGGCCAGGGGGTCAAGCGTCGGCGGAATCGGCGGTCGGCGGGGCCGGGGCCGGGCTGTACGGGGTCGGGGGTAGGGTCGGGGCGTCCGTACAAAAAGAACCCCCGGCGGGGTTAGGGCCGGGGGTTTGTGGCCGTGCGAGTCAATGGTCAGGCCGTGACGCCAAACAACGTATCGACCAGCGTATCCGTTGCGGCGGACAGTGCGATGACGGCGGATTGCGCGTGACGCGCAATCCAGCGGCGGGCCGCGTCTTCACTCTCGAATTGCTTTTCAGCGGAGATTACGCGGCGGACGCGGCCACGGTCAAAGTCGGCGGAATAACCGTAGCGTTGCGCCGTGATTGTGCGGTCATAGTTCAAGCGGAGTTCCCCGATAGAAACATCACCAGCGAAGCAATCCCGCGAATCACCAAGCCTAACAAGGGGTCTGTTGATCGACCACGAAAACGATACTGACATGGTAAGCTCCTCGAAAAGAAACGGGGACCGGTCTCCCAGTCCCCTAGATGGTTAGCTAAGGCCACTGGCCACTTCAATGGCACGGCGGCCTTGTTCCTCAATGGCCTCGTCCAGCGGGTCATAGAGACTCCGCAGATAGGCGCGGGCCGCGTCCGGGTCTTCCCGCTCTAACAGACGGACGCGGCGCATAAGATCGTTGCGCCGTGACAGTGCGACGCCGACGTCGGCGTCTTCGGCCACAATAGCCTGCAGCAGGGCGTTGTCGCGTCCACAGACAACGTCGTAACCGATTTCATGATCCAAGCGGTTAAGCTCATCGTAAAGGTCGAAAAGTTCCACGGTTATCTCCCAAAAAGGTTGTCTGTCCACTACACTTAATATAACAGCAATCAAGCCAATGTCAAGAGAGTTTCCGAGATTATTTCAGATATTTTTACGCAATGGTTGATAGGCCGTTTCTCAGACTGGTCTCCGCGTGATAGTCGGTGTGTTGCGTTCCGCACTAACAGACCGCGCAGACGCGGTTGTCGACCGGAATCCGGTAGCCGCGTCAATAGAGATACAAGCGGTCATTACAAATCCGGTAGACGGCGGGGGAAGTCTTTTCGGGGTCGGCGCGGCCTGGGTGCGGCGGCGCGGCGGCCCGCTTCGACGTCGACGTCTATTGAAAATCGCGATCCCCAGCAGGGAGGGGGACGAGCAACGGGCTTGGACTCCGTCGCAGACTCAGTCAACAGCGGGGGCAGATTGAAAATCGCCACACCCCGCCAGGCAAGCGGACGAGCGGGGCGGCGCACTAGGGCGCAAGGGCGGGATACATCTAGGCGGGGCCGGGGTTAGGGTTCAAGCATTGCAAGGGACGGATAAACGGCCAATGTTGCGCGGGACGATATGTCCCGCGCAACAATGGTTGACGCGCAACGGCTACAGAACGAACGGCTGCAGCCGCGCACGGCGGACAATCCACGTCCTGACATATTGCGCGGGAAGGGCCGCGCCGGGGGTATGCTCGTCCTGATAGGCGGATAACGGTATCCATGTATCATCCCGGCTATCGGCGGAAAATGCCAGCTTGATTGCCTTATCGCTGACTTCCAGTACTTCCGCGTATGCGCGTACCCGCGCCCAATCCTGAGTGATGGTAGTCATAGTTGACTCCGGCGGGGGGTTAATTTGTCCCGCTCTATAAGACGATACGGACGGCGGAAAAGAATCTGACAAGCGGCACGGAATTAAAATCCCCGTCGAGAACCGATAGGGGGCGCGTACAGACAACGAAGCTATAGCATACGCGGCGGAACATCAACGCGGCGGCGGACGCAATGCGGCGCACTGTACGCCGCGCAATGGTCGAGTTAAAACAAAAAAGCCCTATCCAGCGGATAGGGCTTTTTGTATTCCGCCGTTATGGTTCGCGGGGGTCGACCGCTTCCATAACAAGTTCCTTGCCCAAGCTGACATAGTAGAGAACCGCCGTAGCTTCCGCGCCGTCAATCCACGCATAGTTACGCGGACGATACGTTACGGCGCGGCGGTTCAATGCCTTGCTGATAAGGCACAGAAGCAATCCCTTGCCATCATCCCGGAACGTAATGGTGCAGGGGATATGCCGCAGATAGAAACGGGGTCCGCGTCCGCGGTCCGCTTCCGTTGAAACGTCCAGCTTTTCCGCGTCCGCATGCGCTTCAAGCGCAGTTTCAACAGCGGCCACGACCTCGTCAATGGTCATGCTAGACGTTACGTTGACTTCGATGTTTTCCGTTGCAATCGTCATTCTGACTTCTCCCGAAAAGAGGAATGTTGTCCGCGTCACTATCCTTAATATAACAGCACAGCGGCCTATGTCAAGAGATTTTCCAGAAATATTTTTACGCAAAGACAAGCGGCGGCGGGACGGGGTCGGGACGGGAACGGACGGCGGGTATGCAGTTTGCGCGAAGGGCGGGACGGTTGCCTAGACAACGGCGGGGCGGCGGAGACTATCCCCCGGCGGAGCAACCGCAAGACGCAGTCGCGCCGCGACGCCGCCGGGGGTCGACCGCCTGGCGGGAGCCGATTGATAATCGCGCCCCACCTGGAGGGATCAGCCCACTCTGCGCAAAATATTATGCTTAAAAGTGTGTTAAACTTCGCACTGTTTTAAGCATAATATTTTGCTTAGCGACGAGGCGGGGGCTTGGAAATGTGCGGTCGGGGGCCGGGTCGTCTGCGCCAGGGCGGGGTCTGGCTTATTTGCGCCGTCGTTTCTTGTCGGCGGCGCATCGCTGGCAGTAATAATAACCGTCCGGGCCATACCAGACCATGTCGGGAGTTAAGTCCGGTTCTCCGCAATGGTCACAACTGAGACGTTGCGAAGCGCAACATTGCTCAACGCAACGCTCCGCTTGCCAGAACGTATCATACCGCGTTCCGCAATAGGAACACGTACAGACGCGCCCGTCAACCGTTATCCTTCCGTCCTGAGTAACATAAGTCTTCATCCGAATCTCCGGCGGGGGTTAAGTTTTCCCGCGTCTCTATAGACCTATACGGACGGGCGCTACAAATCTGACAAGAGAGTCACAGAATCTTTTTCGGGCCGCGCCGGGCGCAATGGTACACAAAAAAAAGCCCGCAACCCCTTGCGGGGTCTGCAGGCTTGTTTTGTTCGCTGTACGGCTACAGTTCCACCAACAGACAACCCTTGCCCGCTTGGGCGGGTAATGGTTCAACCGCCGCCCACAGTGCGCGGGCCGCACCGGGGTTGCGGGAGTCTGTTCCCGACCAGAACGTCACGACTTCCCGACGGTCATCATTGTAAATGGCGACTTCACCGTCCAGTTCCGGGCCGTTGCCTCTGACAGCAACCGTCGCCTTGCGAAACGCGGCTGCAGCGTCCACTTTCTCCGGGTGTTCCGTGCGCGAGACTACCGCGCCGAAACGGTCTTTTGTTTCAACTGAGTACATCATTTCTCCCTTAGACAATGGTAGCAATGAAACGGTCGATCTTGCTGTTCAATGCCGCGCTTCCGCAAGCAAGACAATGGTCCTCATCTTCCCACGCTTCCGCGAGTTCCCACGCATCCGCTTCCGTGAGTTCAACAACCCACGTGCCGTCTTCCGCGTCGCTCTCTCGCATGGCTTGCGAGAGTAAGTCCGACGTGAGATACCGTCCGCCGTGCCAGAAGATAGCTTCCGCTTCGCTGGCATCAAGAGTCAGGGTGTAAGCGTACCTTGCCACGTTTCGATCTCCCAAAAAGAATCTGGAATGTCCTGCACTACTGTTAATATAACAGCGGCGCAATCAATGTCAAGAGTATTTTCTGAAATATTTTGCGAGTGTGCGGGGCTTAGCGGAAAGTGTGCGGGCCTAGCCGTAAGAGTGTGCGCCGTGCGCGAAGACGTGCGCGGGGCCGGGCCTAGCCGAGCGGCGCAGAACGGGGGCCGGTTGGAAATCGCTACCCGGTACCGGGGGCGAGACGACGAGTCGCCGCGCCAGGATAATCGAGAGGGCGCGGGTCGGATTGGAAATCACGTGCCCTACCAGGCGGGGGCGGGGCCGCGACAACTGGATTTGTAACCCTGACAACCCGATTTGTAGAGCGGGGGGAATTGCCGGAGCAATGGTACAAGAGAAAAGCCCCGGAGAGTATCCGGGGCTTTGGGGAGTTGCGCCGCGACTATCCGTCATAGTCGCCGCCGCCGTCCAGTTCCTCACCGAGCGGCGTTTCCCAGTCCCTGAAATCGTCATCGTGCGCGAAATCCTGCCGTTCCTGCTCTTCCAGGATACGGTCGCGCTCAAGTTCGGCGTCCTCTTCGTACTTTTCCTCTTCCAACCGCTCCGACGCGGCATCATACTCGCGCTGTAACCGCGCTACGCGCTCATTGGCGCGACAAAGTTCTTGCCGGAGATTGTCGGCGTCACGCGACGCCTCCTCCAGTTCCCGTGCGATTGTGTCCAGATCGGTCATTGTCCAGTCTCCCGAAAAAAGGTTTGAAGTCCAGCACTACCGTTAATATAACAGCGGGCCGCGCAATGTCAAGAGTCTTTTTCCAGAATCTTAGAGATTTCTTTTTGAGCAATGGTCAAGGGCGTACAGCCGTTAAACGACAAAGCCCCGGTTTAGGGCCGGGGCTTTGCGTAGTGCTGTCTGTAGGTCATCCTACAGACTTCGGGAGAATGTTGTGTAGGGCAATGGTGTTAATGACGTTCGGGCGGGCCGGATCACGGCGGACCGTGATACGGACGGGAACGACCACGGTCGCGCCGCCCGGCGCAACCGCTTGATACTGAGCAATGCGCGTCAAAGCCAGCACGATACAGTCGATGGTTGACTCGCACGGCTCGTCCAGCACGATATCCGTATGCGTCTCGCGCTGGGCGTACGTTCCGGCGCTGGCGCAATAATGCAAGGGCGTAAGGCGCTCCCGCAACCGGACGACAAAGCGGTCGACCGTATCAACGACGGTGTTTCCCCACTTGTGCCGAATCTCCGGCGTTGCCAGAAATGCAAGGGCGGCGTCTGTCATCGTTCCGTCTCCACAAAAGAAATGAATGTCTGTCACTACTGTTATTATAACAGCACGGCGTCCAGCGTCAAGAGAGTATTTCCGAAGATTCATCCTATTTCCGCGACGCCGGGAGACGGCCTGAGTTCGGGCAGCGAGACGGCGAGACGCTGACACCCAGTTGTCAGGGCCGGGCGGGGCCGAGGGCGGCGATTGATAATCGAGGCACTGAGGGCGGGTCGGGGGCGGAAATCCGGCGGCGTTGCTCGACGAAGAGCGGGGATTGATAATCGCGTCCCTCCCCCGGCGCGGGGCCGGGGCCGTTAAATGAACCCGGCCCGTCCGGAAAGTCCGGAGCGGGCCGGGAGAATGTCGTTACGCGGGCCGCTATGCGGGCCGCGTGTACTTGCGGAGCGTATTTTCCGATACGTCCAGCGCCTTTGACGTTGCGCGATAGTTGCCGTTGCAAGCGGCAAGCGCCGCCGTCATATAGGCGCGAAGTACGGCGTCGACCGTCCGTACGCTGTTCGGGCCGTCAAGCGTTGTTTCGGGCTGCAGGTCCGTTGCCTTTGCAACCGGCGCAACCGTTGCCGTTGCCGTTGCAACCGGCGCGGTTGTTTCAACCGTTATCGTCACTCCGTTAACTTCAATGGTTTGCTTCACGGCGTCATTCTCCCAAAAAAGGTTGTCTGTCCTGCACTACCCTTAATATAACGGCGGGCCGTTCAATGTCAAGAGTCTTTTTTGTGTTGACTGCGAAATACTTTTGACGGGCCGTATAAGGGCCGCGACGGGCCGCTATCCGGCAATGGTCCTGATATGCTCTAGCGGGCCGTTATGGGCCGTTATGGGCCGTTGCCGGGCCGCAAGGCGCAAGGCGCAATAAACGCCGCTATCGGGCCGCGCAACGGGCCGCTAAAAAAAAAATCCCGGAATTCCCGGAAAAGAGTCTTGACATAGGCGGAATTGCTGTTATATTAAGGGTAGTGCTGGACAGACAACCTTTTTGGGAGAATGACAGAATGACAGAGAACGAAACAATCAGGGCCGCGCAAAGCGGCGACAAAGGCGCAATGGACGCGCTGGTCGAAAAGTACACTCCGCTTGCAATGAGACTGGCGCTAGGCGGATTCGGCAAGGCGTCAAAGGCGGACAAAAAGCAAGCCGCTTTGACGGGATTGCTTGACGCGATCCATACCTTTGACGAGACAAAGGCCAATGGCGGCGCATTCGGAACGCATGCGTACTGGACAATCAAAGGCGCTGTTACGGTCGAATGCCGCAACTACGCCAAGCCGTTAGAGAACGCCGTTACGTCGGATGACGAATTGGCGACGGAAGTCTACGCCGATCCGGACGGGATATCTCCGGCGAAAAACGCCGAACGCAACGAAGATATCGCAAGGGCCGTTGCCAGCCTGGACAAGGCGACGGAACGGGAACGGGAAGCAACGCGCTTGTTCCTCGGGCTGGACAATGAGCTTGACCAAAGGTCATTGGTTGAAGTCGCCGGGATGATGAATGTTTCCCGGCAACGCGCAAAGCAACTGGTCGACAAGGGCCTTGCGGCGATGCGGGCCGCGTAACAAACAACTAGGGGAGACCGGACGGTCCGGTCTCCCCGCTTTTCTCTTTGGGAGTAACAATGGTTGACTTCAAAGACATAATCGAATGCGATTTGGTCAAGCGGGTGATGGAAGTTGCCGCAGTCGGCAATCACTCATTACTGTTGTTCGGGCCGCACGATTACGGCAAGACTCTTTGCCTGCAGGCAATGGCGGGCCTAACCGACGTCGACAACGTCGGGCCAGTGCAGGATATGACCGCCGCAAAGCAACGGGCCTTGCGGAATAGGCTTGACCGTCACGAACGGACAATAGTTGCGGAAATCGTGCCGTGCCCTTGCGGGAACTACTGCAACGCGCATGCGGTATGCCGTTGCTCCGCAGTAGCAATCCAGCGATACCGCGCAAAGCTAATGGACACGGTGCGGAGTTTCGACGCCGTGGTCGGGATACGACGCCCTATGCCGGAAGCAATGGCGCGGGTCCGTTGGGATACAGAGGATACGGAAACCGTCAAGGCGCGGGTTATGGCCGCGAAGGGTATCCCGACGCCGTCGGGGTTGTCTCTTGACGCCAGCGATATCGTATCAATGGCGGTGCGCCAAGCGGGAATGACGCCGAAACAAGTTGTCATTGCCAAAGCAATCGGCGAAAGCGTTGCGCGGCTTGACGGCAAGGCGACGGTGGAAGTCTTCCATATGAGCGAAGCGATCCAGTACGTGCTCGGGTTCAACAACATATGGGGAAGTCTGTAGCTTCCCCGTTCTCCCTGGAAACCGGAGCGATCCAAGCGGTCGCTCCGGTTTTTCTTTGTACGGATTTCCACTCCCGAACCGTTGCATTTTCTGCAACAGTTCGCGGGGATTGATAATCGCGTTTCGAGTTGTTGCATTTTCCGCAACAACTGCCCGCGCCGAGAGGGTTTTTCGAGGGAATGATAATCGCGTTCCGGAACGCCCGCGCCAGGGCGGGGGCGTTTCAACCGGGGTTGTAATCGGGGGTTAGAACAACTGGAACGCTTCAAACAATCCGGCGTTGCCAGTCAGGACGGGGGCCGCGTCCGCGTCGGTCAAGTAGATGAAGTCATTGCCTTGCACGGCGTTAATGTCCGCGTCGGGCGTTTTGTGCCAGCGGTACTCAAGTTCGTACGGGCACGTCAGGACGCGGCGCGTTCCGTTTTCCCAGTGGGGGATTTGATACGGTTCGTTCAGTTTCCGCAGTATCAACGTATTGACTCCCTTGCGGGCCGCACGGGCCGCGCCGGGGCACAAATCCGTAACGTCAAGTGTTTCTGTATCAACGGTCACTTGTTTGCCTTAAACGCAAGCGGGGACGGCGCGGGCCGTCCCCTAGTAATGGTTGACTGTCACCGTTCAAGGGCCGCTTCGCGGAGTTCCGCAACGGCGGCGTCCCGCGCCAGCACCTTAGCGTAAAAGACTTTATGCGCATCCGCAAGGGCCGCTTTCGCGGTATCAAGTTCCGCTTGCGCGGTCTTGACCTTGTCATTGGCCTTGTCCACTTTGTTAAGGGCGGGTTTCATGGTTCTGAGTCTCCACAGAAAAGGTTGCAGGGGCCGGTTTCCCAGCCCCCAAAGAAACTAACTGAGTCCGCTTGTCTTTTCGACAGCGTCGCGGCCTTGCTGCGCAATGGCGCGATCCAGCGGGGTCAAATCCTCATCCGCATCCTCATCCACAACGACCGGGCCGCAAATCGGCTCGACCGCGTCCTTGCAGTCCGCGTAGTAACCGCAAGCCCTGCATCCGTATGGAAGGTCATTCGTCATTCTCGTCTCTCCACAAAAGGTTGTTTCTGTCCGCGTCACTACTGTTATTATAACAGCGGCGCGGCCACTGTCAAGAGTTTATTTCAGGAATTCTTGACGGGTGTACAAAAAGAATCCCCCCGTAGCATTACGGGGGGATTCAATGGTTGTTGCGTCAGGCGGGGCGCTTGGCGCGGCGCGTTTCGCGGGCGTCGACTTGCCAGGCGAATTCGACCGCCCGCTCATCACGCCAGCGGAGTTGCTCCGGGGTGTAATGGGCGAAATACTCCGGATCGACGTCGCCGTCCTGCAGCGTCAGAAAACCCAGCAGCGCAAGGGCCGCGTCGGGGGAGTTCCACTTGTGCATCGGCGAAACGGCGAGACCGTCGCCGGAAAACAGAACGGCGCAACCCTTCCAGTCCAGATCACGGACTGAGTACGCGACAAGCGTATGCCATTCGCCCGCTTTCCGCCGGGGATTACTGAGCGTCACGCTCAAACTTCCAAGCCTGTAGGTGTACGTCATTTTCGTTTCTCCACAAAAGAAATGTCTGTCACTATCTCTAATATAACAGCGTCGCGGCCAATGTCAAGAGTCTTTCCAGAATATTTTTACGGATTTGTTTCATCCCCCGGACGGCGGGTCGCGCAAGGCTAGGCGCGAACGGGCGGCGCGGGGTGGTAGTTTCCTGGCGGTGGTCCTGGCAGTGATCCTGGCGGTCGGGCGGCGCTCGGCGGAGCGATTGAAAATGTCGGGGGGACGGCGAACGAGGCGGTTTTCCGCGTCGGGGGCGCGGAGCGAGGGAAGGATTGGAAATCGGCGTCCCCCTGCCAGGCCAGGCCGCAACTTGGGTTGTAATCGTCGGGGGTTAAAGCAAAAAGCCCCGGCTTGTTAGGGCCGGGGCTTAGTGCCAGTGGCGGGACAATCAGTCGGCTTTCAGTCGCCGACAGTGGAGAATGTCAGTATCGCGCCCGTAGCGGACGCCGTGCCAGCGTTTCCCGTCGGGGCCGATGAACCACAGATCAAGGCGCTCTCTTGCAATGTTGTGCTTTCCGTGAGTCCACGTCTTGACGCGGAACATAAGCGTGCCGGGCCAGTTCCCCACGCGGGAGACGGTCTTGTCGTTGTTGTCAGTTGCTCCGCAGACTACGCGCAAGCCGTCGGGGTTTGTGGGGGTGCGAGTTCCCGCAAAGTAGTAAAGCGTCGCCTTGCCGGTCTGACGCATATCTTCAGCGTCACGCTTGCCGCAACACTCATAACAGACTTTCGCGCCGTCGCGGGCCACGCCGTAACCCGTGCCGCAAGAATTCGCGGGGGGTTCAATGGTCTTGCCGCAGTCCGCACAAACTACGGGGGTTGTTGTTGCCGTTGTCATGGTCATTGTCTCCACAAAAGGTTGATTGTCCACTATCCTTATTATAACAGTGGCCGCGCCAGCGTCAAGAGTCTTTTCAGGAATATTTCCTTAAACGCAAGCGGGGATAGTCCGCAAGGGACTATCCCCGACAATGGCCGCGCCTAGTCCTCGTCAGGGCGCATAAGGGTTATTACGGGTTCCCCGTTGTCGCCGGGGCCGATCATCATCTTGACCGTGTAATAGGTCTTGCGCCCGTTGTGCATGATGAGATTGTAAAGGCGGGCGCTGTCATCGCCGCCGCGCCGCGCCGCAAGACGCCCCATATACAGAACATCCCAAAGACGCCCGTCATAGTCCTGAAAAGACTTGCTGGCGGGAATGTCTTTTATGTCCGCGTGAAGGGCCGCAGTAATGGCCACAGGAACGCGAAAGCCCGCTTCGCGGGCCGTTTCGGAAACGTCAATCAGCGTTCCGTCTTCAATGGCTTGTTCCCGCGAATAGCACGAAATCACTTCCCCGAACACGTCGCGCATTGCGTCATCATTTTCCGGCATGGTCTTTGTCTCCACAAAAGGTTGATTGCCTGCCACTATCTCTATTATAACAATGGCCGCGCCAATGTCAAGAGTCTTTTTTATTTTCTATTTACGCTCTTGACACGGCCCGCGTCGCTGTTATATTAAGGGTAGTGGACAATCAACCTTTTTTGGAGAATGACGCAATGACCAACAAAGAAACACAACGGGAAATACTCTGCTGTATATGGTACGGCGAACACGCCGACCTGGACAGACTCCGCGCCGAAAAGGGCGTCGACGTCAAAGCGCCGGGATGGTGGAACATCACGCCGGGCGTCGACTTTGTTCACGCCGATATCCGCATAGGCGGGCGCGTACTCAAGACAGTCGGCGTTACGTTCTCTCTTGACGGCTACGCGCCAGCGGAACGGCCCGACGTGATAGTGTGCGCGGAAGACGGCGGTCGGACGGAATTCGAGGGTATCCCGGTTATCTGCCTGACGCCGTACATCGACAAAGACCTGGCAAGCCTGACGGACTGGGTCGGGAAGCAACCGGACAGGCCCTAGTCCCCGACAGGGGGCGGCCCCGCCGAAGGGGGCGCGGGGCGAGGGGGCGATTGAAAATCGGCAGGGGGTCGGGATACGAGCGGGAACAGAGCAAACGAGAGCATCTCACGGCGTCGTTTCTCGGCTTCCTCCTGATAGCGACGAAAGCGGAGCGCGGTATCATCGTCGAGCTTAAGTTCGGGCCACTCAAGTTGCGTAGGCGTCTTTTGGGGTAGCGCGGCAGCCCCGTCTACGCGCATGAACAACGACATCGACGGCGGCAGTTCGGGCGGCGGGTGCAAGTACCACTCATGCTCCAGCCAGGCCGGGGCAGCGGCGGCAAGAGGGCTGGGGCCGTAAGTCGCACGACGGCGGCGCAAAGCCAAGTCCCGGCGAACCTCAAGGACGCCGTAGGCGTAGAACGCGAACGGCAGAGCGCACGACATAAGCGCGGCCTGCCACGAGACTTGACGGCGAAACGCCGACGCCGTCACCAAAAGCACAGGGACGATAAGCAACACGAACAAAGAGAACTCAACGAAGAGTCGCTCGGCGAACATCCGCGCTTTCCCGCTAGACAACATTGATAATCTTGCTCCTGTCTTGTGTTCGTTTGGAAATCGGTTTCGAGAACCCCGGCGTTTTTCGGTAAGACGCCAGGGTTGTTTTTCATTCTCCGCCGGAGCGACGCGGGGTTATACCGCGCCGCCCTTCTTGACGCCCTTCAACGCGGCGTCAATGGCGTCGAACAAGCCTATCGTGCGGTCGTCATTAACCAGCTTGTCGAGCGCGTCATTGAATGCCGTCCACTGAGCAACGGTCAGCTTGCTAAGTTTGTCGACGCGCCGCTCCAGAAATTCCGGCTTGTCGTCCCGAACATCATACCACTCGCTCCGCAGTTCGTCGTCACTGTCTGCGACGGCGAAGAGGGCGTCTTCCACTTCCTTCTCGTCGCGGGGGTTGTCCGGGCCGGGCAATGGCGGGAATTCGTCAAAGTATCCGGGGTCTTCAACAACGGTTCCCTTCTCTACGCAATCGTCGAGAAAGAGTCTTACGCAGTCCGCAACGCCGTCGCAACCTTCCGTATTAGCCCCGCAAGCGTTGTGCTGGCAGTCAATGTCTCTTGGCTCGTCATCAACGCCGGGGCAACGCCAGCCGAAAGACTCCGCAATAGACGGATAATCGTCGTCTGTCTGGATAAGAACGGTGTTCTTTTCGTCGCGGGTGTTCCAGTCATAGTGCCCTTCCCCCGCTTCCGGGTTCGTTACCCTGCATATGAACAGACAGCAGGGCGCGTAGGACGGGTCACGGTCCAGCGCAATCAACGTCGTCGTCTTGGTCCTAGCCATGAGTCTATCTCCAAAAAAAAAGAGGTCTGTCACTACTGTTAATATAACAGCGGCCACGCCAATGTCAAGAGTCTTTTCTGTTTTTTCTGTCAAAAGAATAGGGGCCGGGCGGCAACCCGGCCCCAATGTCCAAGAGGACTGCCTGCAGGCTACAGGGACGGGAAACGTCCCGTTCAGAGATCAACGTACGCCGGGGAGAACCGGCCCTCTGCCCTGCCTGCGCCGTGACACTTGAGAACAACCCCAGTATAACGAAGGTAAGCGGTCTGTCAAGGGGATTGGAAATCGCGCCCCCTGCCCCCGTAAACAAAAAGGGCCGCCCCGCGTCCGGAGCGGCCCTGTCCAGTCAATTAATTTGAGACAAAAGAAAGTAAGTAGTATCACATGGTTTCCTCCCGGCAAGGCATTGTTGCCTAACAAGGCGCTGCTTGCTCCGCAACAAGGCGATCTGCTTCTCTCGCGTATTTCGAGGCGGTGCGAGTTCAACCGCCCTACTTTACACAATATCGCGCTTGTCTTGGGGTGCTTAACGCGCAGTCCTGTTATCTCGATTGGGGGGCTTCGCCGAAGTCCTCCACCAGGTGTTCCAACGCTCTAGCGTGATCCCACGCCAGATTGAAGGCGTGAACAAGGGTGTCATCGACGTCCCTATCCATGTCCATGTACGACTTGGACGCGGCGTCCATAGCCTGCGAAAGGGCATCCGCCACGTCGTTAGCTACCTTAGCCTGTTCGGCAAGGCGCGTCTTGATGTCCGCTGTCTCTGGACGCTTCGGCGTCCGTACGTCCGTCATTTTGTTCTCCTCAAAAGAAATTGGCCGTCCTACTGTTATTATAACAGCAAGACGGCCAGTGTCAAGGGAGAACCGAGAAAAGGTTAATCGCCGATGGCTTTGACGGTCACGATAAGCCGCTTGCCGTCGACCTTGACGGTATCCAGCACGACAGAGCCGGAGATTACCCAGTCGTTGCAACGCCGCCTATGGCACTCATCGCAGTCGCCGACGCAAGTGCGCTCGCTCAAGCCGACGCCGCCGAAGTCGGAACGGATTACGTCCGCTTCATGCTCCGGGGTATTAGCGCTGCCGCTGACGTCGATGGCGACGGTCAGGTCCCCTTCCGCTTCCACGTAAGGGATATGGGTATGCCCCTCTTCGCTTCCGTAAGCGTAGGCAAAGCCCGAGTCCCCACTGTCCAGACTGAAGGCGTCCATGTTGTCTTCAATGGCCTGTTCCAGCGCGTAAATGGCCGCGCCGTCATCGCGGCGGTAGTCCGCCACAACTTCAACTATCTGATGGGTCTTGTTCATCGGCATGTCTCCAAAAAGGTTGACTGTCACTATCCTTAATATAACAGCGCATTGGCCGATGTCAAGAGACTATTTCGGATTTCTTTTCTGAAAAGTCGTATTGCTGGAAGTCCGACGGGTTACGGTCGAGGGTGGCGGCTATACGGTTACGCGCCGCGCCTACGAATGCGGGGTCGATCTCAAAGCCGGTGAAGCTAACGCCGAGTTCGGAACACGCGAGAGCGGTTGAACCTATGCCGCAGAAGGGGTCAAGAACATGCTTGGTCTTGGCGAGGCCGTGCAACTTGATGCACGTTCGGGGCAAGGATATAGGGAACGACGCCGGATGCGGGCGGTCTTTGTCCTTTTCCTGGATCGTATCGTAGGGAAGGAACCAAGCGTTGCCCCGGCAATGCAACGGCTGTTTCGCGCCCCAGCGCTCGATGTTCGCGGGGTCGGCGTAGGGGACGCCGATTGATAATCTGTCTAGGGGCACTTCGCCCGTTTTCGTCAGGTGGAAGATGAACTCGTGGCAGGCGTTGAGGAACCGAGGGCTGTTGATTGGTTGGTAGTGGCCGTGTACGACTTCGGGAGACTTCTCGTTAGCGCCGGGGACGGCGATGGACTTCACCCACAGAATGAGGTTCTGCAACTTGAAGTACTGCCGGGCGACTTGCATGATCTCGAAGGGGCCGAGGGGACTGACGGGAACGCCGCCGATGTTGAGGAAGAAAGAGCCGTCGTCCGCTAGGCGCGAGGCCACGCACGTCAACCAGCCGTGACACCAGTCGAGATAGTCTAGGCGGCTGATGCTGTCGTTGTAAGTGCGGTAGCCCGTTCCGACGTTGTACGGAGGGGATGTAACGACTACGTCGTAGACCGCCGAGTCCTGTTTCATTCCGTCCACACAGTCGCCGACGATGAGGCGGTGCGTAACGCCGCCGTGCTGCAGTTCGTATGCGTTCATGCGCTTGGTAATCCTTACTTGGGGGTTGAAGTTCCAACTTTAGCGCGTCGCGCCAGTTGGCGCAACCGTTGTTTGAAAATGTCTGAGGGGGAGTCCGGGGATTTCGGCGGGCGTTCCTTTCGTTGTCGCGGGGTAGATGTTTCGCGGGTAGATGTCGAGTAATCCCAGGGCAGACAGAAGCGAGCAAAGCCGGTAATCCGTGCGCCGCGCCCGTCTTCAATGCGGTCGATCTCTTGCTTCAATGTCTTTTTCAGGGCGTCGGGAACTTTCCGGGCGCTGATATGCTCAATGGTCTCAGTGCGCCGCAAGGCGCGTAGTCCGGCCATATCGCTCTTGGTCAACTGTCCACGTATCACGTCGACGGGGCCGCAAGAACCGGTTTCCCGCGCCGCGCCCGTCTGGACCGGGACGTACACAATGTCGCCCTTGCCGACAAGTATTGCTTCAGTGGCAAGGGCGACATAGAACCGTAACCGTCCGCTGTTGTCGTTCATGCTATGGCAAGTCCGGCAACACCCTGCAGCTTGCGGAGTGCGCTTGTTTCGATCTGGCGTACCCGTTCCCGCGTAAGACCGCCTAGGGCGTTGCCTATTTCATCAAGAGTCGATGTTTGACCCCGATAGCCGTTAAGCCCGTAGCGTCGCTCCAGAACGTCCGCTTCGCGCTTAGTAAGCCGTTCCTTGATCGCGTTCGCAAGCAAGGTCGCGCTTTCGTTGAACAATGCAGACTTAGCCGGACTGCGATGGTCGACCGGGCCGTACGTATCAAACAGATAGTTGCTGATTTCACCGTGCGACAAGCCTATCTCGCTGACGGGGATTTCACAAACCCCGTCGTTTTCAGCGACGGCGCGACGTACCCGAGCAACAAGCCATTGCACGGCGTACGTCGTGAAACGCCCTTCCGCTTCATTGTACTCGCTTCCCTTGTCTCCGGGCGTAACGATATGGTCTATCGCTTCCGCCAAGCCAAGCAAAGCCGCCGCTTCGCGGTCCTCGTACGCCAAACCGCTGTTGTTGAAACGATGCGCGACGCTTCGCGCAAGGTCATAGTAAGCTACAGCGATTTCGTTCCGCGCCGCCTTGTCGCCCGCACGTATGCGAGCAATCAACGCCTGTTCCTGTTCAACTGTCAGTCGCGCCATTTTGTTCGTTCTCCACAAAAGAAGTGTTCCTGTCCTATCCCTAATATAACCGCGTCAACGCCTATGTCAAGGATTATTCCCGGAATTCCGTTTTTTTTTTCGCAGATATTTTTCCTCTTGACATTGGCCGTCGTGCCGTTATATTAAGGATAGTGACAGACATTCCTTTTGTGGAGATAAGGACAATGGACAGACCGCTACACCCGAAAGCCGCAGAACTGCGGTTGCCGCGCTTGTCAAAGCCTGGCAAGTGTTTTCTTGGCCCGGAACCCATTGGTTGTTTCAACACTGGGATGAGGCCGCGCATAATCCGTATGCACGACGGCTACTATGTCGGCTACGAAGTCGAGATAGAACCCCTTGAGCGAGAGCGCTGGCGGGCGATTGCGCGGCACGAAAAGCCGCCAGTCAGTCGGAAGCGCATGGGCGGATTTGGCGCGAAGTGCTACAAGTCCGCCGGTCCGGCGCGGCAGAAGTTCATTGAACTGGTTTCCGACCGCCTGTACGAAAACGACGAAACCCGCGCCGAATACCGCAAGGCGCAAGCGGACGCCAGAAGCGCGGACCCCGCAACGGCCATTGCTGGAGCTTTGAGACTGAGCGACTTCTAAGTCGCTCAGTCTTTTCCCCTTGACGTGGACGCCCTTGCCGTTATAATAAGGGTAGTCCTTTTGCGGAGAACGGAACGTGAAACGGAACGTGAAACTAAAGATAGAATTGACGCTGGACAATGCGGCTTTTGACATGCCGTACTCAGACAGCGACCTAGAGGAGAGAAGCGCTACGGAAGTCCGCCGGATACTATGGGAGATGAGTACCGGTCAAGCGAGAAGCGGCAACTTCCGCAAGGGCGACAAGGGCGAACTGCGAGACTTCAACGGCCACAAGGTCGGGAAATGGAGCGTGACCGCATGATCGCGATTACACACAAGAACCGGGACGCATGGCTAGACCGCTTACGGGCGGAACCGTTCTTTCAGATAGGGAACAAGACACCCTACGATCCCGGCGCATGGTACAACCAGACGGTTGTTCTGGAAGTCCCGACCGGAGAACTGGCGCGGGACGGGCTGACAACGATAGCGCTTATTGGCCGCAGTCCGCACGAAACGGCCCCGCTGACCGGGAAAGAGGGTTTCAACGCGCAAGGGTTGGAAGAGAAAGTCGTGATACACAAACCCCTTGTCAACGCCCTGCTCAATCTGGACATCATCCCGGAGAAGAGAGGGCGCGTCGTGATAGACGCGACCGCCGAAAAGAAGATTCGCGCAAAGATGCGCGATCAGTCCCTAAAGGTTGGAACGACAACAAAGTCAGGAAATGGATCGTGACCGCATGATTACAGAAAAGCAAATCAAAGACGCCAAAGCGAAAGACCCGGAAGCGGGTCTGCTGTTTGACGGGCCTTGGGCTGAACCGACCGACGATGGCGACGAAATCCCTGTCTGGTCTATCTCCCTAATAGACAGTGCGGGGGATGACTTCGGGCCGGTCGAAGAATATTACGACTATGAAGTCGCAAAAGACCGGGCGGAACAGTTGGCGAAACGCAGCGGGCTAGAATTCCTGTGCGAAGGAAGGCCCGCATAAGCAAGCAGGGCGGCAAGTAGCCTTGAAGGGGTTGGACAACACACCCGCCCCGCAAGACCGATAGCCCGTGAACTACCGACAACCTTGCGGGGCGAAGAGGCGTCAAGTCAAGACCCTGGAGCCAAAGCCGCTCCGCTCTTTTTATTGCTGGGGGGATTGATAATCCTGCGGAAACACACCACGAGATCAAAGAGGGTCGGAAAGGACTTACGACAAGCGGGGGTCGGAAAATATTGATAATCTTGCGCCGAAGCAAAGCGCAAAAGCAAAGCGCAAAAGCAAAGCAACTGCCGCGCTGTTTTAGCCGTTCGGGACGCCCGCCCTAGCCTTTGCCTCGTCGGCCAGGTCGATCATCGCCGCCCACGTTACGGGCTTGCCGTCGCCGTCAACCAACCAACGGTAACGGAACTGTTCTTGATTCCGCGCCAAGTGCGCCAGCAAGTCCAGCAAGTGACACTCCACGCGCTCAAGAGGGAACTCCGGGCATAACCGGATATAATTGGCCACTTGACGAGCAATGCTCTTTGCCCGATATACGTCCGTAAAACAGCCGTAGCTTACGCTTTGATCCATCGCGTCAAAGTCGGGGCCGTCGGCTACCGCCACGTTGTACGTGCCGTCCTCATTGTCTTCAACGGCTACGGCGAACTTACCCGGAAATAGTAACTCCATGTTTTACCCTCTCAGCAAAGGTCAGACGGATCAACAAGGTCAGAATAACCGATCAAACGGTAGTAATCTGTCCACTCCGCGCCGCAAGCCTCGCACACGCAAGACGCATAAGCGCTACCACCGCCGTCTGACTCCAGCGGCCCGCCGCTGACATTATCCGACTTGCACACGGGGCAAACAGAACCACCCCGCGCAACATACTCCGAATCTGTTAGGTAGTCTTTAGCCATCGCAAAATCTCCTTATCCTTATTATAACAGAATGTGGCACGGCGTCAAGTGACTTATTTATCTGAATTATATGTCTTGACACGACTGGCCGTGCTGTTATAATAACAGTAGTGACAGAACAACCCTTTTGTGGAGAACCAGACGGTGAAGAACACAATCACCCCCTTAGTTGTAAAAGACGTGACGGGCTTGCCGCGCATTCGCGTAACAATGCCCCGGCTGAACAAGAACGACACTCTTGACCAGAACCGCAAGGAAGTCGACGCGGGCCATTACATCGAAGACGCCGCGATAGAGCGCGTCGTTGTTCTGAGCGACGCGGACTATCGCACATTCTGCAAGAGTCTGTTGACCGATCAGGACTGGCTTAACGACAAGGGCGGATCAAACAGCGACTACGATTGTCCGGAAGGCGTTACGTCAATCTGGCAGTTGACGACGGAACAACTGAACTTGTGGCGGAGACAGGCGTACATCTTCGTCGTGGTTGTCGCCAAAGAATCCGATCCGCATCAACATCTTCTGGTCGACCCGCAAGGCTACGCCTATGCGCGGTACGCCGGAGAACCCACAGACACCGAAAGCCGCCAGATTGCGGCCAGCGCGGCCAGCGCGGCCCTGGCAGAGAAGGGAGCAGTAACATGTCAGTAATGACCATCAAACAGTTTCAGAACGTCAACGGTTACACAGAATCCGCCGCGAGCGTAAAGGCGGATTTCCTTCGGACAGGGCGCAAGGTCCTGAAGGCCGTAGGCAAGGCGCTTGTCGCCAGAGGATTCACGGAGCAGGATATCAGGACAAACGCCGCTGGCGTCGCCGTCTCCGGCGACGTGTACGCGGACTACTTTAGGCCGGGCGAGCCTATCGGCGTCTGGATCGAGTGGACGCAAAGCTGCGTAGGCGCGGGCGGCACGACGATCATGTACCGCTGGACGGAACGCCGCGAGCAGGGCAAGCACACCGATACCGGGCCGAATCAATGGCTTGCCGTCAACGGGGCCGTTGACATCGACAAGCTGGCCGACAGCGCAGCGAAGCAAGCGAAACTGCGCCCGGCCTTCACCGGGAAGATATGCTGAGAACGAAGGGAGCGCAGGACGCGCTCCCTTTTTCTTGCCCCGACTCTGATTGATAATCCTGAGTCGATAACCCCGCCAAGTTACCCCTCAATACCGCCCTTATCACCCGATTGGTAATCTTGTTCCAGGACTCGCCGCGTCATACTCTCGGCGCGAGTCCCATTGCCGTAAGCGCGGCGATCAACGCCCGCGCCTTCGGATTAGGTTTCAAGTCCTCACGCGGGACCGCGCTCCAGTCAACGACAAGATCGCCCTTCTTTGTCCGGCGGGCTTTGGCCCCTTCGGGGAAGGGCGGGCCTAGCTCTTGAAGCTCCCGCGACGTTACGCGGCGCAAGGCCGCAAGCATTTCGTTGTGGTTGTCCGTTGTCACGGTCAGCCTTTCTGAAAGAAAGCCTCTCCGGTTTCAAGCAACCGCTCTTGAACCGAAATGACTTGATAGTCCATGAAGCCGTAGGCGTCAACGACGTTACCGTCCTCGTCCCTTGTCACAAGGATCGGGGCGGCGGTCAATGCGCCTATCTCCCGCGCCTCACCCCAACTGAACTCGTCGTTGCAAATGGCGGCGTCCAGGGCATCAAACATCACGGCGTCCGCCTGAAAGGCGTCGGGATTGCCGTCGCGCAATTCGCGCAATGCGGCGCGGTCATCGGCGTCCGCAATCACCTTCAAACCATTTTCTACTTTCTGAAAGTGCATCGTTCTATCTCCACAAAAGGTTCGTATCAACTACCCTTATTATAACAGTGGGGTCGCCGCTGTCAAGACCTAATCTCCGTAAAATAAACTGCATAATCTGTCTTGACGTAACCCGACGCTCTGTTATAATAATAGTAGTTACAAACAGCGGGCGAGTCCCGCGAGGAGATTACAATGGGCTGGACATACACCTACGGACAGGACAAGGCCGGGCTTGTTGCGGAGCGCACGAAGGCGCAAGAGAACGCAACGACGCGCTGGACGTGCCTGGCGCATTCAGTGCGCGGAAACGTGTTGTGGGCTGTTTGGGAGAGCGTGGACAAGGCAACCGGCGCGGTCAAGACGCGCTTTATCGGTTGTGACGTGATGGGAAGTCATAGGGGCTACGGATGGGGGTACAAGGACATGGAAGAATCCATGCACCCCTACTACTACTCATGCCCCGTCAAGTTTCTGGACATGGTTCCAATGGACCAGTACCCCGGTTCTGTCAACTGGGAATGGCGGGCGGAACTGTTTGTCAGACTCCGCAACGCGAAGGAACAGAACAAAAATAACGCGGCGGTTGCGGTCGGCAAGATCGTGACGCTGAAGGATACGTGCAAACCCCGGACGTTCGTCATTACGGACATCTACAAGGGCGGGCGGCGGGGCAACAGGACAAAGATCGCGGGTCGCGCCGACAACGGCAGAATCTACACGATCCCGAAGCGCTGGATCGAGAAGGTCGAAGACGCGCCCGTAGCAGAGGCCGTTACGGCCTAGAAAGGACTGATCGTGAAACGCGAGACCAAACAGGAATTCATCAAGCGGCTCACAACGACTTGGCGGACGGAAGACGCCAAGACAGTCAATGAGTGCAAAGACAAGACCCTGGTCGGAAACGTCCTTTGGACGTGGTGGGAAGTTACGATTTACAACCCCCTGTTCCCAGACGGCATGAGCAAGCGTCGCATCATCTGCCGCGCCGAACTCCTCCGCATAGACAAGACGTGGCGTCACACCTGGCGGCGAGAGGCAGAGGGCTTCAACGACTACACGTGCCCGCAACGCTTCCTTGAACGTGTGCGCCCGAGCGACTTCACAAACAAGTGTTGGCGCGAAGAGTGGCTGCGGGAACGCGAGCGGCGGACAGGACGGAAAATCTATCTCCCCGGATAACAGCCGGGGCGAGGGAATCGAGGGCGGGACGCTTTACCAAAGCGTCTCGCCCTTTTCCGTTGGCGCGAAAGGGATTGATAATCTTGGCGAGAGGGCGCGACGCCCCGACGGGGATTACCAACGAGATCGTTGTTCCACAGGAATGATAATCCTGTCCCGGACTTAAACGGAACTGGCTGGCGGATTGTCGGGTCGCCCCAAAAGCGCCCATCGCGTCGCGCCAGCCGTCCGTTCTTTACATCGCCAGGAAAACATGCGCCTTCTGCCGGTAGGACTCCCCGGCCTCCAGCGCAAACTTCTTTGTCGCGTAGCCGCCCGCCTCGTACGAGAAGTGCCAGCAGACGGTAGGATGATTGTTTGAAAGGCGGAACGCCCAAACCTTACGGCCCATCTCGATGTACGACCATACGTCCAGTCTCAATCCGTAATTGTCCACTGTCAATCTCCCTTCCTGAAAGGCGGCGGGCTGAATTGCCGCGCCGCAGCACAACCGCTTTATCTAACCTCAACACGCTTTCCTTTGCGCCGTTTCGTGATTCGCGGCTCCTTACGGACGTGGCCGCAGCTAGAACACGCCCACGTCTCGCGGCTTCCTTCTTGACCGTGAATCACGTTGCTCCAGAGAAACGCGCCGCGCTTGCCGCAAAAGGGGCAGTCGCTTTCGTTTTGCCGCAGAAACATTCGTTGCCCCTTTCTACATGCTGAACAACACCCACGTCGGGGTAAAGTCGCTCAGGCCCAATTCCTTCTTGACCTCAGCAAACGCCGCCTCAGCGTCCGCCCCGATCTTCAGGTGGCACGGGTCAATGTCCAACGGCCCGTTGTCCGCCCACCAACACAAGCGAAGGTAGTACAGAACGCCGTCCTGAATGTCGAAGGCGCTTGGTAGCGCGTCTTCTTCCACCGCACCGTAGACCTTTTTAAGGTCTTCAACAGGCAGAGCGACGCCGTATGCTATCGCTGCGCTCATGGTCTTGTCTCTCCTCTAATTGTTCCTAGACGTTAGTCGATGTCGTTCCCGTCAGCGTCCAGAGAAAAGAACTCAGGATCAGAACCTTGCGCTTCGCAAGCCGCCACGAAATCCTCGCGGGAAAGCTCGACGGACTCGCCGTCTTCGATCTTGCCGGAGCAATCGCCGTCTGTGATGTCGTCAACGACTTGCCGCAACGACACAAATTCGTACGGCCCTTCGCTCAGGACTTCCACCGTGATGACTGTCTTGTAGAACTTGCGTTCCATCGTCCTGTCTCCACAAAAAGGTCTAGTCGGGCTGCGTCACGTCCTGCATAGCCTGTGTAATGTCAGCAAGACGCCCCGCGTTGTAGTTGATGAAGTTCTCCAGATCGGCAACGCGCCGCGAAAGGCGGTCTCGCTGCTCTTTGAGCGCGGCGATCTCCGCCGCCTGATCTGCACAACGACACTTCTTGTCTCGGCGCATCGGAAACTCCACTTCTCCGAAAAAGGTTGTTGAATCCGTCTCTACTGTTATTATAACAGCAGAGCGGCCTATGTCAAGGGGGAGTTAAAGAAAGAAGGGGGGCGCTCTTCCTCTGAGAGCGTCCCCCTTGTCAGGGAGTTGTCTAGTCGTCGACCCGCTTGCCCGTCAGGGCGTCCACAACGCGCCAGCGCATAGCCGGGGCGGGCTTGTGCTTCTCCAGAAGTTCCTTGTACTTCTCTTGGCCGTACTCCTCTTTGACGATGTTCGGCCAGGAACGGTTGCCCGCTTCCTCTTGCTTCTGGATCGAGAGCGCTCCGGCCTCGATCACCGCGCCCTCAGAGGCCATTGCCGTTACAACCGTGAACGCCTCTTTCTTGGCGTCGTTGATGACCTGCAGATACTTGTTGATCTCCACAAGCTCCGCCAGGTCTTCTTGCGTCACAACCGCCCGCCCGCCGTTCTCTTTGAGAGCGGCACGCTGGGCAACCAACCTGTCACGAAGTTCCGTGACCCGCGTAACCAGCTTCTTGCGTCCGTTTCCGTTTCCGTTCGGCATCTTTCTCTCTCCACAAAGGTTAGCCGTCATTGGCTTGTCCTTTACTACTCTTATTATAACAGCGGGATTGCCGCTGTCAAGAGTCTTTTCCTGTTTCTTTGCCGAAGATTTCTTCGCTTGCCGTTGTAGCTTCAAGCACCGGGGGCAGTACACGCGCCCGTTGCGCTTGGCCCATCCCTTGCGGACAAACTCAGCAAGCCCGGCGTGTGTGAGACATTCCCGCGTACCGCAACGGGAACACGTAAGGCGAGTATCTTTCACGTCAAGAACGGACAACTTGCCGTTCTTGCTTACCGTCTTGCGGACATCAGCGACAAACCCGCGCCAGTCGGCCTCGTCCTTTGCCTTGCGCTGTTGTTCGCGCTGCGCTTGCTTGCGGGCGTCGTACTCTCGCGCACAAACAAGACAGAAGACCCTACCGGCTATCTTGTAGTAGCCGCCCAAAAACGTCGCCGCGTCCGCGCCCTCATTGGTCGCGGGATAATGGGCCGTCGCCCCGCACTGGGAACAAACAATCTGTTCCCCGATAAGGTCGGCGGTACTTACGCAACCGTAGTCCAACATCATCTTGTCTCCACAAAAGGTTGTCTAATCCTACTTTTATTATAACAGCGTCGCGGCCAATGTCAAGACGTGTTTTTCCAGAAAAGAATCCCGATTTTCTCTTGACGTTCCGGGCCGCGCCGTTATAATAAGAGTAGTTGATACGAAACCCTTTTGTGGAGAACAGAAGATGACAGAGACCAAACAGCGCGTAAGAGTAGCAAAGATCGAGATCGTCACGGCGGTCGACGAAATCAGTCAACCGGACTATCTAGGCGTCTATGACGCTGCGCCGGAAGCGGCTAACAAGCCGGGAGCAATCGAAGTCAACGACGCCGGAAAGCGTTATTGGTTCGTTCCAGAGAACCCCGAATACGCAAAAGAGGACTATGAACGCCTGCTTGCGTTTGAGCGGGGGGACTGGCACTTTGTCGGCGTCTTCGCAAGGGCGACCCTAGAAGTCAACGTCGGGAACGTCATATGCCAGACGATACAGTCGGGCGGCGTATGGGGTACGGAGTGCGATTCTGACCCCGACTACATTGAAGAGGAGCTTGGCGTCGACCAGTACGAAGAACTGGTCGACATCCTGAAGGCACTAGGCATCCCGGAAGACGACATCCCCGCGTGGGAAGACGTTGACCCCGCCAAACACGGCGAATAGGAGTAACCCATGTCAACCGAAGACAAGGCCCTTGCAATCTACCGGATCAAGAAGACGGGCGGGCGCGTCGCGCTAATGCCAAACGTCTTTGGGCAGATTTTTATTGCACGTCTTGACCACGACGGCATTCCGTCGGGGGCAACCGCCGACTTTACCCCTACGGCGCTCTCGTTGTTGAAGGAACAGCAAGCCAATGGGGGCATTGAATGGATCAAGACGCCGCAGACACCATACGACGTATGGCATATCTGCACTTGCGAAGACTGTTGCCCGCCGTCCGCTGGCATTTACAAGGGTCGCTCGGGCGGCACAATCAAGACCCACTCGCAAGGCGACTGGGATTCACACTTGCGCGGCGTGGACAACAAAGACATAGGAACTTTCCCGACAATCCAGAATCGCACTTGACATAACACGGCCTGCTGTTATAATAACAGTAGGAAGTCAACAGTCCTTTTGAGGAGAACAAGACCATGAGACTCTTTGTTACGATTTCGCTGGACATTGCGGACGCGGACGATATTGATCCGCAAGACATCGTGAACGAACTGGACTACGAAGTCAAACTTGCCGAAGGACACGGCGAGTTGCTCGATACAGAGATCACGGACTGGGCGAAAGACGAACACGAGGACGAAAGATGAGCTACAGAATCACCATCGGCGTCACAGAGGCGGGTACGCCGCTCTTCGGGGCGGATACCTGCCGCGCACACGGCGCGGTTATGACGACCAAAGTCTACGGGAGCCAACTGGCGCACAGAGTCACCGTAAGGCTTCCCGACGGCGGCGTTGACATTGTGACGCCGACAGAGGCCGATAAACGCGGCCTGGCGGTTCTCGGAAGTTTCTACGCGCCGCCGGGGGCGCGAGGGAGATCGAGATGATGAAGTACTACGAAGGCTGGCGGACAGCACGCGATGAGGTAAAAGTCCGTGTTGTCTTGCTCTCTATGGAGCAAAAGACGCTGGAACGCAAGACGCTGCCCTTGCGCCTGGACTTGGTCAATCACAGCCCGACGGGCTTTGAGTGGGGCTACAACGGCAGCGGCCCGGCGCAACTCGCCATAGCGATACTAGCGGACGCTATTGGAGACGAGCAGGCTAAGGAATTTTACCAAGACTTCAAGAACCGCATCGTGGCTCGCCTGCCCCGCGACAAGTGGCAACTGACTGCGGCAGAAGTGATAGCGGACGTTGACGACATCAAGCAAGAACAGGCGTGGCACGCCTGCACAGGAGACTAAATGCAGATCACCGAGAAAAATGTTTTTCCAATCTTCGAGGCAATCGCCGGGAGCAAGCTGTACGGAACGGACGGCCCGGAGAGCGACACCGACTGGCGCGGAGTGGTAATCCCGCCGGTTCAGGTCTATTTCGGCACACAGCGGTTCGAGCAGATCGAGACGAAGAAGCCCGACCGAGTCCTGTACGCGATTGATAAAGCCGTGAAGCTCGTCGAGGCATGCAACCCGAACATGATCGAACTGCTGTACACGCCGCCCCAGCATGTCAAGTTCTGTCATCCACACTGGCAACGGATGATCGATAACCGTCATCTGTTCCTGAGCAAGAAGGCGCGGCACACATTCTCCGGCTACGCCTTCTCCCAACTCCAACGCATCAAGCTGCATCTGCGCTGGCTTGGGGGGCCGCCGACAAAGCCCGACCGCGCCGCTATGGGCCTCAACCCGCACGGCAGCGAGTTCCCCGAAGATCATCTCAAGGCTCTGAGCATCCTGCCGAGAGAACTAATCCGCGAGGAAGACCGGGAGCGCGTCCGCCAGGAACTTGCCTACAGCGCGGCAATCCGAGAGTGGCAGGACTACCAGAAATGGTTGAAGGAGAGAAACCCGTCGCGCCTGAAACTCGAACAGGAGTACGGGTTCGACCTAAAACACGCCCTGCACCTCGTCCGGCTCTTGAGGATGGGCGTAGAGATTCTGACCATAGGAGAAGTCATCGTTGACCGCCGAGGGCGGGACGCAGACGAACTGAAAGCCATCTTGCGCGGGTCAATGACCTACGATCAGATCATCGCCTACGCACAAGATATGGACGCCAAGCTGGGAGAACTTTATGAAACCAGCACGTTGCGCCACGAGCCGGACCACGCGGGCATAGAAGCCCTGCTTCTGTCCGTGTTCGAGGAACACTACGGCATCCGCGTCAGACGCGATTGAAAATCCGTCGAGTCGCTGCGCAAAAAATTATGCTTAAAAGTGTGTAAAGTTTCGCACACTTTTAAGCATATTTTTTTGCTTAGGAAAGAAACGGGGGCGGGCCGCAATGGTCCGCCCCCTGTTTGTTACTCGCCGTCCAGCAGCTTGGCCAGCGCTGCGGCGTCGGGCGTCGCGCCCTTCAAGAAGTCCTTGTGGGCGTCTTGTCCGCCGCCCAAGACTCGTTGCAGCCAAGAGCCTACCTTAGCCTTCGGCTTGGCCGGGCGCGTTCCGTCATCGCTGGCCGTCCAGAATTCTTCCCACGCCAGCTTGACGGGCTTCTTCTCGTGGGCGGGGCAATCGGCGGCAGCCAGGCCAACCAGTACGTCGAGCGTCGTAGTGTCTACTACGACAGTTTGCAGCGTAATGGCGTTGCCTACCGTGCCGACGATCTCCCACATATCGTAAAGGTCGAGACGGTCATTGTCCGTCATCTGCGTCATGTAGGAAGCAAGTTCTCTCATTGTCGCGGACAAATGGGAGAGCCGTCCACACGCGCCTTGATCTACCCGCGCCTGAAAAGAGTTCGTGCAGGCAAGCCACGTCTCCCCGACGTTCGGCAGACGGCGCGTTACGCCGTCGTCGTGGGTGCGGTCGTCGTCGTACTCAAGGACGCAAGCGCCTGTGCGCCCGGCGACGTGCAGGCTACTCCCGCGAATGGTCGGGTAGCGGCGCAGCGCGTCCGCCGCGTTAGCGGTGAAGCGCGGGCCGTTGTCCACGTCCTGCAGAAGGGCTTGGAACGCCACTTGGCGGGAAACGTACTGACGGTTCCGCTTCTGCTTACAAGCCCAAGCGTCGTGAACCATCGCGGCCACACCGTTCGCGGAGAACCCGGTATAACAACCCAGTGCGCCGGGCCAGCAGAAGCTAACCCACGCTGTTCCGTCCTTCGGCTTGCGGGCGATAACAACATGATTCCGCGTGCAAGTGTCGAAAGGCATGTAGTCCAGATTCCGCGCAAGCAGAGTATGGCCGTCCCGCGTAATACTGCCCCACGCGGAGACGCTGGAACAACCCAGACCCGTCCACTCGCTGTAGGTGTTGACCGCCCACAAGTCGAGCAGGCCGATCTCCCGACCCAGCGCAGCGATCTTTCGCTTGGCGGGCGGGAGCGCGTCTTGCAATCCCTTAAGCAGTCCTACGGCCTCTGCCTTAGCCCAAGCAGGAGCTATCAACCGACGCTGGCAAGCCCGCAGCACGTTTTGGTACTGCAAGCCCCCGACGCCGATAAGCTCGGACACGCCGTCCATTATCTCTTGGGCGAGCAGATAGCCGTGGGCGTAACCCATATCTTCCGGAGTGCCCCACACCCGTAGGATGCGGATGCCCTTCCGGTGATAGATCACACCGTTGAGCTTCTTCTCGTCTGTCATCGTCTTGTCTCCAAAAAGGTTTGGTTCGATCTCCTACTGTTATTATAACAGCAAGAACACGAGTGTCAAGAGTCTTTCGGGGATTAAATGGAAGCGGGCATTGTGCTGTCTAAAAGCACAATGCCCTAGTAGAGAATGGGTTGTTGTTCGCCCTACGCCGGAAGCGGGGGCTTTGCCGCCGCCTGTTTCAAGACGGCGAGCAGCTTTTGCATGGTCTTGCGCGGGGCGCGGAGAAACATGGGGGAGCCGTCCCGCGACTTTGCCGACCGCACGTGTATTGCGATCTCCGGCGAGTCGTGGTCATCAGGGTCGACGTAGACCTCGATATGATCCGCCTGGAAAAATCCGTTGCGACCCCAGCCTTCCACGCCAAGACCCTTTACGTCAATCCGCTTCGCGTCTTCGTGAAACCTGATTCTGTCAACCATCTTTCTGTCTCCACAAAAGGTTTGTTGAACTGTCCTACTGTTATTATAACAGCAGGGCAGCCGATGTCAAGACTACTTCCGTCTCTTTTTCCGTCCCCGCCAGTGTTTCTTTTTCTTGCTCCCGGCGAGACGGTCGATATCGTCGCGTATGCGGTCTTGGGTTGCGCCCTTCTGCGCGTCGTTCGCGCTTTGTCCGGCGGCTATCTCATCTTGGAAGAGGCGTTGTTCTATCTGGAAGCAAGGGGAGCAGTAGCCTACCCAAACGACGTTATTGGGGGAGCTTCCCTCCACTACCTCACCCACAACGCGCCAATCCTGTTTGGCTTGGCCGATATGGGCGTAGTGGTCTTGTCGATCACAACGCATACAATGAATGACGACGCTCATGTTAATGGCAGACAGCCCGACGGGGGAAGGTCCACCCCGCCGGGCGTCTGCACCTTTCGTGGAGATCACTCCGAAAAATCCCAGCCGCAATTACGGCAGCGGTAATGAGTCACTTTGCCCAGCTTACCCAAGACGACGCCGGGGCCTCCGCACTTCGGGCAATCGGGCACAACGTCGTCGTCATCGTCGTCGTTCACGCCTTGCGGGGCGCAATCGTCACAGTAGCCGGTACACTTGTCTTCCTCTTCGTTTGTGAGATCGTTGCCGCAGACAATGCACCGCGCATCTTCCTCATCGTCATCCGTTCCGGCAAGGAAGTATTCCCGGACAACTTTCGGGCCGGGACTCCCGCGATCCAAGTCGCGCAGAGCGCAAGCCGCCCGCGCATCGCCCGGCGTGTCGTACTGAGCAACGGCGTCGTTGCGCGTGTCTATGACCTGCACTTGAACCGCCGTAACACAGTGAACCGCCACGACTTCCCCACAGTCCGTAACGACTATGACGCGGGGTATTTCTCTGCCCTTGCAATCGCAAGGCCCGGCGTCTGTCACGGCGTCCAAAATGGTACTGATGTTGGAGCGCATTTCCTCCAGGCTCTCCGGAGAGCCGTCATACGCTTCCGTCCATTCCCTTATTTCCTTCAATGCTTCTTTCGCGGTCAGTTTCATCTTTGTCTCTCCACAAAAGGCTGTCAGACTGTCCTACTGTTATTATAACAGCAGGACAGTCTATGTCAAGTCCTTTAATCCCACCACAGGCGCAACGCGCCGTTCTCTATGTCGGACTCGTCGGCGTGAAGCGCCTTAGCCTTGTCCGCAACCTTGCGGAGCAGGGCGGGGTTGCCGCGCCCGTAGAGAACAACCGAGAACTCGCGCCCGACGTGCCAGACAAGCTCGTCGTCGGGATCGAGGGCCACGATTTCGCGGGCAACGACTTCCGGATAGAATTCGTTGTAGCCGCCGATACGAGAAAGGACGCGCCCCAAACAACTTGTTGGAACGCCGCGCCTGACCGCCCACCCATAGATCGGGAACTCCCGGCGGTCGCCGTAGTAACCGGCACTTACCACACGAACACCATCACGTAAAGCGTGACTTGCTACAGTAGGCATCTTTCGAGTCTCCACAAAAGGTTTGTTCTGTCCTACCTTTATTATAACAGCACGACGGCCTATGTCAAGACTATTTCTTGAGGCGTTGCTTGTGCAGAGCCATGAGATAGGCGCTCAGGAGAGGGCCGCGCACCACGTCGTCCAATTTAGCGCGGGTGAGGGAGCTTTCGACGGCTGATACAGGCAGACTCGCGTAGTCCCCTTCTCCGTTACCGTGGCGGGCGGCTACGCTCTGGTGGTCCGGGCTGATATAGAGATAGAGATCATACGCTTCTTTCGTACCGTCGCTGCGATAGTACGAAGAGTCTGTGCTGCCGAGATACACGAATCCAGTAGCCTTACAGCCGGGCGTCGCCCAACGAGGCGGGCGGTCAACAACCGCGTCGAGATGGGGCTGCGCCAACTCCACGAAATTGAGCATGTAAAACGTGCGGTGGATCGCGAGTACCGCGTCATCAACCGCTGCCGTCCCTTGATCATCATCTCTGGGAACTACCGCCCAGTAAATCGTCTCTACAGCCTTGAGGGCCTTCGTCAGTTCCTCTCTTACACCCATTGCCGTCTCTCCACAAAAGGGGTTGTTCTGTCCTACCTTTATTATAACGGCAGCAACGGCTATGTCAAGAGATTTCTTTCGAGAGCAACGAGAAAGGCGGTCAGCAAGGGGCCTTGCACGGCGTTTGCCAGATTGACTTCTGTAAGTGATCGCCGGATTATCTTGGCGGACATACTCTCGTACTCCCCCGCGCCATTACCGAAACGGGCAAAAATCGTTTGGTGGTCAGCGCCATTAACAAGGTACAGATCGTAAATGACTTGCGTCCTATAAAGGCCGCTACGCGCCCTACCGAGAAAAACGAACTGCTCCTCTCGTTCGGGACGCCAACGGAAACACTCGCCGGGCAGACGCGCAGCAAGAGCCGCGTCTCTCAACTCTCGCACATTGAGAGCAAAGAAAGCCTCCAGCATCGCGTTTTCCGCAACGTCAAGGGCCTTCTTCGCGTCTTCGTTCTGAGACAAATCAAGCGTCCAACGAACGCGCTCTAAAGTCTGTCGCGCCGCGCATAACTGTTCTCGCATGACATTCCTCCTTTGAACCTATCTGTATTATAACAGCGGTGGAGAAAGTGTCAAGAGTCTTTATTCGACAGATTCGCCTTTTTCGTCAACGGCGGAGGTGATAGTCTGGCCGCGTCCTTGTCCTTTGCGCGAATCATAGAGAAATAGGACGGGCTTATGCACTTTGACGCACTCGGTAGCTAGGACGGCGAGCAGGAGGTTGACTAAGGTCGGTTTATCAAACGGCCCGCTGGGGAGATCGCGGCCACGCCGCCAGTCTTCACCGGCGCGGGGCTTGCGGGAGCGCACGGAGCAACTGATGCTACCCGTCTCGACCTGGCCGCACGGAGGTATTAGCGTGAACACGTACTCGTTAACATCGGTAAAGAGGTGGAAACGGATACGCCCGCGCCGCGAATCAACGTAGGAGAGATCGTTGGCGCGGCAACCGACCCGATTGAAAAAGTCCGGGGGGAACCACGATAGGAAAAGTTCCAGGCTTTCGTCGAGAGTCATGGGAAATACTCCTTTTGGGCGTAACGCCGTATTGAAAATAATAGCCCAGGGCGGGGGCGGTGTCCAGTTAAACACCGAAAGCCCCGTCGGCGGGGCTTCGGTGGCCTTTGTGGAGGATTCTATACTCCCCCGGTAATCTCAGAAAGGCGGCTCCTCACGAGCAACAGGCGGCGTCGCAACCGCAAGGCCGTGCCGGAGAAAGAGTTGATGCTTTTCCTCTGCCACGTCCAGACACCCGTCGTAACGGGCGCGGATAAGCTCTGCCGCGACATGCCAGAGCGCGTCGGCCAGTCGCCAGAGCGTCCTTTCCTCAAGACTCGGGTCGATGTCAACCAGAGCAAGCGTCTCTCCCGCATGAACCACGCGCAGCGCGATTACAGGGGGCGTCTCGGAAGGCTCTTCGTCCCAAAACGGGCAGACAAACACAGCCTGAGACAACTCGGCAACCGTCGGATGATCCGGCAGGTACGCAGAGTGCCAAACGCGCTCCTCGCCGTCCGCGCCAGGCGTGGTCACAACCACTTCCATGTTGAAGGTGTCAGCGATATGTACGTGCGGCATTAGTTGCCCCCTTCCTCTGTGAGCGTCTTGGTCATTTTCTGTCTCCACAAAAAGGTTTGTTCTATCCTACCTTTATTATAACAGCAGGACAGCCAGTGTCAAGGGGAGGTTTAACCTAGTTCGGTTGCGTCCACGACACCATCAACCGACACTACAGCACTGCACAAGTGCCATTGCAAAGTGCCCATCTTAATCTTGTAAGCCTTACAGAAGAGTTTGACACGATCATACACACCGGCGAGATCGCCCAAATCAAACACGGAAGGGTCAACGACAGCGCTCTCCGACGTCGACACGCGGCAATGCGACTTGTCCAGCAAGACGCAGAGACGACCCACATGGTCGCTGTGCAAGATGCCCACACAGATATCATCCCCGACGGGATAACACCCTATATCCGACTGGTAGTAGTTCAGCGCTTTCACGCTGGCCGCGTCAGTCACAAAGAAACCAAAGAACAATGTCGCGTAACTTTTCTGCATGGCTTTGTCTCTCCTACTGCTATTATAACCGCGCAACCGTCTATGTCAAGTCTTATTCAGAAAATATTTATCCCCTCTTGACAGAGGCCGCGCCGCCGTTATAATAAAAGTAGATTCAACTAACCTTTTGTGGAGACAGGACAATGACGAAAGCGAAGCGACGCAAGACGGACCTCTTTCACACGCTCAAGGACTACTACCTTGAGGGTCAGTGGTTCCTTGACCGCGTAGGCAATCTGTACATCGTGCCCGCAACCTACGCATCGTGCCAACCGATAATCGGCCCCGGCGATGACGACGCCCGCGTCATCGAAGCCCTGGAAGAATCCCGCGCCGCCAATGACGGCGAAGTCACGGAAAGCGTCATGCTCGACTGGGATTTGCTCCCCATAGGACCAGACGTGCGCCGATTCTCCGAACAGCGGGGTTATTTCTATCTTTAACCCTTGACATAGGGCGTCCTGCTGTTATAATAACAGTAGGATAGAACAAACCTTTTTGTGGAGAACAAAGCAATGACGAAAGAAACGACCGTCAAAGAGACGACCGCCAACGACAGGCTGATAGCCGCCGCGCCGGACCTGCTGGAAGCGTGTAAGCTGGCTTACGCGGCGCTGAAGCCCGGTGATGTTCGCAAGGACTTCAGCGGACACGTTGCGAAAGCCGCTCTGGGCAATGCAATCTACAAGGCGGAAGGGAAAATACCTCAGTAACCTTTTTGGAGAGAGACAGTGATACACACAGACGACAAAGTAATAGTTACGAGCAGCGTACCGGATGGCTACGCTCGTTTCGTGAGTGAAGTCGGGATAGTCCTAGACGTTTCCGATGACGGGATTGCACTCGTGGAAGTGTACGACCCCGATTCGGATAACATCGAGGAAGTGCCTTTCGAGATCGAGCATCTGACCCTTGCCAGCGATGACGATGCAAGGCTGGCGATGTTCCGCCTGCTGGCTAACGCGGCGGCGGACGCGGCGGGCGTGGGCGAGTGTGACGCCGAGACGCTGGAGAAGATGCTCGACGCGATGCTGAACGTGTACAACAAATCCGATTACATCCTCACCGTCAAGAAAGGGGGCTAACGTGCCGCCTACTGTTTTGGTACCCATACAAATGACTCCCGAAATGTGGGAGAGAGTCCGCGAGTCCGCCGACGCTTCCCGCGTAGGGAGCGTGGACGCTGACGACAAGGCGTACAACGCGAAGCTGGTCGATGACGCGGAGAACTTCCGGCTGACGAGAGCCGTCCGTATGGAAGTCTGCGACTTGGTCTATCTCGCTCTGTTCGGCGCAAGCCCTCAGCCTGGAGCAAAGATATGAACCCGAAATACCCGGAAATTGAAGTAGAGTTGACGGGGCGGGACAGCAACGCCTACGCCATACTAGGCGGCGTGACCCGCGCCCTACGCCTGGCCGGAGTCTCGAAAGAGGAACAGGAAGCGTTCTGCGCCGAAGCCACAAGCGGCGACTACGATCATCTGCTGCAGACAGCTATGCGGTGGGTAACAATCACCTGAAAAGAGGAATCTTCCCGTGACATGGAATCCTGAAAGTCTGAAACATCTGAACTCGCTAACCAAGTTTCCGTCGATTTTCCAACCGTGGGCGGCGGTACAGCAAGACAAGCGACCGTGCTACGTCGGCGACATCATTTCCAACAAGTTCAGCCAATCTGTGTTCCGCGTCACCGAGAAGGTGGACGGAACCAATGCGCGGCTGATCGTTACGGACGATGGATGGTTCATCGGCGCTAGAGAAGAACTGCTGGCCTACAGCTACGACTTGCTGGTCCACGAACAGAACTTCATCGTGGAGACCTTGCGGCCTATCGCCGAAGTCGTTGCCCACGGCATTGCCGAAGGCTTGCGGAACGAACCGTTTGGCGCGGTCGTGCTTTACGGAGAGGTGTTCGGCGACGGTATCCAGAAACGGTACCGTGGACAGCCACGCGGTTTCCGCGTGTTCGCAACCCGACGTTGCATGTGGGAAGTCTCGCCGAATCCCCAAGTCTGGCGGCAAACCAGCACGGGCTTCGACTTTCGAGGCAGTCTCAATGCGGCGCAAGAATTCGTTGACGCCTACGGGCGCGGCGTGTTGACTACCGTACCCGACCTAGGTTGGGTTTCCGGCGACGTTCTCGCCGATCCCCGCGCTGCGCTGGCGTGGCTAAGACGGTTTTCCGACTCCCGCGCCGTGCCGGGCGCTCAGTGCGAAGGCGTAGTGTTACTGAGCGACGGCGACTACACGAAGGCGGACGACGGCAGTCTTCAACGGAACATCCACAAGATCAAGTTTGAGGATTTTCCGAGGGAGTGGCTATGAAACCGTGTAATCGCTGCGGCAAGTGCTGTAAGGGAAGTCCCTGCGGTCTCGCCGAGAAGCACGGCATGGTTCAACCCCCGAACCGTCCTTGCGTCGCCCTAGTAAGGATCGGCGGCTATTATAGCTGCGGTCTGCTTGTGAACGCGAAGCCCCGCGAGGCCGCCGAGATCAGGAAGGCCCTGAAGATTGGGGAAGGCTGTCATTTGTGGTGACGCCGAGAGCAGCCTTGAGGCCGTCCGATGGAGGCACTTGATGCACGAATCGGGCGGCCTCTTTTCCATTCAGGAAAACGATGGTAGTCGGGATTTCCAATACGTCATAGAATGCGGCCCGAGCGCGGCCTTGCGGATCGTCGGTATTGAAAAACGTAACGTCCGCCGCGACGCCCCATTTGGGGAGTTTGACCGCCATCATGCTTTTGGTACTGGCGCACTTGGGGCAGCCGGGTTTGCCGAAAATGAAAATCTCTTTGTCGTTCATGCGTGAACCCCTACGTGATACTGTCCTCGCCTGCGAGCGTGAAGCTCTCCAATCTTCGACTGGTTCCACTTGCTCGTGCGGCTGAAGTAGCCGACGATACGCGACATTCCGTCAACTTCTGTGCAACCACAAAACAGGCACTTCTCGTGGACGCCCACAGACTTACGATGACAGGAGTGGCAGATCGTGAACTCAGGCGAGATGGTTAGTTGCGCGGTGTTGGTTTTGGCTAACGTCAGATCAACTAGGCGATAGAGACTCTGCGCATCGGGAAGTTTCTCACCAACGAAGGCGTGGGTGATTGCGCCCGCGTCGATCATGCCGTGGAACTTGGCCTGCAGCTTGATGCGCGTTACGAGGTCCACGTCGGCGTCGGCGCGGACATGGACACTGTTGGTGTAATAGATATCGTCGTTCTCCAGACTGCCGCGTACAACGGACTTGGCCTCCTGGTAACGCGCAACATCCAGCTTGGCGAGCCGCCGAGTAGCGCTTTCCGCCGGGGATTCCTCTAATGAAAATCCGTAGCCGGTAGCTGCGGTCTCCTTGACACACCGATCCTGCATGTGGGACACGATGTCCAGACCGAGCATCAGTGCCTCGTTGGACTCGTGCAACTCCTTACCCGTGCAGTGTTTAACGCACTCGTTCAAACCGAGCAGCCCTACGATGTACGTAGCCTTCTTGAGATCGATGTAAGGCGATCCGTCCGGCGTCTCGCGGCCAACTTGCCAGAGCGGAAGACCCGCGCCCATCAAGGATTGGACGAAGTCGCGCTTGACGCTGTGCGCCTCGAACGCCAGCGACATGGCGGTATCGATGTGGTGATAAAGCGCTCCCACATCCCCTCCCGCCCGATACGCGGCCTGTGGGAGATTAATCGTGACGTTCTGGAAGCCGCAGAAGCGCAGGCGTTCCGGGTGCTTGATCATCTCGATGTCGGTAATGATCGTTTTGAGACGGCAGCAGGCAGCCACGGTCATGGCGTTGCGGTCGAACACGAAGTACGGAGAGCCGTTCTCGCTGGCGACTTGGCAAGCGTATTCGAGCAGCTTGCGCTGTCTGGCCCGCTTGAACGTCATCTTGTCGATGTGAATGTCGCATTTCGGGAACGGGAAGATGTTGCCGTCGGCGTCGCCTTCGCGGTACACGTCGAGCAGGGCTTTAGCGAAGCGTTGTACCTCGCGCTCGTACTCGCCGTAGGTTTTGCCTGTCGGCTTGCCGCCCGGCCCTATAGCCGGAATATTGCGAAGATAAGAAGGGACGCCTAGATGGATGTTGAAGTCCAAGAAGAGCGTCTGGCCGCCCCGCGAGAAGGCGTTTTGGGAACAGGAGTAGATGAGGTACTGGGCTTCCTGCTTCACTTCCTTGTCGGAAAGGCCGACGAGGTAAGGGGCATAGAAGATGTTGAGGTAGGCCAACCCGAGCGCCCCGGCGTAGTAAGCCTGCATTGAGGCTAGGAAGGTGTTGAGGTGTCCTGTCAGAACGCGGGCGTGTTTGGCGGGGGAACTGGCCGTGGCCAGGTTGTCCAGGCGCAGCCCAAACATCTTCAGCCATTCGAGCGAATGACCCGAGCAGTAGACGCGGATGGGGTAGCCGAGATCGTGGAGATAGATACGTCCTTCGCGGTGGGCGTCTGCTATGTGTCGCGGGAAGACGCACTCAAGGGCGTACTGTTTGAAGATGATCTCGTTGACCGTCTGCGCCACGGCTTCTGGACTGTTAGCAACGATGTTGCTGTTCTCTTTGTTGGGAGTGCGAATGATGTTGTCCAGGTCGTACTTCGGAATGCCTATGACGGTCTGCTGGCGCAACTGAGTCGTCAGGCCGCGCTCGAACAACTCGTTGTTGACCAGCGAACGAACGAGAGTCGTGTCTACACGGGCCATACCACTTTTGATAATCCGTTCCTCCACGACGCGGGCGATATCAAAAGCGGTCTCGTGGGGCACTCCGGCTTCGCGGCTCAGGGCGTCTGCGATCTTGTCCCTATCCCAGGGATGGTACTCTTCCGCAGTTGCGCCGTTGACGAGAAGGGAAAGGTCTGTAGCGGACGTTTTGACACGGGTTTTACGGACGGTTATACCCGCAGCTTGTGGGTTCATCGCGGCCTCCTATTTGTCCCGGTAAGCCATAAAAAGAAGTACGGTTCGGTAGATTTATACTATACAGCCACGATGTCAAAAAGTCAAGCGACGCTCTCAGAATTCGCTTGCTGTCGCTCCAATTCTTCCGGCGTTATTCCCATGAAGGTGGATAGAGACACGAGCATACGGGTCTTATGGATAGTTTCCACGGCGATAGCGGTCTCGAACCACAGACGGCCACGGTAAAGAATGGTCGGCATTCGAGCGAAGTACCGGCACTTCGGGCAGACGACAAGAGAGTCGTCGCCCAAGCGATCTGCAATGTTGGCGACCAATTCTTCCTGGCACATTTTGCAGAAAGCGCCCGTGCGCCGGAAAGAAGTCAGGTTGCCGGAATACAAGGCGTACGGCATTAGCCAGCCTCCTGCAAGGCGATGCGAAGAAGTTCTTCGGGCGGCGCGTCAGGATGCTCCGCCTTAACCCTGGCAGCCACGTTCTCCGCTTCCCTAGTCGCAAACCCCATCTTTTTCAGCGCCGCCACGATGTCAGCAGGCGCTTCCGGGGCCGCTGGCGGGCCTACAGGCGTAGAAACGTTGTTAGAGGTGTCAGAAGCCCTCTTCGAGGGCTTTCGCTCCCTGGCGGGTCGTTGCGCGGCGTTGTTCACGGCTTTCAGCGAGTCGCAACCGCACTGGAAGCACAGATACTGCTTAATGGGGACGCCCTGTTCGAGAGAAAGCCAGCAACCGTCGGGCTGTCCCCAGCCACAGTTCGTGCAAACGCACCGCACCGAGTACTTTTCAGGTTGAAGGGGCACGTGGTGTTCTCTCTGGATCGGCGGGGGTGTCCGACTTCGATCCAACACCCACGCGGCAGTGAATGCACTCAAGATTTTTTGGATCGGATTCAACGGGTTCCTCCCACGGATACGCCCACAGCTTGCGCCCGCACTTGCGGCACTTCCCTACGACAACCATCTCGTCCCAAGCATCAAATGCCGCCATATCACTCTCCTTGCGCGTCGGGAGTAACCACGCCGAGACGGTCGTTGACCGCTTCCACCTTGTCCATATCTACCGTCCGAACCCGGCGCTTGCGGGATACGCCGCCAACCACCGTCTTCAATTGCACAAGACGGTTGTTACGCCGCCCGCTGAGCCGCCAGACGGGTTCTCCGGAAAACCGGTCGTCCGGGATGATCTCGATTGCCGTGACCGTACGCCCGCGACAATCCGAAAGATTCTCTCTGATGTTGATGATGCCACCGTCAACTTCAATGTGCGTCCAACCCAACACGTTTTTCGAGACCTTAGCCATGTCCGTATCCTCCGTAAAAAAGGTTTCTGTCCTACTGTTATTATAACAGCAGGACAGCGTATGTCAAGAGAGTTAACAGAGAAAGAAGCTTATCCAGCCGCCTTGATCAACCGCTGGATTTTCGGCGTGACGCATTCCGGCGCGGCGTCCGCCCACTCGATCACGTCATCTAGCGTAACGGTGTCAGTGCCGGGAACCGTGTAGTCCCAGCCCGCACTTTTGCACATGCGCTTGCACAGGGCAATAATACGGTCCTCTCGATCCAACCACGGCACATTGCCGTATTGGTCATCCGTCATTATCGCCACCGTATGTCCGGACGATTGGACCTCCCGGATTTCGTAGGTGCGATTCTTTAACACTCTCTCCCACACATGCACCGTCAGGTTGTTCAGCTTGCCCAGTTCAAACAAACGGGCCGCCGCATTGCTCTGCTGGCGAAATGCTATCGCTGCAAAATCTGTAGACACGTTCGTATCCTCCGAAAAAGGTTTCTCTACCTTTATTATAACAGCGGAAACATCTATGTCAAGACGCATTAAAAGAAAAGGGGCCGGGATTTCTCCCGGCCCCAATCAGGACGGCGGTTAGGCCGCTTTGCGAGCGGCGGCGTTGATGACTTTTTCGCCGAAGGCGGCGACGAAGGCGGCCCGCAGCTTGGGATCGTTGTGGTACGGATCGCCCTTCGTAGGCTTGCCCAAGAAGCTGCCGAGCAGAAACATATCGCCAGCGGCGAGACACTTGCCGATTTCCTCTTTGATCCACTTGTCGCGGAGCAGAGCTTCCCACACCGCGCCGCTCACGTCCTCGAAGTGGCGCTCCGCGACTTGATGAAGGTTGTAGCCGTCCTTGCAGTAGCCGCCCGCCTTGTCTTTGGCGTCCAGGTGGTCGGGACCGGCTAAATCGGGCGGAACGAACTTGCCGGGATCGGAGTAATCACCGGATATGACGATTTGATCCCCAGCCCAACTGCCGACGACCGGAAGATCGTCGACGCCCATAAGATCACCGCCGCCGCGCCCGTTGCCGTCCGCCAGAAGAATGGCGAGACCGAGCATAGTGGCGTTGCCGCTGGAACCGAACTCCAGCAACTTCAAGCCGTCGCTGAACTTGTGCGGATGAATGAACTGACGCTTGGTCACGTTCACCGGAAAGTAGTACTGACCCATCGTTCTGACCTCCACAAAAGGGAAAAGGTTTGTTCTGTCCTACCTTTATTATAACAGCAGGACAGCCAATGTCAAGGGATCAACTGGCCGCAAGGCCGAAAAAGACGAAAGGCTTTCCGCCCTTCTTGGCAAGCTGTTCCAGCAGCCAGCGGGATGTTCCGCAACCGGCTTCCGCGAGCTTCTTGATGCGCGGCACGGAAAGAGGAATGCAGCCGCACTCTCCCCACTTATCGAAATCGAAGCCGTGCCTCTCCGCATACTCGAAGGGGTCTTCGCCCGCCGGAACGCGCACGATAGTAAAGCCGTCCGTCGTACTGATCGTGCCGTTGTAAAGATCATGCCCGTAATCGTACACAGCGGCACGAACAGCAGCCTTGTAAGCGGCCTCTGCCGTCTTACCCACAGCAGCTTGAACGAACTTCTCAGCACCCATCTTTGTTCTCCACAAAAAGGTTTGTTCTGTCCTACCTTTATTATAACAGCAGGACAGGCTATGTCAAGAGCAGGAAACGAAAAGGGCCGGGATTTCTCCCGGCCCTGGTTGACTACTCGACGCGGGCGGCGACGAGTTTCTTCTGTTCCTTGATCTTGCCGTTGACCCACTTGGCGAAAGCGGGGCCGTCGCCCTTGAACAGCACCTTCTTACCGGACTCCATGACGGTGACAGTGACGGTGCGAGATACAACGCCACCCGGCTCTCCACAGTACGATCCTCTGTTGATGACGTACTGGTAGGACGTGTCTTTCCAGTCCTTCTTGGGCCAACGGCCTTCGACGTAAACGTTGCCGACGCAGTCCTTGAGCCGCGCCACAAGCTGCGCCGCCAAACAGCCCATGCCGTTGGCGACCTTGCCCAACCGGTCACTGTCGCCGCTGCCAAGTCCGTTGATGATCTGCACCTTCCCCAGCAACGCGGCAAGGTCTTCGCCGTGCCTTTCGGGATTACCGTCAAACTGACGGTAGAGCGTCATCACGTGCCGCTTGCCGTCCATCACAACTGTCAGTGATCGCGTTCCCATCTTTACGACCTCCACAAAAAGGTTTGTTTTGTCCATCCGTCCTACCTCTATTATAACAGCAGGACGGCCTATGTCAAGTATTATAACAGCGAAACCGCCGTTGTCAATACAGAAAATGGTAGGGATGGGGGGATTCGCACCCCCAAGGGCATTGCGCCCACGGCGTCTTAAGCGCCGTGCGTTTGCTGTTTCGCCACATCCCCAGCGGACGCCAGCGGCGCGAACTTTAAGTCCGGTATGAGACCTTTGGCCGCGTGATAGGCGAACGACATAAGTTCCGGAGGCATGTCTTCGCCTGGATGCCCCGTGTTGATGATATCGAAACCAAACCCGCGCACGAGATAAACGAAGCGGCGCGTTTCCTCGGCGGTCAACCACTCGGTCTTCTCGTCGAACGCGACCATGATCCGTGCGCCCTTGTCCACAGAGGAGGCTTGATAGTCCCTCCACAGGTCAAGGAGCCACTGTCGATGCTTTTTGGAGAGCTTAGGACGGAGTTCGTCCAGCATCTCGGCGTAACGCTTGGCAGTATGCTTTGGTTCGTGCATGTGAAAGACGGGGGCGCGGACAGCCGTCGGGTAGGTCTCGGGAATGACTTGTTAACTTTTGCCCGCGCCCCACGAAACTAAACTGACGCTTCTATCGCGTCGCTGCACTTGGGCGAAGAAGGCGGCGGCTCTGGCGGTTCTGCCGGAGGCAACTCCGCGAGGGGCACTACGGCTGGCGCGGGCTTCGGCTCTTCCAGGCCAACAACCACGCCGCTGACAGAGAACACGGCGGCGGGCTGCGATAAGACGAACTTGGGGTCTTTCCGCGCCGCTTTGATCTCCTCGGCGAGCACGGCGCGAGGATCGGTCGTTTGATAAAACTTGGGGTTGACGCTGTACTCGACGTTGAATGTCAGTGTGAGACGAAGAGGCACTCCGCCGCCGTCCTCCGTGACGCGAGTGATAATCGCTTCCGGAACGAGACTGGCAATGGGGAGCGAGAGCGCCTGAACAAACTGGCCCTGGATACTGAGAGGCCGTTCCAATGCCACGATGCAAATGCCCTGCGACACCTGCTGCGGGTTCTGCGTGTGGATCGTTGCCGCCGCGCCGTGCCACGGCTGGTAAGGGTCGTTGATCGTAACCCTTGCGCCCATCTGAACTTGTTCTTGAAGCATAACGCATTCCTTTCTGTCGAGAAATGGTACTCGCGCCGGGACTTGAACCCGGAATCTCCGGTTTAGGAAACCGACGCCTTGTCCGTTGGGCTACGCGAGTTTGGTAATCTTGTGGTACCCCGGACGGGATTCGGACCCGTAGTCTCGGCCTTGAGAGGGCCGCGTCTTAGCCAACTAGACCACCGGGGCATCATGGATGTTGTCCATCGTACTTCGCCAAAAACTCGGTCAACCAATCGGGCGGCATGTTCATCGTAGCCATGAACTCCTGTAAGTCCTTAACTTCAACACGCCGCGCCCGCCGCGAGCCACGCGGCAGGTAGTGAAACTTCAACAGGCCGTTGTTTGTCCAGCCATGTACTGTCGGAATGGTCGTGCGGCAGATGTCGGCAACTTGACCCGTCGAAAGGATTCCGCGCCGCACCTGCCGAGTAAACCGCTTCAAACAATCCGTCGCTTCCGCACGTTCATTCGCCATAACAGCGTCTCCTCAACCTCGAAATGGTAGGCCCGTCCGGCTACGATCCGGAAACCTCCTGCTTGTAGGGCAGGCGCTCTAGCCAATTGAGCTACGGGCCTACTGGAGAGCGCGGAGGGAATTCCACCCTCGTAAAACAGCTTTGCAGGCTGTTGCAATAGTGCTCTGCCACGCGCTCATTATCACCGCAAGGATGGTGGAACGGGGAGGACTCGAACCTCCAGTTGGCCCTTTCGGTACCGCCAGATTTACAGTCTGGTCCGCTGCCATTGCGGGACCGTTCCACATCAACGACGAACCACGCTTGCAGCACGACAAGCTGGACAAATCCACTTGATCCCGACCTTCACCCACTTCCCCTTCTCGGCGTCCTGAACGGCTTGTTCCGGCGTCGGGCGCATAGGCGTGTACTCAAGGCAGTCTTCCGCGCCCGTATGTGAACACTGAATATAGTATCCGCACTCACTGATGTGCTCGACGCCCAACTGCTGTACGTCATGCTCGTTCATCACAACCTCCGAGAGGAAGTGGCGGACGGAGGGGGACTTGAACCCCCAGAACCGTGTTAGGGTTCTCCAGATTTCGAGGCTGGTGCCTTGCCAATTAGGCTACCCGTCCGTACGAAAAGAGTGGCGGAAGGAGGGGGACTCGAACCCCCAAGAGAGCTTTTGGCCCTCCGACGGTTTAGCAAACCGTTGCCTTGCCATTAGGCAATCCTTCCGTGGCGGTCTGTAGGGGAACTCGAACCCCTTCCTTCTGGTTGACAACCAGACATGCAATCCTTTACACCAACAGACCAGAAACTGGTGGGCGGCTGGCCGGATTCACACCGACATTCTCACCGAGAAGGATCGTTGTTGCAGACCACTTCCTTCTAATTGTGAGACCTTACCAGGCTGCAAAATGCAGCCGCCCGAAAACTGTTCGCGGCTGGCCGGGTTCATCCGTTCCGCCTTTGGGTTTGTGGCGGGTAGCTACTCCCGCTCTCACGCGCCCTGGTACGCTCCGTAGGGCATACGATCCCAAGATTACGCAGCCGCTAAAGATTGCGTGGCGACTGGCCGGTTTCCTCACCCGGCTCCCATTTGGTCACGGACGGCCCAATGTTGGCTTCACAGAAGCTCCGAACCAAGAGCAATATGTTCACAGCTTCTCAGCAACTCTGACGCGCCGCGTTGAATTGCAACCAGACGATTGCTTCGTCTCAGTCGCCAAAAATGACTGGCCAAACGGGGAGGAGTCGAACCCCCCTCTCCCGTTGTACATCGGGTGTTCTGCCATCTGAACTACCGTTTGGTCGAAACCGCTGACTGGCAGGATTCCCCACCCTGCTCCGCACGGAAGCATTGCGCGTTATTCCGTGGCATCGGGCCGTCTCACTGTCCCCCGGCTTCCACCGAGTCGCGGCTCGTCTCTGAACTAACGGTTCTCGTCGTCCAGACTCTTACCCGACCAGCGCACTGGCCGCAGTCAGCAGAAACTGGCTGCTCGCGGGGAGGATTTGAACCCCCGTCCACAGACCCAAGCGTCTGGCGACGCTTGTTCGCGGCGCGGCCTACCCCGCCAGAGGCATGACCGCTTAGCCCGCAGCCTGCGTGTTTTAAGCCAGACCTAAACTACGCGAGCGCAGCAATGTCAAAGAGCGGTACGACAACTCAGGTCATCTTACCATCCTCCGCAAGAAATGTCTCGGCGAAACAGCAAAGACAATCACTCACGTCTGACACTGTTATTATAACAGCGGGGAGGAAGATGTCAAGAGATTTTTCCGATTAATCGTTGGTTCCTTCAATGATAGTTACGCGCTTCTTGCGGACACCGGCTGCTTCCTCTTGGAGTTTGCGGTGGAGGTCGCCCTGTTTGCCGTCGAGACGGTACTCGAAGCCGACGACGTTCATGCAGTTGGAGTTGGTACACATCCAGATGTTCCGCTTGACGGGGATTAGGTTCTTACGCTTGTCGCGTGAGAGACCTGGAACAGTCCTGGCGAAGACCATGTTCGCGTGGCAAAGGGGGCAGGCCACGCCCTTGCGCAAATTGAAGTTGACGCGCTTAACCGCCGAGTTGGTCTTCGGCGGGGCGTCCGTTTTGCCCTTGCTCAGACGGCCTTTGTGACTCATCAGAAAGCTCCACGCCCATTTCTTGCGCGGCATCCTTCACCGCGTGGGCGAATTCTTCAGATGTGAAAACGCCTTTTTCTATCAACAGGGACACGAGAGCAACGCGACTGACCACATTGACATTGGTAATGCGTGCAGTCGTCGCCAGAGTTCTACGAACTTCTGTGTCGGAGGCCAGCAGCCGCTGGAGCAACTGGGCCACCGCTACAGACGGGCGGCCACCGCTGCGGCCAACTCCTCCCGGCTCATTTTGATCACACATCGTTCGCACGCCACCAGAACATGGTCCTTTGTCCAGACGGCCTTGTCGCTATCCTTACGCGGCTTCCTGTGACAGAAAGGACAGGTCTTAGACGGATCGTTGTCATCAATAGCTTGGAGAGCCAGCTTGGCCGCCTCCACGTGGGGGCCTTCAACGCCCAAGTTGACCAGCGTTTGAAGAATCTCCACCCCCGCCACAAATAGGCCCAAGCCGGTTTTGACTTCTGTCGGCGAGAAGACTACGCGGGCGGATACTTCGCCGTCCGGGTTGTTAGACACGGTAACAGCCGTTACGAAGTCGCCCTCATAACTGCGTTCGGTCCTACGATCTTTGAGAGTTACCTTAACAGAACTCATCAGCTTTCTCCTATGCCTAGCGAAACTGTAGCCCCACACGAGGGACAACGCAAGAAAACACCATCTCCAATCTGGGTCAGAGGAATGTTCTCCGGCCACAGTTCAGAGCACGACGAACAGCCAGCGGAGATCGCCCCGACCTTCTCCATGCGCTCGGATTGGAAATCCCGCAGGGATTCCAGCAAGCCGGGCGAGATGGGTCGACGCTCCGATTCTTCCTCTTTGATGCGACTGATCAGATCGATGGCCTCCCTGCGCGAGAGCGACGCCAGCCAGAACACGGGAGCCATACGAGAAAGCTCCAGGAAGCTGATGATGCTCGGCGCGAACAGACCCTTCGTGATTTGCCAGTGATTGTACAGGAAGAAGAACTGCTTGTAAGTGATTCCCTGCGCGGGGAACCCGCCGGAAAACCACGAGTCGTTTCGTTTGTTTCTGTGAACTCGCGCCATCACGCGATCCCCCGATAATAAGGCGGCGGTGCGGCGTTGCGGAAGCCGTGTAACTCGACGATGTGAACCATGATCTTGAAGCCGGTCTTAGGCATGTAGATGCGCCAGACGCCCTCTTTGGGGAACGGGCAAACAATGCGCTTGTCCACCCCAGTGGCCTTGATGTGTGCGCCGATAATGCTCTGGCCGCTCATGTCGTAAGGATCGTCCTTCGGCAGATCAATGAAAATGTAGTACGTGTGCAACCACAGACCCAGACGGCTGATTTCGCGTCGAGCCTCGGAAAGTGTAACAACAGTGCCTGGCCGATCATCCGTCGTCATGTCCACGTGCTTGCAGCGGTGACGGTACGCGTTGCCCTGGCACGAACACTCACCCGTCGATTGGACGGTGTAGGTCGCGTCATGGACGAGTTTCGTTCCGTCAGGAGAGATGTTGAACTTCAACACGTGCGCCACGCCATCCCGGAAACCGGTAGGCTCGAAGTACACGTGCTGCGGCTCAACCTTCTTCCGCTTCGCCTTCTTCGGACTCTTCTCCGTCGTCTGCGGCGGCGAAGGCTGCGAGGGCGTTTTCTCCGTAGAGGACACGGACATCGTCTCCGGGTTCGAGAGCAATGACTTTGACACCAAACGTGCGCTCCAAACTGAGGCACAGTTTGCTAAGAGATTCCTTACGCCCATCCCATGCCTCAGCGTTGAAAGCAGTACAAATGCAAGCCAGGAGATGACCAGGTTTGTCGGACTCGGCTATGGTACGAGCACGCGCTTCTGCCTCCTGCCAGACAGCAAGCTGCTCCGCAAACAATGGAAAACGCAGAATCTTGACAGGATGATCCGGCGTCGGCCTTTCCGTCTTCTTGTCTGCCACGGCTGTCTCCAGCGCTTGGTTCACTTGCTCCTTGACCTGTTCCAGAGAAAGGTCTTGCGCCGTCTCCAACCACTCCTTTGCCGTATCTTCGTCCTTCAACAAACCGGCGTCGGCGAGTTTGCGCAGGCTGTTGGCCTTCGTCGTCGAGATAGTGCCCATCTCCTCTTTCGTGAGAGGGGTATTGTCTCGCAGCGACCGGAATATCTGGACGTAGGTGTAACCCTGTCGTCCAGGCATTCCCAGTTCTTTCTCGCAGTACTCGTCGAAGGAGTTCCAACCATAGTCGTTGTAGAACGACTTCTTGATAATGTGATCCAGCGTCTCCGCCAACGCCACATTCAGAACTCTCGAAGCGAAATACAAGGCGCGGGCGCGATCACGCACCTCCTCGGACGACAACGACTCCAGGTCAACCTCGTCGGGAACACCGGGCACCAACTCTTTCTTCTGGACTGCTGGTAACATCTTTTCGTCTGGCATTTACACCGCTCCCACAGATCGCCCCTCGCGGAGAGCAGTTCTGACATCGTTCCAATGGACCCACACGGTGTGTAGTGAATGTCCTGTCATCTTCGCAACCTCGGCGTGCGGCTTTCGAGCAATCCTCGGACTTAAGAAAAAGTCCGGAATGGACTTGTAGCCTAGACCCTTCACTACTTCCGCGAAAGTAGGCTGCCGAGGCTTCACGTCCAGCTTTTTGATCACCCTTCTCACCGTTTCAGCCGAGAACTTCTTGTCGTCGCCTGCCAACAGCATCGCAATCTCCGGGGCCGTCTTTCGCTGCTCCACCGCTAGGTGTTTCAGAACGGCTCCTAACTCACTTGTTCCCAGATGACGCTCCCCCCAAGTCTGAGCCGCGATCACAAACGCTGTGCGTCTCATGCACGGTCTCCTTTTCTGAAAGGGACTTGGGAGCACCCAAAGCTTCCGGGTTGTCACACCAACCCAGAAAATCACGAAATACGCAGATGAATAGCGAACTCGCGCCATCCTCCTGCGTAACATCACGCCCGTCATCAAAACGCATGACCGGGAGCGCGGGCTTGCCCACACGATCACACAACCACCGCCATTCTCTGCGGCCCATCACCAGGAGGTGCTTGCCGCTCCTTACGGAAATGACCAGCCATCGCATTTTGCGTCCGCTGAGAACAACCTCGACTTGACCGAGTTCATTCCACCACCGGACAATCGGATGATTGCCGGGCGATGCTACCAGCAGTCCAAACAAATCCTCTCGGTCGAACTCGCTGGGGCGACACTTGGCGTCCACCGCGAATGGAAATCCTTCCGCAGCCGGTTTGGCCGCCACAATATCGGCCTCAGCTTTTGCGCGAGGGAATGCGCCGGAGCAGGCGATGCGGGCGAATGCGTCTCGGTCTCCGCACCACCACTCGCCCAGTTCGTGGGCGAGCTTTAGCTCGAACGCTTTCCAAGTACCAGTGCCTTGATTACCCTTGCGCGACATCTTTCTGCCACTCCTCTACCAACTCATCGACGTAATCATCGTCAAAACAACGAGACGCCCAAGGGCAGGAGCGCGTGTCGCACCCCAACAGTCTGGGCGGGAAATTTCTGTTCTTTTCGGCGGCGCGATACTGACGGAGCAGAGCGAGCGTGCGCTCGACCAGGGCTTCGTCGTAGTCGATGACGAACTCCTTGACGAGCGCGGGGTCTTCGTTGCCTTTGTCGATGTAAACGATCCGCGCCTGCGTCAGCTTGAGCGGACGCATGTAAAGATTGGCCTGGAGCACGTGCGCGTCATACGGCTTCTTGAGAAACTGGTACGACTTGGGACCGGCAGACTTCAATTCGAGGATTGAAAAAGGCGAAGTGGCCAATACGCCGTCTGTGTGCCCGATATAGCCGGTATCCTCGTCCTTCACTCCCATCTCGACGTAATGCCAGTAACCGCCTCTCGGACACAACTGGCAGTGCCGCTCAACAACACTGTCGTCCGGCCAAATGCACTTGCACGTCTTGACATCCGCGCACTTCTCGCACGGGCCGGAAGGCATCTTGACCCACAGGTCGCGGTCGAAACCGCCTACCCTGTGGCCGCACCGCTTGCATTCCCAGACACCGAGCAGGAGTCCTGCGGGGCCAAGATACTGATTCTGAAACAGATCGTGCAACGCCGAGCCGAAGTTGAACCGCGCCATCGTCAACGCATCAACGTCCTTGACGCCATCTATAGGGTCAAGCAGCGAGAACAACTTTTTGCGCGGACAAAAGCCGTAGAGTTCAGAACAATGCAGCCCCGGCGCACGATTAGTAGGAACCCAGTTCAGCGTACGAAGCACTTGCTTCAGGGCGTCAGATATCAACGAGGACGGTTCAGGGGTTGTACTTTCAACGAGGTCGCCTAGCACATCTGTCACGTCGGACATTCATGTTTCCTTTCACAAGATATTATATCCGAGGTATTGGTAATGTCAAGACTGTTTTGCGCAGTCTTGTTTTTCTTGCTGGTCTTCCCACGAGAGAAGTAGCCGGGTTAGGACGGGGAGGGGAATCATTACCCACTGTTTGCCGACGGCTACGGGAAGCTGTTGAAACTCGACGGCCAACGCGGGAAGCTGGCTCTCGCGCTCCGCCTCGATGAACAGCTTGGTGAGCCAGTCGGACTTGACGCTGAGCGAGCGGAACTGAGTAGTTTTGCACTCAAGCTTGAAAAAGCGGGTGATGACATCGCCTTTGTGTCCGTCGAACGCGCCGGAGGCTGGCTGGACGCGCCCGACCATTGCCTCGGCGACGCGCTCCTGGTGACGGCGGGCGGCCTCGTTGTTACGGAACTGCTTGGCGTGAGAGCGTTTGTTGGACGATTTATCGCGGTCACGCTTGTCTCCGGTGTGTTCCAACAGCTTGCTCTGATCAATGGGAGGCATCTTCCAACTCCTCTTCTACTTTGCCTAAGCGCTCCTGGAACAAGGTCGTACGGACCTTCCACCAGAGTTGCAGGTCTTTCTCGATGCGGGCTGCTACGTCGGAAGACGAAAGGATCAAGCCCTTCTTGAGGCAGGCTTCGTGAGCAGTAGCTACGTCCGTCAGCGCGGCGTCATTGAGAAGCTCCTGGCCGAGAGGAAGAGTCTCTATGAGTTTGCCGTCCTCGTTGGCGGACAACGCCCATCCGGACTTCTGCATGGCTTTGGCGACCACCATCGGCTCGTTAGTCCAACCGGGAGGATGACCGTCGTAATTGTCGTGCCAGAGACGGAAGCTGCCTACGCGCTTGGGCGGCATCCCCGTTTTGTTCTTGGTGACGACGAACGAGAAGAGGGAGAGTACGGGATCGTCGTTGGGAGAGTACGTCTTGTTGCGCCGCATCCTGAGTTCGGCGCTCGACACGAACTCCTGGCCGCGCCCGCCCGGACGGACGATAGGATCGCCGAACATCAGACCGACCTTCTCTCGAACTTGATTAATGAAAATCTGTGTCAGCACGCGACCGTCCTTACGGAGGTCGTCACTGTTCTGGAGACTGACAGCCTGGCGCATTAACCGGTTGACCAGGCGGGCCTGAACGCCTACCTGCATCTTCTCGGCGGTGTCCTGAATCTCGCCTAGAGGCGTCAGGGCCGCTATAGAGTCAATTACGGAGATGTCGACGTCCAACTCCCTCAATGTCAGTTCGTAAGCGTCTATGGCCTGCTCAGCATACTCAGGACGCGAAACGTCAACGTACTCAGCGTCCACCCCCAGCAAGGCTGCCCATGTGTTGGAGTAAACGCCCTCCATGTCGACCCAGAACGCCCGGTGAGGATTGAAAAAGCCGCACACAGGGCAGGACATCTCGAAGTCGCCGCAGTTCTCCCGCATCACCTTGATCTTCTTGTCGCTGCACTTTTCGCAGACTTCCTTCTTGGAACGAGAGCCGCACGTGGGGCAGCGCAGCAACGGCTTGGACAGGTCTTGCAACATCAAGGTGTTGTGGACACGGCAAATCATCTGCGACATAGCCACCAGCTTCAACAGCAGGAGAGTCTTGCTGCTTGAGTACTCGCCAAAACAACTGCCTATGCGCCCCTTTGGAAATCCTCCGCCAAGGGCGTAGTCCACGGCGAATATCCCGGTAGGCAACCACGGAATGTCGGAGTAAGGATTCTCGTCGGCAGGCATCAGTATGTTCTTGCCGTGCTTCCGAGCCAACTTCGTGGCGAGAGCCTTTAGCCGCTCCCGGTGCGTATCATGTCTGTTTTCTTCCTTGGCCATCCGTTAGCTCCGCACATTCAAAGCCCGGCAAGGGCGGTGTCTGTTGAAGATTGTAGAAACGCCCGGCAGCCACTCTGTACCGCTTGGGCGTCAAAGGCTCCCGCGTCTCCGCTAACACGGCTTTGTGTACCTCTCCGTAATAGTTCATCCAAGCATCATACAACTGCTTGTAGGGAGCAAACATTTCGGGCGTATAGGTTGTGCTTTGGAGGACGTTCCTAGCTCCTTCCAACATAGCCAGGATTTGCTCTCCGATACAATCGGGGACGCCGCGAGAGGTGCGGTATTGAGCAAGTCCGATGCAATCGGGGACGCAGTAAGAGGCGCGATAGCGAGCAAGCTTGGCGCACAACGGAGGAAACTCGGCGTTCAGACGATCCTGGATGAGCGCGTCAATCGCCGGGTCGCTGAGGGGATGAACATAGGTAATGAAAATCTTTACGGCGTCTCTGTAACGGCGCAACCCGCAGAGGATGCGCTCCTGCAAGTCCGGCACGGAACTGCGAGGAACCAGGTAGACCTGTGGGCGGATCGGGATGCCGCACGGCTTGAGGCGGCTGTTCATACGATGCGCCGTCCAAGGCCGTTTGGCCGGATAGGAGTACGTCACCAGCGCCCACCGCGTGTCGCCAAGATCAGTCATCGCCGTTCTCTCTCTTTTGGAGGGCGCGAACCTTTTCTTTTACCGCGTCAATCTCGCTGCGCACGCGGTCGAAACAGAATTCCTTGCCAGCCAAGAAAGCAGCGTCTCGCGCCTCCGGCGTGTCCGCGCAGGGCATCCTAACGCTCACGTCAACACGAAAAGAGTTGAAGTTAGGAAGTCCCAAAGTCCTTCCAATCGCCACTTCCACGTGAGAACTTTTGGGGTCTGACGGCTCGGCCATCTTCCAATTCTCCCGATTCAATTGACTCGAAAACCACGCGCTTGCCTTCACCGAACCCCACTGGCTCCGTGATCGTCACCGAAACGGCGTAAACAGGGTTCTGAGCGTGAATGATAATGTTGCCGGGACGTAAGAGGGAGCTACCCGCCATTACGCACCCCGTTCCTTCGCCCGATCTCTCGATTCCCGTACGCGGTCGCGGACAAACTCCTTCTTGAACTCTTTCTTGACGGCGTCGAAGAAGGCGGCTCGCCCAAGACACAGGTAAGGACGTAGACGATACATTCGCTGAACGTAGTCAGGAGTAAACCACCGGCGCACAAGCGGAGCACCCGGATAATTGGCCTCCGTCAAAAAGTCGGGACCGGGTATCAAGCCGTCCGTCGCCCATCCAGCTACCGTACGTGGAGCTACGTCCAGCGCCGCAGCTACCGCCGCCGGGGAGACCAGTAACTTCGCCTCACCCTGGAGCTTGACCACGATCTCGCGGTGCTGACACGTGCTTAGGTCGAAATTGGGCGTGGCAGCTATCTCAGCCTGCGCGGCCTCAAACAACTTCCGCTTCTTGCCCTCGCGCCACTCGCGCTCCCGGCGCAACACCGCCTTGCGGTAGTCGTCGCTCTTCCAGTAACGATCCTTGCGATGCTGCGATATCTCGGCCTTGTGCTCAGAGTAGTAACTCGCGTTATACTCGGGGGTGTTACGGCTCTTGTTTGCAGACTTACTTTTTCTTCCCATCTTGGAGTCTCCTAGTCCTAGTATAACAGATTATACGGATTTGTCAAGACCCGGCACGGGGAATTCCGCGAACTCGGCGGTATCTCCGGCTTCGAGCCTGCGCTGAAGGTCGTCGGTGAGGACGAAGGTGAAGTTGATGGGGATTTTCGCATTTGGCGGCCCATTCAGGAAGGCGCGGATGTTCTCATCCACCTTCGAGCCGCGCACGAAACGAGAGAACTGCCAAGCCATCCAGCGCTTGACCAGATCAACCTGTTCTTGCTTTGCCATTAGAAGTCTCCTTCGAGAGAAACAGAAGCGTAGTCGGGGGCGACCTTGACGTTGTAGCCCAGCCGCTCGTACTGCTTGAGGCGCTTTTTGCCCCAATCAAGACAAAGAGGTATGTCGTCTACGGGGTCCACGACCACGGGCGTCTTCTTGCCGTCGTGGTTGCGGAGAATACGACCTGTCGCCTGCTCAACGTCAGCCATCGGCGTTGCGAGGTACAGCGTGTCCATAGCGGGGATGTCCAAGCCCTCGGCGGCCATCGAGTACGTGCCGAAGATGGCGTCGCACTGTGCGCTGGCATCCAGGTCCGCCTGCTTCATCTGGCCGACGTAAAAGCCGGAGGTGTAACGCCCACTGCACCCGGAATGGAACATGGAGCGGAGAATGTCGAGGTGTTCCCGCCTAGCGGACAGAATGAAAATCTTGCGACCCTTGGCGCAGGCAGCCAACATCTCGGAAACGAGCCATTCGTTGCGCGGCTCGACCTTCACGAGCAGGTTGAGGAACGTGGCGAGGAAGGTTGTCTCTTCTCGACCCCCGGCAGCCTTGCGATGATACCGCGCTTCAGGGACGTAAGTGTGTCGCTGCACCTGATAGACGTTCGGCACCAGCCCGTAAGACCACCCTTTGGCAAGGACATCGCCTATCGTCAGGGACAAAACCTTGGTCAGGCCATCCTTGCGACGCGGCGTCGCGCTGACGCCGATTCTGTACGCGGCGGGGAACAACGCGGAAACGCGGCACCACTTCTCGGCAGCAAGACGATGCACCTCGTCCGCCAAAATGACGCCGGGCCACGTAAACAATTCGGGGGGATACTCGCGGGACAACAACGACTGGATCATGGCGACTACGACCTTCTTGCCCTCGAACTGACACTTCTTCTGCTGCACGAGACCGATGTCGCCCTTCTCCATATCCGTGAACTTGAGAAGCTCCCGCACCCACTGCTTTTGAAGAAAACCCTTGTTCACAAGCACCAGGGTTGATAATCCGAGCCGCGAGGCAATCTTCAAGGACATGCACGTCTTTCCGCTCCCGCACGGGGCGCTGAGGATGCCGCCCTTCATGCTGCCCGGCTGCGACGCCAACCTCGCCAGAAACGTCTCGATAAGGCCATCTTGGAACTTTTTCTTAGAAGTTTCTTGAGACTGAACGTCCTCGCGGAAGGAAAAGGCGACCGGCTGACCGAGAGACGGGGCTTGTCGAATTTCGACGCGACCGCTGTTCGTCCAGGCGGAAAGGTCGTAGCCGCGAGGAAGCAGCAGCCCTCCGTCCTCGGATTCCTCATACAGACGGACCGGCGCTTTCTTGCCGAAGCCATAATCTTTCTTGAAATAGGTACGAAAAGTAAGGTCGTCCTCAATCCGACAAGCGTCTAGGGGCGTAACAGCCTCGGCAGGCACGCGAGCGACGGAGTCTATGATGATGGTGGGCGTCATTTCTTCTTTGCCGCCTCCTCTCTGTCCTCAGCATCCTTCTTGGCTTTGAGCCAGTCAAGACCCACGCCGCCCCCGGCAACCAGCGGAACAGACAAAGGTAACGCACTACACATCTCGTGAGAGATCATCGCGCAGACTTCCTCGGCGGCCTCAGCTACGCACTCCGTCACCAATTCATCATGCACTTGATTGACAATGTGTATGTCGCACTTGGCCCACGCTCGTTCAGCACGCACGCGCCGACGAATGTTCCGCATGGCGAGCTTGATCATGTCGGCGGCACTGCCTTGAACGGTGAAGTTAACCCCAATCCGGAACGCCGACCCTGGATTCTGACTGAACAAATACGCCAAGTCCCGCACCCGACCAGTCAAACTCAACACGTAACCTTTGTCCCGAATCTGTTTGAAAATCTTCTCGTGATACTCCGCAATGCCAGGATACTTCTCAAAAAACGCTGTGTGCCAGTCAATACACTCCTCCACAGGACGCTCAATACGCGCCTTCAACCACAAGAAGTCTTTAAGTCCTTGTGGCGTCTGACCATACAACAAACCGAAGTTTACGTTCTTGGCTATCGTCCGAGGAAACTTGGGATCACCGCTCTTTTCCGCCAGGGCGAGGCGTGTGGTTTCGTGGAGATCAATGGCGTTGGGGTTCGTCGCGGCGTCGATGTAGACCTTGCGCATGGATGGATCATTGCATTGATGGGCCATTATGCGCAGTTCGAGTTGGCTATAGTCGTGGACGAGAAGGACTTTGCCGGGTGGCGCGACGAACGCGGCTTTGATTGGATATGTGTACTGCCATTTGAAACCGCCCGCTCTCGGTATGTTTTCGATGTTAGGGTGCCTGCTGCTGAAACGGCCTGTAGCAGTGCCCGCCTGCCAGAAGTCGGAGTGGATGCGCCCCGTGCCGGAGTTCATGGCCTGCTTGCGCAAACCACGGACATACGTCCCAATCATCTTCTCGCGGCCCTTCCAGGCAAGATATTTGTCTACAAAGTTCGGCTTGTCGGGGTCTTTGGAAACCAATGTGGCCAACAAACCTTTGTCTACAGGGTAAGTCCCGGCCTTCGTCCGCTCCGTACCGGGAGGCGGAGACATTCCGAACTTGTCGTAAACGATGTAGGCGACCTGCTGAGGACTGCCTAAGTTGAACGGCTCGCCCGCTATCTCGTGTAGCTCGGCCTTGAGCGCGTCCATCTCGTCAACAATCTCGTCCTCGGCTTTGTTCAGGAAGTTGACGTCGATGCCAATGCCGTGATACTCCATCTCAGCAATCAGCCGCGTGATCTCCATCTCAACGGCCCAGAACCATCTCAGGGTGCGCGGCTTCTTCTCCAGGGCGGGCAGTAACTTCTCACGCCAGACGCGCAGCGTCCAACGAGCATCGTCTGCGGCATACTCGTCTTCGCTTTTGATAATGTGCTCCATCCCCGGCAACGCCTCGCCCGCGAGAGCAGTCTGACGGTATTCGGGAAGAATCACGTCATAGAGGTCGTAAATGAGACCGCCCTTGCCCTTCAAACGCAGACGAGACGTTCCGGCGCGAGTCTCATCAACCATGTAGGCCGCTACCCAGGTGTCAGCATACTTGCAGAGAACCTCTATCCCCATCCGCATAAGAAACTGCAAGTCGAACGCCCCATTGTGCATAACAACAAGCTTGTCGCGCAGCGAGAGTATCCCCTTGACGTAACGCATTACGTCATCAAAGCGATACGCCCGGCTGCTGAGAACCGGGATATACCACGCCCGATCCCCAGCAGCCAAGGCAACGCCGCGTATCGAGTCCTTGTGAGGACTCAGACCGGTGGTCTCCAAGTCGAATGAAAATACGCCATGTCGAGCAAGGACATCATCGATCTCGGACGTTAGCAGGGCGAAATTATTCGTCGTAATCAACGATGCCGCCGTCGTCATCGGCACCCTTATCCTTACCAGCACCGGCCTTCTTCTTGTCACGGTACCACGTCAGGCCGTCCGAACACTTGACCGAGGACAACATCTTGCGGAGAACGTCCGGCTCCTTCGGCTTGAACATCTCGCGGTAGAAAGCCAACGCCTCGTCCGCCCTCATGCCGAAAGGCCGCAAGTCCAACGGATACTTGCTGTCAGCCTCCGGCCACAACCCCTTCTCCCGAAGATAGCCTTCAATGCTCTCCAACTTCTGCTCAGGCATGAAGTCAGAACCAGCACGCGCCGCCTTCATGTCGTGGCGGGCAACGCTGAACAACCAACCTTGAAGGTTGTTCAACCGCTTGTAGCGGGATTGAATAACGTTCAGGGCTTCGTTCACGGCAGGCAGAATGCTTACCTGCGGACGAATCACTTCCTTGCCGGTCTCAGGATCGCGCCACCGCGCTATGTCGATGACGGAAAAGATGCCGACAAACTGGGACGTGAATCCGTTGGCGCACAAGACACACCCGCCACGCTGCGATACGCAAGGCTCGTGAACAGGATGCTTCCAGTCACCGTCCTTAACGATGTTGTGGAAACGCAAACAGAACGGAATCACGTCGTTCCCGTTCTCCGTCTTCCACGTAAAGTCGTCAAGGAAAATGATCTGCCGGGACTTGTCCTCCTCCGGCGACGATACGCCTACCCAAAACCAGCGACGCTTACCGTCCTGCGCCCGCCTCTCCTCCTGCCGAGCCTGCTCGGCCTCCTTCGCCCCCCAACCAGACGAATACCAGTGCCCGTCTACCTTGTCCGTACTCATGAGTTACTCCTAGTGGCTTAAGCCACACAAAAACGTGCCTGCGGCACAAAAGAAGTTGCGGCAACGTTGCCGCACACCAAACGAAAATGCTCGGGTTTTGTAGAGTTTGGAAATCCGTATTGCGGCAATTTCGAGAAAAATTGCCGTATCCCACTTGAGCGTCCTATACGCATCGGCTAAAGACCTCGAAAAGAACCTCGGCTGCCATCGATATGCCTTAGTATAACAGCAGCGAGGCGAGTGTCAAGCCTTTTTTGGGCGAATGTAGGTGGATTTGGACAAAACGGACTGAAATTCGTCGGCACTAACACAGTCGCCGGGGTCTTTGCGGCCAGGGATGTGGGGTACGTCGAAGAGCTTCAGGCGGCGACCGAGGGCGTGGCTCAACAACAAACGGGCGTCGTTACCGGCCTTGTCGCGGTCTGTAGAGATGTAAACGGGCTTGTCCCAGAAAGCCAGCTTCTCGACGCGAACCTGAGTGACAGACGTGCCCATCATGCCCAAGACGTTCCGGAAACCTAACGACCATAGCTTCAAAACGTCCATAGGCCCTTCAACAAGAATGATGCGCGGCTTGTCCAAGTCCAACAGATGCTCGCCAAAAAAGAAACGGCCTTTGTTGAACCCGGAATAGTCCCGATACTTGGGAACACAATCCGCCTCCCAATCCCCTAAGTAACGACCTAGTACACCGACCAACGCCTTGTCCTTCTGCCGTCGTACTGGAAATACGACCCGCCGCTGAAATTCGTCGTAAAGAGCCGAGAACAACCGACATGTGGCCTCGTCTATCCCACGATCCTTTATGAGATACGGGTGGATGGCGCGGCGAAAATTGGCCAAAAACTCCTCCGGCCAGACAGAGTCGTCACTAACACCAGGCTGCGTCGCCTCCAGCGAGGCTACGTGCTTCCTGCCTGCGCGAAGCCACATCCCCGGAAGGTTCTCCGCCTCAGCCAACCGAACTTGCTCCACGAGACCTTCGGGTACAGAACCCTTAATCTTTTTTTCCAGTTCGGCAAGAACGCTCACGAGGACCCCGTCGGTATGGCAGGTGAAGCATTGGACGAGGGAGCGGTCTGAGTCGGAGAAGGAGATGGACATTGACGGGTTATCGTCTTTGCCGGAGGCGTGGTGTATGGGGGCGAAGGGGCAGGGGATGGAGATATTTCCGTTGGATTCGGAGATTTTGGTGATGCCTAGGGTATGGACGAGTTCTAGGAGGGATGTTTTGTTCATGGTAGTGGGGTGCGCCGCACGAGGTCTTAGCGGACTATTTCGGGGTCATCGGGGCTGTTGTCGTTGTCGTTGTCGTTTTGGTTTGGGTTGAGGGGGCGTTTTTTGTTTTTGAGAGGGGGGCGCGGCTCGTGATCCTCTGTTGGTGGGGGTGGCGGCGCGGGGGCGTCGTCGTTCTCGATTTCTCCGTCGTCCTCTACGTCGGTGGTATCTGGTTCCGGAGTAGAGGGGGCGTTTTCTTGAGACCCGCTAGAGGGGGCGTCCGCGCCCGGGTCGCCGTCTGGCTTGGGAGTTTCGTCGCTCCCGGAAACGTCCTTTTGGGCGTCTGAAGGAGTTGCGCCGCCGGAGACAACGTACAGATTCAGGTTGCCTTGATCCGATGACTTGGCGGCATCGGGCGATCTGGGGGGTACTAGGCCGGAAACGGTTGGCGAGGAGGGCGCGTGTGACGTGATCTTGGTGCCGGGCTGGGGGGCGTTGTTGACGAGGTGGCCGTCTTTCATGTAGCCGATTTCGTCGAAGTTCACCGTCACAAGATTCCAGTGGATCATAATGTCCTTGTAGTCGGCGGCGTCGCGGCCTTCCATCATACTTATCAGGCAGCGGTTCTGCCCGCGAAGGTCGGGCGGACGAAGAATGCCCAGAACCATGTCCGCGTTCTGCGGAATTTCGTAGGCCAGGCCGATGTTGGCGGTGTCGCCCGCCGTAGCATCCTTCTTCTGCTTTCGGTTGAATTGCGTAGAGCAAACGATGGGGATGTTCCTGCGGATGGCGAGCTTTTGGAGTTCGTCGATGACCGCCGCCATACTTTCCCACCGGGATTGCTTGGAAGACCCTTCGTTTGGCTTCATTCTGTAGATGGCGTCGATGATGACGATATCCGGCTTGACCTCGCTCATCATCAGTTCCACGTCACAGGGGCGCGAGACGCAGCCTGTCCCCGCGAGGTGCGGGCTTTTGTCGTCACACTTCAAGGATTTGATCTGAGACGTGTAACTATCCACGTCGTCCTGAGTCAGCCGCCCCTTCAAGATTCCTTCGTACGGAACACGGAAATGAATGGCGTCGAAGCGGGCCGCGATGCGCTCTATGCGCATCTCCATACTGACGAACAGGACTTTGAGATTCATGCGATAGAAGTGTGACATCAAATAGGTCATTATGAACGTCTTGCCCATTTTGAGTGCGCCAGCGAAAACCCACAGTTCTCCCGGACGAACGCCGTTGCAACAGGCGTTCAACGTCGCCCACGGCATGAGGTATCCAGGAACCTCTCCATTTCTACGCATCTCCATAACGGCTTCGTAACGAGCGTCCGCCGTGGCGATAAGATCGATGAAGTCGCGTTCGATGATGCGAGTCGTCTCTGCCTTGGTCAGCGCGGCTTTTATCTTGTCGATGCAGTCGTCGAGTTTGCCTTGCCCCAAGTCTTCGGAAGCGACGGAGAGTTCTTCGGAAAGGGTGTTCGTTATGAACCGCTCCTTGATGAGCTTCGCGTAGTAAGCGAAAGGTTCGGGGGCCGGGACGAGAAACTCTTCTCCGAACTTTTCTTGAATAGTTTGTTTCGCCGGAACAACGTCGTGTTCGCGGACGTGGGTCAGAATGAACGTTATGGCTTCTCGTTCCTTGCCGTAGAACATTTCGACGCGCAAGTTGTGCTTGTGGAACTCCGCCAAGCCGTGTTCCAAGGTTTTCGAGATGATGCTATGACCCATTCCCATCGGAGTCTCCCTTCGTCCAATCTTGTCCCGACACCAGCAACAACGAACCGGCGTTCATCAGCATCGACCACACAGAGGGGTAGAGTTCACTGAATTTTACGGGAGCCAGAGGGGTTGTTACGACTGTAGAGAGCATCTTGTTGTAGCGGCGGCGCACCATGTTCTCGACGTGCTGCTCTCCGAATCGGCCTACCGTGTCGGGGGAACCAACGTCATCGAGAATGAGCAGGTCTATACGCTCGCAGTAACCCCACACGTCGCAACCGTCCTCGATTTCTTTGCCGGTTTCTTTGGCTTCGAGGAGGTCATTTGGACGAATTATGTAGGCGCTGCCGCCGTACCGGAAGACGTGCTTGCCTAGAATCACCGCCGCCGCCGTCTTGCCGGAGAAGCTGGGCCCGCTGATGATGAGGCATCGCCCGTCGTTGATGAAAGAACAGATTTCTTGGCAAAGGCCGGTCAGCACTTTCCCGTAGTTCGCTTCGATCTTGGCGGGATCGGCGTTCCAGAAACGCCGCCCGCAATTCATCGCAATCATGTGGTCAACCGTAACCGGATGATCCCACTTCTCCCAGATTCGGAAACCGTCTGTCATTGTCGACTCCTTCTCAGTTCTTCAAGCATTTGCTCCGCCGTGCGCACGCCCCAGTTGTTGGGTGATGTAAAGTCGAACGCCTCAACAGAGGAACCTAGAACGTCCGCCGCGAGGGTCTCCTTCATCGAGTCCAACATCCATATCGCCGGAAACTTCGCGTTTCTACAAAGCAGGTGCCGGGCGCAAAGAACATCCCAGTAATCAATCAAGTGCTTCGCAAGGGCGACAGCCTTCTTCTCGTCCCCGCCGCAGAAGGTTAGAACATTCTTCAACTGACTGCGCTGCTTGTGAGTCAATGATGCAGCGACGTAAGCGCCGGGGAACTTCTGATGAAACAACATATTGAACGCATCGCCCAACCGCCGCTCCGCGCAACCTACGCTCTTACGCGGCAACGGAGCAGACGGATTCTCCTCCATCCCTAACAACGCGCCCTTGGCCGCGCTCCCCCTATCCTCTTTCACTCTTTTCCTCAACGCCTCCGCTGCCGTTTGTTTTGCCCTCTCGCCCGCTGTTTTTGTCTCTGAAACACCTTCAACTGGGGGCGTCCGACGCGCAGCGTCGGCGACCCCCCAGTTCTGATTCTCTCTTGTTGTCGTTGTACTGTTAATGTTCGGCGAGGGGTCTGTTGTCGTAACTGGTTTACCGGCCTCGCTTAATGCCTCGGTTTTTTCGGAGGATGAGGTCAGGTTTGACCTCATCCCAGGGGGGATCATGTCAGATTTGAGATCACCCATCAGGTCAGGTTTGACCTCATCCCCCCCTCCAGTAGGGGGGATCAGGTCAGATTTGACCTCATCCCCCTCCGAGGGTGTTTTGAGGTCTTCTTTCGGAGGTCTGTTGTCGCCCCAAGCACGTCTTTCGACCTCGTCGGTCCAAGCGGCGTCGTATGGGTCTTCCTGCGCGAAGGAGTAGACGTTGCGGCGTCCGGAGGACGTTGCTTCAACGCCTACCACCAACAGCTTCTTCTCGACAAGCTCCGCCAGAGTTCTTCTCACCGTGCTGACACTCCAACCCATATCGGATGCGATTGCTTCTTGTGTCTGCCAGCAGCGGCCCCGCCCGTGCAGGCGGTGCATCATAAACGTGTGTAACCGAGCGGCCTTGTCGGAAAGGTTCGGATCAAGCAGAACCTTCATCGAAGCCAACGCCCAAAACTGCATCACGCCCGCGCCGGGCGTAGGGACAGCACTAGCCATTTCAGCCTCCAACAGCCCCGCTGAGCAAAAAATTATGCTTAAAAGGGTGTAAAGTTTCGCACGGTTTTAAGCATAATTTTTTGCTCAGGACTTTCCCGGTCCTTGTTCGGGGCCTGTTTCGTTTTCGATCTCGATGTCTTTGAATCGGTCTGGCGTGTGGTTTGGGCAGACGCCTACGATTCGAGGGAATAGCGAGCCGGTAGCACTAACGAGCATTACAGACGGTTCGCCGCAGATGAAGCAGAACCGCTTGAACAAATCTTCCGTAAGTGGGCCTTCGTAAAAGGGGAATGACCCGCCGCGATAGGGGTCTGCGCAGTCATTTCTGCCGCAGCCGGGGCAATCGTTTGGTTGTTTTGCGTAGACGCGGGCGAGCTTCAGGCACATTGAACACACCCACATAGGGTTATTCTTGAAGTCTGGTACTGGAAGCGAGAAGTATTCGTCGTTCATTTCAGCCTTTGTAGTCGCGCCACAACTCGCCGTTTCGTGTCGCTTCGACGACTCTTACCGCAGCGCGTAAGTCGCGCAGGACGTACTCTTTGCGGATTTCGGGGTGGGGGCGGAAGAAGGAGGCGGGATGCCACGTAATGATTGCCGGGATGACCAGACTCGGCGTGATGAAGGCGCGAAACACATCGCCGTGCGCCTTATCCAGAGTCCCGTACTTCTTCCGGCCTACCAAACAGTGTGCGGCAATCGCGCCAAGACACACGATGACTTTCGGTTTGATCGTTTTGAGTTCGCGCATCAGGAACCCGCTGCACGCGCCTATCTCGCCCGCCAGCGGAGTTCGGTTGTCTGTTGGTCGGCAGCGACAGACATTCGTGATGTACACATCGCTTCGAGTTATCTTTGCCTTTCGCAGGAACTCGTCGAGCAGATAACCGGCCTTGCCGACGAACGGTTTTCCTTGTTCCACTTCGTGTTCGCCCGGCGCTTCTCCCACCAGCACTATTTCTGCGGAAGTGTTTCCGTCACCAGGCACTTTCCTCAGAACTTCGCGGTGGAGCGAGCACCGTTGGCAGGCTTGCAATTCGGTATCAAACATGATTCAGTTCGTTAACGGATCGGTAACAATCCGCGATAAGACCGTGGGTAGTATTTCATCCAGTTGATCGCGGTCGAATGCCACTTCGTGACCAACACAAGGTTCTGGTTCTCGCCGGAGAATAGGCCAGAACGACGCCTGCCGCTGTAATCCGCTCTCGATATACATTACGAGCGCGTCGAACTCCTTTTGCGGCGCGTCGGGGTCTGTACACTCTACCGTGTCCTCAAACACGAAGACCAGCAGCAGTACGCCTTTTTCGCGGCAGAAAGTCCGCAATTGCTCTACGAATTTGTCCTTCGGAAGCATCGGCGGAAACGCCATCATATAAGGACTCTCATTGAAGGCGTAGAATTGTGCTGGGGCGCTGCCTTCCTGCATAAACGTATCGAGCAGGGTCTTTTTTACGGCCTCTGCGCAGCGTTTCATAAGGTTCACGGACATCGATTTCTCCCGGCGAAACCTCACTTAGTATAATCGCAGGGCGTCAAATGTCAAGGGCTACCAACGCAGCCCGATGATATGAAAGCCGCAAATCACGCCTCTTTCCTCCATCTCGTAGCCTACGAACGGCCCCATCTCTATACCAAGCAGTGTAGGAAACTCTCGATCCAGTGCTACAAATAGTGCTGTCCTGTTCTCGGAGTACGCCAAGCCCGGCGCTAAAGAAAATTTTCCGATTTCTGGAATTTCTACGCGAAAAAACTCGAAAGAGGCTGTTGCCAGCGCGTCTTGTCGGTGCGTGTACAGCGCCCCGGCGTGCGCTTCCGGAACAACAAGAGAGGCTCCTTCGTCGGAGCCTCTCTCTGTTGCAGGCTCATCCGCGACCCATCCGGGCGACAGACGCAAGGCAGTCGGAGGCGCGGCATCCTTGCTTGTCTTCTCCCGATGTTCTTGAATGACCCGTTGTTCCTTTGGCGTAAGCAGATGTACTTTGCGATTGCCGATGCAGCCGCTAAGGAGCAGGGGCAGCAGGGGCAGCAGGAGCATCGCCACCGGCGGGAGCCGCAGGCTCAGCGGGCGCACTGGGCGTCGTATCCGCTGTAGAGTGTGTAGCTTCATCATCGGGGGTTCCGTTGTTGTGTGAAACGTCCACCAAGGCCGCTGCGGCGGGCCAGAAGCGACGCAGAAGGGCCTTAATGACCTGATCCACCACCGCTATCAATCCGACCGTTGTAGCCCACGACAGAGCCTCTGAGAAGGGAATCTTCTGCCAAGCGGCTACCAGACCCACCACGGCTCCGATAGGCAGCTTCGTGATAAGGGTCTTCCACTCGAACTTTTCGAGAGGCGTATTCTTGACGTAGCCGATCAAAACGAGGATTACGCCAGACATTACGCCCTGCAACAGACTGAGAAGGAGTTGTTGAGTTTCCGGACTCATGGTCGTGGACCTCCTAGTATTGCGGTTGTTTCCAGACCGGGCGCGGCCAGCAGAAGCGGGTCTTGCCCGTAGTTAATCTTGAGCGTGTCTGCCGTCTCTTTGACGATCAAGCCTGTCGGCAGCGTGCCGTTGTTGATTTGCTGGAGCATTATGTAAGAGAAAGCGCCCCGGTAAACGCCGCCCATCTTTGTCTCGGCGGCGGTTTGGTTGTCTTGGCACGCGGCGATGCTGATGACGTTCTTGCGTTCCTGCCGAAGGGTTGTGCCGAGGCGGTGAATCGGGAGCGTTTTGCCTTCCGCACGCACTTGGATGTCGAACGGCGGGGCCAAGAAACGAGACAGGCGTTCCGGTTCTTCTGCGGGCTGACCCGCCGGGTCGTTGCGCGTTAAAGTTCCGGAATGGCAGCAGTCGAAGATCATCCAGGCGAACGCTTCGGGATGCAGCTTCTCCAAGCACTCGGCGATTTCGTCGTCCAGAAGGGCGTAATCCCACGACATGTCAACCGGGCAGATACACTCGTCAAGACGGTCTTCCAGTTCGTCTCCGTCGCGGTCGCGCAGACGAGAGCCGTGCCCAGAGTAAACGAACGCGATCTCGTCGCCCTTCTTAGTGCCCTCGCACAACCAACGCAAGCGAGTAAGGATGTTTTCCTTCGTTGCCCGCTCGTTGAGCAGCACCCTTGTGTCGTAGTCGAACTTTTTGGTCAGCGTAGACCACCACTCTTTTGAGTCGTTGACACACCCCCGGAGGGCGTTCCCTCCAGGATAGGCGTCAATCCCAACTACAAGCGCCTTTCGCGTTCCTGCAAACCGAAAATCAGGAGGAGCGTCTTTTGCGGACTCGGGCGATTTGGCGCGGTTGGTTCCAAACAGTCTGGCGAACAATCCCATTGATCATGATCCTCCACAAACAGTAATGCGGCGGACATCGCCGCGATCTGCCGACATTATAGCACAAAACAGCCCAGAAGTGTTGTGCTAGTTTAGTCCTGTGATGCGCTCTATGTGAGTAAGCGGATCATCGTAACCATCGCAAAACACCACTAGAGGATAGGGCACGGTAATATCAGAGTTAAGATCGCCCGTTTTCTGTAATCCTATTGTGATTCGGCGGTCGGAGAGTATGGTGTCGTTGCCCGCCGTAATCGGAGCTTCAAACGTGTATGTACGGATAGTTTCTCGGTTGTACGTATTATCGAGTTCTTCCCGGATGGCGTGATTCAAGAAAGCGCGGCCAAAACTTCCTTGCGGAACGATTGTCCACGCGCTTCTGAAAATGTTGGACCACAGAACCAGACTTGATCTCGCCGACAACATCGAGCGGAATCGCCCCACTGTATGAAAGAAGTCTGAGTTCAGACCAACCACTATCCGCCAAAACGGAGGAATAACAGGGTTTAGGTTGACGGGTACAAGTTTTGACCGCGACGCTCCTAGCGAAAACGCAAAGTCGGACCACGCAAGATAAGGGTACGGCGTTCCGGGAGGCGGCGTGAGAGCAACGCACGCGCACATCGTGTCCGGCGGGCCTTCTGGAAACGTAGACCAATTGCCGAAAGTGGCCTCGTCTATAAGAGAAGGCACGGTTGAACTGGACCAATCGGGATCGCCCGAGTACATGACCTTGGTCCCTACTTGGTAGAAGGGGCGGATGACGTAGGTGGTTCCTCCATCAATCCGCTTTACGTAAACGCAACCTACGCGCCTGCGGTATGTGTATGTGCCGGGCGGAAGGAACGCATCGCCGTTAGCCTTCTTAAGATAGCCGTACAGCGTAGATGTTTCTTGACCCGGAAGCAAGCTGCCGTCGGCCAACAGATAAATCCAGTACCATCCCGTGGGCGACGACGGGCAATCCTGTCTACCATTAACGCCGATCACGCTCGGATTTATGGTCACAACGTTTGTCGCGTTGAAGATCACACTTCCCGTTCCGTCAACGCAGACCGTGCCCGGCATGATTCGGATCAAGTTGTCGCTCGACTCGCCGAACATCGTAACATTGGCCACGGCTCTCTGGATTGCTGTAGCCGTAGAAACGGTGTTGATGGTTTTGTACAGCGGGTCAGAAACCTTGTTGATGCCCTGCGGATATACGCCTCTCACGAAAACGGCGTCATCAACACTGAAGTTGATTGTTTCCGCGCCGGTAGAACGGGCTATGACCGCTCCGAAGACCTGCCCTTCGCCGCCGTCCGTCAAGCTATCACGAATTTCTTTGGTGACGCTCATCAGCTTCCAGTCGCCGGAAGCGTCTTCCAACCAACGACCGTCGCTCCACGGAGGCGAGTAAGCAACATCGTTGCCGCCCGAGTCGTGGTCCTGCAGCATCAGATGAACTTTGCCTTGATCAGCGACGTTTGTAACCTTCACCCACGCGGAGAACGAGGCGTACTCTGTCTGAACTTCTTTCCACTGAGGATCACCCAACACCGTCTTAAGACCGCCTTGTTGCCCTGCGCCGCCGGTAGTCACGGCAACGTCGGCTACTGTCCCGCTGCTGTATCTGGCTGCTCCGCCGCCGCTGTTCTGTGTGACTATTACGCCAGTAGCGGTGCCAGGATAGATAAGCCAATCCACAGGCAGTCCCAACGCCCACGCCTCTACGCCGCCGTTGTTTATGAGCGACTCCGGATAAACTTCCCGGATTCTGGCTCCGTAGGCCCGTTCTAGTTTTTGCCAGCTTGCTTTATCCATCGTTTTTTCCTAAACCTGAACGACGCCTGCGCGAGACGACAGGCTGTCAACTCCCACAATGTCATTCGCCGCGTTAGGTACCAAGCGTATCACAAGGAAGCAGGTCTTTCCACCTTCGTATGTTCCTGTCAACAGGCTGCGATCCAGCGTAACCTCGGTTCTCGTCGGAGAGGTCTGAGGCGCTGTTGCCAGCGTCTGTTTGACGCCGGACGTGTCCCACACTTCCTTGATAGACCACGTTGGAGTGCCGTTGAACGCCCGAGCATAGAAACGGAAGGCCGACCCCGGAGGGGCGGTAGCGGAACTCTTGAACGTCGAGAAGTTGGCGGGAAGATCGAAAGAAACGAGCATCTCTACTGGATCGGTGTTCAGGAACTCTACGGCGAGGTAATTGGCAACGTCGGTCTCGTCGAAATGGTTGTAGCGAGAGAAGGACGCGCCGGGATTGCCTCGGACTTCTACGCGCCCGACAACGTCGGTGTCCTCGATCTCCGTGATTGTGCTGGTGGCCTGCTTCATCGAGACGTAGGCTTGGTATGTTCCCGAAGTTGTCTCTTGCCCGTCGATGATGACTTGAGCACTTCCTTCGTTGATTTTGGTCTGGAGTTGCGCAGAGGTGTTGATCGTCCGGGACGACATCTTATCGGTGATATCCGTATCACTTCCGGCGGGGAAAGTAATGGATGTTCCCCAGTCGTCTATCGTGAACGGACTCGTCGACAGATTTCTAATGACGTTACCCATTAGAGGATGACCGGTCTCCCGATGTTAACCTCAAGGTCTTGTTGAGTGGCCGCGAAGCCCACTCTCTGGAGCCAGACTGTTCCCGGCGGCCAGAAAGGCGCACCCCACAACAGCGCGGAGAACAGAGCGTCGGTGTAGTAAATCGGCGGGGGCGGAGGCGGCCCCGGAAGATAGACGGCGTTTACGGAAGAAAACTGAAAGATCATGCCTGGAACAGGGCAGAGGCCGGGGTAAGGCGGCGGGAGTATTCCTGCGGCGTAAACAGCCTCGCCGGGATTCATAGGCGCTGGGCCGCCCGGTCCCGGAAATTTGTAGTAAAGGTCGCCCGCCCAGTTGGGGTTGGTGATCAGACCCTCGAATTGAACTCGCGTCGGGTTGGGAACGGAGGGGCCTAGGATCGTATCCAGAGCGAAACCAGCTACGGTACCAACTTGTCCGGCAATTCCTATGTCCGCCTGTACAACTCCGACACCTGACTGCGACACCAGATCATAAGCAAAGACAGGAGCGGCAGTTGCCAAGCTTACGTAGTCTACGCCCGACTGCGTCGTCGGCATCGCCGGATCGTAAGGAACGTAGGTAGGCCCGTCGTGAAAGCGTCCGGCGACGCAAATACCCTCGTCAACAAGGAACGTCACTAAAGGACCGCCCGGCGGTTGAATCACGGCGATACCGCAGATAACAGGCTGTGTGGGATCAGGGGCGGCAGGCGATCCGATTCCTAACAGATAGTCTTCATCGATGAAAGCCCACGCCACAAGCTTTTCCCATGTTCCGCTGCCGCTGTGGGGCTGCCCGTAGGTTTTGTGCCACGCGCCCAAGCTGTCGTACCACCACACGAACGGTTGAACCACGCCGCCGGAGGTAGTATAGACGTAAGCCGAAAACGTTAGCGGCTTACCCACGAACTCCGAAGGATTGCGAACGCCCTGCCAAATACCGAGATCGACATTTGGTACCGCCGACGGCGAGCCGACGACATTTACTTGCGCAGCCACTACGCCAGACCGCGCCGTTCCAGAGCTTTGAACCTGTACCAAGTTGACGGTAGGCCCTGCTTCCGTATTCGTATCCAGAACAAACCAGTAGTCTGCGCAAGACGGGTTATTGGCGTGCGGCGTCAAAAGCGGTGGGAACGGGCCGGGTCCGGCAAGCCACGTCTCGTATCCGCCGTTAAAAACCAGCGTTTGCGGAAAGAAATCCGCCGACATCATCTGGTTCTGGTGAAGTTTGCTTCTGTCAAGAGCCATCTATCATACTCCCAAGTAGTGCGCCTTGAGGTTGATCAAACAGCCAGTTCCGACGAGAGACGTGTAGATAGTTACGTTCTCGATGTACCAAGACAGGTAGAAGGTCTTGTCTGAGTTTAGCTCCATGCAGAACGGAACGCTGTCGCTGCCGTAAAAAGTCGGATGTAGCGTATCCGGCTGACCTAATCTTCCTATAGTCAGTAATCTACGCGACGAGCTTGTTGGAGGCGGGGGAACGGCGTGACCCCCCAAATCTGCGGTATCCGTGGCAAGCTGAACCAAAGACGCAAAAAAGAAATAGCTAGAAGGGCCTTGAATCCCGGTCCTCTGCGAAACAGTAAGCATCAAAGAGGCTGCGCTGCCGATATCCGAAGGCATGACGCAAGAACAATCGACATACGCGCCGCTAATGGTGGAAACCTTAACTTCGTCGTAAATCAACGCCCCGCCAGATAAGTAGCGGCAGATTGTCGCTATCCTATCGTAGAAACGAATCTCGCCGTCAGTCTGCGTCATAGCTACCACACTTACCTGCGTGATTCTGACGGCGCTGATGCAGCGGTGTACCGTAAACCCGCTGACAGACGGAAACGCGGGGTTGTTAGACGGCAGCGTGTCGCTCGCCCACAAACCGTAATCGCCGGATGTAGGATTGTGAACGAGATAGATGTAAAGCCAGAAATCGTCAGGAGAGTACGTTGCTCTAAGTCCGGCCAGCGATTTGCCTGCCTCCACTCCGCCGGAGGTAGGAACAAGTGGGTTGAAGTTTGTACTAAGATCAAGCTGCAACTCTTGGTTGCCAGTATTCATAACCACATCAAAGCTATCAGACGGGACAACGCAAAACTTTCCAAGAGTCAGCCGTTGTTTATTCCAGTCTGCTCCTGAGATAACCGTGCTTAAATTGACATTAGGTGTTACGAGAAGAGGAACGATTGACATGTCGGGGAAAGAAATATTTACTTCCCCTCCCCCAACAGCGGTTACATACCCTTCTGGGAAGTTTATTTTGGTCGTAGGAACGACCACAACATTGACGCTGTCCGTGACAGTCAGTTCAGAAGGGGTGTAAGAGATTATGGCGGTGTTACCGCTACCCGCTGTGACAACTAGCGGGGCGGAAAACACAAGAACTTGCGTCGGATTAACGACCACGGTAGGAGATGTTACAGCATCCTGCGTTGCAACAGTTATGATATCCGGGGGCGCGGGGATATCGATTATTGCTTCGTTCGCAGCGCCCAGCGTCACGGTAGCATAACCCCCTGCCACCGTAATCTTGTTCGTCCTTAAGATGATAGGCGAAGGTGGAGTTCCGTCCTGCTGAACAGTCAAGTAATCAGGGACTTCAAACTCCGGGACTTGCGTTTCCTTCAAGCGATGCTCGCGGTCGAAGCGAACGGCGTAGTCGTCTATCTCGTAATCGACAGTCACGTCGGCGGTTGACGTTGCGTTGAAAGTAAAATCATAGTCGCCGGTGGTGTAGTCTATCGTATTCGTTCCGCCAGGATTGACGTTTCCTTGAAGAACGCCGCTGCCGTTATCGGTTACGACACGAACACCGTCCGTGAACCGAACAGAATTGGCGATGACGGGCTTAAAGCGCAGCGTGCCGCTATAACTGGTTGATCCGGAACTTCCTACCGGTTCATTAATCACATCTGACATAGCGTCGTTCTCCTACACCTTCAGCGTGTAAACATCGGGTACCCCATCCGCCGTCTTGACGTAAATGGCGGCGGGATTAACGGACGTGTCGATCCAGACCCATCCGATGGGGTAGCCATCCGGCGGTTGCGTTGCACCGCGACTTCCTATCAACATCGCCATCGTAGCCAGCGGATTCTGGAATCTCGGAAGGTAAGAGCCGTCCCAATCAATCGGAGCGGCCAAGTTTCCAGCCCAGAAGAAGGCGTTGGATTGGTTCGTCGAAACGTCGGAGAGCCGCGCAAGTTCGTTGACGCCGCCGCTCCTGCCTCCGTTCGGAACGAACAGAAGGAATTGATCCCACAATTCGGGCGTGAAGTTCAACTGAATCGTGTGGCGGTCGAGAATGGCATAATCGCGGTAGTCAGACGCGGCTATGGCCTCGTCGTCGCCGACCGTCGGCGGTATCGTGTCTCGGCCCCACATCAACATCTTCCCGTTGCGGAAGACCAGCAGGCTTCCATCCGAATCGAAGTAGGCTCCGGTAGGTCCGGTATCAGGCAGTTGAATGACCTTTTGCGCGTCAACGTCCTTCAAGAACCATTCGGGGGCTATGTCGAGCTTGTAGTAAACGGCGGGCGTGCGCGAAACGCCTAAGTCGTCTCTGACACCGACACGTATGAACGACTGAACTTCTCCCGGCGACCGTGGCGTCGTGAAGATGATCTGCCCCGGCAACTCGGTGTAGTCCTCAATCGGCCTTTGGAGAATGCCGCCCGAGTAAACCAGAACCGAGCGGTAGTCCGGAGTGAACGAAAACTGCGTGATTGTGAACGCAACGCAGTGTTCTGTGCCGCCTCCGAAGCCGTAATCGTAATCTTGCGCCGTGTCTGTCGGATCGGCATCGATATCCTGCCGCGCCGGGATGACCGTCTCGCTTGCTACCGAGTAGACGACGAACAGGACGCGCTCGCCTACGTGCAGGGGGGCTAGGAACTCAACGGAGTTCACGGTCAGTTCGATATAATCGACGCCTTCGAGTTGAAGCTGACCATTCCTGTAAACGAACAGGGAGTGGTTGCCCATCACGTAGGCGTATTGATCGCCCTGAACGATGATTTGGAGCAACAGCGCATCTCCGTCCACGGGGATGCTTGCCGGGCAGAACGTGATGCTGCTGATAGTTGTTTCTTCGTAGTCGGTTCCGGGCGTGGCGCACCCGCCCACAGGACCGCCCGTTTGAAGCACGCCGTTGACGTAAACGCGAAGGTGCGCAAGGTCTTGGATGTACTCATACGAAGCCGGTGGAGGAGTAGGGTTGGCGCAGGTTGGAACGACGCCGCCAATATGAATGAGCGAGTTGTATGTTATGTAGCAGTCAACCAAGTCCGACGAGTTTCCGAGGGGAACGATTGTTTGGCCTTCGGTATTGATCGTTTGAAGGTCATAAATGACCGGCTCGCCGGGGAAGTCTCCACCGTCGCCGCCCGTTCCGCCGCCCTTGTTAAGGAACTCGCGCACATCCGTTATGTCGGCTTCTTCCACGATAACAGGATCAATACCGCCTTGTTCCGTTACCTTGACTATGGCGATAGCCAACATACTTACCGGAATGTCGGGGGCATTGAGGCGGGGCGTCCCCGTCCCGAAGGCCACGGGTGTGCCTGGAATCACGGCGATTGTCTCGGTATCCGTGGCCGCCACAAGGTCGTAGCGTTCCAACCCAAGACCTACGGGGCTGAACGAACTGCTTCCGGAAGGAACTATCGTGTCGGACACGATATCGAGAACGCGCTTGCCGTTGCTGGAAACGTAGCGTCCCGACTTGACGGTGATTTTGTTGTTGGGATCGGGGAACGACGGGATGGGCTTGAGCATCAACAGGTGATGACGTTCAACAACGTCTTTCAACGTTCCGTCGTCGTTCAGGGACACGCTCAACCGGGCGTCCAGAGACTCCGAGAAGTCGTAGTCGGCTACGATGTTCTGCCCCGGTACGGTAGGCAGCGTAAACGTAAAGGAGTAGTAGCCCGTGTTGTAATCAATCGTTCCAAGCCCGATACCGCCGGTCAAGCCGCCGGTGCCGTTGTCGGTAATGACCTGAGACCCGTCTTCCGGTTGTATGACGACGCTGAAGGGAACGATCACCAGATTCTTTAAGTAGCCGGAATAGCTCGATCCCCCTGCGGGGGCCATGTACTCTCGAACCACCTCGGCGACCGCGCCGTTCGTCATATAAGAAAAATCTGCGGTCACAGCGCCCGTAGCCACGGTAAACGTAACGTCGTAGGCTCCGGTGTCATAATTGATCGTGCCGTAACCGTCTCCGAGCATCAGGCCACCACCATTATCAGCAAGCTGCTGCGGCGTCGTAGGGTCGTCGAAGATGACAGAACCCGGCACAATGTTCGTCTTACTCAGCGTTCCGGTATAGTTCGTTGCCCCAATGCCTATCGGCTCGCCGGTTACGGCGGCGAGGCCGCCGCCTCTTGCGGCAATGATTTCCTCCCACAAAGCAACCAGACCGCGCTGGAAGTTGAAGGGGTTGCCGTCGTGGTACAGGGGGCGAAGGTCCAGAATCTGGCTCTCGTAGATGATTGTTGCCTGGCGAGCAATCTCGGCCAGCTTGAAGATGTAGTGGTAGTTCCCGTCCGAGTCGGTGTAGTCAGCCGGTTCGAGATAGGTATCGATGTCTTGAACGACGTTGATTACCTGTCTAAGCTGGCTGCGTAGCTGCCCGATAGTAGCCACCGACAGACGATGAATAAGGTTAGGGTCTTCGTAGCGGTCGATTTCGTCGAAAAAGACGTTAAGATAAACGCCGTCCCGCCGCGTTCCGGGGCCGGAGTAGTCGAGATTGATCCGGTAGTAGGTTCCGGCGATCATTCCCAGCGACGTTCCGTTGACTGTTATTGTCGTTGCGGTGTTGGCTGTTATCGTATAAGGCCCGGACGGGTTGGCCACGTCGGGAACGATGGTTCTGTTCACCAGCGACCCCGCCTCGTAGTTGGCAGACGAGTCCGTGATGGTTGTATCTCCGCCGCCCTCGCTGACCGCCGTGATCTGCGGGAAGATAGAAAGCTGGTCTTGCGTTGCTCCAAGATTGTTGTAGTTCACGTCTTGGAACAAGACGCAGCCTATTCCTTTGAGGAAGAATCGCCCCGCGACATCGCCCTCCGACTCCGCGCCGGGTGTGCCTGTTCCGCCTTTGATAGTGAAGTCGTTGGCGGTTGGGATAGCCTCGATCTTGAAGCCGTTATTAGGAGACCCGTCGCCGAGAATCTGGGCAGCGCGGCGAAGTTGATAGAGGAAGGCTGAGTACGACTCGTTTATGTCGGCGTCCACCATCGCAATGCCTTGCTGGGCAAGCGGGTGGATATAGCGGTTCCTCTCGTTGAACATGAACCGCGAGTATTTTCCGGTGTAAGCTCCCATCTTCAAGGCTCCTTCGCCAAGTGTAACACGCCCCTCATCGAGTTACAAGGGGCGGTTCTGTTAAAGCTCTCCTGGAGGTCTGTCGCACTCCAGACATGTTTGTGCGAGCCAATTCCACTGTATGACTACCGGCGCGGTGTCATGGAAATCCGCCCACGACGCCAGCAGCGTCTTGTACAGCCAATCGGTATAGCCCGGAAACTGCACGTAACCAGTATCTACTAGCGCTGGTCCTAGCGGGGGATTGGCAGGGTTGTCTGTCAACAAATTGCTCGGGTAGACTACGACGCGCATAGTACACGGCTTGGTTAGATCGGGGCTGGCGTTATAGACGTGCGTCTCCAAACGATAGACACCATCCGCAGGATCAAGAGGATTGCCTGTGTAAGACAGCACGCCTAGCGGTTGTGCGCAGCTAATCAGCCCGGGGCCGCTATCGTCCCACACGCTAACGTACACTTGCGCCGTGTTGGGGAGCATTAATGTCTGATCGGTAGCCACCTTTACGCCAAGCCAAAGCTGCCCACACTTCGAGTCCCATGCCACCGAGTAAGCTTGGCTATCGAGGTAAACCGGGTCCGTCGCCGGGATGCCCGGAGGGCACGTCAAGCCTTGATCAGGTATCCACGAAAGGTTGTGGGACTTGAAGCTTAAACCTGCGCCGTGTATTCCCGGATCGAGCAGTCTAAATTGATGTTTTATGATGTAGTTGAAACCGTGGCGCGGGAAGAGGGCGGGATCGGTGTGCGGCAATAATGACGGATTCTGGAAGAGGTAAGCGCTGAGCCGCTCTCCACCGGGGGCGGCCCCCACAGTAACTTTCATGCCCTCGTTAGGAACATAGATGAGCGGAGCGGCGGGGGGCAGCGCGAGCAGTCCCCACTCGTCCGCGAAGTAAGGAGGCTCAATTCCGTCGTAGTTGCCAAACTGAATAAACCACTCATCGCAAGTATTGAACCCGACTTCCTCACCCCAGTAACAACGCGGGACGCAGCCTACCTCGATGCTGAAAGTGTCATGACAACCGCGAAACGTCTCCAAACATCTTAACACCAGGAGGGTCTGGGGCTTGACGCACGCCGGAGCGTAGCGGCGGTAGCTGGCGCACAGCCTCGCTAACTGCTCCTGTGTCAATCCCTTGTAAGCCATTGCAACAATGCTCCTAGATGATATCTTGTTTTATGTAGTAACAGCCAAAGTAATTAGGCCCGCCGCCCCACGCATTTGAACTGATGTAGATGTTGTCGACCCAGTCCGTGTAACCGAGGAACGACAAGACGCCTGTGTCTATCTGAGCCGAGTCCGACTCTCTTGTTGCTACGACCCTAAGACGTGCTGGGGTTAGAAGATCGACAGACGCCTGCCAGCAATAGACTTCCAAAACATAGAAGTCATTTTGCAGAAAGATGCCGTCGTGCCAATCAAAAGAGTTGGGGTAAAGCTGAGCATGAAGATAGTTCTGGGGTTGATGCTCCAGTCTGTACCACGTATTGACTGCGCCGTCTCCGCCGGATACACCGTCAACAACCAGAGCCATCTTGCGCTGCCAATAACCCGGCGTCCAAGAGAGATTTTCCCGGTCGTCGCCGTAAATCGTTATGTCTACTCCGATATTCCAGCACATAGAGTAAGGATTAGGAAACAACGACGGGTCTCTAGCCGCGCCTACAGGCGGATAACTCAATTGTCTGCCTGATTCCCAAGCAAGAGGAACCGTAGGAGGAGGTTGGACTGCGCCAGCGGTATCGATCAAATTTCCTATGCTGATTTTGTTGTCTTGATAGCGGTTACTTCCTGACGGATTGTTTCTCGGTCCTATCCAAAAACGAAAAGTCCACTTCCAAGAATAACCGTGACGGATAGGACCTCTGTTCGGAGGCGGATTTCCTACTGCCGGGAAGGGAGTAAGAAACCGGGGGGACTGAAGCAGCCAGCTAAACCAGTATGAGTTGGAGCCCGGGCGAAGTTCAAGATACTGATTACCTCCGCCGTCATTAACTAAGAAGCCCAGATTGGGATTAGACCACCGCCACCAATCATAATGCACCTCGCCGGGCACGTTGGCGGGAGGGCCGTCGTTTATAGGTCCGATTGAGGTGTAATCACTGAAATCTTTTAGCCACGGCGTCGGCGGAACAGCTACAAAACAACGCGGTATAAAGGGTTCGGGAGGCGCTAAGAAAACATCCATTCTAGCCGTGTCCAAAGGACGCGCCGTTTCTACGCACCTCTGAAAAGGCAACGTCATCGGACGAACACACGCTGGAGTGTAACGGCGGTAGCTCTTGCACAGCCGAGCCAGACTCTCTCGCGTTAATCCTCTGTAGCTCACGGGGTGTCTTTAGGGCACGGCCCTACTCCGGGGGCAAACTCGCAAACAAAGCACTCCTTGGACACGTCGATATTGTATTTGGAGCAATGAAAAGTAGGGACAGTCTTGATTTGTCCTCCGCAGCACTCTACGGTCGTTTCTCCGACAGCGCTTACTGACCGAAATGAACAGAGAGCCTTAATCCTCCCCTCGCGGCCCCGCCGCACCCATTCAAGATACAACTTTTGCTTGAACAGAGGGTCAGACTGGCACTGATCACAGGTTTCCTTATTAACGAACCGTTGGTATTTAAGACAGACAAGGAGACTCATGTCCTGAACTCCAAGTCAACGTAGTAGTGAATCGTCGTCTGGTCGTCTTTCCAAATGCGGTCGTGGCGAATGACGTTGTACATCATTCCGGTGTTAGGATCAGGAGCATCTACGCCGCCAAACAGCGCGTGCTCCCGGAGGTACATATCGTTGACTTCTGACTGCGTCATTTCGAGGACTGTGTGTATCTCTACGTAATTGGTAGGACCAGAGTCGTATGCCGGAAGGCCGTGATCTCCGAGCACGAATACGTCCGTCTCATCCAGTTGCGCGGAAAGGCTGCCGTCAAAGTCAATCCTTCCTGTTGCGAAATCGTAAGCATCGATGTCAATCTCTGCGCCTGCGTGTGTGCCGGAAACAACTGTGAACTGGTAGCCCTGGAACCAGTTGTCAGGCTCATAACGCCCGACTAAGTTGCCGCCTTCGTACCGGTAGGGGTCTAGTACGTAAGTAACGCCCTCATTAGGGTCCGACGGGTCCGCCAAGAAACGGAACGAGCCGTATCCATAACGGACGTAGTAGATGCTCGATATAGGTGTTCCTATTGCTGTGCGAAAGACTTCGTCGGCCAACGTCGTGTCTATCACCGACGCTTGTGGAGTGCCGCCGGTGTCCCATCCGGCATCGCCGCGTCCAAAAGCGTGATACAACAACCCGCGATAAAGCGGGACGGGGCAGGGATCGGCAGTTTCGGCTCCGATAGCCCAAGAAGCAAGAAGGAGAGCGCCGTTCCACATCAGATTGTTGCGCTTTGGAGGAAGGTGCGTCACCTCGACTCCGTTGGGCGTATTTCGGATAACCACGGCTCGAAAAACACCCTTGATCATCTGCGGGGCTGTTATCCGTTGAGGAACAATCGGTTTTATCTTTGCCATTTTAGCCTTCTTTACGGTCCCACAACTACGACCGGAATGAACTGAGAGTGCCAACCGGAATAACACGTGTGGTCGGAGACTTTTCTCACACGCACGCGGACAAAGAACGGCACAAGCGGCATAGGACTGATTGTGTGTGCGAAACCCAGAGGATCGTAAGTCAACCAGGCCGTAACATTTCCGTCGCCAAGCCAATCGAACTGGTACTCGTAGTCCTCATAGCCGCACGGCTTTTCCTCGTCGCCAACCTCCGTGACGCACGGATTGCAATGAGGCAGAACAGGGAAGGCTCTGAACTCAACACCATCCTCGATATGCGGTAGTGTCAGCCAAACAGGAGCGCTGCATCCGCACGGCTCAGGCACAACACACGTCAATTGCGGCGCGGGTTCGCAAGGCAGCGGGAAGAACATGCCGAGTTTGTCGCACGTATAGAATGTCAAAGACCAATCTATCTCGGACATGTTGATTGCTTGAATGGCTGCCGGACGGCCCCACGTAGAAAGAACACGCACTTTCCAGTAGCGGTGAGGGTCAACTTCCCGTTCAATGCGATAAATCTGCCACGGAAGCTTGGCGGGGGATGGTTTAGCGGCGTATCCATCCATCAAATAACGTCCGTTCGCCAGAGTAAGGTTTGTGACAAGCCCGTTGATAGCGTCTATGTCAACGTAGGTGGCATAAGACCCTACCGCCGTCACTTCTACGCGGTTAACCGCAGAGCCAATGGGAAACCGCGAGGCGCACGCGGGTTCAAACACCACGAGGGCATCTATCACGTCGACCGCCTGAAACACTTCCTTGATGTTGCCGCTTACGACGCTGAACCAATCGCCTTGCGTGAAGCCAAGGTTGATCATCGAAGTTGCGCCGGGAAGCAACGGAACGCTGAGCGATCCGGCAGTAGCCTCGTTGTCGACTTGTGAGAGATTGGGAGGAGGGTCTGTAAGCGTTACAGGCCCGCGCTTTAGCCTGGTGGTTTGGGTCGCAGCGTCAAGCGTAAAATCAGCCACGAAGCGGTCGGGAGTGCCGTAGGTAAACTCTTCTACGAAGAAGTAGTTTATGCCGTCATCGGAGTGGGCTATCTCGAATCTGTACAAGCCAAAGTCGGCTTTGACTCTTACGTAACGGACGGCCTTCGCGTCGTCCAAGGCAAAGACCCACTCCTGCGGAAGGTCTTGCGGCGACGACTGATTAGCTATCCACGACCCATTCTCCATCAGATTAGACGCGCTTGATGCTGCGGTAGGCGAGAGAGCGTCGCCGAGCGCGGCACCGGCGTATGTCTTCAGAACATCGAAGTACGTTTCGTCGTAGATGTGGCCGACGGGATCGCCGGGAAGTCCGATGCGTGTAAGAGCGCGACCCTCAGACATAGCCACTAGACCCCACGGTTCGATCACATCGCCCGAAGACCAGTACTCCGTGTAGTCTTCGACGATTCTGGCAATGTCGTCGCCCTCTTGCAGGGCGATTGACGGCGCGGAGCCGAGTTGAACATAGTAGTTGTCAACGCCATCGATGACATCTACTCCTATGGCTATTACGTCCAGAATCTCGCGCTCGCCTCGGTAGTTCTCCAGCAGCACGTTGATACCAGCTTCAAAACCCTGCGTATCAATGACGTAAACCTTGTCTATGCTCACGCCAAGCGACGTTACCGTAGAAAAGCCTAGATGCGTGGTCCACGGAACCATATTCGTCCAGAGGATGTTGTGGACGAATTCGTAGGCTTCCGGCGTGATGCCCGTGGCGAAGTAGCCCACAAGCTCCATTCCCGGCAGCGTACCCTTGCGCCGGTAGAGGGGTACCGCCGTCCTAATCTGCTCTCGTTGCTGATCAACTGAGAGCGTCGTATCTACTTCAATTCCTACCAATGCGCCGAGTTGCGGCAGGAAGCTCGAATCTATGGTGTCCACGTCCACCATGTTCGGCAGATACGCCGTCAGTCCACGAATCTCATCAAACATCGGCCCGACAATCTTAAGGAATCGTTCCAGCGATCCCCTAGTTATCGTGCCATTCTCGTCCAGCTTGATGATTTCCCCGTAGTACGGGGACGTAGTATCCGTGACTTGCTGCTCTTTCAGCGCACGCAAAACAGGGACAGTAAGAAGCGGGTATTGTGGCATGTTATGACGGCTGTCCTGTGTTGTTGGTGTTGCCTTGTCCGTCCTGGATGCGGTACAGGGCGTCCAGCCATGCGTAGAACATCTTCTGGGCGAAGTAGCCCGTCTCTACCGCCATCATCTTGGCTGTTCCGGCAAGCTCCCAGTAACAGTCGAGAGGAAGCTCTGTGCCGGGCGCTCTGTAAAACAGCGCGTAGTAGTAAACCACCAGCGGCTCAACCGTTATGGCCGACGTATTGATGACTGCCGAGTCGCCGGACACCATTGGCGCTCCGGCATTCGTGATCGTGAACGAGACGGGGCCGACGAAAGGAACGCCGACCGTGCCGACGCCAGACCGTCCTTGCGCCGCGCCGGTGACGTAGAAGGCCGTTGGACTGGTAAAGATGACGCTCCAAGCGTCGGGGGCGTAGGCGGCGTCAACCGTTACCGTCGAAAAGACAGCGTCTCCGCTCCAAGTGCCAAGTACCGGCGTAGGCTGCTCAATGTCGTTGGTGCGCGTCAAGTCAGCCAGATAGCCGGGGTCGAAGGCCACGTCCGACTCGAAGATGGTAAGCCCGTCTTTTGCCGTCTCGGGGAAGGACGTTTCTCTCCGAACAATCCTTATGCGGTCAACAGCCGGAGTAAACGAGTAGTTCCACGTCAGGACAATCTGTGGCCCTTCGTAAGCCCTTCGGGCTATAAGCGGCTGTGTGATTAAGATGATCTCAGACATGGCTAGTCAACGCACCTTCTGGTTGTCACAACCTGTTCGGGGCCTTGCTCGAACGTCAGGGAGAGCGAGCCGAGCGCGAGCAGACAGCTTTCCAGCGGCGTAACGGCTCCGAGCCTATCCGTAGTACGGAAGCGGGCCTTGTCGCCCGCCAACATAGGATCAGGCCCCGGATTAGTGATCGTGAAGATTATGGTACTGTTGAACTCGATGCCGACTTGTCCTGTTCCTATCAACCCGGCGTTGGAGCCTCGAACGGCGAAGTTCGTAGCGTCTGTAAACGTTACCTCCCACGCATCGGGGGCGGCGGTAGGACTTACGTCTATGTCCGAAAGGACCGCATCACCGCGCCACGGACTCAAAACGGGTTGCGGGAGAAGGGTAAAGACCGACAGGTCGGCGGACTCCACTCCTTGAACGCCCGTTATCGTGTCGTACACGCTGCTCTGGTGCAACGGAAGGCCAAAGCCTATCAGAGGGCTGTCTTCCTCGAAAATTGCCTGTACAGCGGCTATAACGGCTGTCTGAACGGTATCCAGATCGAAGCCGTCAAGAACACGCACTTTCCCTTCAATCCGAACTTGCTCCGTGCAGAATCCCGCCACAGTCACGACCGTACAAGAACTCTTGCGCCCTTCGAGGAACTCGTAGATTTGTTGCTGCAGCAACGATGTTGGTTGCCCGCCGCCCGCAGGGTAGACGTAGAGGCGGATTGTGCAGCAGCCGCTCTCGATGTTATGCGCGTCATGCACAATGGCGCGGGCCTTCTTGATCTGGGAGAACTCAGCCAGAACCAGATTCTCATAATCCTCCGGCGTGACGGCTCGGTAGAGGGCGCGGAGCGATGCCGGGCCGAGAATCTTAGCCTCTTCAATCGTCTCGCCGTCTCTGCCGCCCGACGCTGCGCTGGGATTGTTTACCGTAACGCCCGCCGGAACAGCCGTTACGAACGTCGTCAGCGTCGCCGCTCCGACGTTTCCGGCAGCGCCGACTCCAATGCGGTAAACGACTCTGACAATCGCGCCAGCCGCAGGAATCTTGCCTTTGGCTCCGTCACCCAAACGAATATCGAGCGTGCCGTCCAGACCTTCGACGACGACGTAATCGCGGCTCGACTCCGTAGAGTCAAGGAACGAATCTACCTCCGTCCATAGAACCTCGCCCGATCCTTCGTCTATGTAAACATCGATGCTGTCCAAGTAGACGCCGCTTCGCGTCAGCGAGAACGTCAGGAACGTCCTGCTTTCCAGGATGTTGTAGAGGTCTTCGACCGTCTGACCTTCTTCTGCGCCTACCGTCTCCGAGTCACCCGCTGCGATTGTGACCTCGGCGGTCGTCTCGAAGTACGTGATCGTGTCTCCAGACGTTTGAACGCGGGTACCAGACGGAACTACGACAGAAGAGGTGGAGCCGTTGGCTATTACGAGATCAACCGAGGCGGGCGTAGGCCCGTCCATCTCGTAGTCAATCAGCTTTACCATATTGGCTACGGACGTGCGAGAAAGCGCCGTCGGAAGGAAGCACTCGTTAGCGGCGCGGTCGATGTAGAAATGCAATCCGTCAGCGACGTAGGCGAACAGTTCAAGCAACACTATTCCATTGTTAGAGGCGTTGTGATCTGTCCACTCGGGGTTAAAGTACGGGATCGCCGCGAGCAAAGAGGCGCGGATGCCGTCAAAATCTCTGGAGGTGTAATCTATCTGTATCTGCTTTGACATTTGTGTTTACTGTCCCTCCACGTACTGTTGCCCGGTCGTCATGGCGGATTCGTAGATGGGCTGATTCTCTCCGAGAGCCTCGCGCTGCGTAGGATCAATGTAGTAAGGCCACACGAGGTTGCCTGTAACATTGGTCTTGATGATTCGGAACTCCACCATGATTTGAAGGATGCCTTTGTCCCGGTAGGTTCGATCTACTTGGATCGGGCCGACTTCTATACGCGGTTCCCATCGTTGAATGGACTGCCGCACAAGAAAGTCGATGTAGGCGTCCAAGCGGGGATCATTCGGCTCGAAGAGCAGTTGCCGCAGATTGGTTCCGAAAGTCCGGCGCATCGGTCTGGACCCCGGCGTGCAGCCGAGAATCTGTTGAACGCTCTGCCGAACCAGTTCGACTGCCTCGGAGTCGCGCAGGCCGCCTAGGTCGGTGAGGCCGCCGTTGCTTCCGAAGCGGAAGGGGAAGGACGGCCCGCGACCTAGAAATCGTCTGGTTTCAACCGGCATGTGTCTTATCTCCGGCGGCGGTCTCGCGCAGCATGTTGGCGAGCGACGACGCTACGCTGCGCGACATCAACACCGCGCTAATCTCTACTGTAAGGTCGTGCTTCTCTTGAAGCAAGTCAGAAGGCTTCAATTCGGCCAAACGTTTTCGCAAAAGAATCTGTCTTTCAGCCAAAAAGCTCTCTAGGAGCGGCAGTTCCGGGATGTTGTTACCGTTCTGGCGCGTCTTGTTCAGGTAGTCCATGACGGCGCTGATGGTCTCTACCTGAGCGCTCAAGACCTCCCTGCGCCGGTTTGTATCATCAATCCGTTGCTTGACCCGCTCCAACCGCTTTTGTAACTGGTTGATGTAGTCGGGCGTGGCGACGGTATGGATGTCCGCCACGAGTTGTTCCATCAACTCGCGGACGCGAGGCGGCGCTCCGTGTAGTAGCTTTTCAAGTGACATCGTCACAAACCTATCTGATGCAACACGTCTTTTGCTTGATGCTGCGACTGCTCCATAATGTCCTGGTCAGCCTCTGCGTTGGCATCGAGGTCTGATCCCGTATTCTTTTGCAGACCAAGAAGATGCAACAAACTGTCCAAAAGGGTGTTGATGAACGCGAAGATAGAGTTGATCACGTCTGCCACTGGGTTAAGAATAGCCGTCAGTGTTGTGGCAACGGCTTGTAGCGACTGCTTAGCCACGTTCATCAGAACATTGTATATGCCTGACGCGAAAGCGATAGCCGCGTTGATCTTGTCGAACGGGTTTTTGCACTCGCTTATCTGAGAAAAACCGAGGTCGTCCAAGGTCTCTTTGGACTTTTTCAGAGCCTCCCAAGCATCCTCTATCTCGGCCATAGCATTCAAGGAGCTTGCCGCCAACACCTTAGTGGCATTGATTAGCGGAGCGAACACGGATTCTGCCACGCTGGTTGCTTCGCTGGCATGTTGAAGGTGGAAATCGACTCCGCTCTCCTGCGTGTCGGCTTCGGCTATTCTTTCGGCGTTAGCCTGCATGTCTTGTAGCTGGCTCGTTCTTTCAGCACGCTTGCCTTTCGTGCATGTCTGTGGCGCACTCAGCGCGTCGGAGCCGAACACAGGAAACGGCGGGAGGATTTCGGATAGGCCGAAAATGCTCAGGAAGCCATTAATCAAGTCTTCGATAGGCTTGAGTAGTGTGTACAAGACTTCGTTGAGAAGCCCCACCAGTAACGACCAGATGAAGCTTTCCGCATCGTCCTTATTCAAAGCCTTGTCGATCCAGCTAGTAAGGTCTATCTGCGCAGCTTTTAGCTTCGACACGCTACAACCAGTAGCCATTATTCCATCTCCTAAGCAGAAACCTCATCCACAGGATGACCGATTCTGATGTCCTTACCCCTCGCGTAACGCACACTATTCTTGCCGATAATGTCTCGCTTATCTCCTACGACAGTTCGGCCAAAGTCCTTTTGATGAATCCATTGAGTCTCCCCACGAACCAAACAGTAGAAATTCCCGTCTACTTCCAGGCGGTAATCTCCTAGAGTACGAAGCGTGGCGTTGCCCTCTACAACAATGTCTTGATCTCCGTAGACGTGCAGTCTGTCATCGCCAGTGCCGGTCGCGCCAGCTTCGACAGTCACCCACCGTTGATTCTTGTGTCGCTCGACCATCGTCCCGTCTGGATGACGTTCTTGCCATGTCTGTGTCGGGTGCCAGACGTGAACGCGCTCTTGTCCTTCGGTGTCGTCGATTTCAATCCTGATACCAGACTTTGTCACAAGGACGCGGTTGGATGGGTACTTAGCTGCGTAAGGAGGCGGCGGTTCCGAAAGAGTAGGCCCTGCCGCGCTTCGCATCGTATCCGTGCCTTTCGGACCGAGCTTGGCGGATTCGTCCGTTTTCCCGCCTGCGTCTACGCCTTTAGCGAGAAGAGGTATGTCTGAAACGCCTTTAGGAAAACCCCACCAACCTCCCCACCAGACAGGGTTGCAACTGCTGCCGTTCTCGAAGAAGACCCATACAGTAGCGTCTTTATCCGGAATCTTGAACTCGCCGAGACCCTCGCCGGTCAGTGCGCCACAGGCGGGCAGCGACCAATCTGAGATAAGGTCTTTACCATAAACAGCAGGGATGATAAGGCGGAGACGACCCGTTTTGTGGGGATCGTTGTTGTCGTAAACAATAGCCTTGTATTGACCGTAGTAAGTGCCTCTGGCCTTATCCGGACACATCTATCACCCTCCCACAGGCAGGGCATGTTCTTTTGATCGAGGTCTCGTTCGTTCCGGCCTTGAACCCAACAACAACGTGCATCAGCTTCCCGCAATCCGGGCAGCGTTTATTGGTATTGGGATCGTAGGCTTTGGCAAGAAGACGCTTGACATCGTCCTGCGTCTGCTTCGGCGGGCGAACATCGCCGGACGATCTAACCTGCCGCCGTAACGACTTGTCACCACAACAGTTGGCCATTTAAGTCAGTGCTCCCACTAGCCGCAACACAGTTGCGACACCCTCGCTAATCAATGTACCAAGAGGACGCCTTCCTGCCAAGAGACTATCACCGGCTTTTTCTCGATAAGTCCTAGAAAGCTCGAATTCAGTCACGTACTCGCCGCGCATATAACGATGCGTCACGGACGTAACGTAGTAGTAGCCACCGTGCCTCCCCGCATTAACCACCAAGACAACTTGACGCGGGGCCAATTTCTCTAAGCCAAACGTCATTCCAGACGCCTCCATAAACCACTTGGAGGCGTCGGCTCTTCCCTGCAGCCAGGGAACGATATGAGAAAGCTCATTGCCCGACACAGTAGTTTCAACCTCGTACTGTACCGGAACGTCCGCTCCTTCGCCTATCCTTGTGGCTTCTGCAGAAGACTGGATTATTCCTTTGCTCGCGCTCTTGAGTAGCGTTGTAATATTGTCGTCCTTGTCCATCAGGGCAACGGCATTGACAGGTTCTCTTGGGTTGGCGTAGTCAATCTGGTCGGTCTTGAACTGAACTCCGCGCATGAACACGTCTGACGACACCGAGAAATCAGCTACGTTGGACTGGTTGCCGCTCAGCAAAACGAAAGTAAACTGAGAAGGAATCATTCTCGGTTTGTGAAAGTGCAGAACAGCCTTTTTTCCTATTCCACCGCCCTCCACGAAGAGAGCATAGCCAAAACGTTCGGCCAAATAGTCCAAGAAGGCCCAGTCAGTACGATTGACTTGCGGCTGCATAGGCAGAGGCATACCCGTATTCTCTATCTCCGTGTCCAAGTCATACATAGCCGCGATGTCTCTGACGATGGTTTCGGCTTTTATCCCATCTTTAGGCGTCCCCCACATCCGTCTCTTTTCCGTGGCGGCCAGCTTAAACTGTTCTCCAAAACAGACCAGAGACATCATTACCTGCCCCTGATTATTGACAGAGAACTTAGGCTTGTGCGTGTAGAACGCGCCGCCAACCTGCTCAAGCCCGGTTGCGGGATAACCCATTCTGATTTCGACCTTGCGCCATTCTTCTAACGCGGGGTCGTTAACCCACTCAGCATCGGGTTGAACAATATCAATGAAGGCTATCGGAGCGGAGTGATCGTGGACAAGACGCACCTCTACTTTGTTGACGACCACGTTGTCATTGAAAGAGATTTTGCCATACCCTTCGATCTCCAGGGCTACTAGAGGGCTAGTTCGGTCTGCGCGAGAAACTTTTCCGGTTTCGGCGTCTGAAATATGCGTCAAAGGATCACGGTAAGAATCAACCGGACCCGAATCGCGTGACACGGGTTCAGCCGCTCTTACCACATCAGAAACCGTACTTACTATATCCAAGAGACCCATTACCTTCTTGTCCTCCTGACCAACGCCCGCGTCGGAACAATCAATCTCGATCCTATTTTAATATCCCAGGGGAAAAGGATGTTGTTGACCTCCGCTATCATCCACCACAATTGCTCCATGCCGCCATAAGCCAAAGCCAAAGCATCTAAGTCTTGCGGCCCCTCAACAACGTGCTCCACCCAGTCGTCTTCGGTATCATCGACAGTCATAGGCGTCTGCGGCTGCACCCATCGTTTGACAGACCCATCGCTTAGAGTGATGCCGATGAAATTCGCTCCGTCATATCTTGAATTCCGAAAGACAGGCATAGCACGCTCCTTACTCGGCGGTTTCCGCCATTGTTACACCCGTTTCTCTAGTCGTTCCCGTCTGCAAAGCTACATCTTTTCCCCAGCTAACGGGCCTAAGCTCAGGGAAGAACACTTGCTCCTTTATAGTAAGCGAGACATAGGCGCGGAGAGGAATCAGATGATCCGGAGACCATTTGACGTGCTCTATAGTAAGGTCATCCACGACTCCGACCATATAATCAGCCCATATGAGTAAGAGGACTGGAGGTCGCCACCGATTAGCCAAATCAGCGGGGCCAGCAGGAGTGAATTTAGGCATCTTTCCAGTGCTTTTCAGCCGGAGCCACTCCAACGATCCGTTTACGTCCTTGAACCCCATCTTTGTCCGCGCCGCCAAGTCCTCGCCCCAATCGTTGAACAGCAGCTTGAACCCCATAGTACGAGGTTTGTTCCATTTGTAGATCAGACCTTGCTGGAACTTAGGCAAAATAGCCGCTTCAGGAACAGAGTAGTCCGGTTCGAGCACTTCAGTCAGTTCTTCTGGATTGTAATGACAAGCAAGCACGCCCGGTAGCTGGTATTTGTTTCCGAGGAAGTTGATGCCGGAGTTGTACATCCAATTGCTGAACTCAAGCGTGAGGCTGTTCACCATCCCAAGATCAACGATGAGCAGCTTGTCGAATGCGCCGACTTGACGAAAATCGTTTCCTTCGGGCGAGGCCCCGTCATAGAAACTTCGAGTATGCTGCGCTAAGAGTCCAGCACGAGTTGTGAATTTTTCGTACGCACTTAGGGAAGACGCTGCCTCAGCATCATCTGAAAACTTTGACCGAGGATCATCCATCTCAGCCAAACCGGCTCCCGCCGCGATATCTCCATAGACATTTATAAGTCCAAAACCAGCACGTTCTAGCCAAGTACGCACACCCATTTAAGTGCCTCCTCCGGTCTCAGTTGCTTCTGTTGATTCGGTGGTTAAGGGTCTGCTGTACCGATATGCGACAGTGTACTGATCCTTGCCGAAGCTGGCAGACGTTACGCCGGGGAAGAACACCTGTTCGTCGATGCTTAGAGACGCCGTAGCCCGAATAGGAATCAAACCTTGTGGGGACCACTTCATGTGTTTTATCGTGAGCGTCCGTATTACGCCTACCAAACGTCCGTTGACGCTTTGTCCTCCCCACAAAACCATCAAGACGGGAGGCTTCCACCGATTGGCCAAATCAACAGGATTCCATGTTTTGGTTTTAGGCTTTCCTCCCGCAGGGGACGGCTTAATACCTCTAGCCTTGCTGCGCAACCAAGATATAGACGAGTTGACGTTTCTGAATCCCATACTGGAGTACACCTCGCTGCCCCAATCGTTGAGCAGAATCTCAAACGAAAGATTTGTAGGTCGGTTCCACTTATAAATAAGTCCCTGAGAGAAGCTGCTCGTTATCGCAGCTTCAGGAACACTGTACTCCGGTTTGATATGCTCAACGACCCTTTCAGGATTGTACTGGCAGATGAAAATGCGGTTGTTGACTCTCGTTGCGCCGCTTCTAGCATCAGTACTGGACTTGCCCAACGAGTCTATTGATTCCTCGCTGAAATCAGCAAGGTCTATCAACGTCAGTTTGTTGAGCAGCCGCGTTCCTCGGAAGTTCAACGGATCAGAGGGAGGAGCCGCGTCGAGAAATTCCTTGGTAGCGTCCGCTATCTTATCAAAACGAGATACAAGCGTAGCCCAGTCGAGACGGTTTGATGCGGGGTCTCTGGTAGGAGTTTCATCAGTAGCGGCACCGCCTCCCCGCGATAACAGCGTTCGCATAGCCGCTCCGGGGCTATCAAACATTCTGTCAGATGATCGATCAACTAGCTCACGCTCTGCCATTTAGCCGACTCCTACACCGCGTTGAGGACGCCTCGGCGCTTCGTAACGCCGCATCAATTCAACAGCCTCGTGCTTGGCAACGGCTTCGGCAATCTTGCGACCGTCGAGCATTACAGGGACCGTTATCGTTATTGTCGGGGCAGAACCTCCTCGTACAGCTTCTCTAGGCGCACCAGAATCTGCGCCGCTAGACACGGTGAAAGTCATTGCGGGTTGAAACACAATGCGCGGGGCAACATCTCTCTTGAAACCATCCTCGGCCCCGCCGCGATTGACAGGAGTGAATGTTGTCCTGCTCTTATCCTCGCGCTCAAACAAACTCGCAGGAATTACCCACTCCGGTTCTCTTTCGGCGATGATAGCTAAAGTAGGCTTAGTCACCAGCGACGGATCACCGAGCATGGGAATCTGTTTCTGCGTCTCCGGACCTTCAAACAGAACTAGGTTGGCCATCTGCGGAGACATCTTGGTTGTTGTTCTGGCGATGCGTTTCAGCATCGTCTCAATTTGGCCAAACCCAGCGGATAGCGCGGTCAGAGACGGTTTTATTTCATCGACGCCTTCTCTGATATGAAGGAAAGACGATCTAGCAAATGGTGCAGCCCCCGCCTTGCTCATCTCTTCCGTGACTTTCCGTGCTTCACCTTGAACTTCGCGCAGCGCTTCTGCGGAAGTCTTGCCCTGCTTGTACACCATATCGAAGTACTTCTCTTGGAGACCGACGGGAAGCTGGCCCAGCTTGTCGAGAAGATGATCGTGTGTAGCAATGAGAAGACGGTCGGACGCCATTATCTGTTCGTTAGTCCGCACCAAACCATCTTTCAGACGCTCTTGAGCTTCAGCCATTCGTTGCGCTTTGGTTGTGGTTCCAAAAAAAGCTGCTCCGATAGCAATAATACCACCTATGATCAGACCGAGACCGGGCAGTAGCATAGTCAAGGCTGTGGCTAATGAAACTGTAGCAACGGTAGAGGCTACTGTTGCAACTAGATGAATACCCAGCGCCACAGTTAAACCACCTATGACCGCAGAAGCTACTCTTCCCGCCGCGCCCATAGATGACAGATAAAGCCCTAGTACGGCTACTGCTGCGCCTAACATTGTTAGCCGTAAGCTGATCGGGTCTAGCGACATCCTAAACGCCATTATTACCGGGATAACCGCGAGCACCGCATAGCCAAGACCACTAATGCCTTCGTTGGACAACACCATAAAAGCGGCAGTTAGAGCGCCCAAAATGGGAGTAGAAGTTCTGAGCGCCACAAACAAGCCAACAACGGCTGGCATTAATATTTCTGCGGCCCGCTTTGTGTCGCCAAGCGCCGTACCAAGTAAAGCGAAGGCCACCGCAGCAACAGTGACTGTTACACCCACACTGGACATTACTGCCCCACCGCCGGTCAGCGTCGTAAGAAGGAACGTAACGGCTGAACCTACGGCTGTAATGATTGGCGGAAGAAGAATGAACACTCCGCTCAAAGATGCGGCAGTTAACAAAGACTGCCTTATAGGTTCGGGCAAGTCCGTTATAGTCTTCGTAAGACCCTTAATCACGTCGGCTACCGCCTTGACGATGGGCGTAAAGGCTTCTCCCAGAACGATATTCAGATTGTCCAACACGCCCCGAAGTGTAACCAAGCTGTTTCGGAGAGTGTTGTTTTGTCTCTCAACCTCTTTCTGGTGCGCCAGCCACGCGGCTTCTTCGCTGCCCGTTTCTGCTAATGTCTTTCTGTAGACATCAAACGTTCTGTTTAGCTCTCTCAGCAGAGGAACGTCTCTTTCTACAGAGAATCCCATCTGCTCGAACAAAAGAACGGCATCAATAGCCCCAGGACCGCCCCAATCTATCTTGTCGACTTGTTCGGCGAACATCCTTATGGCATTTTCGGGTTTGGTCCACATAGCACTGTAGAACTCTGCTTGACCTGCCATAAATGGCATTAACGCTCCAGGCGTCAGATACATCTGTCTTATAAGACGATTCTGTATAGACGCCACTTCTTGGGAGCGGTCGCCCAACATAGTAGCTGCGCCAGCAAGGGACAACAGACCTTCTTTAGAGATGCCCGCAAACTCCGCCATGACGGACGTGGCTCGAACGAATTGGCCGAGTTTTTCTACCGACTGTCCTGTAACTGCTGTTACGTGCTCTATGCTCAACTGGAGTTCATTAAGTTCTCCGGTAGACGCGCCAACATCCGTCAACGAAACAACGATGTCTCTAAAGCCTTTGGCCGCCCTTGCCGTTCCCTCGCCGGTAAAAATGCCCATGCGGAAAGCCGCATCTGCAAAAGCCGTGAGAGATTCCTGTCCCCGGATACCCGCAGGTATGAACTCTCGCATAGTGAGCAGCGCAGTTATGGCGTTTTGTTCCGTTCGCAGGAACGTCTCGCCCAACTCACTGCTGCTTATTCCTAATGCGCCCGTCACATTGCGAAGGCGAAGAACCGTAATCTCATACTCGGAATAGGCCGGAATCAATACGCCTAGAACATAAGCTACGCTCGCGTACTTTTTCGCTAAGTCTTCGATAAGACCCAGATCGGTAGGTGTAGGAACAACAGGCTTCTTCTGCGGAGTAGGATAAGGGCCGGGCGGCGGACCAGGAGGTGGACCTGTAGGCGAAACAGACGGGCCGGGAGGAAGCTGCGGAGGCGGTAGTGATCCCGAAGGAACTACAAGCCCCGCAGGTCCGGGCGTCCATCCGGGAGGCGCGGGCGGAGCCGGAGGAGCCGCTGGCGCGGCGGCGGGACTTGTCGGGGCAATGACTGGAGGACGCGGCGCAGCCGCTGTTGCAGCGAGATTGGAGTACTGAGCGAGTAACGACGAGACTTGCGAGGCGTTCGATTCGATAGAGAGGTTAAGCGATCTGAGAGTCTGGCCCAGACCAGCCGCAGCCGTGTTGGACTGCGACAGATTCTGCACCAGACTCCCGGCATCCTGAGCAACGTCTCGGATGTTGCTTACGACTTCTATCAGGAAGCGTCGCTTAGCCATTGCCCTATCCCAACGGGGTTGATTGCTGTCCCTTGTATGCGTCGTTCACCGCGTCGGCGTACTCTTCGCATTTCTCGTACCACCAAGCCCGCTCATCATCTGGCATCAGCATTATCTCCGTGTAGGAGAAATGCAGCACCTGAGCGATAAGGAAGGCTTGGTAGTTGACTTCGTCTACGCTTAGCTGGGCTTCTCTTGCCGCTTCCTCCTCGTTACCTCCGGATCGAAGAAAAAATCCGCGCTCTGGAAAACCATCTGGTTTTCCGCGCCGCAATTGGGACAGCGAACCGGTTCGCTGAAATCGGGTCCGGGTTGGTGCGAGTAGAACTCGCTCTGGATGAAATCAAGAGCGGGCAGCGGCAGGTTCTCAAAGAGATTGGCTTCAACCTCCATCTGAGAAGCGCCGTTGAAAGAGATCAAACAACGCCCAAGCAGCGTGTAAACGCTGGCCACGGGGTTGGCCCGCATGGATTTGGCGATTACGGCTTGATCCGCGCCCGTGGGGAAACGAAACACGGCTTCGACACCGTATTCCTCCGACTGAACCTTAAACACGCGCTGAGGCCGTCCTTGACCGTCCTGAACGACTTCAACATCCTTGGGCATCGGGTAGACCGGCACGTCGTTGGTGATGCTGAACGTGCCGTGGAACGGCTCTTCGCAAGTGCCGCAAGACATCGAGAAGCGAACGTCGTCGCCCTTCGATATCTTCCTGATCTGGAGCAAGAGAAACTCCCTGTCGCCAAGAAGCATCTCCGTGAAAGTTCGGCGGTCAATCTTGACGCTGCCGAGAGCCTTCACGCAGCTTTGAAGGATAACGTCTGTTACCCTCGTGGCGTCCCTGCGAACGTCCGCCCTAGCGATGTCTTTCCGGGTCATTCCCGTCATCGGGATGATGTCGGCGGTCGTTACGACCTTATCGCCGTCCATTACGCCTGCCGGGAGTACAACTCCCACTGGTTGAATCAACGACTCCATCACAAACCTCCTTGGTCACAGACCATTGGAAGAAGAACACAACGCGGCGCAGCAGCATTAGCCCAACTTCTTTCCCCAATGAATGCCCTCGTGCGCAACAACGAGGTTCTGAATCCAGACTTCGTTGCCCGCCGCGTTGAGTTCGTTGGTGCTTATTTCTTTCGGCCACGCACGCAAAAGCGTAACCGTCCTAGCGATCCTCGGCGACACCTCGCCGCTGCTGACATCTCCCTTATCGTAAACGTCTATCCTGATTGTGCCTTTGTATCCCGCGTCAGAAGAACCCTCTTGGCCATCCAGCGTAGCTTGTGTAACAATGTCGTTAGCAGGCACGCCAGCAATGTTTTGGGTCCACTTAAGCAACTCTTGACTGTCGGGAGACCATCCACGCGAAAACGCCACGTCATCGTACTTCACGAGACCCGGAGTTTTCTTGACGGTGACGCCGAACTTGTAATTACCCTCGCGGTAATCAATCTCGGCTACGGCCTGTTTCAGGCCGCTAACCTTCATGAAACCACAAACCGCCCCGGTAGCGTAACCGTTAACCGAGTCTATTGTGACAGCGTACCTGAAGTTTCGGATCGGATCGGCAGGCCCTATTTCTACGGGAATTGCCATGACAAACCTCCTTTAATCAAGCCTGAATGGCCCTGTAATGTCCAAGTTGTCGCCTGCATCCGCGATGCTCTGGCGCATCGCGGACTTGAACCTGTCGGCGACCTTTTCCATCCAACTGGAAGGCTCGCCCCATGCGAGTCCTTCGTGAACAAGAGTCATTGACTCTATGATGACGGCGTTGCCCATGCCTTCGAGCGGTGTTACAGCGAGCTTGGCGGGCCAAGCGCGATACAAATAACACTTGCGAGAGACGAAGGCCGGATCGCCCTTGCCCAGAATCGAAATGGTCACGGTTCGTTTGTACGGAGCCTGGCTGTGCTTCAGCGGGGCCAAACCGTCTTCAACACGCCTTCCGCCAGCGGTTCCGCCGACTTGCATACGCCACCGTTCGAGCGTCGTGTTTTCAGAAAATCCGCTTTCGAGCACGACGGGAGAGTACTTTATGAGACCGGGCGACTTCTTGGGCGTGACGCCCCATTTGTAGTTGCCCTCGCGGTACTCTATGACGTTGGACTCTTCTTCGATGCCGGACACTTTCGTGAATCCGGCCTCGCTCAACAAACCAGCAACGGAGACGTGGTAACGAAAATTGCGCAGCGGCTCGTTCAACTCCGAGCTTATCGTTCCCGTGCTGGCTCTTGAAAAGATGTTGTCGAAGAATCCCATCGTCATTCCTCAGATGAACGAGATGCCTTCACACGCCACAGTAAGCTTGTGAATCAGAATCTTACTGGATTCTGCGTCTAGTGTATCAGCCTCCAGACCAATAGGCCAAGCATAATGTAGTACGAAGCCGTGCATCGGCCACGCAGCCTCTAAGCCAGTAGCGCCTAAGCCTGCAGGGTCTTGCATACCAACGGCACCAACAAAACCACCCTTGTAAAACTTAGGCGCAGGAAGGTGAATATTAACCTTCTTGAAGCCAGTGTAAGGGCCAAACCCTCCTTTTCGCCCCAGAGCGAAAAGTTGGCGCATCTTCGCAAACAAAAGGCTATTTTCGGTCACGCCCCGCTCAAAGACAACAGGTCCAAAATCGGCCACGTCCGGCAATTTTCGTGGAGAGAGAAGCTCCGTGCATTCGGTCCAAACAAGGGGGGTTATGGAGGCTCTTAGGCCGGATATTTTCGAGAAACCTACCGAATCCACTCCATCAAAGTTCACAGTAAACTTGAAGCCTACGGTAGGGTCTTCGGGGCCTAGTTGAATGGTCGCCATCTAAACCAATCCGCACTTACAAAGCGCTTGGAGTGGCGCGTCAACCGAACCGGGCGGCGTAACGAACGCCAGCCACAGGCTGGCGCGGCAACTCCACGATCAAGCCGCGCCACAAAGGCTGGGCGCGTGCTTCTGCGATGATTATAGCACAAGTGTTTTCAAGAAAGAAAGACCCTGATTCGAGAATTTTGGCGCAACCAAGGGTACAAGAAAGGAGGCTTGCCGTCTCCGACAAGCCTCCTTGAGCTTCCTGCTCCTGAGAGTTCTAGCCTCTGCGGCTGATTTCTTCGCTGATCGTCGTCCCGCCACTCCAAAGGCCGACCCTGAAGATAACGAACTCTGCAGGGTACTGCGGGTTGATTCCAACTTCGCAGAACACGCGCCCGGCGCGACGTTCGGAATCCGGGTTCGTTTCCTCGTCGCACTTGACGAAGTAGGCGCGGGATTCGTCCGTGGGCGGATAGAGCATTCCACGCGCCCACATCGAGGACAGGAACTCGCCTACGACGGCGTTTATCTGTCCCCACAGCCGTTGATCGTTAGGCTCGTAGATGACCCAGCGCATTCCTTCCTTCAAGGACGCCTTGACGAAGTTGACCGTCCTGCGGATGGAGATGTAGTGGAATCCGTCCTGAACGCTCGTCATTGTCCGAGCGCCCATGCAGCGGATGCCCTGGCCGGGGAAGAACCGGATTACGTTGATTCCTGCGGGGTGCAGGAGGTCGTGCTCGCGGTCGTTCACGCGGTATTGGACATCTACGATGCCGTTGATCGGAATGTTCGCCGGAGAGACGTGTACGCCTCGCACAGCGCCTACGGCTGCCCATTGACCGGCCATGTAACCGCTCGGCGGGAAGTATTCGCGCCGATCCGGGTTGAAATCGTCAACGATGGCCAACCAAGGGTAGTAGAAGGCCGCGTGGCTCGTGTCCAGATTGAGCGTGTACTGGCGGTAGTAAAGGATTTCCTGCGGCTCGTCGTACTGCGCGGAGTAAGGAGCGTCCAGCAAGCAGTCGATGAAGCCGTTGTTCTCGCACCAGCCGCCGAGACCCACCTGAACACCTACGTCGGTTACGCCCGGAATGGCCACGAAATTGAGGGTTGGAACGTCCTCGAAGAGGTAAACGCCGCTCTTGGGCGGAATCGGGCCTTCGTAACCTAGGTAGTCCTGGGCCACAAGAGTCGATCCGTCATGGCCGAAGGCCAGCGACACATTTACGACCGGGTACGGAATCAGTTGCCAGTATGCGCCCGCGAGCGCGGGGGACGCGCCTTGATCCGTCGCCGTGATGAAGTAGCTCTCGTTGCTGTCGCCGGAAAGGCGAATCGCAATGTCGTCGTCTTCGTTGGTCACAACGGCGTTAGGCATCGCCAAACCTACGAAAGACTCGGCCAACTGGCTCTTTTCGTAGATTTGCATACTGAACTCTTGGCTTACGACGTTCGCGCCCGTCAGAATCGTGGACGACAACACTACCGCAGCGAACTTGATCTTGCCCGGCTCTACGGCGGTAACAACTACCGTGGCGAGCGTTGTGCCGTCCTCGATTGTAACGACTTGACCTACTCTCGCGGCGTAAGTTGAACTGACCGTCAGTTCGGTGTCGCCGTTGGCGAGAGGAGCCGTGCTGACCGTGGACATTCTGTGGTAGGAGGCGCTGCGAATGATCGCGTCTGCCGCGATGGTATTGGGGTTGCCGGGGTTTGTGTTGTCGCCGGAATGCAGCGTGATCTGGAACGTTGCAACGTTAACATCCGTACAGATGCCTACGAATGTCTGTCCCGGAGCCACAGCGTCCTCAACAACGATTACGTCGCCGATCTGGATGCCATTGATGTTCGACACCGTGAGGACAACGACCGCGCCCGGACCCGGAGCAACCGGCGCAAGCTCGTTGACAGTCGTTTGGAGCTTCTGGGTCGTTATGGACAGACTGTTGCCCCAGAAGCCTTCGCTGATGGCGTCAATCTTCAGCGTATCCTCTTGGCCGTCCGTCGAACCCGTTATGCCCGCCGTGTCGATGCCTATCGTTGCAGCAGGCGTTCCAACTAAGTCGGCGATAACGAGTGTTCCAGCTACACCCGACGTGATCGAACGAACGCGAACAGCCGCGCCCAGCGCGTCCACATCGGCGGTAGCAGGCTCAAGAACGGCGCTCATGATCGTGTTCAATTCCGTGGACGATACGCTGTCGATGTTCTGAACGTTTCCACCGCCGCTGTACGTTCCGGCGGTCAGCAGGAGAGGAACCAGCGCGTTCAAGGGGCCTGCGCCAGCCGTGAGGATCAGGCTGGAGGACAACCCTTCAGTATCGGACGTAATGGTAAGGGTGTAAGTAAGCGGGGCTACCAGCGTGGCTGTCATTACGCCACCGTGAAGCTGACCGTTTACGTCGGCGAGAAGCTCGTTCTGGTCGGCGTACGTGCCGCCGCCGCCACCGCTCAGCGTAATGGTTTGAACGTCCGCCTCACTATCCGTCTGTACCGTGAAGTAGAAACCAGCCGTGGCCGCCAGCGGGAACAGAACCGGTGCGCCGGTATGCGTCGCCGGTGTAGCGGTGAACGTAATTGGCAGCGGGCCGCCCGTGTCGGACGTAACGTTGAAGCTGTCGCCGTTGTCGAGATTGAAGGGGCCTGAGCCTCCGACAATCTCAGCGGGAGTGTCCTGGAACGCGGTCTCGCCCAGCATCCCCGTGGCTTTCTGCAGCACGGTATCGCGTTGATTCAAAACGCGAACGACGTAGGCAATCCGCCCGCCGTTCTCGAAGAAGGCCCTAACCGAAGGTTGAAGGAAGCTGCCCGAATAGCGGCCTCCAAAGCGGCTGTTGAAGTCTTCGGTGTTCGTGACCACAACAGCGCGGTCAAGCGGCCCCTTCTCGGCAATACCGATGAAGCCCGCAACGTTGGCGCTTACTCCAGCGAGACGCGGGACTCCGCGTTCTTCAATGACGAAAACGTCTGGGTGTAACGTCTCGATGGCCGGAAGTGGCGACATCTGTTATCTCCTACTCGCTTGCTTGGGCGGGTTAATCCTCCGCCTTTTGCTGGGATTGCGCCACAGGCTTTGCTTGGGCGGCTCTTACTGCCGCTTTCTTCGCGTCCACTTTGCGCTGCGCCCTGACCTGCATCGTAGTAACGTCGACCAAAATGTGCTTTTTGATCAACCGGGCGACAAACTTCGACTGAACATCAGCCACATGAAGTTTTTTGGTTTCGCCGGGCTTGAAGAAGGTGCTACGAGGCTTACCTTTACGACTGAGGGCGGGCAATTCGACACAAAGAAGAGACCGATTCGTAGATCGCAGATACCTATGCTGTTGCACGCTCGATCCTCCACAGGTGGACCGTCTATGACTCCGACCACACCGACTGGCGTGGGGCACTCACTGGTCTCAACATCACATTAAACTCTTCGACGAATGGAATGTCAATCGCAAAATCGGGGCGAAGGAACGTTCTTGCGACGACTTCTATCTGGAAATTCTTGGCATACAAGGCCGTTCCTACACGGTTTAAGTCGTCCATCGGCGATGCCCCTACGATTGCGAAAACCGTGTCTAGGGCCAACGAGGTCAGATCGCGGTACTGCGTCAGGGCGCGTTCTAGGGCGTCATTCATGGCCACGGCTTCGTGGTGCTTGTTCGAGAAACTGGTCAGGCGGATGGTGGATCGATGGTACGTTTGATGATAGGTTGCCCTGGCTACGCGACGCCCGTTGGATATTTCGTTCAAAAGGTGGCCTTGCCGCAGTTCCCTCTCTTCCGTGGCGGTTGGGATGAACGCTACGACAGACGGGTTGTTGGTGTTGTAAAAAATTTCTTCTGCGGTGATGAAAACCCGCGGTACGGCAAAAAGCTCCGCGCTCAAAACGCCTGTTTGCGGCGACGAAAGGATGATTCCTCTCCCGTCCCCTGTAAGAGCGCTGTACAAGTTCGTTGTCATCGTCGGATCATCGGTCAGGTTGAATACTTCAACCGGAGATGTCAGATGATCCCAGTTGTGATCAACCTGAAAGGTCGTAACACCGTTGGCGGAGGGGTCTGTCCATTTCGTACTTACAGCCAAAATACCATCGAGATAGCGTTTTACGCTCCTGAACATATCCTCGTTGTGATTGTAACGATAGTCCACAAAGTAGAGAACGCCCTGCAAACCCGGCGTCCTTTGTCCGTCCGTCGAAGGAGTAAGCTTTACGGCTAGGCGAATCTGCGGATCACTTCGGTTGAACGGGAATACGTTAAAGCCTTCATCCGCCTCGAAAACCGTGTTCCAGCGCGTAGCCAATGGCCCTACGGCCTCTTGCCACGCGCCGGTATCCCAAACGAGCCACGTGGCTCCGTCGTCGGGGGAGAGCCTGTAAGTTACCGAACCGCCGTACTCGTACGACTTCATGCGCCCGTCGCCGACACGGAATCCGAAACCGAAAACGTCTGGGTAGTGATGATCCGGCCCTAACGGATGAAGCCCGGTTCCATGACCGTAAGGAACCAATGTGGGTTCAACGAGAGGCGCACCGTTGGCGAAAGCTCCGTAACCGAAGTAGGACGGGCTGACATTGGCAGACGGCCCTACACCGCCCCACGTAATCTCCATAGGATAAAAGCCGAAAAGACCGCGAAGCGCTTGCGGCTTCCAGTTTGGGAGAATCACTGTCGTTTCGTAATAGCGGCCAAACGGGTCGTACTGTGTCTGCGCAGCATTCAACCGTCTCAGTTTGAGCCGCCAAGCCGAATCAACGAAGGCTTTTAGGTCGTCTTCAAATACGAACCGCGAGGGGTGATCGAACAAGTGCAAGCCGTAGGCCATCAACCAACTCCGCCAAAGAAAATCGGCTGAATCACAACCTCTGTTGTAGTTTCCGGCGGCGGCCTACCCGCTTGCGAAAACCACTCCCGCAGTTCAGGCGTAACGCCGACGACAACGCCCTTGACCAACGCCTCGAAAGCCGTAACAACGTCGTCGTCGCCTTCTACGCCAATGTACTTTTTGTCGTCTTCGTCAGACTCCATAACGCGCAGCGACGAAACCAATTCTTCGCCGGTGACTTCCCGTATGGCTCCGATGACGTGCAGCACCTTGACGGCGTTGAACGCAGAGCCGCTGGTCATCTCGCGCATTATGGCATTGGCCACCTTCGGCAGCGCCGCCTGAGCGTTTACGTAGGGTGCCGCCTCGGAGATGACTAACTGAAAGTCTTGTTCGAAACCTTCTAGCTCCGACTCGAACGACATCAGACAGACTCCCTGACTTTGCGGTCTTGCTCGAACTCAATCTTCCACATCAAGAACTGCCTGCGGAGAGGCGAGAAAGGCGCGGCCTGTATGATCCGGAACAGCGTCTCGTATTGCGTGCGCCCTTTGGACGGACATCGCGGATTAGGACCATCGACGAACATCTTTACGATGAGATCGCCTTTCTTAGGCCCCTCTCCGTTGGTGTATCCGGCAGCCCGCAACTCGTTATAGCGAAACACGGCGGTGCCCCTCGAAGGAAGGGCATCGCCGGTTGAGGTTCGCTGCGTACCGTTGAAATCACGCGCACCTACCAACTGACCCTTGACCTTCCGCGTCGAGTACTTTCGGTAAGACTCGGCTTCGCGGAAATCAGGGTCCATAGGTGTATTTTCGAGCACAGATAGCTCGAAGGTACACCAGTTCATGCGTACTGGTAGTATTGATGCGTGACTCACAGTGCATCGCTATTCAGGGAGTAGGCGTTAGAACGACTGCGGGCCGAACGTTCCGTAGAAGTACGCCGCCCAACGAGCCTGACCTACCTGGCGGGCGACCTGATTCTGAATCGCCTCGTAGTTGGTCATGATCGTTGTTAGCTGTTCCCTAGCCAACAGCTTGGCCTGAGTGTCCGGACTGATCATGAGAACACGGCCAGAAATCGCGGCATCGCGGGGACCAGAGGTGAAAGCCATTGTCAATCCTCCTGCTAAACGACTCCGATGTAGAGTCTGTTACTACTGTACTGCTGCAAAATGTCGTCCACTTCCGGATTGCCGGTAGTGAATTCGCCGCCGCCGGGACCGTAGTCCACGGGCAGCTTCGTTAACCCATAAGAATAACCTTCTACACTCTCGTTTGTCAACCGCTTTGTAAACCACGGCGGACATTCAACGTCTGCCCAGCCCATCTGCTCGCCTTTGTCCAGAATGAGCAGGATGGTGGCTCGCTTGATGAGGAACGGAATACGACCGAAACGAGTGACTTTGCTGTTCTGCGTGATCGAAACAGAAGTCGGCTCAACAAGAAAGCGGCTCAAAGCAGTGTCTATGGCTTTGATTTCGCGGGGGACAGAGTAAGGCCACGGCGTATCACCGATAAGGATTACGTCGCCGACCTCAATCGTTTCGGGAATCGTGTTGACCGGAATGTGAATCGAGCCTTTAGGTACAGCGGCGGTCAACAACATTTCCTCTTTGTAGTAGTCGTCTTCAAGCCATCCAAAAACACCATCAAGCTCCACGAAACGCGGCTGCGAAGGCAGATAAGCGCGGTAGTCCAGCATCCGGACATAACGATCCATCCGCTCCCAAGAAATGCTAGGAAGAGTCATCAAGACCAAGCCAGGCTTGGCGATCTTTACGGCGTCCAGACGAAGGATAGGGATGAAGTACGGGGCCGCCACAACCGACGATCCGTGCGCGTCCAGCCGCTCGTTCAGGCGAACGGGCATAAACCACTGGCGCGTGAGAAGATTGATCCACTGACTCATGCGCCGGATGAACGCCCTTGCGCGGTCGTCATCGATGTATTCTTCGGAGATGTCCTCGGCGCGGAGTTCGTCCAGCGTGATGTAAGAAAAATCACCCGAATCTGGCTTGAAGATTTGATCGGGCATTTTAGACACTCCTCTGGCGTCGGGTTCTGGCGAAATGGTAGAACATCACAGGATCAGCCATGTCTTCACTAACCACACGCCAAATCTTTGCCGGTGGCAACCCCTTGTCAGACGGCGCTTTTCGCGTATCCCACAAAGAAACCTTACCCTGCTCCGAAGCTTCTGCCAAAGTCTGCCCGGAGCGGGGTTCTATTGGAGGAAACGGGCCAATCAAGTTGCCATTAGCGTCCGATTCCCGATAGAGATAAACGCCACTGTCCGTGTTCCCTTGGAACAGGAAGTAATCTCCATCCTCATCGGCCACCTCCGTAGGCACGCCCCCCGACCGCATTCCCGTGCTAGGGTCAAGCACTCCTGCTTCAAAAAAGTAGAAGTTGCCGGAAGGCGTGGTTACGGCTTTGCGACCTCGTTGTTGCATCACAAACCAGCGGGACATCCTTTTCCTCCAATAAGTGTATGATAAGCCCTCTATCCCCGCAGAGCAACCAAAAAGAAGGGGCGGCCACAATAATGGCCGCCCCTAATCTTACCGGTGACTCCGTTGGAGGCTGTCGTCAGAGCCACCTCGAACCGCACCAGCCGGGAACCGGTGCTATGCTATTAAACATAGTCTAATCGTCCGGAGTAGCGTTGTCAAGAGGCTTCAAGAGATTTTTTGTGAGATTTGTAAGTCCTGTGCAGCGGCGTCTGTGTCCGTGGGCATTTCCGCAATAAGCGGCGCGAACTTGTCCAGATTGTCTAGGACGTATTTCGGGTAGGTTTCGTCCACCGGCACTACCTTGTATCCGTGGGTGTCCTTATCGTAGATGTCTGTGCCTCTCCTGATTGCGTTTTCGATATGCTCCTGCGCCGTCCATTCCGGCTTGTTGCAGCTAGTCTGAGATAACATACGGATTTTGTCTGCGATCTGCGAAGCCGTGCCAAGATAGCTCCAGTGCCAGCCACAATAGCTCAGTCTCTCGCCTGCCGACTCGCGGAGCAACGTCCAGCGCGATTTGTCCGCCGTCTCGATTGTGTTGCGGCGCACGCCGACTGTACCCCCTGATCTATCGCTCGGTTTGTAGCGTTGAATGTTAAGACGGTAGCAATAAAGTTTGTGAACGCAGAAAAACGGAGGCTCCACGCCAGCTATGTCGGTTGAGCGCGGGATTTCGTCAATATCCGAGATAAGCACCAGCGCGTCAGGCTCCATCTTGACATTCCTCACACAGGCATTGCGCTGATGCCGCTGACGCCCCCACGCGCTGTTATTTGGCATTGTGATCTTGAGATATTCGATCCTGTCGGCGAACTCCGCAAAGCGATCCATTACAGGCTCCAGAACCCACGGTTTAGGCTCCCCCGGAAACGTTTTGTCGGCCTCGACGACTACGAAGCGGTCGACTAGATCGCTGAGTTCGTGAAGGCGAATATCGAGCAGGACTAGCTCGCGCTCGTGGCCAAGCATTACACAGTCGTATATCATCTTGGTTATGTCTCCTTGACGACGGCGTCAACGTTTGGGCATTCTAGCGGACAGCCGGAGTTCAATCAAACAAAAAGGGCCGCTCGAAAGCGGCCCTTTTGCTTTTTGCTGGCGTTCTGTGGCTTACAGAACCAGATCACGCCGACGGATGTTGATGACCTTCACAACAGCGTCAACGTTTTCAACCTTCGCATCCACCTGGTTGTACACGATGGTTTCGATTTGGTCTGTGTTCTTGTTGAACTCGGTGAAGATTCTGGTTCCGTCCAGAATGCCCCACACGAAGTTGCGCGGGTTCACGAGCCACATGAACGAGCCTTCGGGTACTACGTTCGGGCCAGCGGCAGCACCGGTGATGGTGACTGCGGCGGCGGGCCAGAACGGTCCGACCGGGACGCCCGGAATCAAGCCGAGGGTCGTGTATGCCTGTGAGGCTACGGCGACCGGCTGAATGGCGATGCTGGACGCGCCGCCTACCACCGGGGATTCCAGACGGACACGACCCATACGGTCGTCGCGGGCTACGTTACTGTAGTCGCGGCCCGTGGCGATGTACGCGCCGTTCGTCGAGATGGCCTGGTTGATTGCGTAGGCGACTCTCGTAGCCTCGATTTCGCCGTGCGGCAGCGTGATGGTCACGTTACCAACGGCGTCAAGGTTCAGGATGAGGGTGTCGTTTGCCGACGTGATCGTGAACGGGCGGAACTCCACGCCGACCAACTCAGCCGGAACGGCTGTCTGGACGGTGATAGGTTCTTCGTCCTCAATCAGCGGCACACGCACCATCGGACGACCCAACGGAGCCATTTCCGCGCCTTGGAGGGCGGCGTCGCCGAGAATCGTGCCACGGTCGGCTACGACGTCGATCCAGTCAACTGCGATGGCGTCGGAGACGAGCCACTTGAGTTGCGGATCGTGCTTGTACTGCTTCGGCATCCTGCGCAGAGCGAGCGCGAACAGACCCTTCTGGATGGACGAGCCTTGCGCGTCGACCAGATGCGCACCGTCGTTGGTCTGCACGTTCCAGCCGTCCAACCGGCGGAGCAGCCTGCCGCGAGGCTCGGTGCCTGCGTAGGTCGTGTCGCCGTTGATGGCCAGGTCTTCGAGGTCGGTTGCGATACGCTCGATCATCGCATTCATGACCGTGACCTCGAAATCGTTCTGCTCGATGTTGCCCTGCAGAACTTCAGTCGTGATGTTCCACGCGCTACGCAGCTTCTGCGCAGTCAACTGGAAGCGTTGGAACTTGGCGCGGGCCAGATTGCCGGTGTCGGTGGCTTCGTCAACCGATTCCGTAATCGGCTCGCCAACCCACATCTTGTCAACGTCCATCAACGGACGCGGCATTCTGATGAAGCGAACCATCGGAAGCAGCACGGAAAACCGCTTCACGAGTACGATGAACTGTTGCTGCTGAGCGGGGTTCAGCAGACCACCCGTGATCATGTCACCAGTCTGGATGGATTTTTCAATCGTTTCCTGATTTCCCATCATTGTTTCTTACTCCACACGCAAAAATGCGTCAGTCACAAAGGCCACCGAGAGATTTCTACTTTCTCGGAGCGGGATACTGTGCCAAGGCGCTCTGAGCGGACTTGCGGATGATGCCGCCCCAGAAACCGCCACCTGTCTGCTGCGTCTTCTCTACAATCTCGTCGCCCTCGTTGAGAGTAGCATCCGGGCCGCTTTGAGACGGCTGGCTGGTCTTCTCAACGCTGTTGAGACGCTTCTGAACGTCATCGAGCTTGGCCGCGAGGTCCGTAAATTCCTGATGGAACGGCTTCATGGCCCTTTCGATGGTCTTCGACAGCATCTCGGTCTGCGCCGCAACAGTCTGCTGGGCGGCGGCTTCGAGGCTCTTTCCGAACGCTGCGTTCTTCTGGTCAGACTGAAGCTCTTTGGCCTGCCGCAGGGCAAGCTCAATGATCTTCATGTAGTCCTTGCCAGTGTCCGGAGCTTTCGTGGTCTTCTCTTGACCTTCTGCGTACGTGGGCAGTTTCCGCGTGTCCGAGACAGACGATCCGGCAATGTCAGCGTCCGATCCCTTTCCGGGGAACTCGGTCGGTAGACCTTTTCCGGCACTCAGATCGCGTGGAGCGGCAACTTCGTTGTCCTTCCACTGCTCCGCTTGCAGACCGCGAGAAGACGCTTCTTTCTCCAGCGCTTTCCTAACAGCGTCCAGAGCCGCGTTGATTTCGGGTCTCGATGTAATGTCTTCGCCAGTCTGTCCGACGGACTCTTGGAGCTTCTTCTCCAAGCTGGCGATATCTCCGAGCAACGACGCCGTCTTCAATTCCGGCTCAGGGATAGGCGGAAGAGGCGGCTTCTTTCCGGCAGGAGCCGGTTTCTTGCCAGCCATCGGCGTTTCGGGTTTCTTTGCGTCAGTAGGCATCATGGGTTTCTTTCCTGCGGGAGGCGGGGGTCCGGGTTTCTTTCCTGCGAGAGGCGGGGGTCCGGGTTTCTTATTGCCAAACGGCGGACCCGGCTTCTTGGCTCCGGGGGTAGAACCGCTGTCGGGTACGCCAAGAGGAGGCGTCTCGTCCTCGGCTGGACCCGCTTTGCACGCTTTGCCTTCTTCTTCCAACAGATCGGTGCCTTCGCCAACATCATCGCCCATAGGCAGCGGCGGGGGCGGAGGCGGAGGAGGCGGCGGGAGCGGCGGAAGCTTCTCGCCGCTGTCTTCGCTCTCGCTGTCGCTGTCCGAACTGCTGGAAGAACTGTCGGAACTGCTTGAGGAACTGTCCGAACTGCTCGAATCGCTCGAACTGCTCGAAGAACTGGATGAATCGCTGCTATCGTCGTCTTCGCTCTTTTCGGAAGGGATAGCAGGCGTCATGGGGACGTTCAGCAGTTCTTCCTCCGGCAAACCGCCTTCGGCCCCAGCATCGGAGGCCAGTGGCATCTCAATCTGTTTCTTCATGTCATCCTCTTCGTCAAGAGTGTCGGGGTAGGCCGCCGTCAACTGATCGTCGATGGCTTTGATAAGCTCAGGAATATCTTCCAGAGCTTTTTCACGTTTTTCCTTGCGGGACTTAAGGCCGGGGAACTTGGCATTGACCGCGCTGCGAACCTTGTTCCTCAAGGCTTCGAGGCTGCCGGTGTACCACGGCGGAACGGCGCTGTACTGCATTACGCGAGCAAGCGCGTTTCTTGCGTGGGCCAAGTCCGGAATTGGGAAATGATCCTTGTTATCCTTGACGTTCTTGTCGTTAGCGTCAAAGATCGGCTTTGGCCGCGTGCGCCCTTTGGTACGCTCGCCGCCGCGCTTTTCCGGCTTTTCCTTCTTGACTTCTTCCGATCCTGTGGCAGGAGTCGTTTGCGGCACGAAGCCCATAGAACGAGCAATCTTGCCCAGATTAGACAAGAAAGAAGCTCCGGTCTGAGCGTCCTTCGCCAGAATCTCGGCCTCTTCCTTCGTCGGCTCTGTCACAGGAATCATGCCTTTCTCAACGGCGAAATCGAGCGACTTCATCATTGCGCCGACGAAGCCCGTGCCCGGATTGGCCGCTTTTCCTGGCCTGGTAGTGCAGATGTGATCCAAGTTCACGTCGTCAATCTCGCGGATCAAGCCTTTTTCCGTGCGCATAACGCGGAAAGGATGAACGTCAAAGTTCAATTCTCCGCCGACGGAAAGCTGCTTCTGGCACTTACCGCCCTGCACCTCTTGGAAAAGCCGACGAGCCTGCGGATATTCACCGTCGAGTTCGATATCAACCTCTAGGCCATATCCGTTATTCGTCTTTACGACGTTGCCCTTCTTGGTTACTCCTATGCCGAATACGCTTCCGTGCGTCTCGTACAAAGGAAGCCCTCGCTCGACCTGTTTGGCCATTGAAGTGAGGGCGCGATCCGTCATTCTGTCGCGTTGAAGATCAACGCTATCGTCGGAGGCTATGGCACTGACGTGCATCTTCCCTTTTTCGTCGACATAGCCTTTGTTGATGGTTATGTCAAAATCAAAGGGAGCGGCCTTCCGAATCGGGTCAGCGGCTACACCTGTCATTTCTCCACTTCCTCCACATCAACGGCCTGCGGTTGAAGCTGACGAGCACTAGAATCCATACTCATCAGGAGCGCCTTCATAGCGCTTTCCGTTGTTGCCTGTATTGATGCTAGAGCAATCGAAATTAGCTTGTCAACATTTTCTTTAGAAGAATTTTCTGTCGATTTCAGCGAGATAGCCTTGTGCCCCTTTACGTCGTCAGTAACACGCTTGGGGCCGCTTGGCAACGCTGGCGGCTTTTTACCGCTTGGCTTCTCTCTGTCATCATCCTGCTGTTGACCGCCTTGTCCACCTTGACCACCTTGACCACCTTGACCGCCTTGTTGTTGCTGTTGCATCTGCATCAACTGCATCATACCCTCTTGTCCTTGCTTCTGGATAAGAAGGGCTGCGCCCGCCTTCATTTCCGCCAAAGCAATATCACGCGGCTTGTCGGCAAACTGGAATTCCTTTGGGAAACGAGGCTTGCCGAGCGCGTCGCGGATTTCGTTGGGCGTAATCGCGCACATCTTAGAGTACATCTCATCTACTCTAGCGCGTTCCGACGGGTCCGTAATCTGTAACCGCTCAAAACGCAGGATAACAACAGCGTCAGCACCAAGAATATCCTTCACCAAGAACTGATTGAGCATGTGCTCGATTTCGAGCCGCTCAGGTTCAAATTCTTGGTCGTTGGTCAATTCGCGGCTTGCGTACGCCGCCGACTTGTTGACGTTTTCAGACGTGAAAAAGATACGAGCGATTCCGAATGCCTGGCGGATTTCTTCGTCGTTCGCCTCGCGGTACTTGAGGAAACTGGCGTCCTCGGCACTCCCAACCGTGATGGGCTGTAGCTCGATCTTGGCCGATTCTTCCTTCGCAAAACCTACACGGGTCACTTCGGTCTGCAGAACCAGAACGCGGTGAGAGTTCTCCAAGCCCTGCAACTTGGCCTTCAAGAACTCCTCTATCTGCTGGATAGATTTGGAATCCAGCTTGCCGCCGGAAACGAGGACGGCCAGTCTAGGAACAGCGTCGTTCTCGAAGAATTTGACGTTCCAAATGCCCGCCATTCGACTGCCAGAGATGGCCGGAGCCGCAGAGACGTAGCGAGGAACACCGTAGAAAGACGATGCGGGAGAATAGAGCCAAATGCGCAGGATTTCCGTAGCCTGCCGCTCCAACGGCACATTCTCAGCGTATTCTCCGGTGATAGCGTCCATCGTACGCTTGTCGCCGAACGCCTTGAAGTACCGCTTTTTGTTGCCGCGAATCTGAACAAAGCCTTCTACTCTAGTTTGCCCGGTTCTATCGTCCCGAAGCCGTCTCCGCCGCATACTGACGGTGGGCGCGTGGTAGATGTTACTGATTTCCCCGGAACGATTTCGAGTAACCTCGATGTAACCGTCGCCCATCGCCTCTTCGTCGAACTTGACCCGATACATGACGGACGTAAAGTCCATCTCTTCGTTAGGCCGTTCCAGAATGAGACGGAGTTTCTCCGTCTGCATAACGATCTTTTCCCGCAACTCATCCGGAATGTCAGGGGGCAAGAACGGCCCGCTGCCGGAAACGGCCATCTTCCGACGAATACTCGGGTGGACGGGAGCCGGTTCGATGTACCAACCCAAGCCTACCGTATTCCTGGCGTACGTAGAAATGCAACGGCGTAACCGCGTGCTTACTTCTGGAATTTGCGCCCACACAGCGGGGTCGTACTTGGGGACGACGTACTGACCTTTGGCCTGAACTTCAAAAGGGTCTTCAAGCTGCTTGGACCCGCCCCCGTTTTCGCCGTTGTCGTGGTAAGCCAATTCCCTCTGAGGGAATGTGGATACCGGTACCCCTAGCTGGGTTACTTTCAGAATGGCTGCCTGCTCAGGAATCTCGTCCCTGAGCTTCAACAGAGTCTGTGCTCCGCCCATCGGCTACGTTTCCTCGGTAAATGTCATAATGACATGGTGGGGATCGTTGACGATCCCAGTCGTCTTGAAGCGGATTTTTGATCCGGCTTCGAGGTAAATTGGCTGCGGATTGGCTGCGTTGGGAAAGGCGTAGTATTGTGTCGCGCCAGTCGTTTCAATGACGATCTCTACTCCACGGACAAGAACAGACAGCGTGATAACCGGCGTGTCGTTCGTGTCCGCCTGGTATAGAACGTTCCTGAGCGCAAAAGACCCCGACTTGGGAGCAAACACCACGTCAATCTCGGCAGGGCCTGTTGCGTGATGCTCGAAATGAATGACATTACCCATCTGGCGACCTCCTAAACAGGCAACTGACGCTTACACTATACCTCACGACGCGCCCTTCGTGAAGTACTTTTCCACAAGAGTTTTGGCCACCATGAAAAGAAGGCCGCTGCCAAAGCCGACGCCAGCGGAAACCACGGCAATCTTGACGGTCAACTTGAAGAGTTCATTTCTGAGATCAGCCACGCTCTTTTGTACCTCGCCGACAATCTTCTCAATACCAACAAAGCGATCTTCGAGCCGCCTGCTTTTCTCTGCGCTAAGATCATCACAAACCTTTTTCTGCGCAGTGACGGCCCTAGCCGTTTTTTCTTCCGTCTGCTGCAACGTCTCTTTAACGGCGATTGCCACGGCAACCTCGATTCTGTCTTCGCTGGCGCGGCGAACCTCTTCGTCCTGCTGTCTCCGACACGCGGCGACTCTAGCCTCACTGCGCTGCTCTCCTTCTTTGATAGCCGAATAAATCCTGTCTATCTTTGTGTCAATATCCGCTCGAAATGCGTCCAGCTTTTTGTCAAAACGAGTCTCGAAGACCGTGACCTTTCCACCAATATCGTTCAGAGCCTCCCCGATTCGTTTGAAGGCGTCGCACGTCTCCTGATCCGCTCGTATAGCCTCGCGTTCGTCCTCGTCTTGTTTAACAATATGAGCTTCTAGCTCATCGCGCAGAGTAACAAGCGCAGCCTTCTGCTCATCATTCTGACGACTCACGTCGCGTTGCAGTAATTCGATGTTGTGTTGTATCAAGCCGCCCGCATCGGGTAAATCGTTTCCCACAGATGTTGCTCCAAGACTTCATGGCCGATTTTAAGGTTCCTCCACGATGAGCACAGAACAGCCTTTTGTTCCAGTCTCAGCAGCTTCAATGCGATGTTCTACGTTTGGAGGAATCAATACCGCGTGGGGCGCGACAACACACCGCGCCGCCTCTCCTTTCAGTATAACATTAATAGAACCTCTGATCAGAACTATTTCTTCCGATTTTTCGGGATGAGTGTGCCACACTTCCAAGGCTACGCGCTGATCAAACCAGAATAGCGAAATGCTGTAGTCAGAGTTGGCGTGAATCAAACGACCGCTCAGCCCACGACCGAAACAAAGAGATTCGACTTTGGTGACGGACGAAGCGCGTTCCTCGAAGCGAGTACGCACTTTACCTATGCTGGACAACGCCCGAACAACGGTAGAATCGAGAGTAGCGTCGCCCATTGTGATCCTTCCTCAGAACGAAAGTGTAAAAGAGTCAAGCCAGATTGCTTCGCCACTCTCTGTCTTGATCTGAACTTCCCACGTAACCGACCCGGAATTAACCAGATTACTGATCGCCTCAGTTACTACCTCGGTAAAGTCCACGCTGTTGATCCCGGTGATCTCACAGATCGTGGTGTTGTTCGTGGTGTCCTGAATCCTGATTGACCCATTGTCGCCCGCAGCATTGGCGGTCTTCACCAAGAAACTCGCCTTGACCGGCCATCCATCTGCGAATCCGCCGTTGTAAGTCATCGTGTAGACGGTCTGGTACACATCCGATTCGATGGCGGCGCTGTGAACATCAAAAGCCTGCGATGTTCCTGCGTGTTTTCCGTACTCTAGTAGAGTAATGCTGTCTTCGTCAATCGTGTGCGCCGCGTTATTAGGGCACACGGTGGGCACGGTAGGAGACCAAACGTAAACCATCTTGGCCTCTGTCACACACCACAGTCTGTATTTTGCCCAGCTCATTCCATGATCACCAATTTCACTGTGTCTGCGAAGATTCTGCCTTCAGCAACACTCGTCCGCTTGACCTGAAACTCGAACACGGACATGTCAGACGGCATGTTAGACAGGTCGCCGACGGCCATCACCGGGTCTGCATTATTCAGTTTGGCAGACAAGTACACTACAGCATTGTTCGTGACATCGTAGACACGAAACTTGCCTTCTACACTCGGATCAACCCAGCTAATGAACGCGCACTTATTGGGTACTTGCTTGAAACAGTGAGGACAGTAAATGAAGCTGCCAATCTTAGTCCACACAGCGGCACTGGAGTTTACATTAGGTATATTCCAGTTGACTACCGTAGTAACCGGCTTGGGCGTGGAGTCTCCTGAAGGAAGTGCCGCGACTATTCCATCAAGATCGGCCTCTTGCTCCTGTGTAAGCTCCACCAAGAACATGACAGAGAGAATCTCAGTGTCGTCAGACCAAGATGATCCTGCGTAATCCTCTATATTCAAGAGTTCGCTGTTGATTATATCCTGTCTCAACTTGTAGAAGTCAGGCTCTTGCGCTTTGGAATAATCGTATTGAGTCATTCAACCCTCCGTCAAAGCTGTGTTACTCTCATGGCAATTATTCTAGCCCGGCGTATGTACGCCGTGTAGGAGCCACTTAATGACTTGTACTGCAATCTCATGCTCTGCGCGGCAGAGATGCCGGGTCTCAGAGAAACTCCGCTGATTGGAACAAAGCCTTCGTTGCCGTCGCTACTCCGCGAGAAGTCGAACTCCTCTACGCCACGCGCTTCCTCAAACGATGTATTATTCTCTAAGAGTCTCCAGCCGACACCGGAAGAGGATGAACTGTTCACTGCTATCTCGGCGGACCAGAATACGAAGTAGTCGCCAGAAGACGGGGGCGTGAAATCCAGTTGAGCCTTAGTCTGAAAACTCGTTGACGACGTGCTTGACTCTCCTACGCTGGATGTAAAATAAAGCTGTGGCGATGTATATATCGACCCGGCACTGTCAGGCTGGAACGATACCGAAAGCAGACTTCCAGAGACTGTCCAGTCTACCCCCGCGCCGATATTCAGGGACAAATTAGGGCTAGTAGGCGAAGTCTTAGTCAGAATCCCTGTGGCTGGATTAGATGCGGCGAGGTAAAAATCAGCACCCACATCAGTGTTGGCAAAGCCTGAGACCTGCGTGTTTCTACCGGACGTGTAGACCTTCCCTGTAGAACCACTGGGTACTGAGGCAAGGACAAATCCGTGCGCGATCTTTATTCCAGCGGCATTCGACGCAGTAGCATACTGCATCTCGACCCGTGACTGTGCCACGTTGTACGTCAGATAAACGTATCTGCCCGCCGCGATAGGCGCTCCTGTGTTGTTGTACGCTGAAATCTCAGAAGTGCCGGGAGGAACTAACGACGGCGAAAGACGCCCGTCTGCGCCCGCAGCGAGCAGACGACCTGCGTCCCCTGTGCCCGGAGTCGTAGAACCGTCCACGGCAGTCTGCACAACGCGGTCAGGAGTCGGGGTCGTTTGGATTTGTTCGTATTGGTCGCCTGCCATTATCCTACCCTCTCAGCAATCAAACTAGAGCGAGTGATCGTACCTGCCGAGGCTACGTTCGTTCCTGTGATGACAAGCGTATAAGCATAGGCAACGCCCGCCGTCAATGACCGCCTGACGGCGAACGAGAAAGTGCTCGTCAAGTTGATTTGCGCTCCTATCCGATGAAGGATAGTCGCTCCTTCGTAACCGTAGAACTGGACTTGAGCGGCAGTGCCTCCTGTTCTTAGCACTTCTCCGTTCCCAATGATCGTGTACTCTCCAGTCAGGTAAGGAGTAATGTTCAACGTCACAGCCGTGGTAGACCCTACACCAGCTACGGGCACAGACGCGGTGTTGGAGACGGAGTGCTTCTCCTTGAACGAAAACTGGTTGAACAACACCTTAGCAGCGCCTGCGTTGACATCGTAGATATGGCCGACAGGTTGAACAACGCAGTCAGCCGTGTGTGTCACGCCCGCGACGTTGTTTCCCGTCGTGTCGCTGTCCGGCGGTGTGTAATCGCACTTGCCCGCGTTCCCGCTTTCGGCAAGCCAGAGGAGCTTTCCTCGATCCGCAACCGCAAAGCCACCGCCAGTGTGAATGGCGTAAGGATTCAGACCAAAGGTGTAAACATTGGCGGAGCCGGGGAACACCGGGGTGTCGAGAACAAAGCCGTGCGCCAGCTTGACTACCCCGCCAGAAAGAGTCGAGTCCGCTTTGCGGACATTCAAAACGCCGCCATTGTTGTAGAGGTTGACCCACTGACCCTGAGTCAACGCCTCAGACATAGGAACCAAAAGAGGACCGGTAGCTTGAGACGGCAGGAGTGTGGCTGACAGTAATCCGTTGGCATCGAGGGCGACGAGCTTTCCGTTGTCACCCGCGCCTGAGTAGGTTGTTATCCCCTCGCGGGCTTTTTGCTCGCCGTTCGACAAGTCTTGCAGTATGTAACGGTCAGCCATAACAAGCTACTCTACTTCTATCGGCTCCTGTGGGAGAAACGCTACCTTAGCAGGTGAGCCAGAGGCGTCCGTCAGAATTCCTACCTTCTGGAGAAGGTACGGTGTGCCCAACGCAGTAACTTCCGTAACATCAGTCGTCCCTTTGCCTTCAAAACCGCCACCGCCATACAAGTAGACGTACTTGCCTTCAAACGACTGATCCAGATCAGCCTCATCAGCCTTACTGTTCTCTCCGTCTATGTAGATATCCGCAGTACCGGCTGGCCCTGGAACCGGACCAGCAACAGCGGCCAAGATGTAACCATTGCACGGCTTAGTCGGGTCAGAAGCGTCCGCCTTCTCAACTTCTCTTGTGCCTACATTGTCGTAGAAGTGGACAAAATCTCCAGCGAGCAAATCCTCTACAGCTACAGCTTGAACGGTCTCAACACCGCCGGGAAGCAACGATGCGTCAACCAGACCGCTCGCATTTAGTCCTACGACCTCGCCTGCACTGGCGCTCACGCTAGATGTGCGCGGCGTGCTCCACTTCTGACCACCGTTTGCGGGGTCAATCGTTAGAAATCTTGTTTTGTCACCGGCCATACGTCAACTCCTTTCAACTCTCAACCAACGCAGGTCTTGCTGGCGCGAACTCTATCGTAGCGCGTCCGCCCGCAATAACCAAGTCAATCAATTTGCCCAACACCTGAATGATGTTGTCGGCGCTGGTATCCGGCGCTGTCACCGCCGCGCCCGCCGTCGTGGACAGAAACATGTCCGATCCAACATCGGCTAGAACAAGAGCGGTGCCGTCAACCAACGGATTCTGTCCTTCAAAGTGAACTCTGACCTGACTGCCAATCAAAACGCTGTCAAGAACGAAGCCGTCTGCGGGACGCTCGCCCGGCGTTACCGTATCCGCGTTGGCCTTCCTTACGGAACGGACGCCTGCATTGTCGTAGATGTTGACGAACTCTCCCGCGTTCAAATTCTCGCCAGCTACAAAAAGTGTTTCGTCGGAGTAGCCTGTTGCCAGCGCCGCGATCACCGCTGTGAGCGCAGCCTGCTGCCCCATCGGTCCTACGGTCAGTGCCGCCGCCCACTGCGTCGTGAGAACGGCGGGCGTTGCGTCGTCCCAGTAGGCTCCTTCGTAGTTGCCAAAAACAGGCGCAAGCGTGGCGTCAGCCGCAATGTCCTTCTCCAACTGATGGAGATCAGGCTGTGTTGGCGACCCTGGCCAAGGATTAGGGTAAGTAACCGACACGCTGAGCTACCTCGTTACGGAGCATCTACCTGAATTATGCCTATCCGCGCTCTGCGGATGTACGCTGTGCCTGCAACACCGGGACGATTCACGTCCAACAGGACGGTGTACGGCCCCGGCACGATGATGTCAAACGCCTTGAACACGGCTTGGCCAACCCATCCCGTGGGATAGGTCGAACCGAATGTCCGCATGTCCACCTCTCCGAAGATCGGAGGCAACAACAACGGCATGTGCAGCCTGACGCCGACCCGCCCAGCCGGATTCGTTTGAGAGAGTTCGCAGTAACTCCAAAGGAAAAAGGAGCCTTCGGGCATCAACGGAATGACCAGGCTCAGCTTGTTTACCCATCCGGGCGGAATTACCGTCGTAGACAATTCGCCTTCGCTTTCGGCGTAGTAGTAAGAGAGGTCTTGGACTGCGGGGAGCAAAGAAGGATCGATTTTGCCCGTCGCCGCCAATGCAACCAGCTTGCCAGCATCACCAATGCCTGAGAAGGTAACAATACCTTCACGAGCCTTCTTAGTGCTGGTCGCAAGATCAACTCTTACGTATCTGTCTGCCATGCCTATTCGAGAAGAATCTCGTCTCCGGGCATGAAGTCAACCGAAACAGTCAAACCAACTGCGTCTATGTAGCCGAGGTCTTCCACCAAATCGCCTACCGCGTACGCCGAAAGATCGTCCGTCATCTCTCCAGCCGTCTTTGACAAGTAAACGCGCTTCCCCAAATCGGCTGCAACCCACGCTCCGAGCGGAACTTGCGTATTGATACCGTCTGTGTAAACGTCGACGTACCAATTGCCGCCTGCGGGGGGAATTTCCTGCGGAGTATCTACGATATAGCCGTTGGCGGGATAAGGCGTCGGACCGCTCGCATTGGCCCTGCGCACTTCCGGCGTTCCTGCGCTGTCGTAGACGTGAACCCAGTGTCCTTTGATCAGGAAACCAACCTCGGCGGCGCGGACGTGAACCGCAGCGATAATCGTTGGACCAACGCCGGGAGGAAGCAATGTCGGGCTGAGCCGAGGCAGGCCAAGAACGGTGTCCAGACCCACGACCTCGCCCGCTTCCTCGCTGCCGTCCGCAGCCGTGCGCGGAGTGCCTCTTATGCGCTTGCCTAAATCCACGCCAGTCAGCGGGACAGCGATGAAAGATTTCTTGTCTTCAGACACTACGAGGGAACCTCAACCGGTTGATCCGGAATGAAATCGGCTGCGGAAGGCGTCGGAGCGACGTTCTGCTCAATGACAAAACCCACGACTTGAATGATGTAAGGCGTTCCTAACGCGATAACATCGTTCAAATCCGTCGTGGCCTTGCCGAGTTGGCAGAGGTAAAGAGGAAGGCCGTCGTCGGTCGCGCCTATGTCGGTGGAATCAACCTTGTCATTAACGCCGTCCGTGTAGACTTTGGCGGTTTGAGTTATCAGCCAGTTCTCTAGCACGTAACCATTGGCAAACTTGTCTGGATCATCCGCACTGGCGCGGCGTACTCGCGTGGCTCCTGCGCCGCCGTCGTGATAGACGTTGACGTAATCGCCCTCCGAAAGACCTTCTGATGCTTCGATACTGCGGTAGCCCGTGCTGGAGGGAAGCAACGTAGAATCAATGACGCCTGCGCCGTTCAAACCAACGACATCGCCAGGCTGTTCGCTGCCATCGGCTACCGTAACAGGGGTAGTCAACGCATCAAGGCCGTTGGCTGCGTCTATCGTCCAGAATGTCTTTTTTCCGACCGCCAAAGCAAACCCTCCGTACCAGCCTTTTTCATCCTACTCAACCCGCTCGGCGTTGGCAAGACAAAAACGAGACAACTCGACTGCTTCCTGAACGATTTGCGGCAGCGGCCACGTGACCGGCGCAACAATACCGTCAGGACACGGGCCTAGTTTTCCGTCCCAACCTTCCCAAGCGAGACGCCTATCGGCGGGCGCGTTGTCTCTCGCCTCGTAGAAGGAGTGTTTGGCCCGCATCAAGCCGCTGCTCAAGCAGTGACCCAGATGATAGATCATCGTGTACGGGTTAGCCTCCTGCGCCGCCCTCGCGCTCGTGTAAGTGTGCAGATGATTACCGGCGGCATCTACCGGACTGTGGTGAACACGCCAGCGGTAGGAAGGACGCCACCACGAAAAACGGTAATGAGAACAGACACTGCCTACTCCCAGCGAGCCGCCCCATCGAGTACCGTCCGGTTCGGCGTCGTGAATCCAAAAGTCGCCTGTGTGCCACAGATTAATCCATCTCGGACAGGCAAAAGCCGCCTGCCAGTACTCAAGACCGACCCAAATCTCGTCCGCATCGAGAACAAGCTGGTAGTTACCCGTGATTCTAGCGGCGAGCGACGCCCGCATCTCGCGTTTGTCGACCCAGACAGGACGCGCATCTATCTTGATCTTGTGTTCCGGGTCAGGCAACGCCCGCAACTGTTCCAAAACGCCGTTTTCGGGAGAGCCTCTGTAAAGCTCTACGGGGCCGTAGGCAATGAGAATCTCGTGGACATGAGGATAGACCGCTTCGACGGCTTTTGTGGCCGTAGGCGTGCCGTAACATATCATACAGGCGGATATCTTGCGCGTTTGGAGTGAATGATACGGCAGCCGTTCTACCGCTTTCTGCATCGCGCCCAGTCCGTAGGTCTCCACCACCCAGCGACTAGACTCCGCCAAGTCGGGCTTAGGTTTCGCCGCAAGTTTCTTGACCTTGCGAACGAAGGCTTTCTCGTTTCCCCACGGAACATAATGCAACCGATCTCCGTAAGCCCACCGGAGGACAGGGAGATCATAAACTACGACCTGCGTTCCAGCAGCCAGAGACTCCGCCGGAACCATACCGAATCCCTCAAAGAGAGACGGAGCCAAAACCATGTGCGCGTGCCGCATCGCGTCGTACTTCACGGAATCAGGGAAATTCTTCAGGCTGTGCCATTTGTGTAAGTCGGTATCTACTGGGACACTGCCGGGATCGCCAAAAGTAACCAGATCGAAGGGCATCTTCAGCGAGTAAACGGCGTCAAAAGCAAGCCCGGCGCACTTGTAATCCGTGTTGCGTGCGCTCCAGAGCGCGTAAGGCCGTTCCGGAGGCTGCCAAGAACACGGTTGATGCAGCGCGTAGTCATTTACAGCAGGAACCAGATAGTCGTAGAGACGCTCCGCGCCTGTCTCGCCCATCCACTCTCGACAATACCGCATGGATAACTCAGAGCAGCCCAACAACAGATCAGAGGCGCTGTAACCCTCTCTGGTGTGCGTAGTGTTCATCAAGTCGGCGACACGAGGAACATAGTTGCGCACCCAATTCTCCGTCTCGAAATTCAGACAAACAAGTTTACAGCCTGGATGCGCCGCCTTGTAAGCCGCCGCCTGTAACCCCAAGCCGCCTTTCGAGTCAGTCATGCAGATGTCCAAGTCGGGCGGAATCTGGTCTTTGCCGTTGATCAGGAATTTCAGACGATTGCACACCGGATAATCCGTCACCCATCTCGGAACGGCGTTGGTGATGAAAAATACGTCCGCGCCAAGCTGAGCACAACTCAGGGCGTACTGATAGACCAGAAGTCTTCCGCCGGAATAGTGCGTGCTTGTCCACAGCCAACAACCAATACGCAACGTCCTAGCCAGCGGAGCGGCGGCGTTATTCATATTGACAGGCGGTTTGACTGGACGGCGGGAACTGGTACAACGTAACGGCAGATTGTTGGATTTCTGCGGTCTGGCGTAATCAACAAAGCCGTTGAATATCAACGACTCTACCGTATCACTGGCTGCGTTGAAAATGCGCCCCGGCCTAGCATAACGCTGAGTACCGCGAGCGTCGTAATAGTGAAATCCTCGCAAGACGCGAACTGGTATAACCGCCGCCAAGTCTCGTCCCTACCTTTCTCGCGGCTAGGATCATGATGGATTCTCTTTGTGCCACGCCGCTAAAGCCATCGCATGAATGTCCGCTCCGACTGGATCGGCGTTTATCGCCACTTCTTCATCAGGATAAACACAGGCGATAGCGGGAGTGCCCGTTTCAGGCAAAATGCCTTCCTGCTTCATTATGATGAGGTCCGCGAGCGTCGACGCACGCGCTTCTGTCGTTATTTTCAGCGAGAAGGAGTTGGGAGAATGGTTCTGGTCAATAGATACTTCTCCATCCTTCAGGATTCGATACCCCCAACCGCCTGTCCACGGGGGCTGTGTCACCTGATACACCTGCTTTGTCAGTGCCATCGCTATGCTCCGAACGGTAGTTTGAAGTGAGCCGCGCAAGAGGCTCTCTCTTCATCATCTGCTACTTTAGCCGCCGCAGCCATAGTAGCCGGGTCTACTCCATCGGGATCAGAGAGTATCTGATTCTGCTCCAATAGAGTAACGGTCAACATCAAACCAAGATTTACCTTGCCAAGGAGTAGGTCAGCGAAGATATTTGCGATCTGTTCCGTTGTTATGTCACCCACAGAGCACGGGAGACGTGTTTGTAACAGACGGCTGAAACCGTCTTCGAGTAGTTCGTAGCTCCACTTGCCGGGGCTTATCTCAGCGATGTTCTTTGTCCAGGCCATTAGGGTTTCTCGTACAGATAGAAGCCTTCGGGTGTCACAACAGGAGCAAGCAGCGGAACAAAACTCACTACATCCTGCCCGACATTGGAAAAGCCATTGATTAACGCATTGCCAAGCAGGTATATCCGACCGTTGAACTCAACCGCGCTTCCGTCTGCGAAGGGATACCACCAACTCTGGCGAGACCGTCCGTAATCACCACGGTCGTACAATGGAGGCAGCAAAGACAACCAACCATCTCCCTCGGAACCGGCAGAGTATCCACCCGCGATGATGATATGGTCGTTATAAACCAACGCGGTCGCTCTTCGCGCAAACAGGAGATAGGGCAGGACGGGTATCCTCGTATCCCATTCAATTCCATCAACGGTAGTGCGTACAGCAAGCGGACTGACCTGCCCCATACCCGCATAAATCTGAGTACCGTCAGTCCACGTAATCGGCTGCAAGAAGTCGAAGGGCAAGGTCGGTAGTGTTGTCCACGTCGCTCCTACCGTAGCTCCAAAATCGGTGCGCTTGACCAACCGTTGATTGTTTCTTCCGCCGAAAGTCCACAAAGCGTTGTTGAAAACGACCGTGCCGGACTCGATCAGATTAGTGCCCTCAGTGAGGGATACCTGCGCCCATGTCGGAGGATTCATCGGATTTCCGTCCCACGACATCAACCAAACATCGGTAGGGTCTGGAAGCGCGTGCCCTAAATCACGTCCTCCTGCGATAAGAACCTTGTCGTCTGTACCATCATTCACGATGCCACAGACGTAATGACTTCTGTGCTGCCACGGACCAGCACCAACGAGTGTCCAGTTCACGCCATCAAGAGACATCCACGTATCGTCGAGTGACACTCCTACGAAGGGGTCGTAACCGCCAAACAGCCACAGTGCGCCCTTGAACGACACGGCTGTAAACGACTCCCTGCCGGACCACGGAGCAATCGGAACATCAACTCGGGCGTCGGTGCATTCTGTGTAATTCTGGACGGGGACATAGCCCTCTGCCGCGAGATATGTATTCGGATAGATGTCGGAGAGCCGGTAACTTCCTGCTCCTAATCCTGAGCCTCCTGCTGCCTCCATACGCACAAATGCGAGTTCCCACCGAACCTTCTCATCATCCATCTCATCGACGAGATTGTTCTGATAGGGCTGGTCGCCCGGCTGGTACATCTGTGACCGTCTTGGGAGTATGATGTCGCTCATGGTTTTTCGTAGATATAGAACCCTTCAAGGGTTCTAGCCGGTCCCTTGGTCGGCGTGATCTCAGCAATGTCTTGCAGACCGCCTGTAAGTGCCATGTCTTCGTAGGCTGAACCTATCAGCAGCAGTTTACCGCCCCAAGATACTAGATGCCCGAAGACAACGGTGTTCTCTGGGTTGGGGGTTATCATCTGTGTCCAGACTACACCATCAGGAGACGACCACAACCCTCTTGATGAAAGAATCCCCTGCGATCTGTACAAGAAGAGATGGCCGTCGAAGACAGCAATGCTGCCGCCGAATGCGTTGAAAGGATATCTGCTCAGCGGAGTATCTATCTCCCACTGAGTACCGCCCGTCGGGCCGTAACGAGTTCTCCACATATTCGTGCCGTACGTTCCAGCCGTAGCAAGATCGCTGACGCCTAAACCCAACCACAAGTCATTGTTAAAAACTGTCGAAACACCAAACCCCGCGCCGTTTCCTAGGAAGGCGGTCTGTGCTCCTACAAGGTTGAAGTCGGTCTGAATAACGTCGTCTAAGAATGTTCCGTTGAAGCCTCGCATTATCCACGCACACAAACCGTTGCCATCCCCTGAATCCCACACAGCACAATTATGTCCTGCCCGTTCGAGAATCCCGCCTACGAATACAGACGCCCAGCCGGTTGACGGATCGCACAAGAAGAGCGTGCCGTTGAACACGCTGAAAGCGAGATCGAGAGAACCTCCGAGGAACATAATCACGGGTCCGCCACCGGCATCGTACGAAATCATACAGTGACCTGCCAGCGGCGGAAGAATCGGCGCGGGGACAAGCAACTGAGTCCATGTTACGCCGTCGGCAGACCGCCACACGTCGCTCATCAGCGTAGGCGCGGTCGTCGGTCCTTGAATCCCGCCCGAAAGCCAGAGTTCGCCTTGATACTCGCACAAACCAAATAATGTTCTGCCTCCAACACCGGCCCAAGACGCTACGGCGGAGTGCTTGACGACGGTGTAGGTATTGTAGACCATCTTCGGCTGGTAGCCTGCACTTACAAGGTCAGGATTAGGGTACGTATCACTCATAATAGGAACTGTAGTCTGCGCAGCGCCAGAGGCTGTCAAGAGGTCCTCAAGATTAATAAAGCCGGACTCCAATGCGAACCGTTCAGCCTGCAACGCATCAATAAACGTATTTGCGTACGCTTTCGGTGTGGGCGTATATGAACTGGAACGCGCTGGTAGTATCGGTCGGTCACTCATGCTGGCAACCTGTAAAGGTACTGACCCTCTGAAGTTCTAACGGGGGCTTGAGAGAACGAGACCTCGTAAACATCATTGTTAGCCAAACCGAAGATTCGCCCATTGTGACGAAGCAGATTCTGAGTTCGACCGAGCAAGTAAGCATAGCTGCCTGCCTGCAAACTCCACAGTAAGCCGTTCTCCGATGACGCTACAGCATCTGTGGGAAGCCCGGCCAAAGCACCCATCGTAATAATCGCTCCCTGTTCCTCTAGGAATGCCGATCTGCTCGACATGGCTACTATATTACTCGCCTGTGATACTACCTGCGTCCAGTTCATACCGTTGGATGACTTCCAGATGTCCGTCACACCGCCAAAACCTGCTGCAAGGAACCACGGGCTGTAAGAAGTACCAAAAGCAAGCCAAAGCTCAGAGCCGCGCACCAAAAGAACAGGTATCAACCTTGACGGGAACTGCGCCGTTGTCACAAGAGTCCATGCGGCAGGATCAGTTGCTGAATAAACTGCGGAGGTTATTCCTGCTGTCCCTCTCCATCCGCCAACGAACCAGTACTTTCCGTCGAATTGGACGATATTCGACATCGCCCCGCGCCCGCCACCTCCGGGGGAAAAGCCGCCGTCAGCCGCCTCTTGCACCCACACAGCGCCGGGAAGGAACGGGTTGCTCAGAGACCACACGTCGGCACGATTACCCAACCCAGTGAGTAAACCGGAGCCTCCGCCGATCACGTAGAGCTTGTTGTTGTGAACTAGGGAGACGTGATAAGAACGAGCGGACCACGGAGCTATGCCGTACTGCGCCCAAGTCGTAGGACGACCTTGTGCATCAGGCACAGAAAACCACACAACGTTAGATGAACTTGGGAAATTGCCTCCACATACCCAATAATGCCCTTCCCAGAAATCGAACGTATAGCCCGCCCGATTGTTGAACAGGCCGGGTGTGAGCGGCGTAATGCTTGCAGCGTTAGGCAGCGTGACAGGCACGTACCCCGCGTCTTCAAGAACCGTGTCGGGATACGTGTTGGTACGAACATAAACGCCGCCGCTTCTCCCGCCGCCGCCGGAGAGCGTTTCCAACGATACGAATGCACGCTCAACACGAAGCTTCTCGTCGGCATAATCAGCCAAAAGGCTGACAGAGTAACCGGCGTCTCCGGGTTGATAATACTGTGATCTGCGCGGTAGAACCGGAGTCACCGCAGTCCTCCTTTGTTGCGGGAAAATTGCCTTCTACGCGGCGGTCACGAGTGTAACACGCCGCGTAGAAAGGTATCCACATCAACAAAAAGAACTACGGGCCATCCTTGCGGTCAAGTCTGATTGCGGTGCGTCCGCCTGCAAGAGCCGCCTTGAAGTTGGCGAAGGCGGCAAGTTGCGAAGCCGCATAAATCTTGTCAATTTCCTCAATCAGAGCAACGACGCAATCCACCGTGCAGTGCAAGTCGGCTCCGCCCTTCGCAAAGTCCGGGCGGATTACGACTGTCTGACCATCATTCAGCTTTTTTGGGTCGGAACCCAAGGTAGCGCCTGCCATCGTCTATCTCCTTGTTTACAAAGGGAGTATGTGTGTGTGCAAACAGCGCGTGACGTTCCGCAGCTTGCTTACGGAACAACAGCCAGCTTGATCATGTCAGCGGCGGTCAGAACGTACGTGGCCGCGCCGGGATTGACCGTGAGCGTTCCGTCGCCGTTGAAGACCAACTGAGCGTCGGCCTTCACGTCAACCCACAGACCGCTGCCAGGAGCCGTCTCGCGCAGGATATTCATGAGGACCGGCCCGGTGGGGTCTGCGCCATAAGTCGTGTCGACTGTGACGCTGCCCGCGATCACGTCGGCTGCCGTGACCTCGTGAACAATCATTCCCTTGCCGATTCCGTCCCGAAGAGTCTTGACGGCGGCGAACACGTCCCTGTGATCGGTTGCAACGATCTTTTCAAACCAAAGCAAAGCGTTCATCTGAAACTCCTCTTTTCTCAGGAGACTCGACTTTTCCGCGTGTGAACTTCAGTCCACAGGCGGCTTCCGTTCAAAGCCAAAAGACGCTGCCGAAGCTCTTCGGCTGAACAACCTTCCGCGTCTTCCAAAATGTCGTCCAGAAGCTCGGCACACGTGCCGCTTTTTCTTATCATACCAAAGCGACCCGCGTTGTCCAGTCCAAATTCTGCAACAACCTCTTGTCTGAGCGTATTTGAGTTCAGGCGTTTCACGAGAATCCGTTGATCCTCGCCGAACTCGTTGCGCCGACGGAGGCGTTCGACCTCAGAAACCATATTAGACCAGCTTCCGTCGAAGTTCAAGGCCCTGTCGTCAATTAAAACGTCATAATAGATTTTTGGCGAATCGGAACCTTTGCCGGGGAGATTCTGGTTTATAGCATCGAAAGGAATACCCTCCGAGCGCAGTAATTCGGCTGTGGCCTCTTCGTCATCACGGACAGTGAATATCAAAATGCGCCAGCCGCGCTTCCGAAGCTCCAACATGGCTTCCTTGACGCCGGGCAGAAAGCGGTTATCGGCGTCTACCATTGTGCCGTCTACATCAACGGCGAGAATGGGCGGATCAACTTGTCGACCATTTGCCATCGTTTATATCCCACACAGCTTTCTGCTGAAGCTCATTCAGACGTGTAACAACACCTTCAATCTCGCCTGAGCGGAAACCAAATGGATGCAAAGTTACGGCTATCATGTTGGGGTCAATCGCAGCAAGCATATCTCGAACGTAGGGATGTATCGGCTTATCCCTGAACCGTCTCCCAATGTTACACTTAAGGTAGTCGCGGATGTCGTCCTTTACAAAGGTGTAACCGTTGTCTATGGCATACACCCTGTGAAAACTGTCCATGATGAAATTGCCAGAGTGCCGATCCATAGCCCCCGTAATAAAATCGAAAGCACAAAGCAAGTGCAGCCACGGATTGTCGTAGTCCTCGCGGAACTCGTACCCCGACTCTGCCCAGTCAACGGCAAGAGGCGAGAGCACCCACGCCTGGAGAGAACCGAAGCCGAGACCTAAAACTTCTCGCCCAACAGTCGGAGGAACAAGATTGAAACCCAAGGCGCGATCAAGGGCGTAGGCGGCAAGCTCTCGTTCGGGAGATGTGACGCGACTGTCGGTACATTCACGGTAGTAGGACGTTTCTTCTATAGAACGCACGGTCTTGAACACGGCGCATTGCGTTGTAACAACACCTACCTTGTTACCGCCGTTGAAGATTACTTTCCACGGTCTGTGGATTCCGCGCCCTATGATATCCAGTTCGTCTATCGGAGCGGTACGGAGAAAACGACACATATCGGCGTGATCGAGCGGGGTTAGTGGTTTACGGCGATTGCTCCACTCCGCGCCAATATCTTTCGTCTTCCGGAGAAGCGCGTCTGTTGTTCCCCGGAGCATAAGCTGAAACGTGTTGCTCAGCGTTGTTCGCATGGGAACTCAGTACTGCTCGGTGCCGTATGGCTGCCGTTCCTCTAGTAATTCGTACGAATGGGTGTGTCCTTCTGTCTCGTCTGTAGCCCCGACTTTGTTGATGAAGTGGGCGTGATTTCCGTAGAAGTCCGTGATTCCCCGCAAGACATTGCGTTCTTTGTCAACGATAAGGACACACTTGTGGCTGTGTTCCGGCGATTTGAGTCCGGACGACATCGAACTCTTGGCCTCAAGCCTCTTCTCCCCAGCTTGAGCGTTAGGAACCAATCCCCAGAAATTGAGAGGGACTACTTCAGGATGCGTAGCCACGCCCTCAAAGACAGTCTCCTGTCTTGTGTTCCCAACGTCGGCGTCAAGCGTCGGCTGCGCGTGCGCGGGCGGAGCCAGCGTCTGCTCATCGGAAGTCTTTGCCAATTCCTCGGCATCAACAGCAATGGCCCGCTTGAACAACACAAGGTTGCCCATCGCGCTGACAAGCTCCCATCCTTCCTGCCCCGCCTGATCCATCGCCTTGGCGAGATCAATAGGATGAAAGCTTGTCAACGAAACGGCCTTGTGCTCAAACGTCTTGCCTAGACCCGTAACGGCATTGGCGGCGGCAAAGGCACGCCCTTCATCACCAGTGCGCTTGTGCGTGTTGTTCCACACATGCGCCCACTGCCTCTGCTTTTTGTCCGACAACCCGCTCTTTACCCGTTCCGGCAAACTACTCGTGTCTTTCGGGTCGTATGGCATCTCAAAACTCCTACTTCCTTAAGCACTTGTCCAGTTTTCCCGTTTTGGCTGTTTGCCACAACCATAAGCAGAGCTTCGACTTACAGAAAAAACAGCTAGGAGAAAACTGGACAACTTTCCAACACGTCGCATTACAGAATGTCGTATGTTGTTTGACACCAACGACTTGTGACTTCTTGTTTGTCCAGTTTTATCACGTTTTTGCCGTAAGAGGTTTGCACTACTACAGTTACGGAATCATCGGGCGCGTTGGCGACGCGGTGATAGCGTCGGGATTTACCTGTGTGCTTGCCTTCGGCTTGGGGTCTTGCGGATGCGCCCAAGCACGAATCTGACCAGGGGCCAGACGAACCTGTCCGCCTGTCCTGGCTACCGGGCCAACTTCAGAAGGTCCGATAGAGGCGAGGCCGGTTTGGATCGCAACAGCCGTGGGAATCATGTTTTCGTTGCCGCTGCGGGCAAACGTTCCCATGCCTCTCATTGCGGAGGCGACGCCGGAACCGGCTTTCCCGGCGTCGGGAAGCGACTCGTGCTTTTCGGCCTTCTGGATGTCACCAGAACGAGCACGCAAGGACTTTGCAACACGGCCTTGACCAGAACGAGCGTAGCTGCTTTTGCTATTCATCGTCATCTCCCGAATCTACAGGGACAAACTTGAAGCCGGGACATTGCGGAACGGGCCGCGAAGGAAAGTCCCGGCAAATTTGAGGCTGATTGTCGTGAATAAGGCACGTTGCCTTACCATCCTCATCGAACACTAGGAATTTGCAAGGGGCGTCGATACCAAACTCGACGCTCTTGTCGTCTTCCTTCACGAAAGCGCGGGGTCGTAATGACCACCACCTAAGCAAGTCTCTGATTGCCTCTACGTCGCCGCCAGCTACGCTGCACTTGTCGAAGCTCATACGCGCCGTAACACAACACGTGCCGCATCTGCGACACTCTCCGACGCGCTTTAGCTCAAGCTGTGGCGCAACTTGTGTGGCTTCGTTCGGCATCAGTAATAAACCCTGCTCTCGCCGGTCGGCAGCGCAGCAGGCCCGTCAAGACGCATTACGAACGAGTAATCTTTCAGAAGAACCGGATACGTGCCGTTCTGATCTTCCAGACCGAGCGCGTACACCCGCTTTTCTTCGAGAGTTGCTGGTTCTTCGGAGGGCCAGCGGTCAAAGGCCATTGGCCCGCACGAAATGCGACATTTGATCATGACTATCTTGTTGACCTTGCCGTTACGAGGGCCAAGATCAAGCATGGCTCCGTGAACACCCAACGGAACCCAATTAACGACCTGCACGCGGTCGCCAACGCGCAGCTTTCCGGGACGAATGTAACCGGGGGGTATCTCCGGTAGACCGTGATTCATCCATACACAGCCCGTCCGTTTAGATACCACATCGGCACTTCCGTTCCGCAGAGAGGTTGCCAACAGCCGCTGCAAGTCGTCTGTAACAGCGTAACCGCCAAGAAGAAGCTGCTCGCGGGCTTTGGCCATAAATGGATCGTGCGCTTGACCCAGACCTAAGCCTTTCAACAACCGATCTTCCGTTGCTTTGGCAAGGGGATGATTCACTTGCGTTACTCTCTGATTTTTTGACTGCCCGCGATGCGTAGTCCGAGAGTGTCTTCCTCTCGACTCCTGCGCATGTCCGGATCGCCTACGACCTTCTTCTCCGGGAACAACTTCGTGACCTGCGTGCCTCTCACAGTGAACAGCTTGGCGAGATCACGCTTGACATCACGGCTGTTTCCTTGTCCGAAGTCTTCTGTCTTGTGCGACATCAGTGGTCTCCTTTTACTTCCTCGTCCCACCTGTCAGCGATTTGCTTGACACGGCGGATTAGTTCCTTAACGGCTTCCAGGTCTTCGGAAGAGACGGCTATTTCAGCCGCCTTTCCTTCGGGAACGCCGCTTGTCTTGGTCACAGCCTTCTCGGCCACGGCTACTTCCAGAATACCCGCAGCCCTGCGGATGTTGGCTATGTCGCGTGGGGATACGAGGCGCGGAGACGACAAAACCTTGGCCGCTGTAACAGGGTTGGCACTCCAACGGAAACGATGCGCGTGAGAATGCCCGCCGATGATGGAAGCGGAAGGGTCTGTCATACCATCAATGCTGCCCGCCGCGTAAGGAATCCGAACAACATGCTGGTGATTCTTGGCTACACTGGTCCGACACTTCAACATCGGGCCGTCGGCGTCGGTAGTAAGAGCCGCATCAATCTTGTGGACGTGGCTATCCCCGTCCGCCTGGTCAGTGTTGCCTGTCACCTGAGAGGCGGGGCCGCTGGCAAGCGTGCCATAAGGTCCAGCCATCTCTGTTCCCTGCGCAGGATTTAGTAGACCACCGCCGAGCAGGGAACCGGTAGTGATCTGTTTTTCAAAAGGGAGGCCGATCTCCACGATTACGCCCTTGTCGGCGCAAACAGCCTTGTTGGTGTTCGGCTGAACCGGAACCCCTTTGAATTCGTAGGCAAAGAAATGCTCGACGATTCCGTGCGTCTTGGGCAGCCCCTCAACGCCGTCAATCCATTTCCTGCAGTCCTCAACGTCCTTCCAGACGTTCTTTGAGAACCAAATCTTGTTAACTGCGATGTCGGCGACAGCATTGTGTCGCTGCGCCTCGCCAAGAGCACCTACGAAGTCGTTGCCATCGAAATCGACTGCTCGAACCGCCTTCATAACCTCGCCACACTGAGGGCAACCCTTCTGTGCGCCCAGCATGGAAGGAAAGCCTTTGGCCATTTCGGCAGCGCAGCAATCTTTCATCTCGCGCAGAGGCTGAAGAGCCACACGCCTGCCGAGACGTTCCAGCAATCCTGTACTCATGTGTTGACCTCCAAAAGAGTCACCTTCCGTAATCTTACTGCAAAAGCTTGTCCTGTCCAACTAATTTCTGAAGAAGGTTGGCAGGAATAGTTGGCGTGTTGGGAACAGGAGGCGTCCAAGACATAGGACGCGACGCCACACCGTTGGTCGGAGCCTTCATCTGCGTGGCCTTCATCAGTTTCGCCATTTGTGCCCGCATTACCGCTGCGGGCGTAGCTAAGGCGGGTATATGACTAGAATCAGCCTGCGACGGGAAGTTAGGAATGAGAGTTTCACGGTCAATGACCGGCATTCCTGACTTTTTATCGGGGCGAGCGTAGTACTTCTCAGCCGCCTCGTTCCAAGCAGCGTCCAACTCATCCTTTTCCGGAATCAAATCGGCTCGATCTACCTCACCCTCGAAAATGTCCTCGAACTTCCAATACAAACATCCGGAGAGGAGCGCGTCGGGGCCGTGGTCGTTGGCTTTCAGAATAGAACCGTCGCCGCGCCGACGATACGCCTTGAGTTGTTGGATGAGAAGTTGACAATCCTTGTTGATTTTGATGCGCCTGAACGTGAAGTATTTGGCTAGGTTCTGAATGCCGGGGGCTTTGTAGGTACGGAAATCCACGGGTGTTATCGGAATACCGGAATTAGCCACATCTCTGACGCAGAACATATGAGAGCGGTCAGCCAGAACGCGGAATGATCCGTACTTCTCGTAGATGTCGAACAGAGATTGAACTACATAGCCGGTGCTCTGATGGTCGGCGTACAGTCCGTCGGCGACGTAGAGAAACTCGGGAAGGCGCAAGACAACCAACAGACACAGACTGTTTTCTGTCTCAGACCCCCAGTCCACGCCGACAACGGTCTCGATCACGTACTGCTTGTAGTCGGTCAGCGGGTCCACCAGGGCGTCGTCTACAAGCTCAGGAATGTAGATGGAACCTGAGACGTTCGGTCTTTCGCATTCAAATTCGACGGGGAAGACCATCGTGCCGACGTTGATTTTCTTCGCCTCGGAAATCTCATCGAATAAAGCCCATCCAGCACTTTTACGCGCCTGTCCATTGCATCCAGCCCATCCTATTTGTTGCTTTCTGCCCTTTTCGTCTGTTTCTTCGTGTCGCCGGGTAAGAAAGCACTGCCGACAGTAGAGCTTTGCTTCTTCTGAATCCGCTGTAACCGTCTCACTCAAACCGCGAGAACACGGCTGCATTGTGTGGAAAACATTCCACTTGTACCGTTTGAAACCCTTGAGTTCGGCGTTGTCCCAAAACTCCTGGAAGACGCCGCCGGGAACGTGGAACGTAGACAGCATTACGACGATAGAATCGGTTTCGCTGAGCACCGTTTGGAGCGCGGCGCGAATCGTTTTATCGTCCGTGTCCAGCGAGTTGGCCTTGGCCTGACAGGTTTCGTCAGAAACAAGCACCGGCAAGTGTTTGCCGCGCACCTGCTTGTCTGTGGACGGAACAGCCTTGATGATTACGCCGGTCTTGAGCTTCGTTTCTTTGACGCCCGGCTCGACAAGCAGAAGACCCTGCACAAGACCGGGGATGCAGTACCAGAAGTTCTTGGTGTAATCATAAACGACCTTCGCTTGTTCCTCGCCGCCCGCGATATCCAACGTGGACATCTGGCGATAAACAGCCAACAAGAAGATCAAGATGGACGCTGACAACGATCCCCCGCCGCCACGCGGCTTCCACAGAATAACGCGCCTGCTGCGCAAGGACAAAATGTCCGAGATGAACTCCGCCATCGGGCGGATGCAAACGACGGGGCGCATCGTGGTTCCCTTGGGAACCTTGAGCATCTTTTCGATAAAGGTCTTTACGGCTGTAATCTGCCGCTCTCGATACTCTTCGTCCGTCTCCTCTCCGATATCATCGCGCTCCCATCCATCCCCTTCGTATGCGGGATCAGCGAAGGCGTCCGCGCCGATAAACCTGCCTTGAGCCTTTCCTCGCGGGAAAAGCAAATCGGGCATCCCGTAGTAACCAGGATGCCCGATTAAGAGTTTCACACGAACCTGTTGCTTTACAAGGAGCAGGTCTCTGACTAGGTTGCTGCGTTCGTCTTTGAATCGTCTGATTCGAGGCATAGGAACATGCCGTTAGTCGACCTTCTCCTTGGCGGCCCATACAGACTCGTCAAGGTCTTTTATCGCTTTCTTTAGGTCAACCGCCGACTCTCCGCGTTCGAGAGCTTCTACAGCCGCCGGAATCGGGACTTTGAGAAGGCGCATAGCCACTTCCAGCGCGTTTTTCTGCGCCCTTACGCCCTCCAAGGCCAATTCCAAGTTTGCCTTCACGTCGGGCGGAATACCTTCCTGCTTGAGCGCGAATTCCAAGGCATTTTCGACGCCACGGCTCACAATGTAACTACGTTGGAGCACGATCTTGGCGACATCCGGAATGTCACAGCCCGCAACAAGCAGAAGCAGGAAACACAGCGGAATCAACACGTAACGTTGCTTCAATCTGTTCATTGCGTCGCTCCTCACGAGAACAAGGGCAAATTGATGCCGGTAGCTTGGCCTTCCGCCGGTATGAAGAACCGCGCAAGACCAAAATAGACCGGTCCGGGACCGCCCGAACCGGAAACACGTATGAGACTGCCGGAAACGGTAATCCACATGGCAGACACGCCATTCGCTTGAATTGTTGCCGTCTGCACATCGGTCCAAGTCGTCCCGCCGTCGGACGAGTATTGAACCTTGATCTGGATTGGACTCGTATGGAGATTCCGGAAGTAGTAAGCGCGAGGCCAGCCCGAGTTATCGGGCGTGTTCGCTAGAACAGCCTCCGCTCCCGGAACGTCAAGAACAACGCTTTGAGCAACAAGCATGAGCCACCTCTAGTCTTTGAGGTACTTTGCTACCCTGCGAAGATCGCTGGCAGCCTCCTCGATGGCTTCCTTGTGGACGCGCAGCAACTGCTTGGCCTGCGCCTTGTCGCCGGAATTCAACAGCTTCTGAACGTCATCAGAAGTCCGTTTGGCGTCGCGTACCTTAGCGCGTGACTCCGCAAGCGATGCTACGGCGGTGGTTTCCGCCAGATCAGCGGCGTCAATGAACAAGTCTTCAAGCTGCTCCAGCCTGCTGTGAGCACCACGAAGATCATCCTTGCCGAACAACAAACCGACTTGCTCTAGGCCGTCTTCGATAAGATCGGCCATTTGATTGACCTTCTGGCCACGGGACATTCCGCTATTAACGCCCGAGAGGTCGTTGAGCAAACCCTTGGTGAACGCCTGGGTAAGCGTTGTCTGAATACGCATTTGGTGCTCCTAATGAGTTACGAAGACTTCGTTGTAACGGCGGTGCTTGCTGCATCGATTCGAGGGCAACAGCAGCAGGAACGCCGCTCTTTCGCATGGAGAACATTGCCTGAGTTTCAGCCGCAACTACCTCGCCTTTGCTCGGAGTTGTCAGTTGATGCGGCTGGCCGAGCCAGCCGGTAATCATCGTGTTGAACAACGCGGCCTTCTGCTTCGGGCTGTTCGTTATCTGCAAAGCCTTGCCCAGCTCTTCGTGCTCAACATCTTGGGGCACAATCAAACCCGCTGCAAGAGCCTGTTCTCTGTTTCTAGCCTGTTTGCGCAGTTCAACCCCGTAACCTCCCGCCAAATCACCCTCGGCAAATGCGCCCAGAGCCGAGCCTACGGCGGCTTCGCGGCGATCCTGAGCGTCGTAGCTGGCCCGCGCCGTCGTATCAATGCCCTGGATACGACCTGCTTTGGACACAGGGGCATAAACAGGCTCCGGCGGAGCGAGACGCGCAGATGACGCGAACGCGGTCGGCTGTACAACCGGCAGAGGATCAAGTTCGCCTATGCGGTAGGTCAGCCAGTCCTTGAACAGACTTCTGAGTTCATCTACCGGACGGCCAAAAAGACCGCTCGCATCTGTCAGATCGATGCCTTTTTGAACGTAGATGGTTCCAACCATCTGAATGAAATCCTTTAAGGCGATTTCATTCAGAAGCTTGGCCAGGTTTTCGATGAACTCAGGTGTTGTCACGCGGGACTCCTATACTTCGTTGGGGCGTCGGCCAAGACTCATCACCTTCGGCTCGGTGTTTCCTTCCGTCAGGCGCTGAATGCTCGCTACGATGTGCTTGAGTTCCTCGATGTGCTGAACCTCTTCCTGCCGAATGTGCTCAAGGACTGTTCGCGTGGCCTCGTCGGGCGCGACGGTCTTCAAGGCTTCGTAAATGGAAACAGCCTTGACCTCATCGAGAATCGCGCCGTAAATGTAGCCGAGGAAATCCTGCGGGCCAACGGTGGGTTGTTCCCCTCCGGCGGGCATGTCCCTCGCTATGGCATCGTCACCGGGCGCGGGCGATCCGGCTACCGGCGGAGTTTTCGCTTGCAGCGCCATCGTAGCGTCTGTAAGGGCTGCCTGTGTGTCGTCTTGGCCCGCCGGTCCGAGCATCGGAACAATGGTCTCGGCCTTCTGGACAAGAGCTTGAACGGCCTGCTTCAGATTCTTGCTGATGGGATCGGCGTTTCTACCGTCCGCCAACTCATCAAGAATCGCACGCGCTTGCTGTGGCGTTATCTTCCGCATGGATTGTCCTCTATTGCTGTTGTTTTCTTCCGAAGGGATCGTCCAGAATAGGCTGTATCACAGCCAAAGCTTCCTCGCGCCCCTGTCGGCCTTCTGGGAACCATTGATTAAAAATCTGCATCGCCTCTTGACGCAGTTCTTCTTCCCGTTTTTCGTCGGGAAGCTGTATATCGAAATTAGAAGCCTCGGCCATGTTACTGCTCCTTTATGCCCAACTGTTCAGCAAGAACGCCTGCTATGCGTTTCTGAGTAGGCTCATCCACATTACGGAACAGGCGCACGTTGTTTTGTAGCCAAGAAAGCACATCTCTTTCGCTCCCGATTGTGCCTTCTCGCGCCGCAGCTTCAAATCTGCGCGAATCATCTTCAGAGAAGCGCAGTCTTTGGAACAAGCCACGCGCTGCGCGAAGAACGTCTTCTCCAAACTCCACACGCCTTCCGGTTGGTCTCCGTTCTCCGACCGGACGACGCTCTCTCGGAGGACGACGCGCCGGAAGTTCCCTTCGGCGCGGCGGCGTTGGCGCGGCTGTAGAGGCTGGAGCCGGGGCGGGAGGCGGCGGCGGTGTAGCCGGGGCTGGGGTCGGGGCGGGAGGCGGTGCGGGGGGTTCTGGCTCCGGAGTAGCCTCTGGCGGCGGTGGTTCTGGTTCCGGGCCTCGTTCGATAGCAGCCTTGGCGCGGTCTACCAACTCGCGATCTTCCGGACTCAAGTCGGTGCCTTCGAGCGCTGAAATGGCGTCGGTTACTCTTTGAACATTACCCCGAGACCACTGCGTCTCGCGGGGATTCCGGCTGCGCTCCATCGAATCAATGTTGGTTGCGATAGCATTTATCGCTTGGCTGCGAGTCATACCGGCGGGCGTAGCAGCCGGGGTTGGCTCGGTCGGAGGCTCAGGCGCGGGCGGCTCGACTTCGGCGGCTGGCGGCGCGACTTCGGCGGTTGGCGGAGTGGCTGCGGCGGGCGCGGGGCCGAGAGGCAATACGCCCTGTACGCGGCGAGACGGCGGAGGAACAACCGGAGCACGCGGCTCACGCCCCACGGGCAATTCACGGCTTTCCGGCGGACGAGCGCGGCCACCGGCAGTGCTTACGCCGTCTGCCTGCGATGCGTCTGGGACTCCTTGAATCTCGGTGTCGGATGGAACCAAGGCTCGAACTGTGTCGAGATAAGAACGCGACTGCTTGCCGAAACGTGCGGCCAGCGCTGTCTTAGCGGCAGACAAGCGCAGCCAAAGTGCCTTCTCGTAAAGATTAGAGGCTTTTCGAGCTTTCTTGTAGTAGCTCCTTGCGGAAGCCTCCGTTACGCTGACCGCAGAGTTCATTATCATAAACGAAGACCCTGCGTAGACGGTACTGTGCCGATTCTGCGCAACCCACTCATCGATGCGCTGATTGAACGCATCGTCCGATTCATCAGCGCCACGAACCAAGCCGCCGCCCTCTTTGTCTCGGGGACGAACAGCGTCCTGGCGCAGCAAAGTATCATAGTCCGTGCCGGAAATGTAACGGCTGTTGTAGTGCAGCACGGACTCTCCCATCACGTCGATGTACATTGACAAGGCCGCTCTGGTGTTGCCCGTCTTGCGAGCATCGGCAGACAAAGCCGCGCCACGGACGTTATACGTACCGAGACGCTCATCATCCGTGCCGATGTTTTCGTCAACAGACGTGAAGTACTTTTTCCAACCCTCAGCATCGCCGCCGCGCATCACGACATCGCGTCCCAAATAAGCGCTCTGCCTCCTAGCGCGTTCTTCTGGGAAAGCCTGCAAGTCTTCCTGCTTGGCGATTGCGGTGGTGTAATGAACCAAATCATCTCGAACACCCGTATAGATCATCGCCTCGCGTTGAAGTGCGAGAGCATTTTGCAACGCTTCTTGCTCTTTCGATGATTGGCCGCGTTGCTTGAACTGCTCGGCCTCGCCTATGAAACGCTGGCGCAGTTCTTCGCACTTTGCGAGATAGGCGTTGGCGTTCCTGACACCTTCGATGTTCTGTTCTCTCGCGCCAACACCCTGCATACCAGTTACGGTGGCGTTCAAACCTGCATCGTCCCAGTGCAACGATTGGTAGTCGCGCAAGTGGAACCACAAGGAGGCGTTCTTGTTGATGTCGTCCGCCATGAAAAACCGCTTGGTCAACATACCGCCGGGCGTCACAAGACGCATAACGTCCTTGACGCTCATATCAGCCTCATTCAGGACGGCTTGCGCTTCGGCAGAGATTCCGGCCTTCCATGTTTTGCGCTCCCCGGCGTAAGCTCCGCCAGCGCCCCATTCTCCGCTCAGACCGCCTGTGGCCCGCTGGCCGATTGAAGGCAGACTGCCGCCGCGACGACCAGGACGGCCTCTATGACCGTGGTGGCCGCTGCCTTTGCCGCCCTTTTCGGTGTCCTCGGAACCGGACATCTCATCGGACGATACGACTTCTACTTCTTCGACTGGATACTGCGGGGCCAAATCTTCCGGAGAAGATGCTCCCATCAAGGGGATATGACATTTCGGGCATTCCTTACCGCGTGCCGGAATACCGCGTTCGTGGGGCGATTGATACCCGCACATCGGGCAATAATCAACCACGGCTCCGCCGTCCATCTGCGCGGGACCGCCCATACCACGCCCTTGTCCACGACCCTTGTCCAGCGAATCAAACAATCGAGAACCGAAAGGATGCGGAACAGGCATTTATCTAAACCTCCACTGGCAAACAACGTACAGAGCCGCTGCGTCTTAGCCCAATGTAAGACAATTCGTGGGGGATGTCAACTCAAATCAACCTCTCTTGTCTGACCGAGCAAGGATATCCTTCAGGGGGCGGCGGACGACAGTAACACGCCCGTCAGGACCGATTTGAGGATCAAGAAAGAGTTTTGCGTCGCCGTTGAGTTCGACCGTCAAAGCATCTTCGTTTGCCTCTACGAATCCCGGCACAGGAAAAACAGCCGCCGGAGGGCGACGATTGTTTTGTTCTTGCTGTCTCATTTCGACCGTCCTTCCAACAGAGTCCTGTCGAGCCGCTTCGTAAACTTATCTATGCGCTGACGACTCGGCATTCCTTCTCTGAGATTGATCACGGCATCCCAATCAGTACCCATCATGGAAACAATACCCCACGCGCCTTTCTTGACTGACCCTCGCAAATGCGTCAAGTACTTCTCCTTCTCCTCGTCTTCCTTATCTTTGTCTTGGATAAAGTGCCGCACAGAAGCCCACCGAGCTTCGTAATAATTGTGGTCTTCAAGAAGCTGATCCAGTGTAGCTGCTAAATGCGTAGGAAGAGGCATCCTCAAGTCGGTGTATTCCCAGGCGTGATTAAGCTCCTGCGCTTGGGCAGTAAGCGCATCCTTCATCGTGCTAACATTTGCCCTATCTTGTTCGGAATCAACACTATCGGCCAAACGATCAAACATGCGTTCTACGAGAGACGTGAATCTGTCTCGGGCATTTTCGGCAATATGCTCACCGGCAAAGTCAAAGCCGCTTTTGGCCCATGTATAACCTCCGCGATCCAAGTTCGCGTGGCAAGTCATTGATTTTCGCCCGAAAGCCAGAGCCATCTGAGCTTCTCGAACCAACATGCTCCCGGCCCAGTGCGTGTCTTTTGCTCTTCCGGCCATAGATATCAACTCTGCTGTGATGTTTGATTTAGAATAGGTGCGTCGAATGGTAGCTACCTGCCCCTCGCTATCGCTTATCTCCGCAGTGTAAAACAGGCGTGGGTTAGCTCCACCAAATAAAGCGTAGGTGGTCACTGATACAGTAAGACCAGCGCCGCCCATAATACTCTCTAAGGTTTTGATAGACGGAGCGTAACCCATCGAGTCAAGCGTGGCTTTGATAACGTCATCCGCTCCTTCTTGATAGTCGCCTGTAGCTTTCATGTCCTGAACAGCGCTCTCGAATGTAGCAGGCGACAGCCTCTGCGCAACGGCGTTCATACGAGCTTTTTCGGCTTCTAGCAACTGCTCTTGCTGCGCTTTTTCTTCAGAAGATAGTTCTGCCGGTTGCTGTCCGCCGTGTTTCAAGGCGGTCAAGAATGTACTCACAACGTCGTCCGATACGTCCTTGTTGGTCGCATCCGCCGCGAGAAGGTTTCGATAAAGCTCATTAAGGTCTCCCGAAGATAAGGCGGAACCTTGTCGGTATGTATCCAAAAGTTGGTTCATGCGGTTGTCTGAGATATCTCTGTAAAGACTAGCAGACCCTAACGATGCTGATTCCTCATCTTCTTCGCTAAGATCGCGGCTGCTAAGCGCATCATCCAAGTCTCGTAAACGCCCTCGGAGGTCGTCGTCGGGAAACTCGGACTCGAAGTCATAAACGGCGGCTTCTAAGTTATCTCGGTCATCGCTGGTAAGGTAGCCTTCTGATTGATAGCGATCAACGTAGTATTCGATGCTGCCCATCAACTCAGTATATCGCTCGGTTTCTTCCGTAGAGGCGCCGGACACAGCGTCTTCGACAGAATCGGACACAAGAGCGTACAAATCCGGTGACGCATCCTCCAAAGAGGATGCTAAGGAACGAAGGCTGTCCTGATCACTGCGGTCGAGCGAGCCGTCGCGGGCAAAGGACTCTAACAGGTCTTGTATCTTGTCGAGATCATCCAAGCTCTCGTTCTCTTCGTACGCCTCTATCTGAGCCTTGACCTCATCCGTTATCAAGTTCGGATAACGTTTTTCGTAGCGGTCTAAACTCTCGTCAAACTGTTTCAAGTCTTCCGCGCTGGTTATGCCACTGAAATCTCCTGCGTTGATTCGGGCTAATTGTTCTGAGACTTGCTGCTTGAACGCTGTCGACAACGCCGCAGAGCGATCCGCACGAGCCATAACCGCGTTGCGGCTTTCTTCGCTCTTGATGTCCTCATAAGACCCTCGCCCAAGTACGCCGGGAAACCGCTCCGCCCAACTATCGATGATGCTGATTAGCCGGTTGTAATCGTCAGGAGTAACGAAGGCGTCTTCGTTTCCTTCTTTTAAGGAATTGAGTGCGGCGTAAATGGCGTTACCTTCGTCCTTTTCCGCTTGAGGAATGTCTTCCGAAGTATAGGAACGCTCCGACGAAGGGCGTTCCTCCGCAGGAGCCGACGGCGCGGGTTCTTCGTCCGGCAAAGGATTAGCTTCCCTTACTGCCGCTACGTAAGATCGCTCACGTTCTTCCCATCCTTCTTGTTCCCGTTCGGCCAGCATCCTACTCGCAAGTTGCGCGGAAGTGGTAGGCTGTCCGGAAGCGTCTTTGAGGTCTTTTAGCCGATTCAAGTCTTCGGTCGAGAAAAGCTGATCACTAATAGCCCCGCCAGGCTCAACCAAAGCTAAACGTCCTTCGTCTCCGTGCCCTACGAACATATAAGCACCGGTGCGTTCCGTGAACTTGCCTTCCCGGTCGTGCCAAGGATTCTGCTTCTCGACATTGCGAGATTTTTCGAGCGCAATGCTTACCCAGTCGTAAACACGCATCGCCGCCTCCTAGAACAATCCTTGCTCGCCTTCTTCTTCCATCCTTTGACGGAAAGGCCCGGCGGCCTCGCGCAACGTCTTTCGCTCCACTTTCAGTTTACCGTCAGGACCGATGGAAATGTCTATAGCCAACTGTTTATCTCCGCCCAAGTTCTCCATCGCCCAAGCCTGTTCTGCATCAATAAGTCCCGGAAACAAGAAGTCGGCAGCTTGACGCTTCTGTCGCGGACGTTCATCAACTACTTCCTTGCCGAACAAGTCCTTTTTCACGGAAAAAACTCCATCAAGAGAAGCTTGAACGGGTTGCGGCGACTTTTCTTCCGGCATTTCCGCCTGCGGAGACGCAGGCTTTGCCGGACGCCACTGCAACCGATGCCTGCGCTGGCGTTCTTCGCGCTTGCGCAGAGGCTCCAAAGTTCTAGCCAACATGTCGTCAAATCTTTTACGACCGGGAGTATCGGGAGTCAAATCAAGACGTGCCCCCCACGATGAGCCGTAAGTCATGTAACGCCCTATGAGACCGTTTTTCAACGAGCCGCGCAAATGCTCTTCGAGATTCTGTCCGTAATGCCGCGCACGCGACTTGGTGTGAGGTTCCAGCGCCGCAACTATATCGTCTCGGTAGTCTTGCGGCAAAGTTATAACGAGATCGGAGAAATCCCACGCATGATACAGCGGGGGGCGACCTGTTTGAGGATCAACCGCAAACAAGGAATCGATTGTCTGGCGCAACGGCGTTACTTCGGCGGCAATCTCCTCCCGACTCTTACCTTTGGCCGACATAACTGATTCCAAGGTAGTTACAAGATAACCAAGCCCCTGCTGAAAGTTCTGCGTGACATTCTCTCTCTCGTAATGGCTTTCAAAGTCAAAACCGATGTGCCCCCACATATAACCTCCTCTGTCTATGTTGGCGTGGCACCTCATCTCTTTCCTTCCATTCTTAACGACCATATCCCCTTCCTTAGCCAACATGTGAGCATTAACCATCTTGTCTTTGTACTCGTCTCTCGCCGTGTTCAAGTGAGCATCAACACGGTCTTTGAAATAATGGCGACTCATGTGCATAACTTCTTCTCCCTCAGAGTTTTGGATAGAAACAGTATAGTAGAGGTTAGGATTATCACCAGAAACGAGTCTATAACCTATGTGCGTCGTATGTCCCGGCGCGTCGTAGGCATAAATGTTCTCCAGAGCCGCTTTTGTAGGCGTCGGTCCTAATTCTCGAAGCGCCTGCTGAATCCGACGTAACTCCGCTCGGTATCCGCGCAGAGTCGGATCGAGACCCATGTCTTGCGCGGCCCGCTCCGCGTTGGTGGTCTCTAGGTGAGCGTCCTTTGTGCGATCTTCTACTTCTCCCAGCACGTCTCGTTGAGAGAGTTCTTCCAATAACTGCTCCGCATCTGCGCTCAGAGACGGAAGAGCAGAAACAGCAACGGATTCGGGGCGAACGGCACGCGCCAAACGTCTTTCCGCAGTCAGAAAGATACCGCTAGATATAACACCGGGATACTGACTGGCAGCTTCGTCGAAAAACGAGATAGCATCGCGCACATCGTCGGCGTTCAAAGTCTCAGAAGACGAAATCATATCTCGATAATAACGATAACTTTCTTGCGTATCCGCTGGCAAATCACTGGTAGAGCTAAAGTACTGCACGTTAGTTTCTCCCGCGTCAAACTTAGCGAGCATACGTTCAGCCGCGTCTCTCCAATGGAAATAGTAAACATCTAATGCCCCATTAACTTGCTCGTTAAGCTCATCGTATCGTTCCGTGAAGGCACGCAAACCTTCCGGATCGTTGGCATAGTCCCCGTGTTGTATCTTAGTATCTTCTCGGTATATAAAGTTTGCCACGTCGTCTAGCAACGACCCCCCTGCTAATTCACGGAGTGAGTTATTTGCAGAGAGTCGTATCTTGGTATAAGGGAATTCGTCGAAAATACCGGGATTCTGAGCCTCAAGTCGCTGCGCGACATCGGCTGTTTGTCGTATGTCGCGGGTAGAATAATAAAGGGAGTCCACTAATCCTGCAAATTCGTTCCGCGTTTCGAGAGGCAAGCTGAAATAGTCCCCGGCGGGCGGTGCTTCTTCTTCTTCTCTTTCTTCTTCTGAGGGCGCTGCTTCAGCTTCAGGCTCGCCGACAAGTAGTGTTTCGCCTTGTGTCTCGCCCGGCGTCACGATTGTTAACTCTTCGGCAGTCGTCGCTTCCAGAGGATTAGCCTCTCGAACAGCAGCCGCGTAAGCCCGTTCCCGTTCTTCCCATCCCTCTTGCTGCCGCTCCGCCAACATGCGCTGAGCAATCCTTGCCGAAGTTGTAGGCTGCCCATCGTCATCCTTGAGGTCTTTTAGGCGATTCAAGTCTTCATCGGAGAAAAGCCGGTCGCTGATAGCCCCGCCAGGCTCTACGAGCGCAAGACGCCCCTCGTCCCCGTGCCCAACGTGCATGTAAGACTCGCCGCGACGCGCAAATTTGCCTTCCCGGTCGTGCCAAGGGTTCTGCTTGGAGACATGGCGGGACTTCAACAGAGCATATCCGAGCCAATCATAAGTACGCACGATGTTACCCTCTCTTCTTAGCAGCAAGAAGTTCTTTCAGCGGCCTGTCGGTAAAGACAAGTTGTCCGTCCGGCCCGCGTGTGATCTTCGTGTACAACGAAGCATCACCATTGAGTTCCAACGTCAAATCATCCTCGTTGTCCTCAATGAACTTCGGGTAAGGAAACTCGGTGTGCGCTGTCTTATCCTTCGGGTTGGGGGCTGCCACGTCTTGTCTCCCGGAAAATGTGCTTGTCCAAACGTCGTGTGTACTTTTCGATGCGCTTGCGGCTCTCTGCGCCGTCGCGTAGATTCATGTGAGCGGCCCAGTGAGAACCGAGAAGGGCTGCTTTGCCCCAAGCCCCTGCCTTAACGGCACCTTGCAACTGGTCTATGAACTGTTGCCGCGCTGCGGGGCGATCTGCGGCATCCACAGAGTATTGTACCTCTTGCCAACGACGCTCGTAATAATTATCTGCTTCCAGTGCCGCGTGAACCTTCTCCGTATATTCTTTTGAAAGAGGCATTCTGTAATCGGCGTACTCCCAAGCATGACTCTGTTGCTTCTCTGCCAAGTGCGTTGCGATAGAGCGCAGGTCTGCCGTTTCCTCTCTTGTTAATCCTGCTTGTCTCTCTACCGCAGTAAAGAGCGTGTCTATCGTTTGCGCGTAGTGGGTGTAAAACCTCTCCGCCACGTCTTCCGACACAAAATCAAAACCGCTCTTGGCCCAAGAGAATCCGCCGCGATCCAGATTGGCGTGGCACCACATGGACTTGCGCCCGAATGCAATAGCCATCTGAGCTTCTTTGCTCAAGATGCCCCCCGCCCAAGCAGTGTTGCGGTACTTCGGCGACATATGAATCAAGGACGCATCTATGTTACGCAGCCCGTAACCTCTGGTTATCTCGGCGACTTCGTTGCCGTCTTGATCCCGTACGTAAACGACATAACCGAGTGCCGGGCGATCCAAACCCCCGGTAAGCTCGTACCCTGACACGGACACAGTCAATCCTTCGCCGCCATATATCTGCTCTAACGAGGCTTTAGATGGAGCGTGACCGAGTTTTTTCAACATAGCCTCGATGGTTGACGGAGACTTTTTGTAGTATTCAGTGGTGTCTCGAGCGTAACTCTCTGCTGTTGCGGGCTGATAGTGCTGCGCAACCCGTTCCAACTCCTGTTTTCTTGCTTCGGCGGCTTGCGCCTGAGCCGGATCAACGTCGGACGGAGGCTGCTGCCCCTGATAACGAAGAATGTTGGAGATGACTGCGTCTATTTCACCGCCAAGCTCGCGGTCGTCGCGGTCTGCCGCATGAACGACTTGCATAAGAGCCGTTACTTCTTCGGCAGACAGCGCGTTACCGCTTGTGTAAGAATCAAATAGTCGGCGAGCCGACGTTCCTAAACTAGAGCGCAAAGCCTCATCGGCAGGACGTTCTTCTTCCTCTTCTTCGTCTGCGTCTTCGGTGGGCCCAGCATCTTCGCCAGCATCTTCGCCAGCATCTTCGCCAGCGTCTTCCGGCGCACTTTCCCACTCCAAAGCTTCCACGCTATCAGAAATAATCTCATTCAAGTTACCATAGTGATCCGTGATGTCCTCGTCTGGAAACTCCCGCCTGAAACGCGCTACCAAGTCTTGCAGTTCGCTTAGCTCTTCGGAGTTCAAGAGACGCGGACGACGACCTCTTCTTACGTAAGGATAGATTTCATCTACGATAGCGGAACGGCGTTCTTCTTGCTCGCTCTCGCGTGCCGCCTCCTCGCGGCCCTCGAAATCCAACGCACTTGCAACAGTGTCTCTCACATCAGACGCCAAATCCGGGTATTTTTCGCTCAATTCGCCATAAAGCTCCTCCAACTTAACCCCATTCTCTCTTGAGATTTCTTCGTACTCGCTAAACTCGTCCAAGATAGGCGATATACCTTCGTACAAGTGGAAAAGATCGCTTCCTTGCAGTCGGCGCACGCCTTCCCCCAACGTTCCTTCCGAGACAGCCGCAGGGTCTCTAGTCGCAAAGTCCTCCAAATTCTGCTGCAAACCGTCGAGAAAAGTCATGTTCAACGACTCTCCGCGCAGAACAGTGTTGATGCGTTCTTGCAAGTCGGAAACAAGCGCGGCCTTTCGTTCCTCGGATTGCTGCGCATGTTCTGCTATAAGCTGCCGCGTTTCATCGCTCTTGATGCGTTCAGCAATCTCATCAGGAACCGCCCCCGGATAATCCGTCTGGAAATAATCAACGATTTCAAGCAGACGGTTGTACTCCGCCGGAGTCAAATAAGCACCTTCGTCATCCCGCGAGAGTGCGCTTATAGACGCAAAGAGCGTATTACCTTCGTCGCGCAGCGGTTTCGGTATGTCTCCCGCCGAATACTGACGAGAAGGCTCGGACGCCGCGCCTTCCCCCAGACCCTCTACCATCCTACGAATGGCTTGCCGTTCTCGGTCTTCCCAACCTTCAGAACTCCGCCCGCGCAATAGATACCGCGCAACTTGTGCAGAGCGACTCAATTCCTCTCCGGTCTTCCTCGCCCGCATCTCGGAACTTCTTACAATACGCCTCAAGAGATTGCTGCCGGGCAACGACTCGGCGCGAAACCGCCCGCGCTCCATGACGGCTATAACAGGCGTGTCGTGGCTGACATAAAGCCTTGCGTTCTCACGAGATGTGAACTTCCCTTCATCGTCGTGATAGGGATTCTGCTTATCAATCTCGCGTGCCTTGGCCAGCGCTATGCCAAGCCAGTCATAGGGTCTCACCGGGTGAATCCTCCTCGCAGTAATCTTTCTCTATGTTACTAAAAGGCGGTGGGAGGTGCAAGGAGAAAGAAAGTGGTGGGCGCGGAGGGATTTGAACCCTCACGTCCTTTCGGACAACAGCTTTTGAGACTGCCGCGTCTGCCTGCTACGCCACGCGCCCAGGTGAAGCTTCTGCACTTAGTATAACAGCGTGGGCGGGAATGTCAAGAGAAAATCAAGAATCGAAATCGTCATCATCCAACAGCGGCAAGGGTAAGGGATCGCTCGGTAAGTTGGCAGCGAGGCGGTTCTTGATTTGCAGCATTGCTATTCTTCCGTCGCCGACGAACGGATTAGTGCCGCTGCTGTAGACTTCCGCAACCGCAGCGCGAAGGGCTTCCTCTTCGGTCTTGATTTCATACCGGTGCAGAGCAGTAGCTACTCCTGCGCAAGACAATAACCGCCTGCGCATACGCGCCCTGTCCTTTGTAGCGTATAAACGCACGTCATGATTCGGAAAAATAAGAGACCACGCCTCACCAGGGACAACACTACTCAACAAGCGTGGTAAGTCCAGCACAGACTTAGCCCTCCTGCCCTAGTATAACAGCGGAGGCTAGAATGTCAAGTTAATCCATTGCTGTACAGCAACAAAGAATCTCTGTGTTCCTCGCGGAGAGAAACCGCCGCGCCTCAAAAAAGGAAAGAAAATCTCCACTATTCGCTTGACCTAGCGGCAAACGAGTGGTAAGATTCAGTGCGTGGAGATACAAAGAACAATCCAGATCGTTATAGAGCCGAGCGAAGAACTCGAAGATACCCTCGCGGTTTTTACGCAAGTGTGCAATCAGATTTCGCCAACGGCTTACAATGGCGGAGAGTTCCTGAGACACATTGATCTTCATCACGCTGTTTATTCCAGTATTAGGAACGTTCTGTCTAGTCAAATGGCATGTACTGCCATTCGCCTGACGGCGGGAGCTTACGTTGCTATCAAAAAGAACAGACACGATATCACTAAGCCCGCTCGATTCCTAAAGCCAAGAGCGTTGTTCTTGATTGGCAAAAGAGGTCGAGACGCATCGTTCCGAAGAGACGGGCGGCTCTCGATCTGGACAGTACGCGGACGAAAAAAGTTGTCTTATTCCGTCCCCGAATACTTCAAGCCGATGTTGGCTTGCGCCAAAACGGTCGATAGCATCAACGTCGTCAAAAGGAACGGAAAGCTTATCGGCTTTGTGTCGATCACCATTGATGTGCCGGACGCCGTCGGCGTCCATCCCGTAGGGGTTGATCTCAACGAAACTAATCCTGTCGTTGCTGTCGACGACAGAGACAGGGAGTTGTTTGTTGCCGGTGCTGTTCAGAAAGAACGGAAAAGGCGAATCCGCAAGACCAGAAAACGTCTCCAGAAACGGCTTGCTTCTCGAAAGGCAGAGGGAAAGTCCACGAAGTCTGTTGGACGAGTCCTCAAACGGCTGCGAGAACGGCAAAGCCGATCCACCAAAGACTTCTGTCACGTCGTATCGAAAAAGCTGGTGAACTGGAGTCCTAAGAACTCGGTTTTGGTCTTCGAGGATTTGTCCTTTGAGCAGGGAGATCAGGAGCACGGAAAGGCGTGGAATCGAAGGTTTCACGAATGGCCAAGAGGCCAGATCGTGGAAATGACGACGTACAAAGCGGAAGGAAAGCACGGAGTGGTTTTCATTAATCCCGCCTACACGTCTCAGTTCTGTTCCCGTTGCGGTTTATTTGGACGCCGTAATCGTCATTCTTTCGTTTGTCCTCATTGCCAGTTCCGTTGTCACGCTGATCTCAACGCCGCCAAGAACATTCGTAATCATTTTGCCGTGCTACGGCATGGTGGGCTGCCGTCGATCAGCCCCGAAGCATCTTCGAGATGCAAGCCTCCGGCTTTAGCCGTGGGGTAATCGACTGGGCCTTTTCGATTAAATCTTTCGGGTATATCTGTCCCCTCGAAACATATCTTGAACCAATTACCTTCTACGCGGGCCTGAGCGGTCTCGGCTTCGAGCCGCTCCAATTCCTCCGTATTCAGAGGGGAGAATCCCTGCGTCCAATTGACTAGATTCACGAGTTGGTCTTCGTTGTCAACACCTACAATGGCGCAATCGATGTCGTGCGAGAGGACGTAGCGCAAAGCCAAATGTGCCGCCGCGTCAATGGCGACGGGCAGCTTTTCCAGCATAGGACCACGGGCCATTACCTTCATTGCTATAGCACCCATCCCTTTATCTACGAGCTTCGGTAGAAGCACGTGTTTGAAGGACGGCCCGTGGATGTCTGCCATGTTCAAGGCGAAAAGGCACGTATCAAAATGCGGGAAATAGTTGATGAACTCGCGGAGCAGGACGGGATCAGAGTGTCCGGTAACACCGATGTGATCAACCAGACCCTGCTGCTTCGCCTTGTACATAGCCAAGACGACGCCCTTTTCGAGCGTTTTGAAGTCGCGGTCTTTCCATTGGAGGTTGTGCAACTGCCATAGATTCACCCGCCGTCCCAGAAGGCGCATAGATTCTTCCAGAAGGCGCATAGAGCCGTCATAGGAACGTTCGTGCGTCTTTGTGGCTAGGAAGACCTCTGCTTCCGGTAATCCGCGCAGCGCCCATCCTAGACGCGCCTGCGACTCGCCGTAGCCGGGGGCTGTATCGAAATACTTGATGCCGAGATCGAGCGCCCTACGAATGATTCCGATAGCCTTGCCGCCGGATTTGCCGTACTGAAGGTAGCCTTGACCCCCCAAACCCAGACGTGTTACAGTCTCGCCGGTATTGCCGAGAGGCTTCAAGGGTATGTGCAAGGACGTTGGATCATCGGCGGGCAGTCCTTGCCGAACCCAGTCATAAAGACCCATCCATCAACCTCCAGACAAGGCGGGAACGGGATCAAGCTCTTTCGCAGCCACGTCCTTCAACTGTCCCATCAGTCTAGCCTCAAGCGCCCGCAATTCCAAGAGATTCATGCCGCCGATATCTTCGCCGCTCGTAATGCGAACGCTGATGGCATTTTCCGTCTTCGAGGTCGCGCCTTCCACGACACCGCTCTTGATCAGGAAAGAGGCTTCTGCGGCCAAAGACCGGATAGCTTTGTCCAGAAACTGCGCCTTGTTGGCCCCTTTGTCTTGAAGATCAAACTGAGTCAGGGCTTCCGCCGTCAAATGTTGGAAACGCGCTACGACGCCGCCTTTCAACACCGCATCGTCTGCCGCTCGAATACGCTCGCCCCAATTTTCTTCCAACGCTTTGAGGTCCGTGTCAACGGTGCTTTTAGAGACGCCGAGAGCGTTGGCTATCTCCCGAACTGTCATGCCGCGCAGCCGATACGACAAAACCTCGCTGCGACGAAGCTCGATATCAGGTTCTTTGTTCGGGCGCGGATGATCCGCAGTAGCTTTACGCTTGGGCTGTTTCTTGTGCGCTGTTGGAGTTATGGCCTTTGCCATTTCACTTCTCCTCTCTGTGCTGCCATATCTATCTTAGCAACTAGGCGATAACAGCGCAATCCCTAATCTACCGCCTTGAATATCTGTCCACACCAGCCACAACGATACCGAGAATCCGCGCCGAGAGGATCGAGAGACGCGCCGCAGGAGGGGCATACGTATTCAGAACGGGGACGCGGAGTCTTGCCGAGACCCAGAAGCCACGCCCCCGCGCAAACAAACAACAGAGTCTTCCAGAAGGCGGTCAAAGGGCGTTCCCGGACAGAATGTCGGTGCGAATGGCCATCAACAGCTTGCCCAGATGATTGTCGCCCTTGCCCTTCGTTGTGCCCCAGAACGTATCACCCCATGTATTGCCTTCGCGCAGTTCGCAGGGATGTGTAGCAATCAACTTTCTGCTTAAGTCGGCGTGACGGGTGAACTTCTGTTTCAACAGCGCCTCCATGACAGACAGGCGCATGTCATTCCAGCCCGGCCTCAACGTGAGATTCTGGCCCCGATGCTTTGCTTCGGCGGGACTGGACGCCGTTCTGATCCACTCTCGCATCTTCATATCATCGGTCTTAGCCGCCTGATAAGCGTGCTCGACCGTAGGGTACAACGCGCCTTCATACTCGACCGGCGCAGAGAAAAAGTTCGAGAGAAACCGGTGATCCCCCCGAAAAGACGTTATCGGGGGCGGCGCGTCCGCTTTGACAAGAGCAGTCTCCGCCACGGCAAGCTGGCGCGGACCAGTGCCTCCCTCGCCAAGCGGCTTAGTGAGCGTCACCGGCCAGCGACCCGTCTGAAAATACTGGAACGAACGACGTTCCAAAACACCTTCCCGACCGTTCCACGGAGTTCCGGGTTCGACCAGCGTAACGCGATCACCCGGCAACCACTTCGTCTTGTCGGCCATAATCCGTTCTCCGCAAAAAATTATGCTTAAAACAGTGCAAAACTTCGCGCACTTTTAAGCATAATATTTTGCTCAGAGGTGGCGGAAGGGAGGGGACTCGAACCCCTGGAACCTCTCGGTTCACCGCGTTTCCAACACGGCGCAATCGCCACTATGCGACCCTTCCGCATGAGTTCGCCTACAACAATGTTAGTATAACAGCGCGGGTAAGAATGTCAAGCGGTTTTCTTCTCATTTAGCGCGTCTTAGTTCAAACAAGTACTCAGTGAGTGGCGTCTCGTTGTAGGTTCTAATCGTCGATGTATCAGCGCGGTAACGACGTTGTTCTGTTTCGTGGATGATCACGCTTCCGAAACTGGCTAACGCAGTTTTCATGTCTCCGGCAGACACGATACCATCTGAGTTGTAACTGATGTAAACTAGAGGGGCTTTGGAGACTCTTACGACATCGACAAGAAACGCCAAGCACTTAGGGGCGACACAAAAAGCACTATGACATTCCGCCTTCCAGCCGCGTAGACCAGTCTTACCGGTTGGGTTGGGATTATCGTTACGTACAAATGTTTCGTAGAGATGATAATTCGGACCATACTGACGCCCTGTATAAGGCGGATCGATGTAGAGAATATCTTCGGCGGGAATCAAACCATCCAAAAGAAGGGACAGGAGATCACGCCGATATACCTTAGCAGTGCCGGGAGTGTACACTTCAGGGCGCAATTCAAATCGATCCAATGCTCTAGTTTTGAATCTCTTAAGAAACGCCGCTTGAACTCCGGTTGTGTTACTCGTGCGGCTGAGAGCTTCCAGTCCGCAATAGAGCAGATAGTCCCTGACTTTCTGATCGCGTACCGTTTCAATCTCGGCGCGAACATGATCAATACGCCGGGCATTACTCGACGTGAAGTAGAGACGCGGAGGTTTAGACGCATCGCAAAAATGCGTGCAGAAGTACCCAGCTTTTCCTGGCAGCGCATTGAGGCGATCAATGTACGCTTGAGCCTCTGCTATTTGAGCGGGGGTGAGTCCGATACTTCCGTTGACGATGGTAGCAGGGAAGTACATTAAATCGTTGGCAATGACGCTGTAACCGTGTTGAGCCGCACACCTGCTTACCACGCCCGAACCACTGCATCCATCAAGAAAGATTTGCCCGGGAGGATCGGACGCGCCAATACGCTCGAACAACCAACTGGTCCACTTCGCCTTTGAACCGATGTAATCCATGTTCTCGCTACTTACTGTTGGATTTCTTCGTTCTGTTTATCCTCACGGCAGCTTGCAACTCACGCAGTGTTAATATGAATTGAGCGCGTGCGCTTTGCAAGTCAGATGCCGGAAACAAGTCGGGACATTTTGGGCGCAACAGATCGAACCAGAAACAGCCAAAACAACCGAGGTCATCTTCATCAAACCGTTGCTTGTACGCGCTCTTGAACGGCATAATATCGTCAGGCAGGGGAATCGTCTTGCCTGCCAGACAGCGGTTACATGCCTCGCGTTTCTTGTTGTTGGTTAGTTTGCTGACTACTTGATAAGCCAATGCCCACGGAAGCGTACAACCGCCTTCCCCACGCACGGCTCTAAGGCTGTTCAACAACCAGAAGTTATCGGGCGGGTCCGCCAGCAAAGAAGTCACAGTCAAAGGGACGGCGGCTATGCTAAGCTTTTGCCGCGCCTTTTCAGGCATTCTATGGTCTATCTGAGCCTCTCGCGTAGTAAAGGGCACGCCCAAGAAATCTGGCGAAAAAAAACTGCCGCAACACGGCTCGAAAATGTTTAGGAAGCTTGTTCCAAGACGCGCCCCACACGTTGGACGGCTCCTCATAGCCGATAATCATGCGGTAAGGCATGCCGCTGGCGTCTTTCCAGAACCACGCGCTGTCTTTCGTGTTACCGTCTTCGTCCGCCGCAAACATAAAACCTAGATTGCGCAGACCCATCGCGGGTCGCGCAGCCTGCTGACTGGCTTTATGCTCTGAAATTTCTTGATTTGAGCGGGGCGTCTGATACCAACCGTATAAACACGACAACGACGATTCGGCAGTGGGCAGGGACTCAGAATGAATGATGACGCTGTCGGCGAATAGCTTGTCGTTGTGTGGCCACTTGCCTTTAATCTCTATTAAAAAGAGCAAGAGCAAGTTGTGCAGAACGACCGAATCAGAGAAGTCGTAACCATACTGTCTGCACAATCCTTCCAGAAAAGGAAGTACAAACATCTCTACTGTCTTGCCTTCCGGAGCCAACAACAATTGAAGCGACTGCTTGATTTCATCAATCCGCTGTTGACGTTCGGATAAATTCATGACGCCTTTCTGCTCACTCATAGCGATATTTCCTTCAGAAGGGCCGCTACGACAGGGACGGTCATCGAGTTCGCCAACATTGCGTAGCGGCGCGTCCTACTGATGGATTCGGGAAACTCGAAGTCGGTAAAGCCAAACAAGCGGAGGCACTCCGTTACGGAAGGCTTGCGAAGTTGGCCTATAGCATGATTGACTGCCGCCACGTAACTAATGTACTCAGCGGAACTACCATTGCGGCAGATAGTCTGTGTAACGCACGGAATGTAGTCATGCGTAAAATGAGCCAAACGCGCCTGCACCTTCGGCTTCGCCAAGAACGACTTTGTGACAAACAAGCTACTGTCAGCGTTACGATCCAGCACGGAGGCCAGCGGTGGATACGACGCCGTTCCAACAGGAAACTCAAAGTCCGGCGTGTCCTTGCCCACAATCCAGAGCCTGCGGCGGTTTTGCGGAAGACCGAAATCCAGAGAGTTCAAAACAGAGTACTTGACGTAATAACCCATCCGGCGGATTGTCCTTACAAGCCGCACGAGAGTCGCCTTATGCCGGAACACCAAACCTTCTACGTTTTCCGCAATGATCGTTTTGGGTCTGCTTTTTTCGACGATATCTAGGGCCTTCAGAACTACCTTTCCGCGCTCGTCGCAAAGTCCGTTACCCTTTCCTGCAAGCGAATAAGGTTGACAGGGGAAGCCGAAAACAAGCAAATCAACCGGCGGCGTCTTTGTGCCGTCAATGTCATAGACATTATCGTAGAATTTCCCGCACGCATGATTGGCCAAATAAGCAGTCTTGGCGTATCTATCATTGTCGCACGCGAACTCTACCGTATGCGGTATCCCCAATACCTTGAGTGCCGCTTCCGGCGCTCCCATTCCAGAAAAAAGTGTTCCTACGCGCACAGAAAATCTCCAGACGAATGTTAAGCGACGCTATCTAATCCCACGGGAACTGTTACCGGCCACGCAAAGCCAGCGAAGTCTCCGCCCTTTGCTTTTCGGAACAGCCGTCGTTACTCGCCTAAAAGCATCACTCTTATTATAACAGCGCGGCTAGAAATGTCAAGGTGTTTTCCGCAATTCGTTAGGAATAACTGGCCGCTGCAGCCAATGTTCATCAGTTTGAACGTGATTCGGTCGAACGTACTTGGCGAAGCTCAGCGCGTGAAACTGCCATAGGATTCTGTCGTGGAGGCGGAGCACGTAACCTTCTTGCTTGGACGCGCCGAAGACAGACGTGCCGGTGAAACAAGCTCGAACAGCGGCTTCTGTGTAAAGTCCTTCGTAGAGCACGGGAACGCACGCCAGGCCGATACTCGCGGCAAACGCTTTCGTGTCCGGCCACGAGAGGCATATGTTTTGAGCGTCGTACACCGCGAACACAAGAAAGAAAGACGGAAGGTCTTTGTAATGAATGGTGTGTGTAGCGTAAAGATTCTCGCCGCATATCCGCCAATCGTCGGGTATCTGACAGGCTATGCCCGCGTGCAGGTTTTTTAGCCAAGACCGCGACGCATGATGCTGACTATTTATCGAGCGGGCGTGAAGGTAGTCCCGGTAGAGGGACGAGCATTCTCCATCCATCTTCTCGCTAACGACAACAGACGCCTTATCGAAGCTGGTCATGGACGCCAAGACACGGTCGTCCTTCGTCACCGTGCCGGACCACGGAACATGAGCAATCTTTGGAAACTTGTAACGTTCACTGTTCATGTCTGCTCTTTTGCGACCGGCCATACGTAAGGAAGCGCGGCTGGTTCCAACCAGCCGAATTGTCCGTACCACACAGGGTCTTTTCGCAACAGATTCGAGCGATGGCTTGCGTGGAAACTGTCATTGCCAATCCAAGGCGGCAGCACTCCCACCCCGTCGGTATGTTCGGGAGAAAGCCGTGAGTAACGAACGCCGTGGCAAAGAACACACGTCCAGAAAAACACGTTGTAGTAATCAGTGAGCGACTGTTCGTACCCGCGCCACATGCGCACCGCAGGATGATTCCGCCAGCCTGCCTTCGGGTTGCCCGATCTCAAACAACGCAGTATCTGCGCCGCCTCAACGACCTGCTTGATGCACCGTCGCTTATCCAGCACTTGAGCCGACGCAAGAAAGTCAGGGTAAGGAAGAAATGTCTGCATACTTTTATTATAACAGAGCAACCAGAATTGTCAAGACGAAGAATCAGCCGTGCAGACGCATCGTAGCGCGTACCTTGGCGAGCACGAAATCTATGCTTGTTTCCAAGACCTGTTGACAGGCGCGGGCATAAACAGCCGCAGTCGCCTCTTTGTCGTCTAATGCGCTGTGCTTACTGCACCACCAATCTGCGTGAGTAATCGGCCAGCAAGCGATAGGGCCTTGTACCACGGCGGTTTGATGAATAATAGGTACGGCTTGACGGCATTCTCCGGCGGAGTCAATGTCTTGAAGGATATCCACCAACGGTGTGCCGTTCCAAGCAAAGTCAGGAGTACACTTTTCCCAGAAGGCGCAGTTGGCGCAAACGTGCTCTCTCAGCGGAGGTTCTTCCTGCTTCTTCGCCGGAGTTTCATCCACCGGGTCTTCTTCAGGAACGGCAATGTTCGGCGGCACTCTCGGTCCGCGAGATATAACCGCGTAGTCTTTGCCAGTAGCCGGGTGCTTCAATTCAACACGAATGACCGTGTCTCCTTGTGCCTCAACAGTCACGACGGTAAAGCCTGCCTTGGCGTACGCGGCGCGAACGGCGTTAGGGTCGTAATGTCCTAGGTACTGCCATACGTACTGAAGGTCTCTGGCTATCTGTGCGGTCTGAGTATTCACAACGACTTCCTTTCTCGCAGTCCTTCGCGGATCGTTTTCAGAAATCCACGCCGGGGCGCAGCGTAACGCTGCGTATTGTATGGCAACGGTCGCACTTGAAACGAATGACGATCTGTCCGCCTTCTACAGCGAACTTGACCTGGCCTGCGGGCACAGTCACCACTTTGCGGCAAGGAACACAAGTCAACGCACACGCATTGAGCGCGGCGGACTCCGGTATTGGTTTTTGATCGGCCACAATCGATCTCCTTTCTGCTCAGGACCAAGACAACGCGAACTTCTCCGGCTCGCCGGAGTTGAGCACGTAGTCACACGTCTCCAAGACAATCTCCAGCGCTTGGAGATGCCAGTCGTAATTGTAGCCGTTGGCGTAACGGACCACTACGTAGAAGCACGGTTCTTCACTCTTTTCGCCACGCAGGGCTGCCGCCAAGCTTTTCACTTTGCCGACCACGACACCGAGCAGTTGCGGAAATTCAGCCATGAAAAACGTGCCGGACTCTGACCTGTAACTATTGCCAATGTTGTCTGGCGCAGCCTCGCCGAGAGCCAGCTTCTGCTTCTCTTGACGGTCGGTGACTTGTTTCATAAACACGTCTCGGACTTCCTTCTCGTTGGACGGCCATTCGGCGGGATCGCCAAAGAGAGGAATATCCACCCGGATAACGTCGAAGTTGGGTTGTTCCGTAATGACTTTGCGGAAGTCGTCCAAGAGCGATTGAACATCCGCACGCAAAGCGATCCATTCGCCTTTCGTGTAGATAAGATCAGATTCCTTTCTACCCCGACGGAACACGTCGTTCAGATCGCGCCCGACAATACGGCGAAGTACGCTGTTCAAACCGGTGTCGTTATACGAACTGTGCCAATAGCCTATCTTGAACATGTCGTGGTCAGGATATTTGACTGACGGGTTCTCGACTCTAACGCGCTTGGTTGATACGACCTGCCCATACTCATCGAGACCCAGGCTGGCGTAAAGCTCTTTGCACCGGCGGTGCATCTCGTCCTTTTCCTCTTGCGAAAGGTCGTTGTACTTTCGACCTTGCTGGATTTCGTCGCAAATCTCGGTCTCTTTGTCGTCGGCGGCTTGCTTTAAGGCAGCCTCTGCGGCCATCACACCCGCAGGATCGCCGTCAGGAAAATGCTCCAAGTAAATGTCCAAGCCCATCGTCACGCTCCTTTGAAAGAGAAAACCTCGCTCAACACCTCTATTATAACGGATAACAACCCAGTGTCAAGTCCTTGTTAGGAAAAAAGCTCAAGAATTCGGCATGTGCATTTCTGCGCCCACCGCTGATTCCTCCTTGCCTTCGCGGACCGCTCAACTGCCAATTAATCGGAGAGAGTGGCACAGCCTCGGACACATAACAAGGAACAGACAAAGCAGAAGCCAAAGAGACAACATCAAATCCGTCAGCGTATCCCGTCAATCCCGCATAAGGAGGATCAAGATAAGCAGTCCCGTCTGGAATGGCCGCCAGAGATCGAACATCACAACACTGCGCTTTAACACCGCGCATCGATTCAACTAGCGCGGCCACTCTCCTTAAGAGTTCGTCGGGCATCGGCATCATCGGATTGACCGGATAACGCCGCGACGATGTTTCCGTTGGCGTCCAATAACTCCGAAAACTACAATTACACCACTTGCCTTTGTCGATCCAAATCTGCTTCCCGCCAAACGCCCCTGCTTGAAGCAAGAGATACACATAGACTCTGTCTTCTTGTCTCGGAGCTTCTCTGGCAAGTCTCTCCAACACCCCCTGTACTCGCGTAACATCTTCCGGCAGCAATCGAAGAGTGCGCTCAAAGTCGCGCAGAGAAAACGTGCCGCGCCCTACGGATTGCCAGAACTCGCCCCATACGCCAGAGTCCACCATCACAATATCTGATGGCGAGACGCCGCGATTGACGGCCTCAATTGAGACCGCGCCTGATCCACAACACAAATCCCACAGCGGGAGCTTGAGATCAATCTTATCCAAGATTGCAGCCGCAAGACGCACTTTAGCGCCTTGATAAGTGACCGCTGTATGGAGCTTAATTGCCACAGTTGTTATCGTCGGTAGTTTCCTGTGGAACGACCGGCTCTTCACCAAACAAGACGCCTACGCGGTTCGCCACGCGCAAGATCGGGGGCAGAGCGAGTCTTTGCACCTCTTGTCGCTTAACGACTAAGGCAGGGTTCCTGCGGGCCTCGTGCTTTTCGGGCAGGGCGTCGATCTCCTCGGCGGTGAAAGGCCGCTCGACCGTGCGCCGGGCGTAGTAAGAGCCGCGCTTGAACCAGTCCGGGTAGTCGTTCCAATTGATGCCTTTCTGATGGAGCATCTCGTGGAGGTCCGCTCCGTTCTTGCGGTCGAGTTGATTGTGCGAGTAGACGGACTGGGCCGCTGCCTGCAAGCTATTACGCACGGCGTCCTGTTCCCGCCACACAAAGACGTTGGCGGCTTCTTCCAGGGTCGGGACGTTCCAGACGCGGCAATCGAAAGTCGGGCGGCGATTCGCGTAGTCCCTGAGCGGACTTTCGCAGACAATCTCGAAAAAAGCCAGCGTCGCCGTTGATGCCAGCGTCGATGTCATCTTCTGGATACGCCCGTCGAAGTAGATTTGGCTGTCCGGGTCCGGAGCATGCCAGCACAACGTTATTTCGTCGGACTGCGTATAGCCGACGCAAGCAGCCGTTTCTTCTACTAGGAAGGCTGTCAGGGCCTTCATAGCGGCGCACATCATGTTATCGAAGGGTTTGTCCATCCCAGCAGTGAAACTGCTGAAACACCGACCGTCCAAACGGGCGAAAGCAGGCAGTTTAGGCATTAGACGCCGTTGAGCTTCCGCGCCTTCGTAAAGCTTCATCCTATCGTCAAGATTCATGCGCCGTGTCCTCCAGCAACGAAAACGCCGTTATGAACGCTGCCGCGACTTGCGGCACAATGGCATTGCCGTAACCGCGCAGTCGTCCCACGTGGGCGGAAACCCCATGAGCCAGCGGGAATGTGCCGGGTTCAACGCGCCGCGACTTTCCGTCCCGGCAGGGGAGCCAGTCAGCAGCAGACCAGAAACTTGATTCGGCAGCGAGTTGTTCACAGCCCCGTCGTGGTAGTTCTGATCTATACCTTTGCAGTCCCGCGTCTGCGGTGTCGCCCACCCCGCTAATGTCGCTACTTCCCGCAAATTTCCGCTCACCTTTCGTCCCGGGCGACTCGGGTGATTCAATCGCTTCTGGTAATCCATCGGGGGCAGTACATCCATCGCTTGTGGCGTAGGCCACCCAGTACAGTCGTTGCCGGATTTGCGGTGCGCCGACGCCAGCAGCCGGTAGATCGTTCGCCCTGCAGGTGTAGTGTGCGCCTTCCAAGTCAGCGAATACTCTATCGAGCCATCGAGCGTAATAGCTAAAGCCTTTGGAGTTAACGAGCTTTCGGGCGAGCTTGTTGGCTCGCGCATAGTCGCCTTTCCGAACCGAGTCAACGAAATCAGCCTCTTGCTGAGTTCCGACAACATCTGAGGATGCAACTTGCTCTCCGAAGATGATTTGCGGGCGGCACTCCTGGATGAGCCTGAACATTTCCGGCCAGAGATCACGCGAGTCTGCAACTCCTTTGCGTTTGCCTGCGACACTGAAAGGCTGGCAGGGGCAACTTCCGGTCCACACTGGGCGGTCTTCGGGCCATCCAGCGAGGCGGAGTGCGTAATCCCATCCGCCGATTCCGGCGAACAAGTGGACTCGGTTGTGCCCGGCGAGGTCTTTTCCGGTGAGGTCTGTGATTGATCGTCCATCTATTGTCCCTTCCGTAATTTGCCCGGCCTTTTGGAGTTCGAGCAGCCAGGCGCAACAATCCTTATCGATGTCGTTGTAAAATGTCATGGCGTATCGTCCCGTCGGCAAGATTCACACGACTTATCCTCAGAGAGGAAGAATGACTTAACAATCCCTTGCTCGCGCCCGAATATGACCAGAGCGAGCGGTTGAGGGAACCCATGAACACAACCCTTGAACTTTGGTCTGCCGCAAATGAGTCTAATCTCACCCTTCATACACCATTCATGCCACCAGCGCGTGTTTGTTCTGGCGGGAAGGAGGCAGACTGTAACCGCATTGCCTCTTTCATCGTAAGCCTTTTTGATGAACTTCTTCATGCTGCTGTACGGCGGATTCATCCAGTTCACGCCGTCCCACGTCTTGTCCAGACAAGAGTTCTCCCTGCTCCAGTACTCGGCGCATTTGGTGTTGGCAGCAGAGGCGCAAACGTCTCGCGTGAAATGGAACTCCGCATCAACACAAGAGAATAGAGCGTCGGGGGTCTCCCACTCCTGATTAGCGCTCTTGAATCTATTCGAGTCAAAGTTACCCATCTGCACGACCGTCCTTTTCGACAAGCAAGGCTGCGCTACAACGGAGTCTAGCCGTCTCGCAGTAATCAGGCGAGATTTCAACAGCCACGTAATTGCGACCCGTCTGCAAACACGCTACGGCGGTTGTCCCGCTTCCCGCGAAGCCGTCTAGGATCACGCCGCCGACAGGAGCGATGCACGTTACCAGATGTTTCACGACTTCAAGCGGTTTTTGTGACGGATGCCACATATCCAGTCCGCGCTGATCGTCCACAATATACGTATCGTGTCGATACTCTAAGTCATCCCGTCCAGCCGAAGCCTGCCGAGGCTCTCGATCCAGAAGAATGTCGTAATCGTTGCCGAGCTTCAACAGTTCTTTCAACGGGCGGTAGAATCTGGGCGTCGGCAGACACCACGCGGGATCACCTACACGGGTCCATTTCATTACGAGGCGGCTGTTACAACCGAGCGCCTTGGCGATCTCTCCGCGAGACAGACCAGAGCGTTCCACGGCATCGCGCAGGAATACCGCAAGATTGGTGTGAAACTCGGTAGGCTGCTGAGGCAGGTAACGTTGACCTACGACAATGGCCTGAGTGCGGGGCAGCCAGCCCATGTAAGGACGTGCCGCGCCTTTGGGGAGATACATCGCCAGCGTACGCCGGTACATCAACCCCGCCCCGCGCAGCGTGTCAATGCAGGCGTCGAGATTGCGCATCGTCCAGAAAATGACGATGTGCCCGTTACGTTTCAGTCTGCCGCTCGCCTTGGCTAGGAACGCTTCCAGCAGCGCGACGGCGGTAGGCGTAGTCTCGTCTCCGTCAAAGCCCATGCCCTCTCCGTAAGGAGGGTCGATGAGAATGCCGTCCAGACTGTCTGGCGGCAGTTCATCCATCACGGACAGACAGTCTCCGCAGACAATCTTGTTGAGCAGCGCGGGCGGAATTACCGCCTTTTCAGCAGACTCAATTCCCATTTGCCGTCCTTGTAGGCCGAACAAACCTTGAGCAGATAGCCCAGTCTGTTGTACGCCGAGAGCATATGTCCCGGATACAAGAAGGCGCTGTGCGGCGTCTCTCCGTTTTGCGGAACAAACACGACAGACACGCCCATCCACTCGGTCTGTGACCGGTGCAGAATGTAGACCATGTCCGAACTCATGAAACTGTTGTCGTCAACGCCGTGAATGAACACGTCATTGGGGTGTTTGTCGGCCCACTTCGAGATGCGTTGCATCAGCGCGTATCCAGTCCACTTCCACTCGTGCCGTGTAAGCGGAAACTTTTTGCCGTCCATCTCGAATTCGCCTTCTTTGATTTCATCGAAGAAGCGGCGATGGAATTCGTGCCAGACACGATGAACGTCCTCCGCCGGGGTCTCGCGCATGAGCGTGCGCCAATGATCCTGCAACCAACGCCGTTCAATGTCGGAAAGGTCTTTCCACTTGCGCTCGCGTCCGAGTCCGCAAATCTTGCAGCGTTCCTGGACGCCCTTTCTGCAGTGCGAGAGTAGTTGCCACTTGTGCTTTTTACATGGTCGCTGCTTGGCGCACTTAGGGCAGAGGTATTGCGGGCCGCAGGCCGACCAGAACTTGTCCATCGGAGCCAACTTGTCCGGAGCGCAAAGCAACCGCCAGCCGTTCGCCTCCTTCGTGGCGTAATGCTGCTTGCTCCCGCCCACGACTTGAATCCTTATGGTTTTCTTGCCCATCAGTAGCTCGTTTCCGTCTCTGAGACAACAGGGAGTTCGGCGTCGTCGAAAATTTCGTGATAGTAGGCTTCTAGCATAAGCCAGACGGCTTCTTCATTACCGGAAGCCACAGCCGCCTTGTAGAACTCGTCCGCGTTCAAGCCAGACCCGTCATAGTAACACGGGCCATCCAAAAGATGACATTTATCCGTCATCGATGTTTGTCCGGCGTACCTTGGAACAGGGCTGTGATAGCCCAAATCAGCAGGCAACACAGTCTCTACGCCACTAAGCGTAAACCGCAGGATCACGAACTGCACTGCGCCCTTCGGTCCCCGAACGTACATCGATAGCCGCTGAGATTTGCCGCCGTCAGCGGGGCGGTTCTCTACGCTACGGCGAAGTTCGCCGTGCGCGGGCAAATCTTGTTCGACATGGACGACAGGAAACTCAGGAAGTGGTTGCAAGGTTTTCCATACGGACGTAGTTGGCGTCCGCATCCTCCAAACCGCAATCGCCGCGCTCGCAGTGCTTGTCGCAGAATTGGATGTAGTACCCACCGTGTTCGTTAGCGTCGGCAGAGAAACCCTCACGAGAATACAACCGTTTCAACCGGAAACGAACTGTCGCTGGCGCGGAGCAGCCCGGTTGATCGCACTTGCCCTTTTCCGCGTCTTTGACAGCGAGCGACAAGTCTTTCGGTTCGCCGTGCCCGCGCCCTTCGCGGGCATCGACATAACCAGCGTACAGAAGCTGCATCGCGGTTTCCATGTTGCTGAAACAGCACTCGCCGACTTTCACGCCCTTGAAGAAGAATGTGACGTGCGCCGAGACGCGCCACTCGTCGCCGGAAATCTCGGATTCTTTCCAGCGGTCAACAAGTTTGATCTCAATCCGGTCAACAAACTCGAAGTCGTGATGACGTTGATGATACGGATGTAACATTGGGGTGCCTCAAACAAAGTCAAAACTTGACTTGAACAGTCTTCTTCTCCGCGTCGGCTACTTCGTAGTACGTCGCTGGAGTCAATCCCGCGAAATTCGCGGCTATGCTTGTCGGAAAACGCCGGATGAACAGGCGTTGGGCGTTCACCGCATCGTTGTAACGCATCCTCTCGACCGCGATCCTGTTCTCCGTGCCCGCCAACTCGTCTTGCAGCTTCAAGAAGCCCTCATTCGCTTTCAATTCGGGGTATGTCTCCTTAAGCAGCAAGAGACGCGATAGCGGGCCTTCCAGGACGTTTGACGCCTGTATCTGCTCAGAGGGCGTCTTGGCCTGGAAGTAAGCCGTTCTGGCATCGGCGATGTGCCCGAAAAGCTCCGATTCATGCTTGGCGTAACCCTTCACCGTCTCCACGAGGTTCGGAATCAGGTCGTAACGCCGCTTGAGGACGTTATCCACCTGTGCCCACTGATTCTTGACGGCTTCGTCTCGTGTAAGAGCGGCATTGTAAAAGCCTACGGCGCAACCGCCGAGCATCAAAAGCACCACCAGAACGAAACCCAATACGATCCCTGCTGTCTTCATCAAAAGCTCCTTTCAAACTGAGAAGTGTTCTGCCTGCTCTTAGTATAACAGCGCGGAAAGATTTGTCAAGACATTTATTCTCGCCGAATCAGGCGGTTCCACCATGATATTGACGTTTGTTCCGGCGCGGCCTCCCAGCACGTACCTTGCTTATCACTAAAATGCCTGACAGCCATGCACAGCGGTTCTTCTGAGTGTGTCGCGGCTAGAGTATTCGCAGACGCAAGACGGGCTATTAGCGCATCCGGCTCGCGCATCTTTGTGCAGAACCAAGTACCGGGCAGTTCACAGGTCTTTCTTACCCATCGGCAATCTTCGCACAGATGAACAGCTACCGGGACAGAAGGGTCGCTGCCAAACGTGCTTTTTTGCTCACGAACAAGTCTAGCCACGCGGAGAGCCGCATAAGACGCGGGCGGCGGTTGTTCAAGCATCTTCAACCACTGCCTTGCTTCGGGAGTATCTAGTCGCGCAAGGATTTTCTTTGCGTCGGCAAGGAAAGTGACCGCCAGAGCAAGCTCTTGTTCTGTTAGTTGCAAAGCACCTTCTAGCGCCTGTGCGTCAGCGCCATCGAGGGGCTTGCGTCGTCTCGCGGCGTCCCTTGCTGTAAGTTGTTCTTCCTGCATGGCAGTCTCCCTAATCGGCGGTTACGCTTTCTCCCTCGCGCCATTGCGCCTCGTGGTCTCCGAGGCGTCTGTCCATTGCCGTTGGTGTCTCGATGTTCAGGTGCGCATCGAAGACGATATCACAGTAGAACTTGAACCAGAACGCCCGCACCTGCGGATCAGGATGTTTGTATCCCAGAATCTCAGCCGCGTGCATCAGGTGCAGGTGGAAGTGATGCGGTACTTCGTCCACGCACTTCAGGTAGGCCGCCGTGAGGTCGCGCATGTGATGGCATATATCCACGATACAATGCGTGTCTATGTCGCAAGCACGACCGTTATCGCCTTCCTCGCAGCCGGGACAGGACGGCCCTGTGAAGCTGCCCCCTTTTGGATAACCGGGGTTCTTAATAGCCGCCTTGTCGAAGGCGCTCAACAGGAAGCAGCGTCGCAGCCACCGCAGGAGTTTCTTTGAAACATGATTCTTCGGAAGGCCGTCCGGCCCACGGCACGCCGTGATGAGGACGGACTGCTGCATGTACGTCAACTCCTGAACCCAATCCTGTAAAACCGATGGCATCTGTCCTGTTCCTGTCTACCACTTTCCAGAAGCCCCACCGCCGCCAAAGCCGCCGCCACGACCGCCGCCAAAGCCGCCGAAACCACCACTGCCCGACGAACGCCTGCGGCGATCATCATCTTCCCGCCGTCTGCGGCGAGCACGTTCTTCTTCCTCCTCCTCACGGCGTCTACGTCTGGCACGTTCTTCCTCATCTTGCCGCTTACGAAGTTCTTCTGCGCGACGCGCAGCACTTGCTGCTTCATCGTCGTCTTTTTTAGGCTGCTCTTTCTGATTAGACTGCCCTATCAGAACATCAGAGTCACGACGCGCATGACGGGGTATAAAAAGCGCAGATGCGGCTGCGGCGGCTGGAGTGTATTTCCACGCAGCTTCGTCTATCTTCAACTCAGCGAGTCGTTTCTTTTCCTCGGCAAGACGTTCTTGTTCTCTCTTCTCCTCAGCAAGGCGTTCTCGCTTCCTCTTTCTTTTATCAAAATAGCTAAAGATACCGCTGCCGATAAGGAACAAGACAAAAAGACCAGCAAAAATACCCAATGTAATAAGAATAACTTTCGCCTCCAATTCCTCTTGCTTTTTCCGTTCGGCCTTTATCTGCTCTAACCCGCCCAACGCAATCTTGTTGGCGTCCGCAATCCGCGAGGCGATATCGAGCGCGGCGTTGCGAATGCCGCCGCCGTAATCACCCGCCTTGAAGCGCGGAACCATCTTATCACGGCCTATCTGACCTACCAAACCATCAGGAAGTACGGATTCAAGACCATAACCAACTTCGATTCGATATTCTCTGTCATTGACAGCCACAAGAAGCAGAACACCGTTATCCTTGCCTTTCTGACCGAGCTTCCAGCCCTGCGCTACAGCGACGGAGTACGCTTCGATGTTCTGGCCGTTCAACGTATCAACAGTCAGGACGATGAATTGCGCGGTCGTCTTCTGTTCGAGTTCTCTCAAGACGCCATTGATGTCGGCCTCGTCCTTTTCGTTGATGACGTTGGCCTTGTCCTCTACGTAGTTCTGCGGCTGCGGCAGTGCCTGCGCCAAGCAGAGAGAGGAACACACAAGGAATGCTGCTACCCACAAAACAAACTTCTTCATCGGCAAAGTCCTTTCGCTTTTTGCAAACGTGCCTTCTGCGATGATAGCACGGTCTTACTTGCCGCCTTAGTCTGCGGCGCAACTAGCTGAATCAATTTCCCGCCGCACTCAGCCTTATGCTTTTGCAGCCACTGACCAGAGATCGGTACTGTTCCCCAACTAAGACCTTCGCGCATCTCAAAAGATGGACATAAACATTTCCAACCTTTTTCGCAACACCAAACACCATCACCGTAACAGCGAGTATTCTTGGCGGCCCTTCTAACAGAAACGGAATTAGACATTTGTTGTCCTTCTTAGTTGTTTTATCACACGCGCCAGCCATATCTTCAGCCAAGAGTGTGTCTCGACTGAGAGAGCGCGTTCAAGCGGTGGCAATGATCTTGGATCGTCCAAGTAACTTAAACCCGACGCCGCAGAGTCACGTACACCAGTATCTGGATGCGAAAGAAGTCCTTCTAGGAACGCACGACGTTCCTCACGCAAGGGGATGTTCTTATCGTCAAAACCGAGCGACTTGACACATTCACATGTCCAATCATGACCTTCATAACAGCCTCTGCACACGCTACTAACAATACGATACGTCGGGTCCAATCCAGCCACGCGCTCGTTGAGGGCGCGGAAGCTAAGAGGCTCCTGCATTGATTCTTCTGCCGCCTCCATTGCTGCCTCTGCCGGACGATGCAAGCCGGTAATCACCTTGCCTTCCTCGTACTCCACTTTGCCGGGGAACCATTTTGCTTCCCAAGCTCTGGCAGCGGCAACGCAAGTTACTTCGTACACAACGACGTAGCTTCCGTCATCGCGCCGCCACTTCCAACCATCTCCTGTCAGTTCCCACTTTTCCAGCATCAAAATTCTACCCCAAAGACCTCGTCACCAATCGCCATAGCGGACCACCCAAGAGGTTCCTTGGTTTGCTTGTTTCTACTGCCGTAGAATTCCATGATCATCTCCCTGAACGCACGGCAAAGACTCGAGTGTAGACCGAGTGTGTGCGAGGGATGTAGTCCTCGTTGCCATAGTAGAAATCGAAGGCCCAGGCCGACGAGTCGTCCCGATGCTCAGCCCACACCCACCAACCAGTTGTCTTGAACGACGGGTTAATATGCCGGGTAACAATTCCGGGTTGGTACAAGGTCTTTAACTCCTCACGAGTAGGCATTCGCCAGTTACCGCCCCAAGGGGCGCGAGATTCAACCCAGGCAACGGCCTCGTTATAAGTCGTGGTCCTGTTAGGACCTACGAGCCATTCGAGACCCGTCGTCGTATCAAGGATCACTCCGCCTTCTTGCTCTTGAAATCTACACACCGTCGCCTCCCTTACGGCGCACGGCGAACACTCGTAGGCAGTCCGAAATCGTGCGACTGCTGTAGTTCTCGCTGCCAAAGAGGAAGTGGAAAAGCCAGGCCGACGAGGCATCCTTCGGTTCCGTCCAGACCAACCAGCCCGTCGTCTTGAACACCGTGTCCGTGTTCCGGTCTCCCTTGCCCTTCTGGTACAACTCCTTCAACTGTTCTCGCGTCGGCATCTGCCATCCGCCGCCAGCAACAGTCAGATTCTTTACCCACGATTCGGCGGTAGCGTAGTCCGTTTCTTCATCCGGACCAACCAACCATTCGAGACCTGTCTGTGTATCAAGGATTACTCCGCATCCTTGCTCTTGAAATCTACCCTTACGGCGCACCGCGAAAACTCGATCATTTAACCCGTTATCGTGGTAGAGGTCGTACTCCTTGTCACGGTAAAAATCATAGACCCATGCTTTATCCGCACCGTCCGGCTCTGCCCATACGCTACGCCCTTGTATGCCAAACAACGGATCAATATTCCACGCAGTTCCTTCCATGTGCAACTTCCTAAGCTGCATCCGCGTCGGCATACACCAGCCGCCACCAGCAGAAGTCAGACTCTTCACCCACGACACAGCCTTGGGGTAGTCCGTGTCTTCATCAGGCCCAACCAACCATTCAAGACCGGTTTTCTTGTCGGTGATAATTCCATCAGCATTCTGTGAAAATCGAGGTTCTGGTTCGGAAGCCGAGACTGCTTTCGCCCGCTCGGCCTTTCTCTTTTTCATCGCCGCCCGAAGAACAGTCTCGGCCTCTATGCCTCCAATGGACATCTGCCAGAGATGCGAAATCTCCCTCGGATTCCAGCCGTCGGCGACAAGACGATCCCACACGGGCTTGATTGCAGCATTGAATTCGTCCAAGGCCGCGAGACCTTCATCGCCGTAGGCGTTGTAGTCGTTGTAAAAGGATTTCATTTGCTTACCTCTACCCCTAGTATAACGGAGTCGGCGCGATTGTCAAGGCGTTTTTTCGGAGATTCGTTTATTTTTCTGCGGGGGTGGAGCTGCAGGAGGGATTTGAACCCTCGGCCTCGTCCTTACCAAGGACGCGCTCTGCCGACTGAGCTACTGCAGCGTTATTCTTCGCGTAGAGGCGGAATATCGTGGGACGCGCTCATCTTGGGAATCAGTTTCTTTGTTCCCAAGCGGACCTCAAACTGCGCGGCGAAAGGCGGATAGTCATGGTGTTTGTGGAAGAACGCGAGAAGGGGAAGGACGTGATCGACCAAACAGGGGTGTTTCGTGACTTGGACGTGTCTCGTGACGTAAAGAATTTCGGGAAGAAGCTGTGTGCTAACTAGGGTGTGGCACATCGCCTCGTCTTGACCGTAGTACGTCGCGCCGAGCACACGAACGCTGCGGAGAACGTACTGCGCCAGGGACAGGCGCAGATTGATATGCGAGATTGATGCGTGTTGCGGCATCTCCGCCGTCAGTTGGGCGGCGGCCAACATTTGTTGACAAACCTCGTTGACCACCTCATCGAGTAGCGGTTCCTCATACAACCAATGGACGAGCACGTTTCTGGCCGCCCGAGCGTCTGCGGGCAACAAAGATAATGCTGCCGCCGCTGCCGCATTAACGCCGGTCATAACGTCGCTGAGAGGCAATAAAGGCGACTGTTCGCTCTTTTTCATGTCCTCGTCCTTTCGCCCACTCAGCATAGCACAAACAACAACCACGTCCAACAAAGATGGAGCCGCCGGAGGGAGTTGAACCCTCAATGTGTCGTTAAACACGCCGACTTACAAGGCCGGTGCTCTGCCCTTGAGCGACGGCGGCTGAATCAAAAGACTTGTCAACCCTGTCCACCCCGCTTTTTATCCAATTCAGCAACAAACGGAGAGTGGTTGCGGTGTTTCCAGAAGTAGACCAGCAGAGCAGACAGCTTTTCCGCAGGATAACCGTAACGACTTGCTCTGGCCACGATCCAATCAACTTCCAACATACGAGACAACAACCCAAGAGCGCAGCAAAGAAGGTGTTGTTGCATTGCTTGTTGCTCAATCGAAGACATTGAATCGCCGGACCACAAGAACTGTCTATGATATTTCACGGCAAGGAGTGCTGTGTGAATGAAATTCTCAACGAGAACTGTGTACGTATCGTTGGCGTAATTCGCGGCAGCATCCTTCACGCATCTACGCTGATACAAAGCCGCCTCCACTACAGCCAACGGCAGACTCTCGGTTGTGTGGCCGCCCCGCAAGACATAAACTGCAAGCACGTCTGGATTATCCGTGTCTTGCAGAGAAGACCTGTTCGCAGCGAAAAGGAACGAGAGCGCGGCGCACTCCAACAGGCGCACGCCGTCATCGATTTCCTTCTCTGACAACAACACCTGGTTTAGTACCGAGTCGGCCATAAAAACCTCATGCGAAGTGGAGCCGCCGGTGGGAATTGCACCCACAACCTCCGCTTTACGAAAGCGGCGCACAGCTATTCGTGCTTCGGCGGCTTTGATGTTGTGGCGGAAGGGGAGGGAGTCGAACCCTCAAAACCTTATTCAGGTTCGCCGATTTTCAAGACCGGTCGCGTACCGTTGGCGCACCCTTCCGTTTTTGGCTCTCAACCAAGACCCCGCGCCTGCGGGCTTCCTCGATCACCGACCGGGCGCACTTTTGATTGAACGCCTCGTTCGGATGCTCTATGTGTCCGTAGTGGCGCAGGTAATCCTTTGCTCCGGCAATCGTCCACGTCGTGTACATCGTACTGAGAACGCGCACGCCGCGCAACCGCGCCTCGTCAACAGTACTGATTACGTCTCCGGCGTGCGGCTGGCCTCGCTCGAAAAGCAAGAATTCGAGATTGTCGGGATGCTGCTTTCGCAATTTCTTGTCCGACCGACCTACTTTTCTTCCTGCCTTGGCCATCAACCACGCCTTTCGTAGATGGTGGGCACGGGGAGATTTGAACTCCCACCCGGTTTCCCGGACCAGACTCTCATCCTGGCGCGTATGCCATTTCGCCACGTGCCCGTATTGGTGGGCGAGGGGAGAGTTGAACTCCCACGGTCGTAGACCACTGCGTCCTAAGCGCAGCGCGGCTGCCTTTACGCCACTCGCCCAAGAAAAGTCGAACGACTGGCCAACGTTTTTCCGCTCTCGCCGACACAGTCCCTTCCTTGCAAGTCAGGACTGCCGGAATCCTTGCGACCTTTAGGCCCTACGGTGCGTGTCGCTCGCCCGTCCGCTTGCCCAAGATTCACCGCAGCCGTTCTAAACCTAGTATAACAGCGATACGTAAAATGTCAAGACACTTTTTCAAGTTTCAACCCACGCGCCCGTACGGGACGTGACATCCCGCGCCGCCAAACGTGTCAAAAAACGCCGCGTACTTGGCAGTACGGATAGATTTTCTTGAGGTCAGGCAGCCACTCCAATAGAAGGGCGAGGGGCGTCGGCGGCTGCAAGTTCATTGATTCGGTGAGGCAGTCGCCCGGTCGAAACGGTTGCAAAACCCACGGGGCGGTTGCGCGTATGTCTGCGAGGTAATGAGCAATGTTCTTCAAAGTACGTTTGCTATGAATGCGGTACGGACCGTCGGGATGATAGATGACTGTGGTACGAAGCTCTACGTCCTTCGCGTGTTCGAGTATCCGCGTCAACGACTTGCGAACGCACTGACTCACTCTGATACTGGACGGCGCACCGACAAGCTTGTCGTAGCCGTCCTCCGGCTCGAAGCTCGTTTTGATATCGAGCGCTACGGAGTCTACCAGCTTGTCAGCCACGAGAGCGCCGAGCAGCCCGGCGTTTACGCCGTTGGTGGCCACGCGGATTTCCTTGCCCAGTTCTCTGAGTTTACGGCAGAACTTGCCGATATCCTGCCGCAGAGTCGGCTCGCCGCCGGTAATAACGATGCCGTTCGTCCATGTGTTCTTGCTGAGTTCCTCAAAGAGAAGGTCATGCGGAATAGCCTCCTCATTGATTTCGGCGGCAGTCTTATTCACAAGCTCCGCCGAATGGCAGAACGAACAACGAAGATTGCAGCCTCCGACGAATACGACGCTCGACAACCGCCCTGGCCACTCGCTAAGGTCGGAAGGGATGCAACCTACCACCGGAAAATGACAGTCTTGTTGTTCGTTGTCCATGAGAACTCCTGAGAAAACGACTGCTATCTAGTTTGCCGCAACAGAGAACCACAATTAGGACAAAGCAAATCATCTCCCACCACGCGCCAACCCGCGTCATAAGCGTGTCGAGCGCAGCGCAGGATCGCCTGCTGCGAATCAGCCATAGGCAGATAGGGATACGTAGTCGGCCACTTACTACCTATGTGCTGTGTGCGGCGAGAACAAATCGCGTGAACAACGCCTAGTTTATCGTACTGCTCTGTCATACTAGGCTTTTTGACTAACTTCAGCTTGGCGGCAATCGCCTGCACCTGTAAGCTGTACGCTGTCCAAGCCTCATCCTGTCCACGCTGATCGGCTTCAGCACACCCCCAATAGAATAACGCCGCAGACTTGGCGTCTTTCAGATCGGGCAGACAACTATGAGCGATTCTTCCACTAAGCGCGTCCCGAACGTACCACATCTTCACTGCATAATATTCGGGAGAACTTCTTCTCGTATAGGAATGTACTGTTGCCAAGACCGTCTTTACCCCGGATTCTTTTGTCCAAACGCACAACATCCAAATGCCGTCGCTGCCGCGAATCCACTTAACGGGAACTTTTACGTGGAACATACCGTGTCTCCTAAAAAGTGGCTGGCCTCTCAGGGATCGAACCTGAAACCTCCGCGTTCAAAGCGCGGCGCTCTTTCCTGTTGAGCTAGAGGCCAGTGGCTGGCGCTGGAAGAGTTGAACTTCCACGGTCCGGGTCAGAGCCGGATGCCCTACCGTTAGGCGAAGCGCCAGTAGCATTACAAAACACGACCTGCGTCATCAGAAAATCCTGCCAGAGCGAAGATCGCGGCGACAGCAATGTCGGCTAACTCGCCACGAAACGCATGAATGTCATTCTCGCGCAGGGCGTCTTCCAATTCCAACACTTCCTCTTTGAGGACGCCGTAAGCCTCGTGGGGGCTAACAAAACGTCCGTAGCCCTTCCGACTTAGCTGCTCCGCCAATTTTACGCACACGAGCGCCTTGGCCCGTTCCAAGTCCTTTTCCGGCACGTCCCGTCGCGTTTCTCTGTACTGGACAGTCTCGCCGAAACACTCGATGCACAAGTAAGCCCCGCAGGGCGTCAAAGCACAACGCGCTTTCTGCGAAGGTTTGCCGCAGCGCGGACAAACCAGCGGATTCAAGCTGCCGCCGCTACCACAATCAGGGTCTGGCATTGAGCTTCATCTCCATTGTGTAAACGTCCTTCGGCTCGGACAGAACACCAGGCCACGAACCGTCTATCTCGGCCTGAACAACGTTCGCGTCAAGCCCCACATTGGCAGCGGCGTCGTACAATTCGCTGTCGCCGCTTTTTGCAGCCCGCTCCGCTAGAAACGAACACAGCCCCGCCAAAGCGTCAGCGAGCGCCTTCTGGCGGCGCAAGAGTCGTTCAAACTGAGTGGGCGACATGCCTATTCCTCGGAAAGTGGTACCCCCGGTGGGAGTCGGACCCACACCCTACCGGTTAAGAGCCGGTTGCTCTGCCTTCGAGCTACGGGGGCACATGACCTACTGTTATTATAACAGACACCCCGCCAATGTCAAGGGTTTTTCTTTGAAAGTGGTGGGCGCGGAGGGAGTCGGACCCTCAATTGTCTCGGTTAAAAGCCGAGTACCCTACCGTTGGGTGACGCGCCCAAGAAAGTGGTGGCTGGTAACGGAGTCGAACCGTTCCCTCTCGGTTTTCAGCCGAGCGCTCGTACCGACTAAGCTAACCAGCCGTTGCAATCGAAGTGGTCGACTCGCCGAGATTTGAACTCGGAGCCTGCTGCTCCGGAGGCAGCCGCTCTATCCAGTTGAGCTACGAGTCGGCAAAGCTATTCTGTGCCGGATTATCAAAAGGTGGCGATCCCGAGAGGATTTGAACCTCCACTTGTCCTGATCCGTAGTCAGGTGCCATTTCCAGTTAGGCGACGGGATCGTTGTTGTTCTGTGCGTCTTTCTTGACGCCGTTCGTAAAAACAGCCCGATGGCAGGCGTCGCAAAGCCGTTTGTTGAGCCAGGGAGCTATTGTCGCCTCATCATCTTCGCCGACGCGCATCGTGAGAACTTGAACGAAAGACGATGTCGTTTGGCCGCAGCGTTCACAACGCGGACTCGGAGCGGTCGTAGTTACGTCTTGAGTCATGTGTCTGCTCCACAAAAAGAGCCGCCCAACGCGGCTGCTCTTTCATACAGCATACACAAATCGGGCGATGATGACTACGCTTTTGGCTCAAGCTCTTTCGCGCAGATCAGGTTGCCGGAGGCGCTGAACAACGCCTCGAAGCGACGCCCCGACGGGGTGTGGCGCACTCGAATCGTGCGACATTCCGCTCGGTCTGTTGAATCTTCCTCAACAACGCAGTCGAGATCGGCGACATTATCGACAAGATCGGCGTGTTTGGACACGAAACCTTCCATCTCCTTCGCCAGCGCGTACAATGCCGCGTCGATGTTCTTGGCTGCTTCCGCCTGTTCCTGCTCCTTCTTCGCCGTCTCAGCGATCTGAACTTCCGTCGCCTTTAGCATTCGCTGGAGAATTTCTATGACTTTCTGCGGCGATCCTTCCCCGTCACTGTATGTTTCTCCGCACGAAGTCCCGGAATCATTCTCGCCGATCAGGACGTGCTGACTGTCAACGTCAAAGGATTGTTCGACGCCTCCGTCGGGGCCGACCACTAAGCCAACCAACAACAGCCGCCGCGATACGGTGTTTCTTGTTCTTTGCACGTCCAGCAAGTTGGCCACTCGGAGCTTTAGCACCATCTGTGCCGTTCTCTCTCCCACGTGCGACCCCATACTGATCGCCTTTTCCTTGGACAAATCCACGTCCTTCCTAAGAGCGCCAATCGCCGCGAGACGACCAAAGACACTCTGCAACTCATCCGCGCCCTTCTCGTTTTCCGCATTCCCGGTCATAACAACCTCCTTTAGTGTTGAACCCGACGGCCCTTTGGCCATCTCCTACAAAATGTAACGGCTGCCCGTAAACACACCAGTGTTGCAGGCAGCGACCCGAGCTATTCACTGGGTAGGCGCAACTGACCACGCCTGCCTCTTTCTCCTTCTTCGTGGGTTTCTTGACGTACTGATCGCACATGTCAGCGCAAAGCGACCGGGCTTTCACAACCCAGAAACCGCGCTCGTTCAACTCTCTGATGGCCGCCCGCAACTTCGGCGTTAATGTGTACGGCCTGCGTGATTTCATGCCGGAACCTCACGAAGGAAAGTGGCAGGGCCGTGGAGACTCGAACTCCAGACAACCTGTTTTGGAGACAGGTGCGCTATCCCGTAGCCCGGCCCTGCATCTTCCACACACTTAGTATAACAGCGTCGCCAAGATTGTCAAGCGGTTTTTTGCCCTACGAGCAAAAGACAGCGGCGGCGACAACCGTTGTCCAGACTCCTCTTTTATCGCCTTCTGCCGTCTGGCAGATGTTGCGCGTGCGAACAATCTTGCCGCTCATACGATAGACTTCCTTGCGCTCGTCGTAGTTCTTGGTGGAGTCGAATTCGATACCTAGGGTCGTCGCCAACATCGTAGCAGCAAGGTCTTCGGCATAATCGCCCGCCTTATCCTCGTTCTCGCCGAAGGAGTGATGTTCGCTCAAGTAGCCGTACTGTTCGCCTTCTGCCGGAACGGCCAGTCCGATTGCCGAGGCGATCATACGGTGCGGTTCGTTCGTTGCAGTGTCGGCCATCACGCAGAATACAATCTGGCCGGGAGCCATGCCTTTCAAGCCTTCGGTCGGCGAGACTATCTTGCAGCCTGGCGGAAAGATGCTGGAAACGCGCACAAGATTGAATGCGGCGATGCCAGCCTTGCGCAGCGCCAACTCGAACGATTGAAGCTTGTCCTTATGTCGTCCAACGCCCTTCGTAAAGAAGACGCGAGCGGGGATGTGCGTCATGCGCGTTCTCCTGTCATTTCGGTTTTACAGGGGCTATGAGGTGCGCGAAGCGTTCGCGGTTAGCCAGAACGAATGCGGGCCACGTTGAATGCTGTGTGTCACAGGCGCTTCCACGAGCACGAACTTGTCCACAACGGGATCGAGTTCGTTCAAACGTATCTCCAGAACGTCTAGTTCGTCGAAGAATGGGAAGCAGTCGTAGATCATCGCGCTGTTCCTTGAACGCGATGGTGAGGAACGTCCGCCAAACAACGCTCCATGAAGGAGTCGTCGCAAGCAGTGCAGAGGCCGAAACTACGTTCCTTTACGACAATTTTAGCGGTGCTTGGCTCCCCGCAACGAAAACAATGCTGCGCCAAATCCGCCTCAGATAAATCCGTCTGCGAGGGAAAACCCGCAGCCAAACCGCATCCGTCGATCCCACAAATGAATTCGCGCCGCGTTGCTGCCTCTTTGAGATGGGCGCATTCAGTACACACCCAGACAGCTACGTTCACAAACTTCCCGACCTTAAGTGTTGGCATTGGATTGGGCATGTGCTACTCCTTCTCCTGCTCTTCCGGAGCCTTCGCGTCCTCGCAAGGGTACGGCGGCGTCTTCGCTTCTTCAAGCGATTTGTACGGACACATAAGGGCGCGGCCTATGTGCGCCGCGCACGTCCACGTTTCGGGCGTGTCTTCTTTCAGCTTTAGCTGCCAATCACAGAAACGCGCAAGACACACGACGAACGCTCCTCAAAAGTGGCTCCCCAGGGAGGACTCGAACCTCCAACCGTGCCCTTAACAGGGGCCTGTTCTTCCGTTGAACTACCGGGGAGTAAAAACCGTTTGCCAAACACGAACTACTTCTGTTGCGCCAATCGGAGAGCGACTCATACGCGCCTTACCCATACACTTGCGCGAGCAGAAATTCCTCGTCATGCCGCCGCGCAAGAGAGTGTTAGCCCACCGGCGGCTGAACTCATGCCCGCACACAGGGCACACCATCTCAACCATTTTGCGTCCGTGCTCCCTGTTGTGCTGCGCCGTATGTGCTCCGCGCTTCAACAGTTCCAGATTCTCTAGTCTGTTGTCGCGTCGATTGCCGTTCTTGTGGTGAATCGTCTCGTCATCTCCCGGCAGCACTCCGTGGGCACGCCAGAAGACTAGATGATGCTCATAGCAGTAACGCCCGCGATATCTTTTGCCGGGATAATCGTCGGGGGCTAGGACGAGTTCGTAGGGACCGTTTCGCATGACGGACTCCGAAAAAACAGGCGCAGACGGTTCAATGCCCCAACAGAAGTTGAAGTTACCGGACCTCGCGGCGTCGGTCGTCTGCGCTTGTTGATCGAAGGTCAAGATTCTGCTAAGACATTGAACAGGAGTCATTGTAGCACAGTTTCACAGAGAGTCAAGCGCCCTACTATTAGGCGACTGGGGAGTAGTAGCTGGCCGGACATTAAACTGATCGAACGACACCGAAAGGAAAGAACAGAACCTCGCCGCGCCAATTCATCTTGTCGCCCAAGCGACGCCAACGAAAAGACAGCAGGCTGTTGCTGGCGCTTTTCGTAGTGCCGTTCTTGCGGCGCAGCGTGTTTATCGTCAGAAAGTCGAAGCCGTCCATTCCGGAGGAATCACCGCCAAGCCGGAACGAGAACAAGCTGAGTGTTACCGCAACCATCGGCGACCTTCCTTTTCGCTAATGAAGCTTGACTTCCCACAGCGCTTTCGACAACGTTCTCGACAAACGAGAGAGAATCACTATGACTCTGCGTCCTGGTCTGTCTCCTCCCACGCGGGCGGACCTTCGGACAAACCGCAGTAGGAATTCAGACCTATGACGGAGATGAGTTGATTCGCCAAACGCAAATCGGCGTCTTCCAAGTTCTTCTTTTCGCGCACGTAATTCGTCAGTGCCCATACGGTGTTCATTTGTCGCCATGTCAATGTGTGGCGGTAGTACCGAACCACGCATTGCAATACGCAGATCAAATCTCCAAAATTGTCCTCGCGGGAACGCCTTTGCTCCCACAAAACGGTCAGTTCTTCGTCCAGTTTGCGCCAATTCTCTGGATTGTTCGGCGCGTCTTGTAGCTCGTCCGGTAGCTCAGACATACCTACGCAACCCCGATACGTAAGCCAGTTTGCGCACAAAGCCTATCGGCTGCGTTTCCAGAATCCTGCCGTCTATCGATACGCCTCCGCTTTTCAGCAGCGTGACAGAATCAATGCGCATTTCGGTGATTTCATTCTGCCGCGTCCAGAGGAAACGCCATTTCTCGCGCAGCGTCATGGACTCGACAGAGCGATTCATCTCAGCCAAGACGGTTGACCTCATCGTTGGGTATCGGTCCGTAAATTCCGCAGGTCTTGAATGCTGTCTCTTTCGAGATGAGCGTGATCGAGAATGGTTGTCCGAAAGATTCAATGTCTGCGTGCCAGCGCATTACGTGCCCCGTCACAAGGCCGCCGAGATGTTGCTTGTCCAGAACAAGATAATCACTATGATCTATCAAAGGAGACTCGACTGTGAGGCGCGGGAGTTGCATATTAATCTACTCGAAGTCGCGCTGATGCGCCTTCAGCGCACGAATAAGGGCGGACAGGAACCGCCGAGCCGTGTTCTTCTGGTACATCAGATGTACCATCTCGATCAGCGCCTCGGCGGTTGCCTGTCCCGCCCGTTCTGCGCGTCCTTCTTTATTCCGCCTCGTTGTCAAAGAACCCAAGGCGCAGGTGGGAGAAGGCTTGTGGCCTGTGTCTGCGCTGGCTTCGTCTTGTAGACTCACCTACCACAGTCTCCCATTCGTCTGCGCCTGTTTTCAACTTGGTACCCTAGAGGGGATTCAAACCCCTGCGCTCCAGCGTGAAAGGCTGGCGACCTAATCGCTAGTCCACTAGGGCGTCACTGTTCCTAGTATAACGGAATCCCTCAGAATGTCAAGAGGGATTTTCCGAAATTACAGCCAAGTCGGCTTGGCAGAAGATGGCTTGGCCGTCTTCTTTTCGGGCTTCTTGGCTTTGCCGGTCAGCGCATCAACGACGGCCTGAGCATCATCCGGCAGAAGTGCCTCGCCCTGAGCAACAAATGTCTTGCTTTGCTGTGGCGCGGACGGGTCGTTGGAAACAACCGTGTTGCTCAAGCCACGGCTTGCCGAAGAGCGGTCGCCGCCCATACGGAAGCAGCACGCCGCCACGCTCGCGCCAGCGAAAGCGCTGCTTACACCCTTGCTAGTCGCGGCGAATGTCGCGGCCAGATCGCGCTTCGCGCCAAGCTTTTCGGCTTCCTCGAAGGCGTTCTGGTTCGCGCCGAGATAGATGAATTTCCAGTTGTACGTCCCTTCCTGAGTCTGGATCATCTGCTTCACGCGATCCCGCGTGTATTCGCTGCTGGAGTTCTCCTGGCCGTCCGTCAAGATGAAAAAGATCACCTGACTGGGCCGCTGTTCTTCCGGTGTCTTGTCCAGACGCTGCCCGACCTCATCGATGGTTTTGCCGACAGCATCCAGCAAAGCCGTCATGCCGCTCGGCACGTAGTCATCATCCTTTATGACTACGTTCTGAATGTCCGCGCCGTCCAGCCTCTTGTCGAACTGCGTGTCGAAGAATGTAAGCGTGAGCTTCGCTTGACCCACGCACTTCTTCTGATCTTCGACGAACTGACGAAGGCCGCTCCGGGCCTCGACGATAACGTCATTCATCGAACCGCTCTTGTCCACGACACCTACGATTTCAGTGAGATTCGGGTTGGTCATCTTTTTTCCCTTTCTGGTAAGACCAATTTGCGAAACGACTGTTTGGCGCAGACTTAACGTCTTGCGCTTCAGTTTGCCGGGAAGCTGAACCGTCACCGGACATTGTTACCTGAAACGACGTTCGGGCATCGATGTGCTCATCCAACAACCTCCGAACTACCTCAGACTTAGGGACGCCAAGCCTGTCGCACTCGCCTTTGATGAACTCAGTCTGTCGTCCCGTGAGCGTAATCAACCACTTCTCCATCGCTGATCTCCTTCCTACCTGTAGATATCTACTGATATCTATAGTATAACACTGGATATCCATTTGTCAAGTGATTTCCGGGAATTTTCATGAAAATCTACCTGACTTCTCCCACGACTGAAGTCGTGGGGTTCTCAGGAAAACGTTGCTGTTGCATCGCTTAACTCCTGAAGGCCCTGTCCGGGCCGCAAAGACAGTCCCGCCGCTAAAATGTTCTTGGCGGCATTAATGTCTCGACAATCTGTGTACCCGCAAAAAGGACATCGATGCGTTCTCGTTGATAACGACTTCTGAACCATCTCTCCGCACGAGCTACATCTCTGACTCGTGTACGCGGGATTAACTCGTATCAACTCGCGCCCAGCACCTTCCGCCTTGTACGCGAGCATTCCTACAAGCATCCCCCACGAAGCGTCAGTTATCGCCTGCGCGAAGCAATGATTCCGCACCAGTCCCTTAATATTCAAGTCCTCTACAACAATCACGCCGTTTTCGTTGACGTAATGACGTGAGACTTTGTGAAGATGATCTTTCCGTCTGTTTGAAAGGCGTTCGTGGTGTCGAGCAAGAGTACGGACAGCCTTTCGTCTTCGGTTGCTCCCTTTGGTTCTTCTTGCAACTCTCCGTTGAAGCCTCCGCAACTTCTTCAAACCGCTCTTGAGATTGTGAGGATTCTCAGTATGGTTCCCATCCGAGTCCGTGACGAGGTATAGTAATCCTACGTCCAATCCCACGGCTTTATCCGTTGCGGGAAGAACGTCGTCTGGAAGCTCCGTTATGCACTGAACGTACCAGCCGCTCGGACGTTTGACGATCCTTGCTCTTTGAAACTTACCAGGAACAGGACGATCTGGTTGCACCAACTTGATGTTACCAAGCTGTCTTCCACCCTTGAACACGTCGTCTTCTACCCGCTGTGTTCCGTCTCGAAACTCGAAGGAACTCCAAGAACGGTACGACTTGAATCGAGGTCTTCCAACCTTCTTCCCCGCTTTATGCCCTTCAAAGAAGAACTTGTAGGAGCGGTGAAGCCGCTGGAGGGTCGTATCTACAACCACGGCGGGAAGATCAGGCCATCTAGCCTTTCCGTGAGTCTTATCTTGCGTGAAATACGGAAGGTACTTTCCCGTCTGTTGGAAATGATCAATAAGCTCCTGAAGCGCAGCGTTGTACACCTGTCTTGATCCGTCCAGGAAGGACTGGAGCAGTGTTTCCTGCCTCTTGTTTGGCCTCAGTTTGTATTCTACTGTCCTTATCATCTCACTTCATTCTAGCAGGCATTTGACTATAAGGCAAGAGAAATTCCCAGATTTTCAGAGAATTTTTCTCACGTCGCCCTAACCCACGGCTAAAGCCCGTGGGCTTGCGGGCGACTTCGGATCGTCACCGGGATGGTTAGGCCGTTGTAGATGTCCGTTATGAGTTTCCACGGGATCGTCTTGATAGGGCCTTCGCCGCACTGCATTGTAAGACCTTCTTGCGAAGCAACGAGCTTGTACTTCATTGAGCCAACGAAAAGCATTCCGATTGGCGTTACGTTATTGTCGGGCGGATCGGCAGGCGCGGTCTTTTTCTCGCATAAAGCCACGTTAAGTCTCCTTTAGCCACGGGCCTCCGAAAGCCAAATCGATGATGGCTCCGTGCTCCACGAATACGCGGCGGAAACCAAAGATGTTGCTGCCCCAGTAGATTAGTGCGCAGGCCATTGGAGCGCCCTTTTTCATCTCCGCGCCGCCAGACCAGAACTTCACGCGGGTGTCCGACAAGAAACAAACGGCGCGGGCGCAAGGAAACACGAAGTTTTTCCAATGCGCTGTGTTCGTTGCGACAGGAACAAGCGCGATGATTTCGGAACGATGTTCGTCGTTTGCTACTGCGCAGCGGCGCAACCAATCCCGCACGTGCGTCCCGCGTTCCCGGTCGTAGCCGTAGGGCGGATTGACGTAGATCGTTTTGAAGTTCCACGAGAGCGACAGCCCGTCTTGTTCTGGAAGACGGTATTCCGTTTCCGCGCCCACGGTAGAAAAGACGCAGGAGCAGGGATCGAGCAGTATCCTGCCGCCGAAGAATTGCCGCACGGACGCAACGTACTTTGGCGGAGTACACCAATGCTTGTTCAGGGACGTGGTTTGTCTACCGGCGGTCATATTATACTCCATCGCCAAAGAGCACGATTGCGGCGACGCCTGTTTCGCGCAGGATGCGCTCGCGGGCCTCTTCTGCAGTCGCTCGATTCAACTCTACGCCCAAGAATCGCCTGTTTAATCGAAGGGCGGCGATGGCTGTCGTTGCCGCGCCGCAAAACGGATCAAAGACCAGATCGCCCTCTCTGGTGGCCGCTTTGATGCACTTGGTAGGCAAATCAACGGGGAAGGGCGCGACATGCGCCCCCCTATAAGGCTTCGTGGCCATCGTCCACACGTTTCTGCTGTTCTTTCGCCCGCCGGGCAACGTCGTATGATTCTCCCCGACGAAGGCGTAGTTGGCAACATTCGCTTTGTTTGGATGCTTCCGATGCGTCCCCCACGAAGTCGCTTTGCGAGCGTGCTGCTCTGCGTAGATGGCTTTCTCCGAAATAGCCATGTAGTCGTAATAGTACTGGGCGGCTTTCGACAGAAGAAAGACGTGCTCGTAGGCTTGAGTAGGACGGTTCTTAACACTTTCTGGGGTCGGATTCGGTTTGTGCCACACTACCGAGGACCGCAGGAACCAACCGTCCGCCCGCAACGCCTGTGCAACCAGCCAGGGAATACCTACTAGGTCTTTCGCTTTGATTCCGCCCGGAAGCCGTTTCTTAGCGTACGTGTCTCCGACATTCAACCAGAACGTTCCGTCGTCTTTCAGCGAGCAACGAAACGCGGCGGCGCACTCCGCGATGCTTGTCGCATACTCTTGCGGGGACGCTTCTTGCCCTAATTGAGACGCGCTACCGTAGTCGCGGTGCGTCCAGTACGGAGGCGACGTAACAACGCATTGAGCAATGCCCGCAGGTAGCGTCGGTCCTACAACGCGAATGTCTCCGACTACAACGCAGCAGGGCGTCGCGGACAGGTCGGTTATAGCAAACAAATCCTTGATCGTACTACCTTGGATCAGCATCTGTTTCTTCTCCCAACCCTTCTGCCGCAAGACGCGCACGAGCAACGTCTACGTAAAACTGTTCTTTATCAATACCAACCGCACGTCGGCCAAGTTTCCGCGCCGCCAGCAACGTTGTACCGCTGCCCGCAAAGGGATCGAGCACAACGTCTCCTGACCGCGTAAACAAGCGAATGAACCAAGCGGGGAGCGACTCCGGAAACGCAGCGCTGTGACCTACATTCTTCGTCTCAGCGGCTAGATGAAGCACGTTCGTGGGGTAAACCAATGATCTTCCGCACCAGTTATCCACTTTCTTGCCAAAACCACTGCCTACACGAGACTCGTCTCGGCGTTTATCAACTTCGCTGAGCGATTTCAGGCGGGCGTCGGCCCACTCCCCGACAGGCTCCATCACAGCGTCTTGGTACATGGCAAATTCGCGCTGTTTGTTGAACTGCAAACATCGCTCCCACGCATCGCGGAAACGATTGGGCCACTTGCCGGGATAACAGCTACGCTTGTGCCAGACGAATTCTTCCGTCCACAACCAACCCTGTTTCCTCAGCGCGAGGATCAGTTCCAGCACATAAGGATGCCGCTCGCCATTAATGGCTTTCTCTTTGATGTTCAAGATGAATGTGCCTGTCGGAGACAGAACGCGCAAGAATTGTTCGCTCTTGGGCAAGAACCAAGCTACGTAGTCGTCAGGACGGACGCCCCCGTACGTGCGTTTTCTTGCGTCGGCGTAGGGCGGCGAAGTCATTATCAACGAATAGACGCCGTCAGAGTGCGCTCTCAACACCGACTCACAATCGCCGCAATAGAGTTTAGCTGCTGCCACGCGATTCTCCTGCCTCCAAACAAACAATACTATTCCAACGAATCAAAGCATTCCGGTTCCGACGGCGGCGTTAAGACAAGAGCGCGACTCAGGAGAGCGTCTTTAACACACTTAGGACAGAGAAGCCGCCCGTCGGAGGTTTCCGCCCATCCCTCCCGAGCCATGTGTTCCGCCATAGCCCATGCAGTGCCGCCCACCCAATGCTCACGATCACCGGAATGGGAAGGCTTATTGCTGCAAGACGCGAGGTAGTGACCGTCCTTATCACGGACGTGCTTGTGCAAGTGTTTGCCGAGAAGAGTCTGGTTGTTCACCGCGTTACCCGTTCATACACATCGCTATGCCGACACCGTTGTCAAAGCGGAACCAAAGAACTTCGTTTTGCACTATGCGCCACTGCACGACGCCGAGGGCGTTCAAGAACGAAACAATGCGCCCGGCGAACTTGATGCCTTTAATGCGTCTCGACGGCCCCATCGAATCCTTACCGCTGCCGCCACAACCAGAGCAAGACGCCTCGCCTGAACCGACGTAACCGTCGCCGTTGCAACGCTTACATTCAATCTCTTGTCCGCATTCGGGGCATTCGTCGTCGCCTGTACCATCGCAGTCCGGACACCCCACACGACCTTCGCCTGTACCATCGCAGACCCCGCAATCATCGGCGGTATCGGTGTCGGAGATTTCCCAGGGGATATTGCCGGGCGTCGCGTCGTTACCATCGTCGTGCTTGGCAAGCATCCTCTTCATGTCTTGCTTCGTGAGACGGGACGACTGCAACAGCGCAACGGGCGTATCTAGGCGGACAAGCCACGTTCCGTCTGTTATGAACGTTCCGTCACTGTACAGCAAGACTCCATCACGAGCGTACTTGATCCAATCGAAAGACATGAGCATCTCCTATCCCGAACAACCACAATCGAAACAACAAGGTTTCTTCCCGCCGCCAGCGCGGATTGCCCGTCCGCCGGTCAACCGACCGCAGCCGTAACACGGGCGCAAGTGCGCTATCCAACGAAAGAACGCGACAACCTTGCGCCAACCTACAGGCTTTTGGGCGTAAAACGACATTACTTCTGAGAAGGTCTCCGCCATTATGCGCACGGACGCCCGTCCTTCCCCGATTGCTGTTGAAGCGAAGCAACAAATCTTTGACACTGCCGAAGCGCCGAATCAACGGCGCAATACTCGCATGGTACCATTCCCACCGAAGCATCACATCGGCAGTATTCCTTACGGAACTCAAGCCCGCCGCCATTGTTGGCGCGGATCGCCAAATCAATCGCGTCCAGTAAGCGGTCTAGCATGACTCAAAACTCCTTCTCGAACCAGACGTGTGCGCCGCCACTCTTGCAGCCGAACTTTCTTACCCAACCGACCAATCGCTCCTTGTCTGCGGCAACGACAGCGGAAAAGTACCATGCACCTCTATCTCTGAGAATATTCTCGAACGTCGTCAACAAGCTGTGGCCAAGGTTTCTGCCCCGATACTCAGGACGAACAAACAGCCCGTCCAGATAGGCCCACGCGCAAGAGATTCTCTTGGCAAACAGAAATCCCACACGCTCAACCTTGTCGCTGCCTTCTTCGTAATTGTAAACAATCAGGACGATGTTGTTTGCTCTGTCCCGAACCCATTCCTCAACTTCCTCTCGAAGGTACCAACGGACCTTTTCATCTCCTCCGAAGTCAGGATGCCTGTTCATCTCCAGAATCGCGTCCACGTCAGCACCGTCACCTGCACAAGTTATGAGGAAGCGCGGCTCAGACATACGTAACCTCGTCATCCTGACCTGCCTCTTTTACGGCGCGGTCGAGCAGTTCGCGTATGGTGGCGGTCGTCATTGTTTTGCTCCTGCGTGTACGGATGCCAGATCAATTGAGAGCTTTAGCATCTCTCCGAGACCCGCCGTGACCAGCGACGTGAAATGTTGTCGGAGCAACGCGGCGTGTTTCGGACAAAACCAGATTCGGCGAGGCGAATCAACAACGGTCATCCATCCGGCAGCCAGTCCGGCATCGTCTGAGAACGACTCGGAGCATCCATCGACACAGCATTTAACTTGCATCGTCGTCTCCCTTGTAATCATCTCCCACAGGGTAGATCACCGCACGATCAGAACAAACCAGAGGTTGCACAACTGTATCAGGAACATCGCGCTGAACGCAGTATATGAAAACAGATTGGCGTTCACTCGCCACAGTCATAAAAACAGACCTCACAAGACCGACATTTTTATCCGGCCACATCACTGTAACCGAGTAATGCTGTCCACATATGTGATATTCTGTACACGGACAGAACTTTACGTGCCACGGAACTCCCTTTGCCGTAAGCTTATTGTGGCGGTAATCGACAGGTTCCAGCGATCTTTCCCTGAACGCCATTACCAGAGCGCTCTTGATACTGTCTGCATAAGCCTCCGTAGGCGCAATGACTAAAACAGATTGGCCCCGACGCTGTATGATATCAATAAGCAAAGACGGAAGAAGCGAGTCGTCCCGAAGGAGAACAGTACAATCTGACGCCAGAATGAATTCCCTGAGAGCGGTATTCAAAGCAGCCGTACTGCCTATCGAAAAAGTCGGCATTATTTTTGCCTTCAGAAAAGGTTTCCCTGTGAGTCAACCAGCCCTTCGTAGCCGCAATCCTCACACTTCGCGTGGACACTGCAACCATCGAAGCCGATCTCTCTTATCCGCATATGCCAACCGATCCGGCAACGCAGCTTCTTCGGGAGCAGCCACGGAAGAATTACGACGCCAACAGCGACAAGCACGAACAAAATCAAAAACAGGATCGGATTAATCATCAGTTACTCCTGCTACTCCGCCGAACGCGAGAGAATCCACGGGATGTACCACTTATCCCAGTAGTACCTGAGAAGAAAAGCCAGCGTACCGACCAGCAACATCAGCAGCAAAACCACAAGCTGTTCCTTCCATGAAGGTTTCTTCGTCGGCATAAGTGTCTCCTGAAAAAGGCGGCTGGACGGGACTTACGTTTCCCATCTTGGGCAGTAGCGAGCATCTTGTACCCTGGCCGTCGTTCGCTCATTACCGGAGCGTGCCCGTAGCCATCCCGGTCCGCCGGGCCGCAGCCGCCAGAATTGCTCAAGAGTTCGCAATCTTCACTGCGAGCTTGACAATGGTATCCTCTAGCTGCCGGACGCGGCGATCCGCGTCTTCCGCAGCAGCGCACAGCTTGTCCGTGTCCTCCTTCTGACGGGCGTAGCATTGCGCAAGTTGCGCGGCGGCGCTTTCGGCATCGTGCAGCTTGCCTTCCAGCAACGTCACTTCGTGCGCCAGCTTGTTAAGCTCAATTAGGCCGATCCATCCTTGCTTCTTCTTGTTGGCGTCAACACGAGCCATCAACGCCTTGATAGCTTCTGTTGCAGAAGAAGGGGCAGCGAAGGATTGCTCCTTGCACCAACCCTTCTCCTCTAAAAAACGCGGATCGATTGAGGCCAAGATTTCTTCGTAGTTCATCATTTGTGCTGTTCCTGAAGATACGCCACTGCTGAAAACATCGTTTTGATCTTCGCGGTTCATCGGCTCTCCCGCTCCGATCCCGTTAATTGTCAAACCAGAACACAATGCGGACGTTCTTAGACCCGCCACACTCGTACGCACGGTCAGTCCGTTTTTCGATCTTTCGCCCGTCATCTCAGTGAATCCAAAACCCTCTCGACTTGACCAGCCATTCGGAGAACGCCCCGAACTTGTCCAGAAAATCCGTGCGCGTGACAACAAGCGGCCACTTTCGGACAGCGGTATCGTCCTGTGTTATCGGGCCGTCCGCCTGTTTTGAGGCTTGGGTTTGCTCTTTCAGAGCGCACTTTTGAATCCGAACAAAGTTCTTGATGAGCCGCGCCATGATACGCGCTTCTTCGGCACTGACGTAGAATCCGTCGTTCGTCATGATAGGAGGACACGAAGACGGGTCTTTTGTGCCCCAGCACGGATCGTTGAGCGCGTAAAACTCAACAGCCCCGAAGACGGCGGGCCACAGATAATTGCACGCTTGCAGTGCTACGGGAAAGGAAAACGCGCCCAAGTAGAAGCCGCCAGCGGCCTTGTTTCTCGGAACGAAATCATATCCCACGGCAGAAGGCTCCTGTTAGTTGTCGAACCAGAACACAATGCGGACGTTCTTCGGCCCGCCGTGCTCATCGGCCAGTTTCTGGAGTTCGGGAAGCGTTTTCGTATAGAAAGCACCTGCCGCGTCCTTGTAGGTGATGGGCCAACGAATCGTTTCGTAGCCGGGCGCGTTTGTCCAACCACACCAACTATTTGGAAGCTCGCCTGTTTCTCGAAATCGCTGCGCAGCTTCCTTGTCGACCATGCCCTGCTTGGTCGTGGTCTGAGTCCAGTCGTAGGCCAACAATTCTTCGAGCGTCAACCACGAAAAGGAGTGCCCGTAGCCGCGCCAATGCTCAGCGGAGCTACGAACCTCATTCGACATGTCCGTAGGCACTCCTTTCTGATCGCTGATAGGAACAAAACCATCGCCGGTTTTGCACCCCGCAAAACCACTGCCGTTGCGAACGTCCGCTAAGATGGCGAACGCATCATAATTGCGCCAGTCGTACTCAACGTCAGGGCAGAACACCCAACAACCCTTAATGGGGTCGAAGGTCTCTACGTACAGGTGAATGTCGCAACCCATCGTTATTCCGGCCTCCCTACCGTGACTTTACTTCCCAGCGACGCCAATCGTCGCTCCATCACATTGATGGCGTCGGGATTGTCGTCTATCAAAATGACATCCCGCCCGTTTCTCGCAGCGGCTTCTCCAAACGTGCCGCTTCCCGCGAAAAAATCAAGCAGCAGGTCGCCCGGCCTGCTGTGAATCTTTACAATCCGCTCGACGATTCCTAAAGGCTTCTGTGTGGGGTAGCCGGTGCGCTCTGCGCCCTGCGTGGGCACGATTGTATGCCACCACACGTCTGTCGGCGTTTTGCCTCTGGCGGCCTTCTCCGGGCCTACCAGACCAGGAGCCATGTAAGGGATTCGATCCATTTCATCGTAGTTGAACGTGTAATTGTTCGGGTCTTTCGCGTACCAGAGGATGTTGTCGTGCTTGGCGGGCCATCGGTTCTTTGGCCGACCACCGTAGTCATACGCCCATATGATTTCATTGATGAAACACTCGCGCCCGAAAATGGCGTCGAGGGCTACTTTGGCGTAGTGGACCTCGCGGTAGTCAAGATGAAGGAAGAATGAGCCGTCCGGAGCAAGCAACCGCCACGCTTCCAACAGTCGGGGGCGAAGGAATGCCGTGAGATCGTCAAAGGTATCTGCAAAGCCGCCCGCATGAAGTTCCCGCTGCTTGCCGGTGTTGAACGGCGGATCAATGTAGATGAGATTGAACTCGCCGTCGTGGAACGTCCTCAACAACGGAAGGTTGTCGCCCTGGTAAATCTCGATGGTACTCACGTTCTGGGGCATCCTTGCTTGCAAACAATCCGAATTCGGTCGTCGTCCGGCGCACGAAACGGCACACGAACGGGTACGTAGCGGAATGAGTAACGCCATAACAACACCCGAAGGTATTTCACGAACAGCCAGACGTGTATTCGGTCGGGGAAGAGCAGCCACCAAATATAGGACGTGTGCTCTGCTTTCCGCCCGCACACGTCGCAGACGAAAGACCAGCGCAGATGGGGCAAGTCAACCGTCGTATTTACCAAGATGTTCTCCTCAGATGTGGCAATCCACGATAGTTAAAAGCGTGTCGTCAGGAAGCGACGCGAACAACTTGTCGAACTCGGCATTCCATACGGCGGGGTCTTTTTCGTTTTTCACGATAGTCCACCATCCCATCTCGCCGCGCTCAAACCATTCACCGTCTTTGACTACGGCAAAGGGCGTCCAGTTACAACAACGCGCTACGAAAGCTTCCTTCGTGGTAGTCTCATCGATACCATAAACGAACGCACGCTCATCGGCAGAAAGCTGCAGCGCGTCTGCCCACCACTTTTCCGCCTTCTCTATTCGATCCTTTTTGAGCAAAGCCAGATCAAGATCGCCCTTGCGGAGCGAGGAAATCTTCTCGCCGCGCTTGTTGACGAAATGATCCGCCCATCTACCGCCGACTGTCCACCAATCCCACTTGGACTCCGGATTGTAAGTGCGCCACACGAACAACCCCTGATCGTCTATGCCGCCGCCGTTAGGCTCATTCCAATCGCGTATCTTTTCGTGAAGCGCATTCACGTCGGAGGGCGAAAGGCCGTAGTAAGACGCCATACACGCAATTTCAGCCGAATCAAGATGCTCCTTGTAAGGCTCTATTTGGATGCCTTCATCGTACGGCTCAAGCTGACCCGCAACGTCGTCCCCAATCACCAATACTGCGAAATGACTCATCTATCTGTCTCCTGAAAAGAGGTTTATCGTCACCTTTAGTATAACGGAATTACGGCATTTGTCAAGGGAGATTTCCCGAAATTTCAGCGAGGCGACTATTGGCGTAGGCGCACTGCTCGTCATTCAAATCCCATCCGATACCATTCCTGCCGTGTTTAACAGCGGCGGCGACGGTCGTTCCGCTGCCGACGAATGGATCAAACACAAGTTCCCCGACGGCGCTGCTTTGTTGAATAAGCAGTTCCATAAGTTCGATGGGCTTTTCGGCGGGGCGGCGTCCTTTCTTGCCGTGCGGGACATTCCGTACCGGCAAAACGTCCCGGATTCCCAAGTCGTGGAGCCGCCGCTTTCCTTTTTCCAGAAGCACCACGAATTCATACGAGGCGCGGTAGTGATAGCCCATTCCTATCAGTATCTTGTCCCACACCAATGGCTTGTGATAATCCCACGCCGCAAATGCTTCTACGCGGCAGAGGTACTCGAAAGTCTCCCAGTCGCACATTAGGTAGCAATGGCGGTCTGGCCGCAGGATGCGGTGAAATTCGCCTAAAAGAGACGGAAGAGCCTCATTCGGAACTTCGGCGAACCACTTGGAATCATCCCGCGACTCAACGTCACGATGCCCCCCAAGCCGCGTTGTTGTCCCGATTGACCGCCACTTATTGAGACTCGCGTAGGGCGGGTCCGTAACGATGAGGTCCACGCTTTCCGCAGCCACATGAGGGAGCGCCAATAGCGCGTCTTTTTGTTCAATCTGCCACAAATCTATTGCGGCGAGGGTATTCCCCAACCTTATTCGTGGGGAGAAGTCGCCGCCCTCAAAAAAAAAGAAGAAAAATCACCACCAACCGCTCGACAACACTGTAGAGTGGTGGTAAAATCCAGTACATGGAAGTTCAGAGGACAGTCCAGATCGTTATAGAGCCGAGCAAGGAACTTGAAGATACTCTTATGGCTTTTACGCAAGTATGCAACAAGCTCTCCCCAACGGCTTACAACAATGGAAAGTTTCTTGGGCGTGTTGCTCTTCACTACGCGGCGTACACTATTGCCAGAGGCGTTTTGTCCAGCCAGATGACTTGCACGGCTATCCGCCTTACGGCGGGAGCATACGCTGCTATCAGAAGGAATAGGCGTAAAACAATCAAACCGATTTGTTTCAGGAAGCCGAGAGCTATGTTCTTGGTGGGCACACGAGGTAGAGACGCCTCGTTCCGAAGAGACGGGCGGCTCTCGATCTGGACAGTACGCGGACGGAGAAAGTTGTCTTATTCCGTCCCCGAATACTTCAAGCCGATGTTGGCTTGCGCCAAAACGGTCGATAGCATCAACGTCATCGAAAAGAACAGAAAGCTGATCGGCTTTGTGTCGATCACCATTGATGTGCCGGACGCCGTCGGCGTCCATCCCGTAGGGGTTGATCTCAACGAAACTAATCCTGTCGTTGCTGTCGACGACAGAGACAGGGAGTTGTTTGTTGCCGGTGCTGTTCAGAAAGAACGGAAAAGACGAATCCGCAAGACCAGAAAACGACTCCAGAAACGGCTTGCTTCTCGAAAGGCAGAGGGAAAGTCCACGAAGTCTGTTGGACGAGTCCTCAAACGGCTGCGGGAACGGCAAAGCCGATCCACCAAAGACTTCTGTCACGTCGTATCGAAAAAGCTGGTGAACTGGAGTCCTAAAAACTCGGTTCTGGTCTTCGAGGATTTGTCCTTTGCGCAGGAAGATCAGGAGCACGGAAAGGCGTGGAATCGAAGGTTTCACGAATGGCCAAGAGGCCAGATAGTAGAGATGACGACGTACAAAGCGGAAGGAAAGCACGAGGTGGCTTTCATTAATCCTGCTTATACGTCGCAACGCTGTTCGCGCTGCGGCTTGCTTGGTAATCGAAACCGTCATTCCTTTATCTGTCCTCATTGCCAGTTCCGTTGTCATGCCGATCTCAATGCTGCTAGGAACATCCGTAATCATTTTGCCGTGCTACGGCGCGGTGGGCCGTCGTCGACCGGCCCCGAAGCATCTTCGAGATGCAAACCTCCGGCTTTAGCGGCGGGTTAGTTGACACGGCCCCGCTCCACGAAGTAACGCGAGGCGACTTGCTCTCCGGCTTCGGGGCCTCGCTGGTGTCTAGGTATCCAAACAAGGGCGGCTTGATCTGCTTTTATCTTGCCGTCGGCAACGGCGCACTCGTAGATTCGCCCGCGCCTGAATTTGTTGTAGTGACCACGCACCCAATGGCGCACACCTACGGTACGTCCGGTGTGTTCATCGGAACCTAGCGAGACAGAGTAGTTCTTGATGAAACGGATAACGTGAACCTTGGGGAGGGAGATTCGCTCCGTAACACGGCCTTTCTTGTGCTTGATAGAAGGTCTGTCCACCACGTCATAGGTAACATTCGTGCTGGAGAGAAACGCGCAGAATTTGGTGGCAAGTTTGAATACGGCTTTTTCGTCGTCTCCAAACCAGGAGTAAGGCTTGTCCGTAACCGGCTCTGAGTGATAAGACATAACCCACCGATCAAAAGGAATAGGGCTGTGTAAGTTTCCGGAATAATGGCTCCACAAGCACATGACCAGCGTGTGTGCCGTGAGAGACACGTCCTCACGAGGCAGGCGATAGTCAACAACAACGTTCGGCAACCAGCGTTTCGCTATTTTGGCAAAACGGTCGAAATCGCGCAGGCAAATGTGCAGACCGACACTCTTTTCTGTCGTGCCCATAACGGGGCAATCGACGACGCCGCCGAAGTCAATGTAAAAGTTGTTGAAGGGAAGACGGAGATCACTCGCTGTTACCTCGGCGATGTCTGCATCCATGACTTCTTCTACAAGAGACCGATCAAAGGCGAAGACCTTCGTTGTAGGAAGGGCATCTCGCAGAAACAGATTGGCCGTAAGCTCCGCCTGCTCCATCCTCATAAGGACAGCCTCGCGGAACTCGCGCCGCGTTTCCAACATAAACGGCGCATAGTTGTCGCGCAGCACAGTGTCATACGTCAATGCTTTGATCTGTTTCATGGCTTAGCGGTACAGCCGGAAAAACTTGAAACCCTTCGGCCACTCCTGCCGAGGTTTGAACGCGAGCGCGACTTCCTTTCCGCCGAGCGAAGATTCGGTGATAACGACGTGATCAGGACAGGCTTTTGCCTGCTCGAACTCACCGTCGTTGACGACGCAAACAGCCTTGAAAAAAGGACCAGAAAGCCATTCGGCGACTTCGGGGGAGTCTTTGAACTTGAGATAGCAGGCGAGAGAAGCGTGAGCGGCGGCAACTACAGCAATGCCGGGCGGCACGAATTCGTTTATCAGAATGTACATCTTCATCCGGTCGATCCCTCTCGCGGCGTTATTAATTCGATCCCGATTCGTTCTTCAGAGTCGCGTGCGTAATCACGCAATCTTTCATCTTTACTGGCGTGCCTTTCTTTTCGAGCACGTAGAAGACAAGGTCATCAAGCAGATCGGCAACAGTGGCGTCGTCAGGTGCGTCAACGGTCAGCCGAGCCATGATAGTGAACGTCTTGATGGTGGTTTTTGGCATCGCATTCCTCGAAACTTTTTCGCGTGAGGCAGACGCTTTGGCCCGCCAGACTATGCCCTTACAGTGGTGAGCGAGCCGGGACTTGAACCCGGAATCTCATCGATGTCGACGATGCGATCTGCCAATTGATCTACTCGCTCAATTCACGGTTTTGTCCGCTTCTGCGTCATGGCCTGAGAACCACTCCATGACGTACGGAGGAAGCCACGCCTGCATCTCGGCAGGAATGTTGATGTGCAACATGACTAGGCCGTCATCGTCCTGGCGCGGCACGGTTGTAATCTCAAGATTCTTCATGCTGTCGATGAAATCATGGATGAGCCTCTGCCGAAACGACTGCTTTACAGCATCAACAAGCACCTCCGGCGAAGCCTGAAGGCTTTCCGCGAGAGGCTTCGACACGCCCTTGCGCACAGACTTGGCGACAAACTTGGCCAGCGCGTCCGGGCCTTTCAAACAAGCTTTGATCAACTCCTCGCTTGTAGTCCAGCCGCATACCGGACACTGAAACACCCTGCCTTTTTTTGCCTCAGCTACAACTCGCCGCTTCCTTTTGCTATCCCGCGTAGCCATACTCTTAGTATAACAGCGTAGGGCAAAATGTCAAGACTTATTAGGGTCTTTCGTATCAACTTTTTGGCCGCAGCGAGGGCAATAAGCGCGAGAGCCGATGGGGAGATCGCAAAGGGCGCAGCGTAGAAGGACGCCGTAAATGTCTCGTCGGTCGGTAGCGCCGCGCATTAATTCTTCCAGCGCGTTACGTTTGGGAGAGTCAATGTCACGAATCAGATCGCGGAAGGCGCGGCGTCCCGCCTCAGCCAGGTCTTGACTTGATGCGTCAATCTTGTCCCGCAGCGTGATGCTGGCGCTTCCTTTGCCATCGCACACGCCACAAACGGCCACGAACCAGAGACGGTAATCCGCTTCGGCATAAATATGCAGGCGCAGCGTTCCCTGCGCCAAGCATACCGGGCACGCAAAACCGCGACGGTACAACATCATGCGGATTGAGCGTTGCAGCAGATTGATTGGCGTTTGTTCTTCGAGAGAGTATCCCGTCTGGTCGATGATGTTAGGATTCGTCGTTTCCGTCATCGTCGCCATCTTCGTCTTCGTCCGACTCGCCTGCCTTGATATCATCAACCGGCGGCGATGACACTATCTTAGCCGTTACCTCTTTCACGCCGCCAGAGGTACGCGACCGCAATGCGCCTTCCAGATAATCACTCATCTGCAAGTCGCTTTTCTCGCAAGCGTCGGCCATCTCCTTAATACAACTGGTCAAGCCGGATTCCATCTGAAGAACCAGATGCACTTGATCCTTGTAGCAGAAGAAGATATGGCCTTTCGGCGCGGTACTACCGTACTCCGACAAGATGTTGCGGACAGCATAATCGAGGTTGTCACGAACATGCTTGCTGGTCTCGTCGTCTTCTTCCGAACGATTCTTGGCCGCTTCCTGCTTCGCGGACTCGCGTTCTTCGAGAATCTCTTTGAATTTATCCTCGCGGGAGAAACCAAACCGGCGGGCCTCCTCGCTGAGTTTGAGACGCCTCTCGGTGCGCAAATCCAGAATGATGCGGCGCAGCTTAGTCGGGTTGCGCGTCCCGCGATTCTCATTGCGGCGAACAAGGTTTTCGAGACGCACGACCTCGTCCATCCAGCCTTCCTTGACCACAATAGGAATCGTGGTCATGCCAACTTTTTTGCAATTATGCACCAGACAACCGCCAACATTAAATATGTTCGTGGTTTCTACAGACATATTCCACACGTAATTACAGTCCTCGAATGCAACCACGTCGGACACGCGCAAGAGCAAACCATCAGCATCAAGAATTTTTCCGTAGCGCCTGTCTTGCTTTCTAGCAGGCGTGTAAGCCACTATATAAGAATCCCTGCGTTGTTCGGTGGTATCTTTTGAGCAATAAATGCTCGGCGCAAACTCCGCCGAGACGCAGAGAAGGAAAAGCTGATAAGCCAAGTCTTTAGACACAGTAGTAATACGAATCATACCGTCAGGAGACGCATAACCATCACCAGATGCTACGCCATCGAGCAACGCTCGCGCCTTATCCTTTGGCAGCCCAATCCACATCGAAGGTAACGTCTTGCCGTAGGAGAAACGACCGAAAAGCGACTCGAACCAACTACCCAACGTAGGCGAAAACACCTTCACATCGTATCCGTCCCTGCTAGAAGTCTTCTTGTAAACAGAACATCTCAACCCAAACTTCGCCCTTACAATATCGCGCAGGCGAGCCAGAAAACCTCTTTCTATGTCTTTCTTTCCTATCGTGAAGCATATTCCTCGCACCCGTCCCCCGCTGTTCCGCTCGCGCACAGCCGAGCCTTCGGCTACGTAGAAACCGAACAACCAGAGTAAATCGGTATCTAATAGTTGCTTCGTCGAGAAAGGAGTCAGACACACTCTATTCGGCGCGACTTTGGCGGAGCGGTTGTAATGATAAGTACACAAATTTTTCGTCTTGACCGTAGAGGAACAACCCTCTACGCTGCATCGAGGCTGTTGTTTTACAGAACGGAAAGAACCGCTAAACGCTTTTTTGTAGCCCTGCTTCTGCTTATAGTGTCCGAAACACAAACCTCCCGCATGGACGCTATTTCTACAGGATGCGACGGAACACGTGTCGTCTTTAGGCGAGAAGCTGACCATGTGCGATGGAATAGTAATGGCGGTTGGAGAATATAAACACGGTCTTGGAACACGAATCCAACTCTTTCCCGGCAACAATTTGCACGCCTTAACTTCCTGTCCGTCCACCATATAAGGATGATCTTCCGTTGAAACGAGCGGAATTTTCATGCCACACAATCTTACGGCGCAAAAACGACCCCGGTAAGGGCGCATCGACACATCTGTTACAGCGGCCCAAACACCGTGCGTTGACATTACAGCATCACCCACCACGACTTGACTGATAGCAAGTATACCCCTCTTCGTAACTACAGGGGTATCTCCGCAAAAACACGCCAACCAGCGGTGTTCCCCGCCAACAATACGGAACTTGCCCTCCGCTTCGGGGATTGGAACGACTTGGATTGGTTCGTCGAACTTCCAAGCATTTATGTCTTCCCGCAGCATATCCAACTGTACGTCATCCATTTCGTTCGGATTGAGAGGGTCTGGCTCCAAGGAGTCGATAGGGACTTCGACGGCTCCGTCCCATGTCTTGGCCTTTTGGAGATACGCAACCCACCACTTGTTAGCTTCCGGCGTTTCCTTCTTTTTTGCTGCCATGTTCGTATCGCACTTTCTGGACGATCTTTGTTCTGATCTCCGGCGTAAGGCGTCGTTCCGTTCCTCGCGCCGCCAAGTAACCGCGAATGCCGCATTTGGAACAAACGTATGTAATGTGCAGTACGTCTTGCAACCACGTATCTTCGATGCGCCAAGTCATCTGCTCATTGCAGAGCGGACAGAAAATTAGATTAATCTCCGCCTCACGGCCTTGAAGTGTCCTGATGTTTTGGTATCGCCCCTCTCGCTCAATCGCCTCTTGGACAGTACGCACGAAATCGGGGTCACTCACTTTTCCCAACGGCATCGTAATCGTGATCTGGCACTGATTACATCGGTAGCGAGCATCGGCGTGTTTGTTTCGCTGACTCCAGCGAGAACGACGCCGCGTGATACCCAAACAGTAGATTGGGGACGAGCAACGCGGGCAACTTATGCCGGTCGGAGTTTCCATGTTAAAGAGAGCGGCGAGGCCGGGTGGCCTCTGGGAAGAGACACCCCGTTTACTCTTGGGGGGGAGCAGCCTCGCCGCAAATGTTGCTCAGTGCCTGCGCTTGAAGAATACGGCACTGATGTTCAATCTCATTAAGCTGAGCCAGAATGGGCTTGAGGTTCACTTCCGGAATTATTGCTCGGAAGCCCGGTTGCCGCGTCTGGCTACGAAGCATCTTCGTCTGTTTCTTCGCTTGGCGATATGCCTTGCGCAGATCGCCTTTCTTAACTTCAATGACTTTCAGAATCTGGTTCACCAACGAGAGCGACGCTTTCCGGCGGCACTCCATCGACAGCGACGCCAAATCAACCGCCTGGCCGTGTTCGGGGCAGGCGCGACCCTCCGTTGCGCCTAAGAAGAACCCACAGACAGGACATGCCCGGAACATGATGTCTTTAGGGCGATCACTGCCTAGAATCGTCATCGCAGACGCAAGCAGGTCGTCTTCCTTACGCGCTTCCTCATCAACGGGCGTCTCTGGCTTGGGGGTTTCATCCGGCATTTCTCAATCTCCTTTGGGCGCAATTGTACACGCGGGGAGGCAAGGATACCATAGTTGGTATCCCTGCCTTACCCCTCCCGACCGATGCTTACGCGGACGGCGCGGCTCTCTTTGTGCGCTTGACCTTCTGTTCGAGGGTGACTCTCTGCTTGATGATCTTCGTCACCTGCTCAAGACAGGTGGCGCAGACTTCCATCTTCGCCGAGAGAATTGCGTCGCCTTTAAGGTCAGTGATGTCGACGTTGACGGTGCACATTCCGGCGTCTCCTGAAACCTCTTTCTTACAACGATCACACAGAACCTTCGTTATCTTCGCCATGCTTGTTTCTCCTCATAGCGTTGTTAAAAAGGACAATCGGCCTCGTCGAACTCCGTGTCCGCGTCGGCTATTGTCGCTGCTGGTTCCACAGAAAAGTCCGCTGACTGATCTCCGTCGTAAGAGACAAGAGTACCGAACGGCGGACGATACGAACCAAACTTCAGCGCGGCATTACGATCCGTACGCTTCACAATCCACAGGAGGGGAAGCGGCGGCTCTTTCTTAGGGAACGTCCCCATCAAGTCTGTGAAGTAACAAATTCCCGCATACTGTCCGTAACCTTCCTTCGCCAATCGAGCAAAGGGCGGGCGGAAGTCCGTGCCGCCGCGCCCGCCCCACCTGTACGGAACTTCGTCGTGGGGGCTGAGAACTTGGTCATAGACTATGGCGGCATCACAGCCTATCAACCGAATCTTCGTGATGCCTTTGGACGTAAGAATACCTCTGGCCTCCGAGACGAACTCGCGTAGATGTTCGTCGGAAATGGAGCCGGACGTATCAATCATCACAATCAACTGCTTGCCTTCGTCGAAAAGATCGGGCAGATAAACGCCGCGACTCCAAACGCCGTCGTGCAAAACAGGCATCAAACGACGGTCGGGAATGCCGAAGTCGTAGTCATCCCGGACGATTTCAGATACGAATGTTGTAAAGAATTGCTGCCACGGGATGACAGGATTCAACAAGTCCTTAATCAAAGACTCCATAGAGCCGGGACACCTTCCGTGTGCGGCGGCCAACTGAGCGGCGCGAACCAGTTTCTTTTGCCACGCCCTCTCCAACGACTCTTCAGTTTCCGGCGATCCATTCTTGTAGTCCGCGCCGGACGCCGCAGCGTCCGACTGGTCGTTCCCGCCTTCGCCAGGGGTCTGACTCTGCTCCCCGGCTTGATCATCACCGTCCTGCGAAGACCCGTCTGGAGCCTTTTGAGCCGCGTCTTGATCTTCGTCTTGATCCTCGTCACCGCTGTCCTTGCCAGCAGACGAATCGTCGGTATCGTCATCGTCAGGGCGATTGTCCTTCTCCGACGGCGTGCGGCCATGTTCTCTATCATTCTTCTTGAAATCGCCAGTACCGTCGCCGGGCGTTAAGTCTTGAAGCGGGCATCGTGGGTTATCCGGAAGGAGACTGAATACGCGCTCGACGGTCATTCCGGCATACTGAGGATCACAAGGCCACGCGGCAGGAACAGAAAAACCAGCGCGGTCTTCCGACACCTTGTCCTCGGCCAACATCAGATTGACTACGTGATCACAAGCGACGTTCCACTTCTTGAGATCGCGCCCCATTCTACGGCGTCCGAAAACGTGCCTTAGCGCTACGTGCAGTACTTCGTGGGCCAAAAGGGTTTGACGCTCGGAATCGTTCAATTGCATCGCGTAGGCGGGGTTTACGGCCATTTCCTTAGCCGTTACGCCCGCCGTGGGAACCCGGTGGGTCAGACGGATGGGTAGGTCGGCCAAGAGATAGCCGTAAAAAGGCCGCGAGAGCAACAGACGTGTCCGCGCCCGCTTTATGGCCTCAGACAACCGCATCCTCGTCCTCCTCAGCGTCAGTCAGGACTTTGTCGGTCGGCGAGAGGTACTGCTCGGAACGAACGAGAGCGCCGTACTTCTTCTCGAAGGCCAGATAATCGTCGTTGTCGTAAGCCAGCATCGCGCCCTGCGCACGAAAGAAGGGCATTACGAATATGTCGCAGATACCGCAGGCCGCTATCTCAGGGGAGCGATCCATACGCTGCACAGCATACTTGCAGTAGTTGGCGAACGCGGAAATGATTTTTTCCCGCGCTGTCTGCCGACGTACCACGCTCGCCAACGCGCCTGCAAAAGCATACGACACGTCGGCGCGTTTTGGCATTGGGATAGACATAAGGCCGTCCAAGATGACCGCTTCGGGATTGGGCATTTCGCTCATAACGTCGCAAAAGGCGGAAAACTGCGTTCCCGCGCCCGATCCGACAGAACCGTTTATGAGACTCAAAGCGGCATTAACGTCTCCATTCGTCAAGGAGAGCCAGTCTGACACCGTTTCCCAACTGCGCGGAGTACAAAAAGCTTTCTTGTGCTTCGCGGGATCAAACTGAAAAAGCAGTTCCGGTTTGAAGGTCAGGAACGATGCGATGCGAAAATCAACACCGATGCGAAGCGCCCACAGCTTCCAGTCTCTCAAAGACGGCATAAGTTCCAAGTGCGTGAAGCGGTTCGCCAAAGCACTGGACATAGGATTGACGATTGCGCGATCCGTCTCTCGGTTGCCGCTGGCGACGATATAACAGTCGTCGGGAAGATTGTATTCGCCGACATGACCATCCAATACCAATGAGTAAGCCGACGCCTGTACTGCATTCGGCGCGGCATTCAACTCGTCGAGATGAATGAGATATCCAGGCTTCGTCGGCAGAAAGGACGGATGCCACCATTCGGTCATCCGCGTAATCTCGTATAACGGCTCTCCAGCGGCATTCAACACAGGTTCGCCGCCTTTATACACAGCAAAGTTGCCCGTGTCATCCTTAACGTTCTTCCCGTCCGCGTCCAGAACGAACTCGCCGGGCAGCCGTACCAAGGGGGTCTTGCGTTCTTGCGCGACAGGAACGCCGCGAAGGTCAACAGGATTCAACAAGGACATGCGCAAGTCGATGAAGTTCAGCCGCTCCTCTTTTGCGATCTCGCGCATCAAAGCTGACTTCCCAATACCCGGCGGACCCCACAGATGTGTGGCCCGTCCGCCGCGCCGCAACTTGCGCGAACGAACGGCAATCTGCATAGAATACTTGACTTCTGCAAACGAAAGCGGCGCTAACTGCACGTCACCGGTACTTGCTGCGGCGGGCATAGCTGATTCCTCTAAGGTCGGGTTAGCTCGTTTACACCTAATCCTAGTATAACAGCGTCGGCCAAAATGTCAAGGAAGTTTTATGATGAGTTTCGGGTTGAACCGGTCGTTGACGGTATGTCCATAGTAACCAAAAGGATTGCACACAACGCGGGTGTTTCCCATTGTGTAATCGCAACTGGAATGAGTGTGTCCGTGAATCCAGAACATCGGCTGTCTGTCTGCGATAAGTTTCTCCATGTCGCAGAGAAAGAAACAGTTGGTCATACTGTTCTTGAAATATGGAGCAATGCTCTGCCGCGCCGGAAGATGATGCGTGACAACAATGGTTTTGTCGTCAACAACGTCGTCCAAAAAGGCGATGGCACGCCTATTGTCATCCTCAACCTCGTGCGTGAAATTGCTGATTTCCGAGAAATCGGCGATATGGTCGCGGAGCGTGGCGCACTGATATGTCCAACGGAACCAGAGAGGCGTTCCGGCGAACTTGTAACCGCCTATGTCTATGTCAACCGTCGTGTTGTCCAGCACGGTCAATCTTGGACACGCAGCCGCAGTATCACGCAGCGTAGCGCGAACACGAGAAAAGCTGGAAGAATAAAAGTCGTGGTTGCCAGGCACATACAAAACGCGAGGGTACCGCGTACAAAGCAGTTCCAAAGAAATGCCTATGCCGCCGGAAACGTGATTGTCCCCCGCCACGACCAGAAGGTCTACGCCATCTGGATCAAGGCTCTTAACGAACTCAAGTCCCATATCGGGATAGAACTCGAAGTGAAGATCGGACAAGACTTGAATGTTCACGGCGACGCTTTCTCCGAGACAGATTCCTACCAGCTACGACCCCTTCTTCACGCCAAAGTCTGCGTTGGCGATCCGCCGCGCATCCAGTACGAGCGCCATTCCGTCCTTCTCAAGCACGAAAGCATCTGGCTGATGTTCGGAGCAAAAATGATGGTCTTTCGACGTTCTCCAAGGAAGGCGCAAATGCTCCGGCCTCTCGCCCCGCGTGTCAAGCACCTTCCCGCACACGCTGCAGAGAATTTCGTGGTAGAGTGTGCCACGGTAACTGCGAATACTCACATCGACTCCTTGTCCGCGATGGGCGGAAGTGTATGCTTGTTCTTGATGGTGATATTCACTACGTTCCCAGCAGAATCTCTGTCCACTACGCCCACAACAGGTGTTTTGGTTCCGTCTGGAAGCACTAGGATCAACTGAACCGTCTCACCGAGATTCTTGAAAGCGTCCGGCGGAAAGCAATCGCCGTTCCTGTTTACAACGCCTGTTCTCAGAACAACGGCCTTCTGCTCGCAGTCCATCTTAAAACTCCTAACCAACGAAGACGTGCCACGCATCGCCAAGCATAACAGTCCCTACAAACTCACCACGATTCGCCACCAATACGCCGTCGTTCCTTACAATCGACACAATGCGCGTTACTTTGTGCAACGTCTCCGCGTCCGCCTCAAGCCACAACCAGATTGAGCCGTTGATGCCGATGACGGAAAGCGCCTTCGCGCCGTTCGGCACGTCGATGGGGCCTTGAATCCCTCTCAGGTGCGTAATGTCAACCTTCACGATACGGCGGGCCATAACGACCTCCTAAAAGATGGTGTTCCGGCTTGGATTCGCACCAAGAACCTGCCCCTTATAAGGAGGCTGCTCTACTCTTGAGCTACCGGAACATTGTGGTGGCCCCGCCCGGAATCGCGCCGGGACATCCGCCTTATCGGGACGGCGCTCTACTATTGAGCTACAGGGCCACGGTATCAGTCAACGACCACGACCTTCTTGCCGCGAAACAGAGCTTTCTTAACCGTGTCTTCCGTACCGCCTTCGCGGCTCGGGTGAACACAGGCTATCAGAACGTCGGCGTCGTCGGCAATATCTGTGTTCCTGACAAACGCCGCGCCTTTGCCGAAACCTTCCCAGTCGGGGTAATGAATCGTTATGGTCGCGCCGAACTTCTTGGCGAGCCGCTGTGCAAAACGGTCGCCGCCCAGAGCGCATCCGCCAGACACGATTCTGTCGCCAGGCTGAAACTCCACCAAAAACGCCGCCTTGACCGCGAGATAATCTTTCTCACTGTCGCGGCTTCTGGCTCCTACAATGCCGATGACTTTACCCACCGTTTTTTTCTCCGCATCCGATCCTCTGCAGAACACCTTTGAGAAACGGGGGCGTCAACAAGCTCTCGCACTCAAGATCGCGCACCGCGCTCGACAGGATATGCGAAATCTCCCGAGGGCTGTAACCCTTCTTGAGATAATCCGCGAAGATCGGCGCGAGGGCGCGGAACGCCGCCACTTCGAGCGAATCGGCGTCGCTCGTGTAACGATGGTCTTTGTCGAACAAACTTTTCCGCATCTTCATCTCAACCTCGCAAAGAGTGGCACCCCCGGAAGGACTTGCACCCTCAGTATCTCGGGTAGAAACCGAGTGCCTTATCTGGTTGGGCTACGGGGGCTACTGCTGCACCTAGTATAACAGCGTTGGGGGAAATGTCAAGGCTTAAAAAGAATAGGGCCGAAAGATTCTTCCGGCCCTATCTTGAGTAAGTGTCGGGTTGACGAGGGACGGTCAAGAGTGGTTCATGGTTATCATTCATGTACTCCTGACCAGCATTCAACCCAAAGAGATTGGTTGACGAGGGGCGCACGAGAGATTAGCAGGATTCGCACCTGCAATTCCCCGAAGGGAAACTTGCTTGTTAGGCAAGCGCGTTTGCTTTTTCGCCATGTACTCCCGTACTGCATTCAACCAAAAAGAGGCGAGAGGCCGACGAGGGATGCGGAGTCTAGTTTTCGCGCTCTGCCGCTGAGCTACCCGCCCGAAGAACCCCGCCAGAGGCCCCTACCAGTCGCACACTTGCGGCTGATGTTCGGCGTCCGTTGGGGAGGAATTGGTGGGCGGGGCAGGAGTCGAACCTGCGACCTCGGCTTCCAATTAGCATGTAAACCCCACTGCATTCGACCTCAAAAATTCGCGGAAAGAAAGCACAGTCGACGAGGAAATGAGAGACTTGGTTTTTGCTACGCTCCCATAGTGGCGACCGCCGGATTTCCCCGACAGGTCGCCGTTGGTGGGAGCGGCTCTTTCGAGCATCTACAGATTTACGGTCTGTTGCATGTAATCCCTCTGGCATTCGACTGAGTTCTCTCTTGCGGAGCCGTAGCCCCGCGAAAAGGATTTGGCTGACGAAGGTGAAGAAACTTTACCGCTTTCGCGGATGGCGGGAATCGCACCCGCAACGTTCTGTTTACGAGACAGATGCTCTGCTATTGAGCTACATGTAGTTCCTTCGGCATTCAGCCAAAAAGAGGAAAGAGACCGACGAGGGTTTTGCAAGTCGTATGTGTTTGACCGCCGCTCTACTACCTGAGCTACTCCCGGCTTGCGCCAGAGGGCAGGACTTGCACCTGCGACCAGCGGTTGCGATAACATGTAGACCTACAAGCATTCGGTCCCCTTTGTTACAGAAGAAGGCTGACGAGGTATTTGAAGAGACAACTTCAAGCGCCGAAGCGCTTGTTGTAGGGGTCGAACCTACTATCGAGGCTTGCGCCTTGATGGTATCCATGTAGTCCCTTCGGCATTCAGCCTAAAGAGATCGGGCTGACGAGAAATGACCGCGACGTTCAGAGTATTAGTCTGTTGCCTAGCTATTAGGCTACGTTTCCTTTGGTGGAAATGATGGGAGTTGCACCCATAATGTAGTCGCAATCGGCATTCAGCCCAAAGTTGTTAGCGGCTGGCCGGGATTCAGGGGACGAGCAATTCAGTTCTCGCCACGGGGTTTTGTACGTTCATTCATTAAACCCGCTGCTCCCTGTCCCAACGCGCTTCTAAGCTTTCGCTCGCCGCTACTTGCTCCACGCTGCAGCCGCATTCAATCTAGCGATGTCAAAGAACAGCACGGCGTCGCTTGCTAGGCGATACCCTTAGTATAACAGAACCAAGGGGAATGTCAAGGCTTTTTCACAAAAAAATCCCGAAGTTCGTCGACTCTGAGCAAAATATTATGCTTAAAAGTGCGCGAAACTTCACACAGATTTAAGCATAATTTTTTGCCCGGAGTCAAAAGCGGAAGGGGCGGGGGCTGCCTGCCCCTTCCGCGAGCGTCCGATTACTCGGACGCTTCTTCTGCTTCATCGGGCGCTGCGTCGCTTGCGCTCTTGCAAGCGGCGGCCAGATCGATGGCTTCGATCTCGCGCACCCACACGGATACGTCCTTCTCCGGCTTTGCCGTCGCCGTCTTCGTCTCCGTGCCCGGCTTTACGCCGTTGTTCAAGAAGTCGATGATGACCGACCATACAGCGTTGGACCATCCGCCGATGTTCAGAATATCGGCGTCGCCTTCCGGAGCCTGCGTACTGTCGTTGGCCGCAAGGTCCAAACAGACCATCCGTGCGCCTGGACAACGCGACCGCAGCGCATTGAACTGCGCCATGAGTTCCGTGCCGCCATTACGCACGGTACGTCCCCTAGAATCAACCCACGACTCGTTGTCAGAAATGATGACAACGCGATTGATCTTCTGTTGCGCACGGTTGACCCGCGCCAGCGGAGCCGAAATGCACGTTCCGCCCCCACCGGCGTGTCGGATCGCATTAGTAAGCGTCAGAATCGAGTCCCTACGCTCCAACTTGACAGGAAGCACGTCGTTGGCGAACGGCATTACGGTCGATCCCATGTTCCTCTTGTAGAGGATGGCTGCCAGCAGCGAGGAAATGTCCGCGCACGTAGCCTTCGTCGTGGCCGAGCCACGGTAGCCGGTTACTGGCGCGTCCATCGATCCCGACAGGTCTGGCGCAATCAGCAGAGCGCCGTCGATGCCGATCATGTTGCTCGTTGCGAGGTCCATCGCGTCGTGCAGTGCGTCCCGAATAGCTTCCGGAACTTCGGTGTGGACGAAATCGTAAGCCGTCTTGATCTCGTACGGGAAGGGCTTGACCCTTTCCTGAATCTCCTCCTTGTCCCGGAGCTTCTCCGCGATGGCCTTGACAGCCTTCTCATTGCTGAACACGCCTTGACGCTTGTACGTATTCAGATTCTTGAGGGTCTGTCTCCAGCCGCCGCGCAGCGCAAGCTGCCGCCAATGCTCTTCCTTCAGAGGAAGCGACGACAGGAACTCCCAACGCACTCCCTTCGGAAGCGGGGCCGACTCACCCGCCAGCAATGCGGCCTTGAACGTCTCGTAGTCGCGGATGCACTTCGGCAGCTTGTCCCAGTCGGGAGCAAGCTCCGGGCGATTCGCGCAGAGCGCCTTGGCCTCACCGAGGGTGCGTGGGCACTTGCCGATCAAGTAGGCGAAGATAGCCCGTTCCTCTGCCGTGCGCGGCGTCGGGTGAACCATCTTGATTACGTCCGACAGGCTCACCGTGCCTTTGGCCGATCCACCGACAGAGTCGCCGAAAAGCTGATCACCCGTGCGGCTCCGCAGCCAGTCACGAATGGCCTTCTTCGGAACCGCGCCAAGCGACTTCCGACCGACCGCACCGCTACGCATAATTTGCGTGAAGCCGAGCAGCATCTTGCCGTTCGTCACGACGCGACCGAAAGCGCGATTGAACCACGAACGACCGTCTGCGTCCCGCGAAGTCAGATGGGCAAGCAGGAGCGCCGGAGCGTCCTTCATTCCACCGTTTTCACGAGCGTACACAGCCGTCTTGGCAACGTATTCGGGCGTGTTGACCGCAGCCAGGGCCAGCATCTTGGCCAGTTCGTTTTCTCCGCTCTGATAGAACGTTCCGCCCTCCGGAAGCGTTCCAGTCATGGCGAACTGGGCGAGCGCGTGCTTGTCCGTGAACTTGTAAGCCACTCCCCCTGCTTCGTTGACCGTGTTGGTCGGAGGAGCCGTACGACCTCTCTGCGTCTTAAAAAGCTTCTTCGCTGGCATTTCATGCTCCTTTCTAAGGGAAAGCCTTAGCGAATTAGGAGCCGCCGCGTTGTGCGGCGTTCCATAAGCAACACCCTTAGTATAACGGAGCGTATAGAAATGTCAAGCGAATTATTGAGAATTTCTCGGATAGAGGGCGTCTAGGAGCCGGGCGGGACGACGTGGATTTCGGCTTCAATCGCGGCTTCGACTTCGACCCACAGCAACCGTCCGACGACAGCGGCGGAGTACCCTTCCAGAATGTTGTTGACGATCAGTTCATCCACCAGAAAGGAGAGAACTGTTCTGTTTGCACCGCCGCCACGCGCAAAGGCTCCGCTGCCTACGCCTACGTTTCTCGTTGCAGATGTGAATGCCATTTCTCGACCCGTCCTTCGTTTCGTTTCAACACACGCGCCCGCAGGGGGCGCGAAAACAAACGATTAAAAGGCAATTGACCGCCTTTGCAACCTTCATAGCATCTGGTTTAACACACGGGGCGGCGGTTGTCAAGCACTATAATTCAGCGTCTTGCCCGTTCAGAAGTTCCGCGATTACTTTTCGGCAAAGAACGCAGGTTATAGGCTTCTTGGCAGTGACACACTCAATACCCAGCGGCCACGACTGTCCGCAAGCAGTAGCAGCATAGACAGGTGTGATACCGTCGTGTACTTCCAGCCAAGCTACGTGTGTCTTAGACTTCGTCGGATTTCCCGGCGTTCCCTTCCTGACTATTAACAACGGCATCGGTTGCTTCCTTTCTCTTTCTGTCTCGGTAGTCGTAGTACCTACTCAGTGCGCCGAGTTGGGCTATCCCATCCATTTTGTAGGGCCACGTATGCCTTTCCCTGATGCGCTGCTCCAGAACATTGAAACCGGGCAGCCACGGCAAGGCCGCCTCGATTGTCGTGTGTGCAAAACGCCGCTTGTGCCACGCATCAGGCTCACTTAAGCAAACAGCGTCCCATGTATCTCCGCGCCTGCGCCACTGACGCTCCGTTAGATGCTCCGGCATATCGGTGTTATCCCAGTAGCCGTACTCTTCAACGTAAGGAGCCAAGCCCACAATGTCAGGAGGTTCGCACACACTGGCGAAGATAGGCTGGATGTACCAGTGCCGTTTGTAAGGCCAAGCGTTGAAACAGGTATCAACATTGCCGGGATGGTGACACTGTTCGTGCGCGACAACGGCAAGGAAAAAGAAGTCGCAGAGCGCCAGGAATGGCGCTGCGTTTTCCTTCGATATACCTTCGGGAACGCGCTTCTCCCATCCCTCTGCCAACGAATCCGGCACCATTGCAGTAACGGCTTTGTCCAAGAAGGCTGTAACCGTATCGAACGCAGCGGCGTCGAACAAATCAGTGAACTCGCCGAGCTTGCTGTACGGGATACGATAGCCGTGATACATCTTCGTGCTCACTCTTTCTCTCCGCACGCCAACGCCGTCTGCAGTTTTTCTATCTTTTCCCGCATCGCCTCGCGGCACCGTAAGCACGTAACATTCCCAGGCGTAATTAGTTGCGATTCGTCCGAATACCAGCAACGTCCGCAGAAAGTCATCCTAGAGCGAACACCTGTCGTGGTGTCCAAGCCAAATTGCTCGACGAAATGCGTTTTGCTTCCCGGCACGCGCTTACCATTACGAAGAGGTACTATCCGCATCTTCCGTCTCCTTTCGCCAATAGGCCAAACGCGCCTCTGCCATCTGAATGTACTCGGGGCATTCGTCTATGCCAATGCCGCGCAGACCTTCCAGCGCGGCGGCGCACAAAATGGAACCAGAACCGCAGAACGGGTCCAGAACGAGACCGCCTACGGGAGTAATGAGCCGCAAGAGGTATTTGCAAAGTTGCAACGGCTTTACGGTCGGGTGAACGTTTCCTTCGCCCCGGAGTCGTGGCCGTTGCTTAGTCTCCGTATAGATTCGTTCTTCCTCTGCTAGGAGAGTTTCCCACGTTGCTTTGTCTATGCGGACAATGCCGCTTGGACGACTGCTGTCGAGCCGCCAGTAGAAGTCTTCAAGACCTTTGTTTCTCTCACTTGGCGCAGCCTTAGAGCAGTAAAAATAGCGCGAAGCGCCGCCTTCGTCGGTATGTCCTCGCGCCCCGCGATTCGTCTGAAACGTACCGCCCCACGTGTTGCCCAAAGGCGCTTCGCTAGGAGCTTCGATCCGTTTGGTTTTCGAGTAACCGCTCTGTTCGTCTAGCTCTTTGGCCGGGCAGCCATCAACACAATCCTCCGAGCCGGGAAAGCACTTGAAAAAACGCGAAGCGCCTCCTTCATCCGCGTAGGAATCCCGCAAAATTGCCTTGTCCGGCATATCCCCGCCGTACCCGCCTTGTCCTTTGGACTTCTTGCGTTCCTGACCAGCAGCCATACGTCCGCTTTTCAAGTGGCCGCTCTGTTCATCCAACTCATGCGCGGGACATTCCTCGGAACATGCCTCTCCGCACTCCGGAGAGTGCGTAAACACTACGTCGGCGGGAAAACGGCCTACGTCGGTCGTTCCCACGGCGCGGCAGCCCTTCAAACCCGTGCCGTAAGCGTGTCGTTCCTCGTTGTCGTTGTTTCCTGTCGTTCTGAGGGGTCTCCCGGCGGCTGGGATGCGACAATCATCTATGCGGAGGGTTCCAGTGCCCCAGGTCTCGATATTTCGCTCTACAGACCCGTCGCAGGGCTTCTGGCCGAAAATCCATTCCTCGGTTGCGGGCTTCAGTTGGTGTTTGCTTTTGGGCCATCCTTGTCCGAAATGATGATAGACCTTACCTTTGATGTAAAATCCGCCGTCTTCCACGGCGGTAGCCGTCCAATGAGCCGTGCGCGGGAGAGACCAGACAAGGATGTGGCCGCCCGGTTTCAGGACGCGGTAGCATTCCGTCATCACGGACGCCAACCACGCCACCCATTTATCGCGGCCCCCTCTATCCGAATCCCATCCTACACGGGAATCCATGAAGTTAATAGCTGCAGGGGGGTCCGTAACTATCGAATCAACACAGTTGTCGCCCATTTCCGTGAGCAGAGCGAGGCAATCACCAGTCAAGAGCTTAAACGGTTCCACGTTTTTTTCTCCACACATAGACGCACTTGCGAAGTTCCTGTCTGCCATTCTTGGCCATCTGCTGGCTGCTGTTGCCTTTTCCGTGCGGGACTACCCAGATAGCCTCTACGTCAAAGCCGACATGCTGAGCGAAATCGGAGAGAATGAGGTCTACCGGAATAGGTATCCATTGATACTGCACGTTGTCATTGACCATCACGAAAGGAGCGCCTTCTTTAAGCAGGACGGCGGCCTGCGCGATAACCAAGCTCATCTCAAAGAAGTAATTATAGACCAGTACCGTTATTTTGGGGTTATTCAGCATCCCCGTAGCGCGGCAAAAGATCAGTTTCGCCACAATCTCGGCGAGGTCTTTCTGCGCCTCGAACGCCGTCTTAGCCGCTGCGTAAACGTCGGCGGAGAAATAGCCGGTCAAATCCGTCTTGCTAAGATTCTCCACGGTACAACTCAGCATAGCCTGGCGAAGCGATTTCACCGCATCAGCACTTTCGCCGAGCAGAGCCAATTCCAGAGCGTACGTTCGCGTGTAGTCGTAGCGGTTGCAGTAGGGAGGGGAAGTGATTATGCCGTCAAAACTGGCTGGTGCGAGCAAGCCCATGATCTGTAGGCACGATCCTTTAATCAACGAGACACGCCCTTTGTGCCCGTCTGGAACAGCGCCCGCCAACAAGTCGGCCTCTATGCGAGCTAGTTTACTCTGGATTGCCTGCGTGAAAGATGCGATGTGGCGCTTGTGAAATGTCTTTCCCGCCGAATGGCCGGAGCGACTATCCCACCGCAAGTACTGACCGTCTTTCCGAGTGTAACTGATTTCCTCCAGAACGCTCAGCGCGGCGAGACCCAACACACGCCCTAGCACGATGTTATGCACCCGACATGCGTCATAACGGTAACGGCACAACTGCCGTTCGGTTTCTGGAGGAAACGCGCCGCGTGTAATCGGCAGATGATAGAATGGAATCGTCTCTCCTGCGCGTTCCCACGAACGCGCCTCACTAAACCGTTTGATTCCGTCCGCCAAGTCTTTCTTATCGCTCACACCTACATCTCTGAGCGCACTGATTACTACCTGCCCGTAGGGCAGAAGTTCAATGCCCGTCGCTGAGAGTCCTGCATTACTCGCGGCGAAGAGCGTCGTCCCTGTGCCAGCAAACGGGTCCAACACACAGCCGGATTTGAGGCCAGTCTTAGCCAAGACATACGTCACAAAGTCCGCCGAGAAGCCTTCTCTGAACGGACACCAACCGTAGCTACCGTTGTCCTTGTTGCCCTGAGAGCTAACAAGTTGTCGGGTCAAATCGGGATTAATCTGTAGCTTGTCTGTAACAGACATTATTCGTCCCTCTCGCAGGAACCGTTCCGAAGAACGATCCAAAAGCAGTGCTGCTTACGGAGATGCTTTACAGTCTTCCACATGCTGGACTTCAAGTGTCCCGCGCACGGGTCCACCTTTACGAGCATATCGCACGGAGTTAGCCCCTGAACCACCGCTTCGTTAATCAGGGCGACGTGCTGCCACTGGTACTTGTGGTTGCGAACAAGGTCCGCAATCTTCACAAGCACAATAGCGTTGGGTTTCAAAAGTCGCTTAAACTCAGCCAGCGCGGACGGAAACAGCCCTACCACCGTATCTTTCTCGCGCCCGTCCGTGAACTTCGGCGTGTTGTATCGCTGGTTGTAGATGCTCGATTCACTGATGTTCCCCGGCCAATGAGGCGGGTCGAACACGATTACGTCGAAGGAAGCGTCCGGAAAAGGAAGTTGGCGAAAGTCGGCGGCAACATCTACGGACAGAGTCGGGTCTTTGTCTGTCTTTATTGTCGGAGCGAGCGCAGCCTTCTTCCACATGCGCCCGCCGCCGTAGGTGCAATCAAGGATTGCCGGTTCCGGCGGCGCGTGTACGGAAAGAAGGACGTTGAGCGCTTCAGAATCCGTCCCGAACAGCAACGACATTGGGCGATCTGCCACCGTCGACTCCTACGGGTTAGGGACAGCGTCGAGAATCGCCATAACCTCGCGGAGAAAATCAAGCTGCGTAAGCACCAGTTTGACCTCCGGTCCCTCCAGCGGGTTGCTGTCGCTCTTTCGCGCAACAGCCGTCACCGCCTTTCCAACTTCCGCGTAGCAGCGCTCGCGCTCTGCCGAGACCAAGAGGAAAATGTCTTTCAACATAGACCTCAACACCCGCGCATCTCGGTCGCTACCGTCCGCCTTTTTGACGTTTTCTTCTCCGACGTAGTCAGACGACTTACACATGCTTGTTCTTCTCCATCAAAATCCAGTGTTTGTTTGTATTGGGATGCGGCGGCAAGAAGTCCTTGAGCATTTCCGGTTCTGTTACGAACTGCAAGGGACCGAGCCATGAATTGACGACACTGACCAGATTCCCTCGTTCCGCATCCACAACCGGCCAAGCACACACGGCGTGCAGATTGAACAGGGGGTGCATTATCGTGAGAATGCCGCCACGCCTGCAGACCTCACGCCAATCAGCAGTCTGTTCCATCCTCAACCCAAAGTATTCGACGGTCTCTTTCGCGCAGATCGTGCTTCCGAAGCGACACTTGGCAACATCCTGCGCGGCGTCTATGTCCGCCACGTCGCCGCCCAAGCACAACACTAAGTTGGCGCAAGCGTAGACGAAACAACACGTACCGCCGCGTTGCTCAAACCACGACGAGCACACCGTAGAACCTACGGCAATATTCCCAAGTCCCAAAGGTCATTCTCCTTTTCTTCGATGGAGTGATCGGGACAGAAGGCTTCACCGTCGTCTCCTATCCCCCGCAACGATGCCCGCTACCACGAAGACACCGACTACTACTGCTATGATTGTTCGAGCACGCTTACGACTCCTTTCTCGCACGGCGGACGAATCCGTAAGGGAGACACCCGAAACGAATGTCATCGTCGGTCTCGCCGCGCTTGAACGGCTCTTCTTTGCCGAAGATAGTCGTGATCGTGTAACCATCGGGAAGATGCTCGTACCATTCGCCGGGGAATAACCAGAGGACGTTTCCTTCCTCGTCGGGATCACGCCACCTACCCAGGCAAAGTTCTACCAACTCATCGTCGGTAGCGTTCTCGCGCAGCCTGTCGAGATCATCAGCGCTTCGCGGAACCCACTTGACGCGCCGCTGGTCGGGACGCTCGAACTGGGGCGTGATGATTTCGATCTTCTCACCGGAGCCTGCGCCCAGAATGCGTTGAAGGGCGCTTGCAAGGTCTGCGCCGTCCAGCTTTTTCGGTTCAAACGACTTCTTCGCGGACATGATTATCGTCCTCCAAAGGGTAAGAGGGGTACCTCTCCTGAGCTTAGCATACGCGCTACGTGAGGCATAGCGGCGTCGCCTATGGTTTGACCCGTCGGAAGCATTATCCACGGCAGGAACGCCTTCTCGGGCGGCAGCACATCGTTTTCTACGGCTTCGAGGGCTGCCTTGAGAATCAGGAGCAGAACGCGCCACTGCTGACGACAAGAGGCTTCCCAAGCCTGTTGCACAGCGCTTTCCGAACGATCAAGACCCGTAGGCGTCTTTGTGAACTCCGGCGCGGCGGGATCAGGAAGCGGCACACGAATCGCCAGCGGGAGACTGCGGTAGGTGAACTGCACAAGCGCCTGCCGCTGCCGCTGACTGCTCCCAGTAATCACATCGTCCGCGCCGTATTTGCGAAGCGTGCGTTCGATATCGGCTTGGGTCCGATTCACAGGAACGTCGGTATTAACGGCGTACTTACTCACAGGGCTTCCTTCGGACGACCCGCCGCAAACGCCTCAAACGCTCGCGTCGCGCTCATCACTTCGTCGTGAATGGCGGTAAGTTGAGCGCGGTCAGTAGGCATCACCTTTCGGAGCGCCCACAGACGATCCTTCATCTCCAGCAGCAGACGGTAGTCCTCGGCGAGTTGTTTCTCCGTTTCTATAGGCGCGGTTTCCGGCTGTGGGACATCCTCTGGCGATCCCGCCTTGTGTTCCTTTGCCCACTGCTCCGCGAACGCAGCATCGTACAAACAACGAACGGGGCGCGAAAGCGGCACGAGTTCCGTTGCGATAATATTGCGTAGGATGCTGTCGAACGTCTCTTTATTGAACGGGCCGTCCAACAAGTCGTGCCCCCGCTCCCAATCCTCGCCCGGTTCGAGCTTGCGACACAGGCACTGACCGCCGAGATAACCGGCGTAGCCTTTGTCGTCTGGCGGACGGAATACGAGGACGTACTTCCGCTCAGGCGTGAACAACACCAATCTGCCGTGCCGCTCCTTCTCGTCGACGAAAACGTAGTCGTCGATATTGCCACCCCGCGACTCTACGAGATACCGCGCCCAGCTCTTGATCATCGCCGCCGCTTCCTCAAGCAGATTGCGCGAGCTTTTTTCACAAGGGGGCCGAGGACACGCTTGATGAAACTCGTTGCAGTAAGCATCCCATACTCTTGGCAACAGATAATTACGGATGCGATCTATCTCGTCGCTTACGTCAGCAAGCATGAAGAAGCTACTGTCTCCTGCCGAGTGCCAGATCAACTTGTCCAATCTGTTAACGGCCTGGACAACAGACATCATCAACTCTTCGCTCTTCGACATCTCTCTATTCGACACGCTTATTTCCTTTCGTTTTCTCACAACAAGATTCCACCGTAGCGTATCCGAGCTTTCCGTACTATCCGACGCGGGCGTGTAATTCACGAAGTAACGCTTCAGTCGTAGCGCAGCCCAAGGGGGGATCGCACAGATGCGCGGCCAGAATTTCCGCGAACGCTTCCGCGAGATCAGGGTCCATCACTTTTGATGACGTTTTCGCCGTACACCAGGCGCGGGCAGCTTCTTGGCGAGCAAACTCCATTCGACGTTCCTGTTCTGTTTTCGTAATCTCAGACATTTCCTTTTCTCCTTATCTCAACAATCGCAGCGTCTATCGAAGACGACAACTTGCCTTTGTCGCCACGAACCGCCGCGCTGATTAGCGAGCGAATAGCCTCTCTCTTTTCCGGCGACCACGACGCCACGGCGCAGCTACAACACAAAACCTCAGCGTCGCCCGGCAACACATTCTCAAGACTTTTGCGCCCGCACTTGGAGCAAACAATCCACTTCTTAGACATGAAAATCACCTTTCGGGCGCAATCCTTTATCAAGCACCGGCAGCCCCTCCGACTTTTCGGTAACACGTCTTGCCGTCCGGCTGCTCCTGTTCTTCGAGATAGCCCATCACCACCGCCATCATAAACAGGCTTCGCGCTAAGTCGTCTGGAATATCCACATGCACTCGAATTCGAGCGAGGACGACCGCGCTGGGCATCCATTCGTAAGGCAACGACCTTACAGCGGCGGCAAAAGCCCGCTTCGTAGCGTCGCTGAATTGAATGGGGCGATCATCCTTGTGCTGCTTGAACCAGTCGTCCGTGGGATAGTACGCGCAGAACGCCTTGTAACCACAAGTGCACGTAACGTCCCACGCAACACCTAACTCATGGAGTTCAGGCTCTCTGCCATCTATGATGACGAAGCCGCTGGTCTTGATTTCGACCTCCCGCGTCATCAGCATTTCGTAGATGTGGACGAGGTGGGCATCCCCGTAAGCAAGCCGCTCGCCACAGACCGGGCAGAAAGAGCCTATATGCGCGGTTGGCTTGATTGCAGAAACGTCAACGTCCGGGCGAAGCCTCGGAGCCTTGCGAGAATCCCACGCCTTTTGTGGAACGTCACCAAAGAAACCGCCGTGCGCATCGAGCCAGTCGTGCCATTCCTTCGGGGCTGGATAGGCAGTCGTTGCTTCGTAGCCGCAATCACACCAAACGTCCCAAACAGGGCCGCGCTTACCTATCTCCGGCAGAACGCTAAAATCAGGCAGACCGAAGTACGCAAGTATTTCGCACCCTCCGACCATTAGCATGTCTACGATGTAGGCAGAGTCACTAGCATCTAAGTAGACCAACGGCTTGCCGCAGCGGGGGCAGTATGCGCCTTTTCGTTCTGTATTCATTGTTTATCCCAAACGAGCACGTCCGCCTTGCCAGAGAAGACTAACCACGCCGCTTTGAGTCTTTTGATTAAGAAGAGACCGAGAAGACCGATGGGTCTTGCAGGTTTCCATACGCCGGGAGTCACTTCGCAAGCACAATCCCAGCTACGAATGCTTGACGCCGAAAACACAGAGGGAACCGGATTCATCATTGCATCTCCTCAAACACGATCCGGGTGTTGTTCCCGAAACGTCTTGTCCCACGCTGCGGGATCGGAGAAGTAGTCAGAAACCTCGGCAGGCACGAGGCCGCTGTTATGGAGGCTGTCAATGTTCGCTAAGGAAAGAAGCTCGACGCCGTGCTCTTTGAGCGCCTTCTCGCCGCCCTGTTGACGATCAAAGACGACCATACAAAGCTTCACCTCAGCGCCAGCTTCGCGGAGAGCTTCAATGAACTCCAGCTTGCTGCCCGCGTCTGTTATCAGGTCTTCGACCAGAACCACACGGCGGTCTTCGACCGACGCGCCTTCGACCTTGCCCTTCGTACCGTATTCTTTCTGCGCCTTGCGGACGTAGGCCGAGGAGAGACCCATCGAAGCTGCGAGACGTGTGGCGAACGGTATTCCTGCGCTCTCGCCGCCCGCGATGACGGGGAAAGGAGGCTTCTCCAGCAGGATGTATCCGCGCCTCGGCTCGTAGTCAAACTCAGCAAGGGCATAATGAAAGAGACCCGTGACCAGACTCATAACAGCGGGATCGCTGATGAGTTTCCGGCAATCGAAGTAGACCGGACTCAGCAAGCCGCTCTTGAGCGTGAACGGTTTGATAGTGCTGATACGCAGGGCGTCGCAGCGTACCAATGCGTCTACAACAACATGTCCGACGGGAGAGTTCTTGTTCATCCTACGGCTTCCTTTCATTTCACAACTTAGGTTCTGTCTACTGCCGAGCACTCCACAACTTAGGTGTGATACTCATGGCTTTAGTTTCTCAATCCATTCCTTCGCCGCCGCCGTAGGGTCTTCTGCGCCGTAAATCGCGGAGCCGATGATGGGATACCAGTCGAACGGAGGAACCTTGCCGATGTAGATTTTGGCTTCGTCGACCTCGGCCTGCTGCCTTCCGAGTCCGGGCGTATAAACGTTGATCGGCTCTCCCTCAAATCCCGGACACTCGGTAGAGTTGTAGGCGTCCCACAAAACAGTCGCATAATGCAGTTTAGTCGCGGGCAAAACGAAGCTGCGGACGCCGCACTTAAGCGCCTCTGTGAACACACGCTTCGGCATGTCATCGGAGAGGAAACCGCCCTCGGACACTAAGAATTCCGGGTGCGTCATCACTGCGCCTACGATGAGATCGTGCACACAGTTCTGTGTCAGCCTCCGCCACGCACGACACCAATGCCGGAGAGTATCGGGGCCTGCGAAAGGAAAAATGATCGTTCCTCTTGCGCCCGACCGGGCGCACATACTCAGCAAAGGTTCAGCCATCTGCGGAATATCAGTGCCCGCCTTTTGATGGTCGTAGATCACAGGCTTATCGGAAAGTGTGTTAATCTCCGCGACCGTTTTGCGCAAGGACGCTTCGAGGGCTAGGAGAGACCCGATCTTAAACCCGGCCACGCCGTCTAGCTGTCCCGTAGAACGAGCGAGAACTGGGAGTTTCTCGAACGGCACATCACACGCGATCACGATTCCTTTGAACATACACCTGTCTCCTTTGTCGCTGCGGGCAACAGTACGTAGTTTCCGCGCACCAGAAAGTTCTATCAAATTGGGCGGGAGAAAATGGGCGGTTGGTGGGTAGTTGAAACACGCCTCAGCATCAGCATAACGCTGATCTCCAAGAAGTGGTGGGCGAGGGGAGATTTGAACTCCCACGCGGTTTCCCGCACCAGTGCCTGAGACTGGCTCGTCTGCCTTTCCGACACTCGCCCAAAAGTGGGGTAGGTAACGGGAATCGAACCCGTGCTTGATGGGCCACGGCCATCCGTGCGAATCCTCTACACTATACCTACCATCGTCATTCCTAGTATAACAGCGTCCCGCGAAATGTCAAGCGGAATTAATCATCATTCGGCGTTCTTGACCCGCATTTCGGACACGTTATGAAGGAAGAAAAGACGTTCGTGGTGTAAACGGTGCGCCCACAACCCTGACAGTGGAGTGCGCGACGCCCCTCGGCAGGAGACGCAAGATGTTGCTGTTGTGGAGACAACGGCGTGCCGTCCAGCGACACAGGGCCGACGTAAGGCGCTGTTGGAGCCACCGGGGGCGGGGCGAAACGAGAGTCGCCTGGAAGAATGAGGTTTCCCTGTGGACGCGCCTGCGGGCGGGTTACGACCTCATCCGCCTGCGTCAACGGAAACGTGTCGTCGTAGGAAACTTGCTGACTGCGGCCTTCTCGCACGGGAGCCGGAGGCTGCGGCACGAAAGGACGCGGCGCGGTCGAGAGACGATTTGGTGCGGGAGGAATAGGAGCTTGCTGTCTCCAGATAGGAGGCACAGGTTCCCCGCCGTAGTCCAACGACGGGTCGAAAAACGCCACGTCTGCCGATGGCGGCGCGGCCCCCGGCTGTCCAAACAGAGGCGATTGCTGACCCGGCTTCATAAGCGTCTGTTCGGCAATTCGGTGCGTTTGCTCTTGAAGATCGACAGCGGCCTTCTGTAACTGCGCGGGGTTGACGGTCACGACGCCCGGCGGGGCCTGCAACTCCCACACGTGAACATTAGACGGAAACTGCTGCAACAGACCCAAAATCTCCTGTTTGCGCTGTACCAAACCGCCGTGCCCTATGCCGGGGAAGTTCAGGTGAAACGTGACGTTGGCGTACTCATTAGCCTTTGCGAAAAGAGCTTGCGCAGACGCAAAGATCATATCCGCATCAGCCCGCTGGCGCGGGTTGATTCGCGTCTGGAACAAGCCAAACGTGCCAAGAAATTCCCGCCCCATAAAGATATCGGTAACGATAACGCCGTACTGCGCATTCGCGACCCCCATCTCTACAATTATCTGACCGAACCGAGCATCGATACCGGGAAGAAGCGAGCGCAGTTGCTGCGCCGCGCCGGTTTCCATCAACAAAACGCCGTTCTGTACGACAGACCCCGCCGTGACCAAGAGGACTTCGTTGATGGGGCACGTGACATTGCCTTTGGGCGTCCGTTGGAAGAACGCCTCGAACATATTGCCGTAACGCTGTATCACGACTAAGCTCCTTTCTCGGAACGATAATCATTCCGCAACACAAGGGTATCATCTTCTTCAGCCTTGTCAAGGTGAGGCGAGGGTACGTCGTTCCTGTTGTAATAGCACCACGCCCTTTGTTCGTCCGTTAGCACGGGCCAAATAATCTTGAGACGCCGTTGAGAAAGCTGCAATAACTGATCTCTGTGTTCCTCCGTATCGACGGTGACTGTCCAATCCGAATAGACAAGACGGTAATCAAAAGGAAGTGCGGCAAAGAGATAAGCAAGCTGCCTCGGTGTAAGTGCGCCGTGCTCCGCAAAATAAGCGGAGAATGATTCGGCGTATTGAGGATGACCTGCTCGGCGAAGGGCGCTAAACGCGATGAAAATACGCGCCTGACGCTCTTCTTCTAAACGCAGCGCCCTATCTCTTTCCGCCCGCTTAAGAAGTTCGTACTCCTTTTTCCGCGCTCTTTCTGCTTGTGCCTGCCGTTCGCGCTCCAATCTGTCAGCCTCATCTCGTTTCCGCTGTTCTTCTGTCTTCTTGGCGGACAGCAGTTTTCTGAACAAGGCTGCTGCTTCTGTTTCGGTCAACTCGTTTCCGTCAGCGTCTGGGAGCAAGACGCCCAGCTCCTCTAAGAAATGGAGAATGCAATCCGAACCTATGGAGAGCTTGGCCCCGTTATAACTGTTCCTCATCTCGTAGTGATACCGAAGACGCTTGTTGCCGCAGATATCGCAGACCTTGACAGAGTCCTTCCAATCGAAGACTTTGAAGGTGAAAAACCACTCGCGGAATGCCTTTTTAAGGTCTTCCTTCTCTTGGCTAACCGCAAAGAGATTCGGGGCTACTCTGTTGATCCAATCCATTAGCGATTATCCCCGCGCACACAACAGGAGCTTGGGTTCCTCAAAGGGAACACCGTACTTCTCGCAGAACACCCGGAGGTCTTCGCGCCACTTGCGTCGTTTGTTGCGCGAGAACGCCTCCGCTTTGATTTCCTTGGGAGACTCGCCCAAAGCATAAACGAAACTGTCCACAGCCGCCAAGACACACAGGCGCTTCTTCTCGGTCCCATGAAATATCAAGCGTACCGGGCAAGCAGAAAACACCGTTCTCGCCATGACCCAGAAGTCGCGCTTGTCTCGATAGGCAGAACACGCAATCCCTTCGGTCTTGGCGAACCACTCCTCAAAAACGAGGCTGCCCCAAGGATACTGAACCGTATCCGAGAGTGCTATGCCGTACACGATAATGCCTTCTGCCGCGTTCACTACGTTAATCCTTTCTGTTTGGAGAGTGCCGCCCATCCGTCACGTACGACTTTCGCAAGGTTTCGGGCCGCACGGCTATCATCCAATTCCGCAATATCATCCAACATCAAGGCAACAAGTTCTATGACCTCGCCGTCGGATGGAATGCACAAAGCACCATGAGGATGACGGTCAGTAGTACACTCATCGAGACACGGCACGTAGGAAGGCGTCTTAGACAACCCGTTCTCGCGCCGGAAGTCTTCGACGTTGCAGTACTCACCACACTTCTCACTGACGCGCTTCGCAACACACACCTGCGCGGCAGTCACGCGCACTGTGAACCCGCCACTCCAATTGAGCGAGCACGGAGGCTCCTTGACCGCAGGAGCCGCCGCCTGCTTGTCGAACACGCGCTCGTAATAGCGCACTTTCTGCCGCCATTTGCTGATCAGCTTCCGCTTGCTCTTGAGGATGCCTTCCAACCGCAGCAACTCGGTCGTGTGCTTGATCAGCGTGTCTTTGGCTTTCCAGTAACGCTCCTCCCGAAGTTGCCCTCCGGTACGCGGCGGCTTAGGCTTGGCGGAATCTTTCAGGCGAATCCGCATGTCCGCAGTCCACGGAACCTCGAATTCCCACCAGGGGGACATGTCGCTATGATGCAAGCCGCGATTGTGTCCGAATTCGTGAATGGCGATTCGAGCGACCATCGCCACGTCCAGCGTAGGATCGTCCTGCCCCTTGAAGTACGTTGCTCGCGGGACTATCAGCTTGATCCACTTGGACGTGTAACTGCCGCGCCCGTGATATCGCTTGCCGCGAGCATACTCGACCTTGACAGTATATCCCTGCGGATCAACACCGTCCTGCTCCATCGCTTTGACTACGACTTTGCGAATGTCATCCGAACGCCAGCACGTGGCGTTGATGATTCTGAATTGTCTCCCGCGCATCCGAGTGTCCTCCAAAAAGGTTTGTCTGTCCGATACTATTATTATAACAGAAATACAGAGAATGTCAAGGGGAATTTTCGGATAATCGCCGTTGATCTCAGCGGGCGTTACGCATCGATGACAAGATCGCGGACTTTCCGCACCGTCTCTTTGAGATGATCCATCTCTGCGCGTTCCTCATCCTTATCGTCGTCGATGTCATCAAGCTCTTTTTCCAGAGCGGCGATATCAAGTTTAAGCTGGCTGCATTTTTCCTCGGCGTTCTTGAAATGTTTGCAAGCGACAATCAAAAGAGCGACGGGGTCTTTCGTATCATCCGGTAGCGGACACCCGTTCCGTATCATCACGTCAACGCAATCGGCCAAGACAACATCTAACGGCGTGTTCTGATAGGTCCGTTTCAGCAAAACCGGCGGTTCGTTTGACGAGGACATTATGACTTCCTTTCTTGAGCAAGAGATTCCATGTGCTCCAAGAGAGCTTCCTCGCACTCGTCAAACGAGGCACAGAACTCGCCCCACGAAGCGACAATGCGGCGTTCTGCCGCGTCAAGGATCATTACGCGCCAGGCCCGTTCGACATCCACCGGCTTGTAGCGGTAGCCCGTCTTCGTGACGGTGAAACCTTCCGGCGCACCTTCGGGCGTTTGTTCCAGTTCGCCTTCTTCTCTGACGATGAAAGCCCGCGCAATGAGAACAATCAGCGCGTCATCCAGAGGCGTCTCGGCGGCAGTTCCGGCGTTCAGGACTACAAACGGTTCTCGATTCAACATGGCCTTGGCGATGTTTTCTTCCGTCAGAATAGGCGCTGCCACATCAGCCAAAAGCACACAAGAGTCTGCCAGGGGCTTCAGCAGCGGACTATCGGCTTTCGTCCACGACATGATCAAGCCGTGATCCTCCGCCATCGAGAAGGCTACCCATGACGTTGTGCCAAGAGAAGCCATCTCTTCCTCTAACTCCTCCGTGGCGGCGACTGCCACCGGTTTCCCAGCCAAAACAATTACTTTGTCCATTTGGAAACTCCCAAAGCGTGTATGATGCCGCTGTTTCGGAGCGCAAGAAGGCGTTTGACCATGCGGTTATAGCACTTCCGCTGCGCGTCGGTAAGGTTTATCAGAAAATCGCCCACATACGGATCATCAATCGGATAGAGGAGAATCGGAACGTCGTGCAAATATGCGTAACAATCTGACATAAGAGCGGCCATAACTCTCGCGTCGAGAACAATTATTGCGTCTGGCTTGAACGTCAAATCGCGCAGATGCTTCGAGATCAAGGTGTCCGTCCGCCGCCCTTCTCGTTCCAACAGTTGGATGACGTTAGGATCAACCCGCCACGGCGACAGACCCGCAGAGAAAACCTGAACGTCCGGAATCTCATCTCGAAACAGTCCTTCCGCCATCTGACTGCGGCAGCAGTTCGCCACACACATGAATAGCAACCGTTTCTGAGACATTATTGCTCCTTTACCGTCTCCCTTAGTATAACAGCGGAAAAGAGTTTGTCAAGAGGACGTTTGCTCGTCTTCGGTTTCGTCCAGACACGCCTCTGGCGTCTCGGCGGGTTCGACTCTACGCGCCGCTTCAATCTCGGCCAGACGCTGCGTGACCGGACACTCGGCGTCGCATTCTTCTTCCGGATGCAACGCGGCCTCAGACAGATGCGTAAGTTCCTTGAGCGCGGAGACGGCCTTGAGCAGTGATGAGCGCAACTCGATCACGTCCTTTTCAGGAACCTTCTTGGCTAGGCGATCCATAACTTCCATTGCGCCCGCAAGAGCGGCCAGGGCCGTCACTGACTTGCTGGAGACGACTTCCGCCCACGGCGGACGATTTGTTGTCGTCAAAGTAGTCAGGTAGTTCCTTACCCGGTTGTTCAAGCAGTCTTGGCACAACCTCCCGTTGGAAGTAATCAGCGTCGTTTTGCCGCATCTCTTGCAAACACCTTCCTCGAAGCTCATACAGCTTTTCCTTTCTTGGCTTTGCCCGCCGGAGCCTTTGCCACAGGCTCGGCTTCAACAGCTTCGCGGCCAGTAGCAGGGTCAAACTTCACTATATCCAACGAGCGTCCCTGTGCTCCCTTTGCAGCTTTGGGCAACCGGAGTCCTCGTCTCGCCGAAACGAGCCGAACGCGACCCCGAACATCGTGTACAAGAGCCTCGCCGGGCACACGCCCTCGAGGATACGTACGTTCCTCGAACTCTCTGTCGGACAGTTTGTTGGCGAGGGCTGCAATCTTCTTCGGAGAAACAGTCGTGTCTGCGGGAGCGGAACACTCAACGGTCTGAGATACTACATCACCCAGATGCCCGGAGTCTGCCGAAGGCTTGCGCAACGCGGCATAGCGAGCTTTTGCAGCAATGATCGCTTTCCGCGCATTCTGAGACGCCTTTTTGCGCCCGGCCTTTGTGGTCTTTTCCCGCGCCAGGTATGAGACAGTACCAAGAGCCTTCGACAACAACTTGTCAACGTCAGAAAGAACATCCTCGGTCTGAGCAAGACGCTCGAAGGCGTGCTTGTGCGCGTCTGCGAGAGGTTTGTCGTACAACGAGCGAACAAACCGTTTGATGTTCTCCGGCGACGCTTCCGCCTCCTTTTGATGACGCTCTTTGGCTTCGAGTCTCTCCAAAGCCCGCAGCCAGATTGCTCGGTAAGTATAACGAGCAATCTCTTCCACTTGTCTGCGGGCGGTAAGGAGCGTGTCCGGTTTGCCGGAATTGATCGCCGCCAACGCGCTTGAGGCGCATTCTCGAATCGCATTCATCATATCGATTGCGGGTACAGCCAAGCCATAAAAGCGCATCCTGTCCATACACCGACGGCAGAACCCGACTTCGGAAAGAGGCTCTGTGTCACAGAAACAGCCCGGACAAGACAGTTTTGGCACATCAAGGGGAGACACGCCTTCTTCAGCAAGACCGAGCGCTCGCGCTTCTTCGGTCTGACGATTCAACTGATTAAAGAGTCGTACAGCAGGATCGTCGGCATTTTGTTGCAGTTGTTCCAAGGACGGATTCGGCATGATCAACTCCTTCCGCGCATAACACGCGGTCTAAAACGGAATGTTACCCAGCCGCTCGGCTTCGTAACGCTCCAAGACACGTCGTTTAATGGCCTTGATTACATCAAGAACAGAAGCGTTGGGCATTTGTTTGTGTTCGGCCTGAAACCATTCAAACGCCCAGTCGCCAAAACGATACTTGAGATAGCTCTCTATCCACCGCAGCGCGTCCGGGTGCGCGGGGGACATATCGAGCTTTTGATTTACGAGATCGCGTTCTGGATCAATCATCATTAAAAAAAGAGGCGAGCGACGGAACTGACGTGACGTTTCAGTTCGGATACGTCTGGACAGAACCTTTGTGGAGATTCGTCGCTCGCCTACACCTAGTATAACGGACTTCAACAATTTGTCAAGGGGCAAAAAGAAAGAGCGCACTGTTTCCAGTACGCTCTTGTGTAGTGCGCCGGTATTCATCGTCGCCTTCCCATAACAGGTTAGCGTTGATTGGTTGGAGCGGTCAGCGGGATTCGGACCCGCAATGGCTACCTTGGCAAGGTAGTGCCCTACCGTTGGGCGATGACCGCTATTTGTTTATCGCTTCTGATCGAACAATCGGACCGCGACCGCCGCTATGAACTACTGCGCTGAACTCCCGCCCAGTAGCTTTGTGAACGGCTTCGATTTTGGTTGAGCCTTGGACATCACCAACCTTCGTGACGCGAAAGCCGTGGTTGTTGCCAATGCGAGGCACGGCGTCGAACGGCTCAAACAACGAATCCCTAACGAACTTGTCGAACTGCTCTGTTACTGTATCTGGCACAGTGAAAGTGGTGGAGCCAGCGGGAGTTGAACCCGCGACCTCTAGTCTGCCGGACTAGCGCTCTCCCAACTGAGCTATGGCCCCACAGCGTCCTACTTATTAGCGGCTTCCGCCGCTCGCCTGGCAGCACGGTCTTTTGCCGAGATGCCTTTGAACACGACGCCCGATACAGCAGCGCCGGATGCCTTGTGGACAGCCTTTACGAGCGATGAGTCCACACGATTGTAAACACTATGCACTACGAAACCGGCCTTGTCAAGCTCTCCTGACAGCCTGGCCGTGCTAACGATTGCCGCGCACAGTTCGGTGAATTGTTCCTGCGACGTTTTCTGCGGAGCCATCTGAGGCGTCTCCGACCGGGCCTTCTTCGTCCTAGCCATGCGTACTCCTTTGGAGGGGCGGGGGAGATCGCTATCTGGAGGGAGAATAACGATCCCCTGTACCGCCCGCGAGAAAATGATGGTGGAGCCAGCGGGAGTTGAACCCGCGACCTCATCCATGCGAGGGATGCGCTCTCCCAACTGAGCTATGGCCCCTGAAAAGCATCGAGCAGAAGAAACAACGCAAGGCCGCTTGAGAAAACGCCGAGCGGCACGCCAAGCATTCCCATATGTATCCAACACCACAAGAACGGATAGATTACAACCGCAACGCTGCCTATGACAACGACCACACACAGCGAGCCAACGAAGGCGAAGTCTTTAACGTCCTGCCACGACACAGACATATCGATCTCCTGCGCCGGAAAACCGGTGGTCGCGCTGTTATTTTCCGGAGACGGGCTAGAATGTGTTGTAATTTGGCTTGGCCGTTTCTTTGTTCACCCCGTCATAGCTATCTTAACAGCGCGACCAGAAAAAAATGGAGCGGGCAGCGGGACTCGAACCCGCAATGAACAGCTTGGAAGGCTGTAGCCCTACCATTGGGCTATGCCCGCGTTTTTGTTGCAGACGCCGCCGAGTCAGGACGGCGTCCGATCTTTTCCCGCACATGGCGGGTAAGTCTTGGGGGCCGGAACCGCCGAGACGGTCCTGCCGACTCCACCACCCTGTCAAACATCTCGGCGGACAGGGACGCCTGAGTAACGAGAGGCCGGTCAGTTCGAGACTGCATGCCGGTCGACTGACGCCTGACTGTGAGACGACTCTCGTGGCCTAGGCGCGAAAGTCGGCTCTGTGTCCCTTCCGCTGTCGCAGTGCCGTTGGGCGCTGTGGCAAACGCGGCCTCTCAAGAGCAAGGGCAATCTCTGCAGAGACGACCCTGCGCCCGTTCGCTTGTCGCTACTAGGGGGAGCAGATAGTTACACCGAGCCGGGCCGAGGCTGCGGGGGCAGCAGCGCCCGGCCTACAGGCTCAGTAAGCGTCGGCGAACCGACGCGAAATGGGGAGAAAAGCGGCTGGCACATCCCCGCTTGCGCGGAGAAAAGTGATCGGGACGGCTGAGGAAGGCATAACCTCGCCGTCAATGGAGCGTCGGCCCATGACGTGTTGTGTGGCAGCCGTCCCGATGTGAATGGTGGACGCGGGGGGCATTGCAACCCCCGTCCAGAAATGGTTCCTTCTGCGCTTGCTACATGTTTAGCTGGCCTATTGTGTCTCGCGCTAAGAACCCCGGCCAGCGGGGTTTCCTTCGCGCCATCTCTAAAGCTTTAGCCCTTACGCCCAAGAGAACTGACGTAAGACCGATCCCGCTAGTTGACGCCTGCAAACAGACGCGGGCTTCCGCAAGCAGACGTGTTGCCTCTTGTTAGGCAGCAAGCCCAACCGCTTCGCGGCTGGGGAATTGCACGATGTTATCGGCACTTGTGTTTTGTCAGGCGTTTTACGAGATTCCTGGCGATCTCGACATGCAACACAGACATCTTCCATCCTGTCGATTCTTGTCGCGCCCGTAGAAAATGGTAGCGGGAGCCGGGGTCGAACCGGCGTGAACGGCTTATGAGGCCGTTGAGTATCCACCTACTCTATCCCGCATTAGGGTCTATGGTGGAGACGAGGGGAATTGAACCCCCTACCTCCTGCGTGCAAAACAGGCGCTCTCCCAAATGAGCTACGTCCCCACGAATCTCGCGGTCCGAGTTGTCAAAGAGCTACGTCAAACGACTCTACACCTAGTATAACGGAGAGGAACAGAATGTCAAGAGGGAAATCGAAAGAATCACAGGACTTTTACAAGCTGTCGGATGGCTTCGCGCAATGCTGCGTCGGCGTTCTGGCTTTTCGCGTAAGACATTTGCAGAGTTGTAAAGCCGGTTTCCAACTGCTGAAGCTTGCGCTGAGATTCGGCCAGGTGCTGTTTGGCGTTGTCTCGGTCGGCCCGCAGCGCCGCCGAAATCGCTTCTTGTTGTGTGTTCGGGGGCGGCGCAGGCGCGGCTGTCCTTCGTTCGTGCAAGAGCGAGACGATGATGACTCGGAGATCGTCCGTATCCGCGTCCTTTACAAGCTGAATCAACGCGGTTTCATCGCCCTTCTGTAATGCAGCTACCGCGTCTTCCCATGCGTGTTGAACCAGAATTGAGCGGGCGCTCTCCAATATGGCTCGAAGACCGTCTGTCAAGGCTGCGGAGCAACTGTTACACGTTGGAGGCATAACATCTCCTAGAAATTGGTGGCGGGAGCGGGTATCGATCCCGCTATTCGACCTTATGAGAGTCGCGTGATGCCTTTTCACTATCCCGCCACACAACCAGCAAAACAATCAAAGCAGAGGGGGAACCTGTTCGGTGTCGCCCATGCGAAATACCTTAATCACTTCATCCGTCTTTATAGCGTTCCACGCCTTGACCAGCAGGCCGAAAAGGTATCCGGGCGTGTGCTTGGTGGTAGAACGATACTGCTTCAACAGTTTGGTGTTCAGTTCGGCCAGATTAGGCAGCATTCTGCCGAGAGAGCTACTGTAGCCGCCGGTCTTGAATGCGGCCTCGAAGAAAGGATCAACAAGATCGCTGTCTTTTTCTTTGGCCAGAAAGTGAAAAGCCACTACCCACGCTCTGGGCAGACCTTTCACTATAGATTCGTAGGGTTGCGCTCTAACCAGGCTGTCCGTGAGGCTGGCGTCATTCTCTTTCACGAATTGGCGAAGCTCTAAGTTCGACACGTCGCCTTTGGAGTAGCTGGAATTCGCGTAAATGCGCTTCATATTAAACACTTGGATAACTCGCGCCGCCGCGCTCTTGTCGGTTCCGCGCTTGATTTCATCCAGCAGATTCAGGTTGTCTCCTGCAGTTCTGGCTTTGCCACTATCAAGAACAGACAAAGCGGCTTCGTCTGCGCGGCATCCATCAATCACCGTGTCGTTGTACTGAAAAACAAGAAAGACACACGTAGCCCCAGTTTTCTTTAATGCCACCAAGCGATGCTGACCATTACGCACCCGTCCAGCGGCATCGATGATGATAGCATCTGGAAGCAAGGGCCACTGCTTGTTAAGCATGTCCCTGCTGTACATATTAACACGATACGGACTAATATTCCGGTTTCGACCCGTCGCACCCAAATAGTAATCGACATTATGAGGTCCGATAGCCACCAACGAAACTGTAAACGGTAACTTGAGTCCGTCAGGAACTTTCAGACTCTGCGGACCACGCACAATAAATTGAGCAATGAATTCGTCCTGCGACAACGTGTACTGCGGAACAACACCAGTATCCATCTTCTGATCGTCCATCACACAACTCCTGTAAAAACTACGAAAAAGCATCGCTACAACAGCGACGTAACACCGCAACGAAATGGTCGGGGTGGCCGAAATCGAATCGGCGGCCTCCAGTACCCCAAACTGGCGCTCTAACCAGACTGAGCTACACCCCGGAAGAAAGTGGTCGGAGTGGCGGGACTTGAACCCGCGACCTCGTGGTCCCGAACCACGCGCTCTACACAGGCTGAGCTACACTCCGACGAAGAAGAATGGCCGACGAGGGTGTAGAGAGGTTTGTTTTGGCGCTCCCTTGCGGGGGCAGGTAACATGTACTCCCTACGGCATTCGGCCAAAAGATGGTCGGAGCGGCGGGAATCGAACCCGCGAAAACCTCTCGGTCCCAAGCCGAGCGCTCTACCAAGCTGAGCTACGCTCCGTTTGCTTACAAAGACCGGCGCGGCAACGCCGGTCTCCGTGGAAAGGATTCCAATGTCCAAACAGACGGCGGCGCGTTACAAAGCCACACGCCGTGGGCAAAACGTCATGCGCCGCCTCGAAAGACGGCGCAGGTACTCCTTCCACACGTGGTGGATGAGCAAAGAGTTATAACGCACAGCAACCGTGTTGATCAAGCACGGCGGCACGTACTCTTGTGCGCCGGAACTACCTCTCGACATTCGACTGCCGCCGGTACGCGCTTGTCGAGAGACGCTGTTGACTGGTCGGGACAGTACGGAGTCGAACCGTTAATTTCCGAGCCTCGCGGTCGGCGTACTGCCGTTGTACTATCGTCCCGAAAGAGAACTGAGTCGACGAGGATCGCAAGAGACGTTTGGTAGTCCACAACGGGGCATGTAGTCCCTCGCTGGCATTCGACTCAAAAACTGGTCGGACGAGGAAGGATTCTACCTTCATCTTCCGGGCGCAGAGCTATGGGTACGCTCGGCTGTTCTAGTTGAACTACTACTGAGACACCTCCGAGAGTCGGTATTGAGACGCCTGCCCAAAGCAGGCATCTCAACCATTTACTCTACCGGGCTACGTCTCATTGGGTCGTCCGTAATCAAGTTATCAAAGAGCGTCTGTTCCTAGTATAACGGAGATACGCATAATGTCAAGAGACATTTTGCAAAAATCGCCAAAAGAAAAGGCGGCCAAGGTGGGGGCACGCCCTGACCGCCTGGAGGCAATTGGCGGGTGAGAACCATCCGCTGTCTTTAAGCTACTACTCAGCAAGCATCACGTCAAGAGGATTTTTGCCGACCTGCGCCAAAGCCAGAAGATTCCTGACCAAAGCGCTTCCTGCGGGCTTGGGATCATAGAGAATAGTATAAGCTGTCAGAGCCGCGCTCAACAACACCGTATGCCGATGGTAAGAGGCCACAGCGCGAGACAGAACAGAAGACTGAGCCGGAACGGACAAATCAAACAACAATGCCGCCAGAATGTGCGGACACATACCCTCGAACATGGGCAGCCCGACGAGAGATTCTGCCGTGTCTGCCGACAAACAACCGCACCACAACCGTTTTCGTTCGGGCCAACGCCAAACAGGGAACACGCTACGAATAGCGCCGGGAATCCTCAAATGCTGCGTCGTATAGTCCCCAACAGCCCTGCCTTCGGAAAAGATGTTACGGAAACTACTTTCGCCGCTGGAGGGAGGCAGTACAGTCGAGAAGAAGCCTATGTTACCATCCCGCCAACCAACGACCTTCAACTGCGGTACGATAGCCAGAGACTCGCGGAACTCGCTGGAGCGCATAAGCTCAGCGGTAGTGATCAGCCGTCTATAAATGCCTGTGTTCTCGAAGGTTACAGGAATAGGCTTCTGGTCATCCGTCATCGTCGTCTCGTTCAAGAGGGGTTATTGCGGGAAGCCACTCGTTCTGTTTGTAGCTCGATTTCACCGGAACCCAGCGACCACTGAAAGCCACGGACGCGACGTGTTCACACATACCGAATTGATAGTAGGGCGCGTCGGGGCAACTATCGTCGAGTAACTTGTATCGATGACAGTCGCATTGCAATTCTCCTGCGCCGTCGCCCCACACAGACGCTTGCAGACTACCGCGCTGTTGTTTGAGACAAAGCCAGCCAGACAAACTCACGTTGAAGACGTGCCACGAATCCGCTCGCTTAACAAACGCATCCCAGTGCTTGAGATTTCGCAGCATCGCCGTAGTTGCAAGGCGCTGCCGCAACAATGCCCCCTCAGTCAACACGACACGATGTTCCGGATTCCCGCCTTCAACACACAAATCGGCGGGAAAAACCCGTTTTACCGGAACGTGCCAACGATCCTTGCATTGAACAGCAACTACGTGGCGGCACAACCCAAGCTGAACAAAAGGAGTATCGCCTACCAACTTCGGCGAGAAGACCCACTTGCAGTTGCAGACTAATTGGCCGTAGGGCGTAGCCACAACCTCATACTGCGTATCGTTGTCGTAAACTACCAACCGCCCGTCTCTTAACAACTTTACGCACAGCGTGCTGGTTTCCCTCTGAAAATCATTCCACGCCTTGCTACGACTCAATCTAGCGGTCGCGTCTAGGTGAGCGAGATAACGCGGCCCTAGCGTTATGAACGACTCCTTACCTGCCAGCACTAAGCGCGTGTAGTCCCGCGCATTTACATAGGTAGTCTGTTCGGAGTTGTTCATGAGCGCGTGTCGGCAAAACGAACAAAACGCTCTAGCGCCTCTCGCTTAACCCGTTCTACTGCTACTTGAATTTTTACGCCGGTGCTGTCCTGCACATCAGGGGTAAGCTGTTCCACCCACGCAGGAACATCGCCGCCGGGCCACACGCCGTTCTGTTCCCGCGCAAGAACATCGCGCACAAGCTCCCCGAATGCGGCGGCAGGATAGTCTCTTATCGCCGCATTTTCGATAGAAAGACGCTCTGGTTGAGGCTTAACGAAAAACAGCTTATGCAACCCCCGCACGTAAAAGGCATTCAAGTCCTCCAAACCGAGCGCGTTCGCCTCCAACACGCCAGGCCAGAAGCCAGTCCAGCGGGCGAACAGCGGGTCGTGTCCCTTGCAGTCGCAGCCTAGCCGCTGACCGCCACAAACAGAACAATGCTCAACATCACAATCCGTCAAATGCGGTTGTCCCGGCTCAACGCCGCAATCAGGACACGCTCTTGGACACAAAACAGCCTCTTTATCGCTCATCGAGACTCTCCATTTCTTGAATCGCCTTTTGTAGATTAACTCTGGCTACCTGCTCCAACGGCGCGAACTCCGCAGACAAGTAGAGCCGAGGCCGGGAAGCCATGTCCTTATAGAACCGCAGGCGTCCCGCACAAAACTCCTCATCGGAGTACTGAAGATACTCCTGTCGAATGTACCTCGTGTTTGCCTTGAATATTGCCCACGGCGTGGCCAGACAGTGAAGATCAACGTCGTGCGTGATGTTCGTTTCCCAACTCGGAATGTACAACCCATCTCCGAAATGCTGTGTGGCAAGAACGCAGTTGATTACGGCCCTCGCCGTCTCCGGACACTCTACACTCGTAAAAATCGCGCCCGCAAAATCGGCGCTTGCGCGTTCGCCAGACGCAGCATCAACACCGCCAACTACGCGCTGACTGGCGGCCATAACTCCCATAAACGCATCGTGGAAAAAGAGCGCCAACTCTACCGTGTTCTTGTTAAACACGGCTGCTCTCGGTGCGTAGCGATCCAGCACACCCAGACAGTCCACAAGATGACGCGGCCCGTGATAACAGCGTCCCGGCCCGGTGTACAACGTCCAAAGCAACTCGAACGTACTGTCTCGGACATCGGGACGGCCATCGACCCACGCGGCGCACCAACGTTCCTGCAATAATTCCTTGCTGTCGCAAGCCATTAGACAAACTCCTCTCTGACCGTCTATGTCTAGTATAACGGAGCGCGAGGAAATGTCAAGGGGATTTTCAGGACGGAAAACCTCTGCTGACCCAATCGATAGCCTTCTTGGTGCGGGCCAACCGTTCTGCTTCTTGTCTAGCCAGGGCGAGAGCGTCGTCCCGCGAACGAATCGTTCCTTCTAGTTGCGCGTCCTGTACAGCCGTCAAGACCTCGCTGAATATTGGACTGGGCGAGAAGCCCATCGCAATAAGGTCGTGTCCGGTCAAGAGCGGTTTCGGCTTCACCTGTTCGGGAGGAAGCTCTTCTTTCTTGCGCCGGAGCCACTCGTAATCCGAAAGATCGCCGTTGCTTCCCACAGCATCGGCGCGATGAAGGGCCAGCAACCGGTCGAACAGAGGATGCGCCATAATGCGCTTGAGCTTGGACAACTTCATGTCCTTGGCGTACGTCGGCACTAAGTGATGCTCAACAAGCCACTGGATAGCCTCAACATCAGCGTTGCTGAGCCTCATCCTCTTGCCAATCTCTCCTATCATCTCGGCCCCGACATCCTCATGTCTGTGGAACGTGATCCGCTGTTTGGCGTCGTTGAAGGCTTGTGTCTTAGGCTTGCCCACGTCGTGAAGGAGAGTAGCCCACGTCAAGACCAGATCGCCTTTAGGTTCCAGCTTATCCAGCATCAAAAGCGTGTGTTCCCATACCGTACCTTCGGGGTGGAAGTCTTCCGGCTGCTCAATACCCTTCGTGGCGGCCATCTCGGGAAGCACTTTATCCAAAAGGTTCAAACCGTCGAGCAGCCGGAGTGCTTGCCCCGGATGTTGCGTTTGAAGCATCTTCCCTAACTCGTCGGTTATACGCTCTTGGCTGATGCCCGTGATCTTGTCCGCGTTGCTCTTTATGGCGTCGGCAGTCTTCTTGTCCATCTCGAAGCCGAAACGCGCCGCAAAACGGACGGCGCGGAGCATACGGAGATAATCCTCTGCAAATCGGTCATTAGGGTCGCCTACGGCGCGTAAGACGCCGTTTTCCAGGTCTTGTTGGCCTCCAACGTAGTCGATGACCTTCTTCTCTTTGGGGTCGAAAAACAAGGCGTTTATCGTGAAGTCGCGCCGCTCAGCGTCTTTTTCAGCGGTCGAGAAGCTCACTTCGTCCGGATGCCGTCCGTCCGCATATCCGCTTTCAGTCCGGAAGGTTGCGATTTCAAACTCGTCATCTCCATCTCGAACCCTTGACACGCCGAAGGCTTCCCCCGCAAACTTGGATTCGGGCCATATCTTGGAAACTTCGTCCGGCGTCGCGGAAGTTGCTATGTCTATGTCGTGACAGTCACGACCGAGAAGCATGTCTCGCACACAGCCGCCCGCAAAATAGGCTTCATGCCCGGCGTCCTTCAAACGCTCAACAATGTTCGTGGCGGCTTTGCCTTGCTGGGAATCGAGAACCGCCGCCCAAGCATCTTCTTTGATCTTCTTCTCGGGCTTCTTTTCTTCTTCTCCTTCAGCGGCTCCGGCGGCAGAAGTAAACTGCCCGGTTTCAGGGTCTTTGCATCTGCTGCCTGGTTTACCGGGAGCGATTTGACACGGCTTGTCGTCGGCTTTCCTGAATGCTGTTTGTATCCAATCATAGGGCATACACAAACATCTCCATCAATAAAGATCGAACACGCCTTCTTGAACCAGGCGGCGCAGGCGGCTGACACGCTCGTCGATCTCGTTCCCATAAAACCCGTGCCGCAACAGAGTACGACGGAACGCGCTGACGTTCACGTTTTTCAGCTTCTCGTACACATCGTCAGCAATAGGTTGCTGGTGCAGGGGATAACCGAAACTTGTTGCTCGGAACGTCCCGTAGTACATACCGCCATTGTCGATAGCAACGACTCGTCCCTTTTCCGTCAACATAATATTGCCGCCGTGTCGATCCGCGTTCAACATAATCGCATCCAGCGCTAATATTCTGTGCAGCCAACCACTATCTTCGCTATCCAAAAACGCATTCGTGCTGACCGCTGGCATCGCATCAGCGATATCAAAGTTATCGGGGAACCCAAGACGATTAACGTCCGTCTGCAAAGAGACGCCTTGGAATGACCCATGCTTATGCGCAAATTCGCCGCCCAAATTGGCGGTAGGAGGCACTATATTGAAGCCCAGGACTTGATCGATGTCGTAAGCAGCCTCCTCAGCGTATGCCGTTCCGTGCTGCGCATTGAGTTTGCACAGCGCTCGGCTACCGTCTGCTGTAGTGAGCCAGAACGTAGTGTTTATACCGCCGCTTTCGCTTAATTCCTCTCGATCACCGGGTTCCGCCTCCGCGAGCGCGGCTTCGAGAATAGCCTTGTTAGCGGGTGATCCCAGCGGAATGTCGTCGGGAGTGCTTGCGCTAATGCGCCCAATGGTCTCTCGCGTTTGTGCCGCGCTCTCCAGTTGCTGCTCGGTTGCAAGAGTTAAGTCGTCTCCTTCAGAGGCGATCTTGTGATCGAGCACAGCGGCAAGAGCAGTAACGCCCAAGAGGACTAATGATTTCCCACGGCGCAACCCTCTAATGAACATCTCAGTCTCTTCTGCGATGATCTGGGAATCTCCGTCAGGAGCGTACTTGGCAAGCCATCCACTCACGTCCTTCTTGTAGCTTTCAACCTCAGAGTCGTCGGCAATAAGCGCGTCAGTCCGCTCCTCCACAGCGAACATACCAAACAACTCCTTCACAACAGCCGCCTCGATACGATACTCATGCGCTATATTCTGTATGCGCCCCGCCTGCGCGGAACCGCCGGTCTTGGCAAGATTAATCGCCCATAGCGTAGAATAAGGCGTTCCCTTATAGGTCAACCCACCAACCACAGCGCTCGCTATCTGCTCGTAGATTTGAATGTCAGCCGGACCTACATAACCTTGAGTATAGTTGTACGACGCCTTGACCGAGGCTACCGAAATACCATTCTGAAGACACTCTTCGTTGTATTCATCAGCCGCTTGCTTTAGGGCATCGCGCTCAGCGGCAGGAACAGCGCCGGTCTTGTCCAACGCTGCCGAGAAGAACTCTGAAATAATCTCATCCTTACTAAGATTACCGGCTCTAACGCGATCAAGAAGATTTTGGTAAGCTGGGGTGTGATAAAGCTCGTCCTGAGACCAGTGAAACACGCGCCCTATTCCCATGCCGTCGTAGACACTATCTAACACCGCATGAACACCGGCAGTATCGCCGGGGCGCAATGCACCAAGGGCGTTAATCTTGTCAGACGCAGCCTTGTAAACGCTCTCCCCTAAAGCGCTTGATTCCACGCCGTAACCTTGATCGCGCCTCCGGGATATCTCGCGTTCCTTGGTGGAGGACTTCCTTTCTTCGCTCCTGTGCTGTGACGCCTCCGCTCCTTGCGCAGTACCTGCTCTGCCCGCCGACGTAAACTCACCCGTAGCAGGATCGTGACAACGATTCCCCACTCTGCCGGAGCCGCGACTGCACTCGCTCTGCTCCTGCTTCTCCAGCGCGTACTTGATCCAATCGTAGATCACTACCCAAACTCCAACCTGCCGTCGCTAGTCAAGGAGAAGCGTACGGCAGAATTGTCTGGGCCTAGTGCGTAAGCCTTCAAGTAAGCCGACGTACCCACTCGCGCCAGAAGCGCGGCCATGAATTTGAGGCCGTCCTGCATTGTAACGTGCTCTCGGGACAGAGGATTGACCAAACCCCGCTTCTGCGCCGTGTCAACAAGATACGGAACGGCCTTAGCGTGGCTCACGGCCTCTACGATCCCGTTGTTCAACGTGAACGAAGCTATCGGGACGCCCATGTAAGGCTTCTCGAACCTCTTTTCCGGGTCTGAACGGTCCACCACAACGACTGTCTTCAGTTCAGTTTTGGCCACGACATTCCTCCGAAACACCAATCTACACAGACTCAACCAAAAAAGGCAACACCAAATACGCGCCAGTCACTCTTATTATAACGGAATGATAGCTATTGTCAAGAGACAAATAAACTGTAACTGCTCCTACGGCCACGTACAGACGATAATCTCCACATCCGTGCCCGCGAACGCGGCCACAAGCATCTGATTAACGTGCTTCCATTCGAGACGATCTAGGCCGCAGCCGATGCGCGGCATAGCTATCTTCTTGACTCCATTCTCTTGAACAAGGCGGCGCATCTCCCTGAGTGCTAATTCCAGTGACGCATAGGAGGGCTTTCGCCAACTGTCCTTCTTGGTGATGAGATTGAAGACGCGCCCCGTAAGAACACAAGTAGGGTAAGCTACATTTTGGTGCGCGAGCGCCTTCCTCAATCCAAACTTCGCGCACATCGGGACGGCGATACCAGCGCCCATTCGTAGGTCTTCCGCAATACAATGGGCGAGATAGTAGTCGTCAGGAACCGTAAACAAGTCTTTGTGTTCTTCGTGCAGAATCATTGCGTAGCCTCCGCACTGACTTGCTGCGCCTTCTTGCACAAACGGATGGTTTTGCGACACAACGGCAAGTCAAAATCGCCGATATGACACTTCTTCGCAGGAAGATTCAGTTGCTCCGCCAGCCAGAGATACGCCGCGCTGCGCGTCATTTTGCCGTTACGCCATAGCTGATCGAAAAAGGCGTGCGTTTCCTTTCTGGCGTCGCGGAGTTCGGCGTTGGCGAGGCGACCTAGCGGCTTATGATCGGGACTGTTGTTATGCGTCCCCACGTATGCGTCGCAAGGAGCGCACAGCCAGAAAAACAAACCGGCCAAATCGGGCCGATTTCGATAGAGCGCGTCGCCAGTAACAAGCCGCGCCGCACGTTTGCAATAGGGACACACGACTTTCACTCGGCGTCATCCTCCACGGCCTTCTTTATCTCCGCAAGGAACTCCGGGGCTAGACGTACGGCCTTTCTTGATTCCCGCCAAGAGTAAGGAGCGTACTTCTTAATTGCCTCATTCAACGCCTCCGCCGCTTCCCATATAGCCTGCGGCAAATCGGCGGCGGACTTGTCTTCTGGAAGCGACTCCTCAAAAAGAGCATCGAGATCAACTTGTGGCGGAGGACACGGTTCGCAGAGAACGAGCCTGAAAGACGCCGGGTCAAAGTCAGTTCCTTCCTCCGAAAGACAGTTATAGAGATATTCCTCTACCTCGTCCATGTCCCAGAAGAACGGATCGGACTCGAATTCCATGAGAGGCGATGTGCCGTCCCATTCAACAACCTCAAGGCTATCAAAGCGTTCCTGCCTCAGCTTGTCGCGGCAGGCAGAACAGTACGTGTACGGCTTCTCCGCCGGACTGCCGCACTTTGAGCACGGAACGTGCGTGGCCCCGCGCCAACGAGCCATAGCTTCATCGACGTAAGCAAGTCCGTCGCGGGACACCCACAACGTCATCGTCTGTTGCGTCGCGGCGATAGGATCATCGGGGAGCACGATCTTGTCTTTATCGTCTTGTTGCGTCATTTCGTCTTCACCTCCACACCATACGGTGTGTGTTCGTCACCCTCAACCACCGGAACAAGAGCGAACAATATCTCCGTAGCCGTCTGCCAGAGAAGAACGTGATTGGGGGTCTTCAACAGCGAAAAAACGACGTAGTTGTTTTGGAGCGCGTAGCTGAAATGAGGACCGTACTTGTTCAGTACTCCCTCGATCTCACTCTGAGTAGCGCAACCGAGACGGGTAAGCGAGGCGTGACCGGTTACGCGCCACTGCTTTTTGCTCACCTTCGTCAGAGATGCCAGAAGGCTATCCAACGACGATACCGCGCTATTATCTCCTACACGCACGTGATGTTATCCTCACTTGACCGAGAAGGAGCAAGCACCTCAGCGGCCACGAAAAGCCTGCCGCGCACATCGCACTGCGCAGCAATCACAATAGTGCGAATGATCATGTTAGCCTCCTGCTATCAACCACTCTTAGTATAACGGATTTGCCCGAAATGTCAAGGGTCACTTCCGTTATTTTTGAGCCATAGTGATCGAGCAGAGCTTCCCGCCCTTTGTGAACAACGCCTGCGCCCCGCTGCTGGCTAGGCGCATACTGCCGTCTATGACGGGATCACTGATGACTTTCTTCTTGGCGGCGGTGCGGAAGACTTCAACGTCGTCGTCCTCATTGACCTGGACACAAACGCCGTTGTCCAAGACCGTGAAGTTCAGTCCGGTGAAGGTAACGTCTTTGACTGCCGCGTGAGCGTGCGTCACCCATTGATCATCCGACCAGAAAACAAAACGGTCGTACCGACCTGTTCTTCGCTCAACACCAACTATTTGCAGAATTCCACGTTCGTACTTGGCGTCAACCACTTCGTAGCCGTCGAGTTCGCGCAAGGCAAACTGCCGTGCGCACTTGCTTGACGGAAAGACAGAACACCAGTGCGCGTCGAATAGGTTCTGAACAACGACACCGTCAAAGACTTTCGTGCCTTGCTCCAAGACGTTTCCGACTTGATGCGCGGAGGGAAGAACCTTGTTGCCTGCCTCGGTGAAGCAGATTTCCAGTATTTTGCCTCCGCTGATTATGTAACAACGCCCGTCCACAACGAAAAGCTGCTGCGCGGTCAGCTTGAGCGGCAGGCTCGTTCTGTCGATGAGGTCCGTGAGTTCCACGCTTCCGTAGCGCAGAGCGGCGGCTATAGGGCGGTTGTTCTTCGGCGTGAAACACACCTTCGCGTCCGCAGGAAGAACCCCGCCTACTCGCCTCTTATCTACGAAAACGTAATTCTTGCTGCGCACTATCTGACTTCCGCCGAGATCAAAGACGCTTTCGATATCGTCGCCGAAATCGTAAAGCTCCTTGATGAGGAAGTTATTGCTGCCGGAGATTGAAACAACGGGCGGCGCGATTGCGACAGAAATGACGGCAACGAGATCGCTAGGAGGCGGCACGCGCTGACCCTTCTCCAGAACGGCATCGTACCAACGCATATAAACATCAGGAACAACTGAGAGCGGCTGCGTGGCTCCCTTCGGGTAGCTGACTGCCGGATTGAGAACAGAGATATTGGCCAACATTCTGCCGTCCAGCGCCGTCTGAGGGTCTGTATAAGAAGGATGCTTGCCCTTGTAGGGGTGAATCCCCACGAAAAGCTGGAAGCTGACTATCGCAAAACTGAACCAATCCGTCAGGGTCGAGAACTGGTTGTTCTTGCAGTGACGGTCGCGGACGCTCTCCATCAAAACAGTAGCGGGGTAGTGCGGCGTCTGGTAGCTGTTTACGTCAATGAAGAATACGTCCTTGTAAACGTCGTTCACGAGAAAGTTCATCTCGTTGAGATCGACGAGAAGGATATTCTTGCTATGCACAAAACCGACGGTCTGCTGCATCTGGCGCACCAACGCCAGAATCATGTCGGGCGTGATGTTCTCGCGGCGGCGGAAGGCTTGCGTGAATAGCTGACACAGACAGGCCGTGTCCTTCAAAAAACGCATCGTATAACCAACAGGAGTGCCCCGGCTGTCCACGAGAATGTCTTCCGGACGGATGATGTGCGGCTCGGTAAGCACGGACAAGTCGCGGAACTTCCCGTCAGGAATCATCTTGCCTTTGTCGCAGACTTTGTAAACCGTCCCGCCCTTGACGTAAATCTTGCCCTCGCCGCCGATGGCAAGCAGGTCGGCCTGGTTCAATGAGACCTCGTGATTTTTGCCTCTGACAGTGAGTTTCATGCCGCACCTACTCGCAGGTAACAACGCCTACCGACAAATCGTCCGCGTTGAACTTTTGATTATGGGCGTACTCTCGCAACACGCGCAGACAACGACGCTTGACAAATTCGCCCTGTGTACCCTTGAAGGCGAACAGATCGCGCACAACGTCAGCGATATCAATAGGCTGTTGGCGCACACAAGTACCGTTTACCTCCCGCGAATAGAATGACATAGCACCGTCAGAGAGCACGCCCACAGCGTCAAACTCGTCGAGAGAATACATATAGGTGTGCGTCCTGAACGCATCCTTGTCGTCAAAGACAGTCAGTCCGCCGCTCTCGTCATACAAAGTGCGGCAGTATTGTCCGGGGAACTCGGCTTCATAGCCCGCTTCAACTTCCGGGGATAGCGCATAACGCGGGTACCACGGCGCTCCGGACGTATAAACCAGCGTCATCCACGAAAGTTCGCCTGTGCGCTTGCGGCACACAATCACGCCGTCGCCGGAACTGCCGACCAGAAAATGAGTCTTCGTGAGAGCAATGGTCAGCAGCGTAGAAGAGAGTACGTCCTGCGGCAAATCCATAGCCTTTCGGTACGTATCTGCGACGGTAACAGCGCGAATAGTCATGTCCTCCCGCGCAAGCTCAACGGGATAAACGAAATGCTCTGCGGCTTTGCCGAGAAGCAATGCGCCTATGTGTGAGTCAGGAACAGACGAGCATCCGTCGCACACCAAAGTATATGCTTTCTGCTGCGTCTCTTGACAAGACGCGGCGGAGAAGTCCTGACAGAAATGATGCGTCGAGCCTATCGCGTGATAATGGTCTGCGTTGATCTTCACTTACACTCCTGTTCCGATGCCTTGAAGGAGACGTTGGCCTTGACGAAGAATGTCTTGACTGCGCCAGAATTGTTCATCGTGGCCTCTTAGCCCAAAGGCTGCTTATCGAAAGTCCACTGAGCAACTCTGACCGCATCACGATCTCCGCAGACCTTACCCACATCGTCACTGAGTTTGACGACCGGAACACCGGCGCATTTGGTCATCTTGATGACCATATTGAGCGCGGGAGACCCAGGAATATCATTGGTCAAATGTGTCCCAATCCCGAAAACGGGTTTGATGTAACCGTTGAAATGCTTCTGTAGAGCAAGCACCTTCTCTACGTTGAGGTTGTCACTGAATACGACCGTCTTTGTCTGCGGGTCCAACCCGAGCGTACGGTAATGCGCAATGACCTGCTCACCGTGATGAAACGGATCGCCGCTATCTTGACGAACACCGTCGTACAACCGGGCCAGCGAAGCGTCGAAGTCGCCCAAGAAAGCCGCCGTTCCGTAAGTATCCGTCAAGGCAATGCCGAGAGCGCCCTTGAAAGTCTGCGCCCATCGCTTTAGCGCGAAACGATTGACGTGTCGAAGGCCATCCAAGGCGCTGCATCCCATGAACCATTCGTGCGCCATCGTGCCGATGGGACGCAACCCCAGCTCACGCGCCAAGAAGACGTTGGACGTGCCCAAGAAATTGCTGAGAGAGGCGGGAGTGCTCACTATGGCCTGAAACACGCCCTTGTGGATATCAAAGCTCCGCCTCCGCCGTGTCCCAAAATCGGCCCACTGACAACGGGCCTCGCCGAGAGCGGCGGCTTTTCCTCGGGCAGCGCATCCTAGCTCACCGAACGCAAGCCCGCCGGGAGTCTTGTCAGCGTCGTAATAACGGAAGTAAAGCTCGCTGAGCATTGCCAGCAGCGGCACTTCCCACAAGATCGTGCGCTCCCACGGGCCGCGAATAGAAAGGCAAAGCGCACTGTCGATCACATCGGTACTGACCGTCGTCATAAAAACTTCGTCTGGATAGAAACGATACGCACGAAGATAGTTCAGATACGTCCGGCTGAGGTAAGGACAATGCGCCTCTAACCACGCATACTCAGCAAGACTGAGCGAGAAGTCGCGCATGTTACGCACTCCAGCAATAAGGTCTTCCAACAGCGAGTGCGTGACCGGCTTCATACCACCGCGACAGATGAATTCGTACTCGACTTCGACGCCGGGGAAGTGCTCAAGCACCGCCTGCTGCATTGTGAACTTGTAGAGGTCGTTGTCCAGAATGCCTTGTATCATCGTGATCTCCTTACTACTGCTATTATAACAGCACTATACGAATTGTCAAGGAGTAAAATAGGAAATTACACGCTCTGCGATTCTCTTTCCAATGTCTCGATACGGCGGGTGAGATCGTTGATTTTTGTTGCAGCAACAGCCGTATCGTCTGCCGAACGCCAATCAGTGGTCACGCGCCCTGCTCCTTTGCCGCGAGTTTTCTGCGGCGATTGACTGCGCGACGCAACTCGTCTGACGCCTCGTCTACACAACCATAAAACCCTGTGATCTTAATCACCACAAGACCGACACGGACGAACACGGCGTCATCCATATCGGCTGGAAAGTTGGGCGTCGCATCCGCCGGATAGACCACATCGATGGCTTCCAGAGGAATACGAAGCGCACCGTTCGCCAGCACGAGGCAACCGTAATCAGTGGTCCAATGACGCATCTGACTGAGCCTTTCTCTCTTGATATTCAGCGGGCGTCACGGAAGCGTTGGCGTGCTCCGAAGATGCCGCCTGCTCGCGGTAATAAGCATTAAAGATCACGGAATAGGCGTGTTCTGACGCAGCTACGCAGTAATTGTTGGCCATCCGCTCCTGAACACAAGTGCCGACCATCAGACCGGCCCCCGCCGCCAAAGCAACAAGCCCGCCGGTGATCTCTCCGGTAGCGGCAGCCGCCGCAAACACAGCGACAAGAAAAACCGTCGCGCACAGAAGCGATGTACGCCCCCGACGGAGCGAGTTTCGGAAGGGGGCCGTGTGTTCCTCAATGTACGCCTGTTTGTCTGGCAGGTCCATCATTCGTCTCCTTGATCAGGCGACTCTTGACACTCCTTCTCGGAAGGATGGGGAATCAGCATCGAAGGGTCGCCCTTGATTGTGTACAGGTATTTGCCTGTGGTTTGGTCGCGCCGTCTTGAGATGGAAAGGCCGTAGACTTCCCGCAGAAACTGACCGCGCTTCCACTTAACGCGCACACTCTCATCCTGCGCCTCCCAGTGGATATGACGAACCTGATTCTCGCCTAGCCGCAACAGAATTGATATCAGCCTGTCGAACGTCTCCTCGCTGCTGTTCCCCGTCCACTGTAGTATTCCAAAGTCGGACAGAAGCTGTTCTATCTCGTACGCTCTACGGTCAAGGAGAACGCTCGTAGAACAATACGCTTGAAGAGCCGCGACTAAGCACAACTCACGAGTAATAACAACAGGAACCGGATGACCCTGGACGAAGTCGACTTCAATTGAATCCGGTCTAAGATAATGGCGACGCATTGATTGATCTCCTGTCGTCACTCGTCCTTGCTCGGCGCGACTTCAATGCCGAAGTGGTCTACGCACGCCTGCTCACCGATTTCGTTGAGCAGGTCTCCTTCTCCGACTGCGGCAATGATTTCTCGGATGACTTTGCCGCGTTCCCACGTAACGACTTCTTCCCAGAAATCAGAGAACGTCAACGTGACCTTCGCTGCTACGTCTGTTAACGTGACCTTCATTTCTACGTCTGTTTCGCCGCGCATACGCACCTGACCTTTCGAGAGAAAAAAGGCGGCTGGCCGGGCTTCCTACTGAGTCGTAACGCCCGGCGGAACTGCATCTCAGTCTGCAACACACGTTCCGTTTGCTATTCGCAGGGACGCAGCCGCCTTAAGATCGCTTACGCCTTCCCGTACCGCCGCAAACAGGACAGTCGTGCATGGTATCCTGCTTTTTTGTGCGGCCCACAAGGATCATGCCCCGTCCGTTGCAACGCGGACACCACGACTCTAGCTCAGCAACGAGCGCGTCAAGATCGGATGAGTTTACGACCTCCCGCTCGTGATCTCCGCAAACAGATGCGTGTCTTGGGATCGCTTTAATCTTAGCGATCAAGTCTTTGAGTTCGCGCATCTCCGCTCCTTCTCGTCACCAGAAGACAGGCCGAGCTTGAAGTCGTTTATTTCTCGGATGCAGTCGCTGCAATCAACAAGAGCAGCGTCTACGACTTCAAAATTACCGTCGTGTCCAATGAACACCCCGGCGGTAGAACAAAGGGCGAAAGCGGTTGGAAAGTCAGACATTCGCGTATCGATGACTACCGCCGCGTGAACATGAGTAACGCCATGTATCTTCACAGCCCGGAGCATACAATCCTCCGTAAAACAGCTAACGGGGCACGTTCCCACTATGCCTTTTCGCGCCCGCCCGACCCCGCGCAGAGAAGGAAGCTTGCCCGGGGCAAGCTATTCCCCACGCTAAGAAGTCGCACCTGTTCCCCAATGGGGCGCACCGTTGCTGACTTTAGAACGTCAACGACTGTGATGGTCCCCCGGTTCCCAACGCTTGGGACTGGGAGGATACCGACCGGCTGATGAAGTCGGCCAGCTTCGCCAGCGTCTTGGCGTCCGCATTTGCCAGTTCCACGTACTGAGTGAATCCGGCTTTCTGCTTGAACGTTGCGAGATGCGAAGACATTGTCGGGTCTTGGATGTTGACGCCCACGAGAATAGACACCAACGACTCCATTGACTCCGACGCGACGCACTGTTCCAGTGCCTTCTTGACTTCCGCAGTCCGGAATGTCGATGCGTTGTCGTCGCCGTCAGTGATGACGATGACAATGCCGTTGACCTGGAAATCGTTCTTCGCCAAATCCTTGGCGTAGGTCAAGGCGCTCTGGACGGCGTTCTCTGAAGAGTCGTAGAGCGCGGTCATGCCTGCGCACTGATAAACGCCGTCGTAATCCTTCGGAGCGCACTGCTCCAGCAGCTTGAAGCCGTGAACTTCCCGCATCCGGCTGCCAAAGGCTACCAGACGCAGAAGAAGGTTGTCGGCCCGAGGACTCTTGCGGCACGCCTCAACAACCTCTTTCAGACACTTCTCCATGTCTGCCGCGAAAGCAGCGGTCGAACCGGACTCGTCGAGAACAACCGTGACGAGAGTGTACTCCGTGGCCTCAAGCGTATCGATCTTTGCCGCGCTGAAACCGAAGTGCCCCGTGGGGTTCTTGTAGTCTTGCAGAGCGGCGCTTCCCAACCTCGGCATGTAAAGCCTCCTTTAAGGCTGAAACGTCGGCTGACTAGGCCAGGAACTCCTTGGTCGTGCTGACCTGCATCCCCTTGGCCGTCATATCCTTGATGAACTGCTCCTGCAGATGCTCGAAGCCGGGAACCGGACTCGTAGCATCAGTCAAAAGCACCAGTTTCTTGACGAAACTGCTGTCGGCGAAGTAGGTATCGGCGTCCCGCGCCGTGTTCGCCAGACAGTGACTTCCAGCCTCGCCCGCGAGCAGAATCACGTCGGCCTGAATGACTGTGTTGAGGAAGTCCGTGTTCAGACTCGTTGTGTGATCGTCGGGGTCCGGAACATCAGCCGTAATGGCTGAGTAGTGCTCGGTGTGGTAGTTGGACCCCTTCGTGACGTAATCGACGGCGGCAAATTCCTGCCGCTCCCACTCGCACAGCGCGTCGTACAAGGCCGGGAATACGCCGTGACCCCACGAACCGATCAGGCAGTGCGGAGGCCATATGCACAACGGGTACTTGCCGTTGCGCTCCAACGTCTCCACGTACTCCTTCGCCCGCTTGCCCCAGCTTGGCCGATACGGAGTCCACACGCCGTCCTTAACGTCTTGGCTCGTGATGATGGTGAACGGAGCCGGATGCTCGCCGCGCTTGTTGCGCCAATACAACGGATGGGCTACGTGAACAGTGTGGTGGCTGTCCAACGTAACGTGAATATCGTCCACCTTCCCTGAAAGCCTGCGAATCATCTCGGCCAGACGCTGCATATCGGCGTCTGCGCCCTTGACCGCAAGCGTTCCCTTGGTCTGATCGCAGAAGTCATTCTGCGGATCAATTACGACCAGATGCACTTTCTTGGACATTTCTCGTGGCCTCCAAAGCCGGTAAGAACCTTCGCATCAACAACCTGTATGCTCCTAGTATAACAGCGGAGCGGAAATTGTCAAGTCACTTTCGCACTTTTCCGGAGAAAGTGACGGTGTGACTGCTCCCACGAGTAAACTCGCGGGCTTCTAGGCCGAAGCCAAAGTGTGCAATCCCACACTTAAGATGTTTCGAGCCGCATTCAAATCTCTTCCCAGAACCAATCCGCAATCTGAACAGCGGAATTCTCGCTCCGCGAGACTCAGCTTGTGAATCGCTCCGCAGGAAGAACAAGTCTGGGACGTATAAGCTGGATTCACCTTCACGACTGTCCTTCCGGCACTTTCAGCCTTGAAGCACAGATGCTCAACGAAGGTTCTCCACGCTACGTCCGCTATCGACTTGCTCAACTTGAACGGCTTGCCATTAACCAACATCTTCTTCGTGTTGAGGTCTTCAACACACAGGACGCCGTAGGCGTCTACGAGCCTTCGGCTCGTTTGATGACAGAAATCCTTCCGCCTGTTCCCGATTCGCTCGTGAACGAGGGCTGCCGAATGTCTATTCTTGTCAGAAGGGGTCTTTGACTTCCTTCTCTGAACCTGAGCAAGAGCTTGCTCATCTTGTTTGAAAAACCGAGGGTTCGGAACTGTCTCTCCGGTTGAAAGCGTAGCAAAACTGGAAACTCCGAGGTCGATTCCGACCGTGTCGTCGTTTTTGGGAAGTTGTTCCGGTTCAACGTCGGAGATGAAAGTAGCGTACCATTTCCCGGTAGCAGTACGGCTAATCGTCAATCGTTTTACAACGCCTTCGATTTGACGGTGAAGAACAATCGGGATATCCCCGACTTTGGAAAGATGAAGTTTATCCCCTTCAAGCCGGAATGATCCGTTGTTTTGCGGATGAGTGAATGAGTTGTACCAACCCTTTCCACGGAATCGGGGATAGCCGGGCTTTTCCCCCGCCTTGACACGACGGAAGAAAGCTTTGAAAGCAAGATCGAGTCGCATCCCTACTTCCTGGAGCGCCTGTGAATAAACTCCTTTGAGGAACGGTCTCTGTTGCTTGAGTGCAATAAGGCTGTTGTGTTGCTCGTACAATCCCACTGATTTCTTGTTCTGTTCCCATTCCGTTTTCCGCTGGGCAAGGAAATGGTTGTACAGCCAACGGCACTCAGACAGAATGTTCACCATGCGGCTCTGTTGAGCCTTGCTCGGATACAACCGATACCTGAATGCTTTCATCATTATCCTCAGTATATCAGGTCTTATTATGCGTGTCAAGCAAAATTGCATAATATTTTTCCTAACTCGCTCTCATCCCATGACTAAAGTCGTGGGCTTTCCCGCTCGTTTCGTAGGCGAGTTGTTTTCCTGATCATTCGCCATGTTTTGTTTCGACCTCCGAAAAAGTGATTGTGTAAATCCAATCTTCTGCGATGTAAGCCGTTTGCAAGGCGGGTTTTTTGGCGAAGTCGTAGTAACGGCGTGATCCTTCCGGAGGTCTTCGGCGCGAAATCGTAAGACCGTAACGCGCCGTCAAGTATTCGCCCATCTTCCAATAGACAGGCAGCGTACCTCCGCCCGGACAGCGGCGGCGGCAACGACATACTCCAACCTTCGTTCGACAAAGGTGTTGCAAAAAACGACCCAATCCGGCGACGCCGGATCGCTTGAACGGAACAGGAAGATCGAGCGTACTGTAAAGGTGTATCAGCGGACGGTCTATGCGCCTGTTTTCGTCCCCGTAAAGGAGACAGTCACGCTGCAACAGACCGATTATGACAAGCTCATCGGGAACGAGCTTGTCTACAACACAACCATTTCGCGCATAACGATGCGGGTAAAAGACAGCGGGCGTAAAATCAGACATGCTCTTTCTCCAAAGACAAAGGCCCACGGGCGGCATCGATTGATCCCCACACCTCGAAGACGCATCCATCGGTATTGCACGTCTCCCCGCCAAGTTTGCCCGGAAACTTACAGCGGTCAGCGTCGTAGTAAGGACAGGGGCGCGGCCACGCGCCTATGCCGCCCAAGACACGACAAAGTGTATCCCGAGTTTCTCGGTGCAAATGCGGCGTGATCTCAGGCAGATTCTTGCGGAGCCATGTCCAGTCGTGGAGATTGTCCCATTTCCCGGTATAAGCGCGACCCGCGCCCATCCAATCGGCAACCATCTCTCGGACAGCCCACTCAGGCATCGGAACAGGCTCGCCGTCAGGATAGGGCGGAGTACAACGGTTGTGCCCGGTACGAGGAATCCAGTACTCCCAGTGGTGCGGATTGTGGTTCTGATGCCGAACCCAACAACGGATAAAGCCGAGAGGGTCGTCGGCCTTTCCGAAGAATTGCCGCTGGTAGTGCGGAAGCTCCATCGGGGTCAGCTTCGACAGATCGTGGAGCAGCAATCGCCAGAACGGGATGCCGCCGACCTTCAGCCCGGCGAGAAGAACGAACCATTTGTGTTTGAGCGTCAACCAGAAATATTTCACGGCAAGGCTCCTTTCCGCCTGTTACCGCGCACAAGCAAATCGAGCTTCTCTGCGCTGCTCCCTACGGCAAAAAGCCTCGCCCCAGCACATCTGGAAATCCGTGCGACGACCGTACTTGCGCTTCAGACGGGACATTCCCGGAAGATTGTCGACGCACAAGTTGTCCCAGATGTCGTGATAGACGGCGTTGTAACGAACGCCCTTCGGCGGCTGCCATTCGTAAGCGTCGCCGTGAATGATCGTCAGCCTGTCGCCGAACATGGCTTCGTAGTGCGCCCGAACGAGCCGGAGTACGTCCTCGGACTTCTCGATGACGGTGATATGTCCGACCTCCGGCCTGTTTCCGAGCCGCTGGACAAGCAAGCCGAGACCTAGGCCGTTGATAAGGACGTTCCCTTTAGCCCGCCAGACAAACGGAGAAAGGTCTCTGGCCTCCGCAGGAGTGTCGGACATAATTACGTGCCCGCGCCGAGTCAGACGGGTATATTCGCCAGGCGGAACGCAGCGGCCTCGATACGAAAAGACGGAAAAGAACGAGTCATCCCTAGAGACTGTGAACCGTTCTACGACCCAGTCGCCGCTGACACCTACAGGAACAGTTACCTTTTCCGACATGATCAATCCTTTCAATCATCTGCAGAGATGCCGCCGCTGAACTTTTTCGGCTCAGGCACAGCAGCAATGTCCCGCCATGTTCTGCTCAAGTACGAATGCTCTAACCGACGATGCTTCGGCGCAGGAGGTCTCCAAAGCTGTCGTCCGTCTTTGCCCACGACATCAATTACGAAAGAGCCGCGAGAGAAATAGTCCCATACCCATTCCTCGGCGGCATCCCGCGCTTCCGCAAGCGTTGGGTGAGACGGCGGCCACGGGCACGCAGTAGGCGTCGTAGCCAATTCCCATCTGCGATCCTGACGGTGGCGGCGCAGTTCAACCACTACAACCGGTTTCCCCGCGCTATCCACGATGCCGTACTCCCAACCAGACGGACAAAGATGCGCGTAGCTATGCGGAGCCGCATCGCTACCAATACGCTTGCGCCGCCACGGGAGTAGTTTCAGCGTGAGCTTGTATGGGTTTTGATAGCGGTCACTCATTTACGCAGTCTCCTGTCTAGTAAAGCTCTCCTCGCATCTGAAGGGTCACGTCAATGAGCCGCTCCAGAAGGAAATTCTGGAACGAGCGCGTCTTGTCCGTCGCGTGAGAGAGGCCGTGGCCGTACTCTTCCGCCAACGTTTCTGCCACTTCACGGACGCCCTTCGGGAAAACGCTCTTGCTGAGGCCAACAACCTTCAACGACTCGAAGTAACGGCCCAGCGTGAGATCGTCCTTCTCCCTGTAAATGCGAACCGGGAATCGATCCACGGTGTCCTGACCCAGTGCCGTCGCGCAAATGGCCTTGGCGACTTCAACGACCTGTCGCTCGCGCTCCGTCCATTCGGATTCTTCGATGAAACGGATGCCTTCGCAGGCGTGCTCGCCGACGACCTCTTCTACCGTCGGAACGCCCGCCTTTTTCAAAGCGGTGCGCCACTTGTCGGAACGGACAACGACCGGCTTCTTCCGAACTTCAAGCGCGGACTCCACCGCGTTGTTGTTGTCCATACAGATGACGGCTTCCTCGCCGTATCGCTTGTGGAACGCCTTCGTCCACGCAGCGTCCATCGAGTACCACGACCAGTCCAAGTCGCCCTCGGCCTTCCCTTCAAACGCGCCGTCCATAAGCAGGCCAAGCAACTGTTCGGCAGTCGCCTCGTCGGTCTGAGCGAAAACATAACGAATCTGATGGCGAACCTCCCACGTGTCCGCCGTGCGCGTTTCGCTGAGGCGGAGATTGTACAGGTCGTAATTGAAGTAAAGGTCGTCCATCTCCTGCACGAATACGCCGCGCCGATAGACGCGCCCTTTGCCCTCGGCCTTACCAAGAATCCGCCCCTGCGAAGAATCGGAAGGATCGTAGGGACGGAAGTAGTCGCCAAGATTCTTGACGATCTTGACAAGATCGGGAGACGCCGTAATCCAGAAACGAGTCGTGCCGGGCACGCCGGTCGGCTTGTCATGCACGATGGCGATGCCCGCCCCACCCTCGTCAAGGGCGTTGGCGTAGAACTCGCGGATGATGAACCACGGATTTGTCCAGTGCTGTGCGCCAAACTGATCCGTCAGGCTCAGGCGTACCAGCTTCGGCGGCTTGCCGGGAACCTTCGCGCTGTACGCAATCCTGTTGAAGTCGCCGCGCTCGGTCTTCTCCACGACCGTCTTGAACTCGAAAGAGCTTTCGCCAGAGAAAGCAACGACCTGCAGCCCCAAACGCATCGCCTGCGCCAGAGCATAGTCGCTGCCGGACCCGAAGACGCCAATCTTGCCGTCCTCGCCTGTCTTCGAGGTCGCGCCAATCATCTCCAACAGCCGAACGTCAACTTCACCTGCGTTTTCGATCCTAATCCATTTGCCGTTGCGCATCTTTGTGTCTCCAAAAAGGTTGTTTGTCTGTCCACACTTCTATTATAACAGCGGTGGCCGTTATGTCAAGTGTTTTTCCTGAAAAATAACTAACCGTGGAGAAAATGCTTCCACGTCCCGTATTTCGGGTTTTCAGGTTTGATGTTGACCAGGGGCGTGATTCGTGGGGCCACAGGACGGCGCAGGAGCTTCATAGAAGCCTCCAATGGTGTTCTACCACCTTTGCGCTTGTTGCAGTCCGTACAGGCCGTCACAATGTTCTTCCAAGCGGTTCTGCCGCCCTGACTACGGGGCATTACATGATCTATGCTCAAGTCTTGCGAGGGAAACCGCTGACCGCAGTAGCAACATACGTTGCCGTCCCGCGCCAATACGTTGCGCCGATTGAACCGAGCGCCCTGCGCCGGAAGCTTGTCATACGTCAGGAGACGGATGACCTTCGGAACCTCAATACTCTGAGACACCCCCAGCACCCACTCGGAATCCGAATGCTCTCCATGATCAACGCGCCGCTGAGATTCATCCCTCCACGCCGGGAAGACATAGTTGGAGAAATGACCCTCATCAACGGAAACAACTTCGGCGACTTCCTTGACCAACAAACAGAACGCCTTCCGCGCCGAAATCAAATGAATCGCGGTGTAGAACTTGTTCAAAACCAGAACGCTTGTTTCCAGCACGCTCATCAAGAAACTCCTCTCTTGAAAACCTCACCTACCCCTATTATAACAGCAAGAGAGGAATTGTCAAGGTGAATATCGAGCGTATTTTCATCGCCCGCGCAGCATAGCCATAATCTCGATCAGAGGATCGAGCTTTTTCGTAGCGGCTTTTCGATCTTTAGCGTTCGTAGAGAAGGAATCGCAGGATTCGATCCAGATAGGGTCGAAGTTAAGGGGCCAGTTGCACCAGCCCTTCTGGACGCCCCACGAGGAACATCCAACAACGGCCTTGTCCCAGCAGTTGCATCGCTTGTGGCAGTCGCCGGGAATGTCTCGGAGATGCGCACAATGTCCGTTCTGATAACACGGAGACGACGGAGACGGAACTTTCTTAGACACGTTCGGCCCCTTTCGCGTCCTCGATCAGAGTCTCGAACTGAACAATGATGTTCTTGTCAAATGGCTTTGGAATAAATCCGGCTGCGCCGAGTTTATCTACGGCGGAAAAGACCCACTGTCCAGACATGACGACAATCGGAATTGAACGCGCCACAGCCTCCCGCACCAAAGCCGCGCCGCTGACTTCAGACGCAAGACACCCTGGCACGGACGGGAAATTCCAGTCGGAAAGAACAGCGTCGAACGGCTCTTTCTCCAACGAAGCAAGCGCGGCCTTAAAATCAGAGACCGCAACGACACGATAACCGGCCTTCTCGAAGGCGTTGCTCAGATCGGCGAGAAGCCACGAGTCGTCTTCGACGATCAGCATGACCTTTTTTTGTGCGGAATCACGCATGACAAATCTCCTGAAAAGAGGGTTAGGGACTCTCAGCGGGACGTTCTGAACGACGCATAACCAGCAAGAACTTCGAGGACGCGGGCGTGGTCTGCACAATGGGCATTGGTTGCGAATTGACATAAATAACCGTTACCTGTGTCCCCGGACTGCCCGTGTCCACCGTCACCTTGTCCAGAACATATCCGTCCTCCGACCACTTCTTCTGAACAGCACGCACGTGCTCCAACGAGTAAAGTACGGCGCTTCTGACCGCGCCGCAGCTTTTGTCGTTCATTGCCACGTCGTAAGCGCGACGCGGGATGACTACAATGGACGCGATCATCACGCCGATGATTACCACAATGGACACAACAACCAGAATTTCGATGAGTGTGACACCTTTTGGTTTGTACATGACAGTCTCCGTTATGCGTTGCCCTTCCGCTCTTCGGGAGTCATCAAAGATACCTCCCGCACAAGCGTCTCGAACACCTTTCGAGAAGGAAACGCGCCGGTCATAGCGCATCCGACACAGACGTTACACAAAATCATAGCGTCTGCGTCCGGAAGAAATGCCATTTTGAACTCTTCGGTTGAGCAGCGCGGCGAAATCCAGAAACCGTCCTTTTCCGGCGCGTGACTCAACTCAAAACCATCGCCTTCGCCGTCCGTGTACACAACACTCGGCGGCAAACCATCGTGCGCATCCTTGTAGGTCCAACTCATCGGAGTCTCCTTCAAGATGAGTCTCTTGGCTAGAGACTTGAATCAGAGTGGCATCACTCCGTAGTAAACGCAAACGGGCGCGTCGTCTGAGCAGACCTTTTCTACGCGCTGAATAGGGCCAAGAAGCAAGGCAGGATCGCCACTCCCGGCATCCTCCATAACCCGTCTTTCCAGAAGACGAACAGCTTCCTGTTCGTCGTTTGCCAAACAGACAGCGACGCCTTCTGCGTCCTCACCGAAAGTGATTTTGTACAGAGTCATTCTGACGATCCTTTCTCTGAACCCGAAAGTGCCTTAAACGCCTCTCGGAGCACCTGGCGGCGGCGAGGAACAATGCCGTTCGAGTCGCACTGAGGGCATCTTCCGCAAGGGCCGTAGTCATGGCACGTACAAGGCAGCGAGACCACGTCGAAATAGTCTTCCACAGCCTTCTGCAACGCCGCCAGCTTCTGAAGTTCGTTAGAAGACGGAATACGGACATACTCCGCGACACGATCCTCTACATCGGAAGTGGGCCGCATCTTTCCATCACAACCACGCAGCATCAAAACGTGCGCGACCAAGTCCCCGCCGGGCAGCCCTACGACGTAGTAGTAACCGTCTTCCGTAATATCCTTAAATCTCATTTCGCGTACTCCTCAAACGGTTTAAGGGCTTTGCGCAGCACAGCCGCGTCATCGTCGTGCATCGCCCACGCGTACGTATAAAGAGCTTCGTCCGCCGCCTTGACCAGCGCAACAAAAGCAGCACGGTCAACAACGACGGATTCAACGCCCTTCCGCTGTTCGCAGGCGCGACACACAAAGCCTACGTCGCCAGTACCCATCTCGCGCCCACAAGAAGTGCAGTTACTCATTACGGCATCCTTCCTTCCTGCTCTTAGTATAACAGCGGGATAACTATTGTCAAGAGGATTTCTGAGAAATCAGACGGAATATGAGGGCGAGACGGAGTCGCTGATCCAATCCAGCGGTTCGGAGAGCAGGAATACTCGGAAGAACTCATCGTAATAGATTTGCGCGAAGCGTTCATCGTCTATGAACAGGATGTTTTCCAACGAGCGGCGACTGGTAGCGGTAATGTTGAACGAGCCGGTCAGGAGTGCCTTTGGAACAAGGGTACCTTTAACGTAATCAAGAAAGACGAGAAACTTGTGGTGCATTCGCGGGCCGAAACGGTCTTCGCTAGGCGAGGCGGCTCCGACACAACGAATCGAGGCGGGTCCGGCTGCGCCAGGCAGGGCCTTTAGAGCACGCATACCGGGAAGCCGACCGAGACGGGGATTTGGTTGAGCCAGTTTGCCGTAACGACGGCGCAACTCGGACGCCCAGTTCGAGTCAGCACCGTCGGGGCGAAGGAAGTCTTCCTTATTAATGACGATTGAGACAACATCGAGAGAGGCCAACGTCTCTAGGATAGGAATATCCGTCAACCACGCCACGCACCCCGCGACGGCGGGATAACTCTCAAGCAAAATCTCAATGCAGTTGCCGATGTTCTCGAAACAGGCCGCCCCTACGCCGATATTGGACTGGAATAGCATCTGCTCCCGCGCTTTTTGAAACAGAGACGCATTACCGGCGTGTCGCCGCAAAAGCTCGTTCAGATCAACAGGCTCGGAAGGGAAAGACATCTTAATCCGATCCGGCAGACAATGCCTTGCCCGCCCAGTCTACACGAGACGAACGCTTAGGAGAAACAGCCTCGAAGAATTCGCTCGACGCAACATCAGACGCAACCAAGTTGCCTTTATCATCAAAACGCACGCGGCGTACTTTGCGATCAGGACGAACGCGAGAAACAACAGACGCCAGTTTCCTTTCGACGATAGCCAAGTCGCTAAAATCCGTCGGTTGAAATCCCTTTCGTCGTTCCGTCATCGCTTACTCCGTTTCTCTTTATAAGAGTCAAAAACATCTTTGCTGTCGCCGGAAAGATCGAACGTCCCGAACCAACGCGCCCCCAACATGGCCGCCTTCCCAAAACGCCTGTATTTCACGGCGTCTTCCAAAACATCGTCCGACATGTTTCGCTTTTTTTTGAAAACGTCGCGTATAACACCGTCAAATTCAGGAGGCAGGTCGAAACAGAATGTGGCGTGATCAAACGCCGTGATTCCGACGCTAGAGTCATACTTGTAAGAGTCAAGCAATTCCTCGTGACGATCATCATCAATAAGACCGGCGCGAAGCGCTTTGTCTAAAACCGTCTCGAACATCTCGGTAATTCTGTACTCGTTGTCTTCGCGGTCTGAGTCAGACTCGAAATCAACACCCATAAGCGCCCAAGCATATCCGCCAACAGATTTATTGGCTTCCAATCTCATGTGCCCCACGCCCGCCTGAGACGCTAAGGAGATAGCCCTTTCAAACAAATTCATGCCTATGCCCTGCCCCTGCTTGGACGCAATAACATCCATGAACCGCAAGTGCAAGCTGTCCTGCTGAAAAGCCATCTCAAATCTCGCGGCCTCTGACCCGGAAGAATCAGACAAAGCAACCTCGAAAACGACACCCTCCCCTTCCTCGAACCAGTATTGAGTCACATCTGTATCATAGCCTTCCACCTTGAACAGCGATGGCAGCGCGTCTCTATTAGGAACATGAGGATAATCTTCGGCGTAGCGTTGAGCCTCATCCTCACTTTCAGTCTCTTCGAGATAGTAGGAATACGCATCCATCCAGATATTCTCAGGCGGAGTATCCTCTGCGGGAACGGCTTGTTCTTCAGCCTCCGGTTCTTCATCAACAGCTTCTTCCGCCTCATAGTCCTCGCCAAGAATGTCTTTGATATCAACGGGATAAATCTCCACGTCGGAAGCATCTATGGTCACGTCGGGACGTTTGCGCCAAGAATAGCCGCCGCCCGTTTCGTAGACAGACGCGGGAATGTCCACAGAAAAGGCCCGCTTGCCGTCGTGAACAAAGAGATAGGCGTGATCGTCGCCCTCCTGTCCGCCTTCCACAACCTCAAAACCCAACTCGGAAAGAATTCCGCTCATCGCGTTGGCTACCGCGTCGCAAATGCCCCCGCCACCATAGTCGTCGAATTCGTCATCAGGACTCCAGTCGTCATAGACGCGCTGCGCGGCCTCGGCAAGACGGGATTTCTGGTCGTTTAGATACGACTTCAAGTCCTTATCCCCCAGCCTGCGTATGTCCGGAGGCTTCTCCTCCTGCGCCCGTTGTTCTTCCATAAAGCCGAATTCGCGCTGACCCGGCTTGGCGGCTTGGGCTGCGTCCGCCACAGAATCGATAGCAGCCCCAGTAGTCACCTGCCATTCGTCGTGCTTTTTAGAACGAGTACCATAAGCTCCGTCTTTTGGTGTAACACGCACTAAAGATATATTGCGCGGATCAACAGACGCCGTGGCCGTTGCATCACCGTAGAAACTCGGGTGCTCCCGCCCTCCAGCGCCCTCACGCCCAAGCGTCCACCTATTCATAAAATCCTTGCGGTCGGAGTAAACCCTATCAAGAGAAGGATTGCGCCACTCATGGTAACGTCTGTCAGCCCCCGATCCTTCTCCAGATGACTCTACCGGAATCCAATCAGACGAAACCTCCCCGCGCTTTTTTGGTGATGTCCATTCCGTAGCGTAACCATCAATTAATGCCTGCATCGCCTCCGGGATAGGTTTCCCCGGCGACCATCTCCTGTCATTCAGAACAAAAGAAGACAGAAACGGCTGTTTAGCACCCTTCCCATCAGCGGCGTCTTGGATTAATTGAGCAATGCTGTAGTCGCCCCGCAACACCCCTACATAAAGACGCACGTCGTCAAGAATGCCTAATGCCGTTTCCCTATTATCAGTAAGACTGACGCGGTTCGTATGACCGCCCAAGCCAGCGCCGCTGTGTCCAACCTCACCGCGCTTGAATCCTAACTCTTCGTTAGTGCGTAAGCCTTCGCGGAGTACTGCCGGAAGATTAGTCGTAACATGGTATAAAGTTTCGGGGAGAGGAGACCAATCCGCAGAGTGACTGTAACCAAGGTCTCTAGCCTTGTCGGGCGTTAAATCGCCCACAGACAAGGCGTACTCCACAGCATCGATCCACTCACCCATCTTTTCTTCATTCTGAGGATCACGTGCGTAATCGCTAAGAGATTGTGACCATATTTCCTTACGGCGCGTGCCCTCCTGCGATTCGCGGTGCGCACGCGATTCCTCGTCCTTCTTCGGGGGGACAGCGTGCTCGGCGTCGGTTGTACGACCGCGCTCGTCTCGACAATGCGTTCCCGGACCCGATCCTTCGCCAAAACCACAGGGCGCGGGTTCCTTCTTGCCTTCCTCTTCGGAGGCTTTGGCGAGGGCGTAACCGAGCCAGTCATACGCCTTCATTGAACCGACCCCTCCTCCGGCTGCGCCGTGTATTCGGGGTCTTCTACATAAAAACGCCACTCGAAGCCTTTGTCGCGGCAGAAGGCAAAGACAGCCTGTTTAACGCCCTCCCAGTAATGCTCGACGCTTTTGGGAGTGATGCCTCCGACAATCGCAACGCCATACGAATTCTCGAAAATGGCCGCCTCGAACTCCTTAAGGTACGGACCTAAATACGGACCCCACAACCGAACCTTCTTGAGCGTCCATGACGACGGATTATCCCAGTCGCCAGCTACTGCCGCGACTACACGCTCGCCGTGCATGATGGCTATGAGATATTCCACCTAAAGACCTCTGCAAACAGCCCAAGCGTGCATCAAATGCTCCGGGTCATCTCGCAACAGTTTATTGAACCATCGATCCGAAAACAATGCCGCAACACCCATCGAGATCACTTCGTGAAACGGCATACTAGGATTTTCGGAATAGTAACGACCTACGTAACCGTCCGCAAAACGATCTCTGTAAGCGACCTCGCCCTCCGGATAACCTTCGAGTTGCGTCGGATTCTGTTCAGCCGTCCCCACAACGCGCTGCCACGCCCACTCATTGAGACGGGCGTGAACAGCGCTGTTGCGAAAGCCGATGTGGTGCGCAAACTCGTGCGCAACCGTCTCTTGACTGGAATCGCCAGTCAACAGGATACTGTTCGCTTCGGCACAAGCCGACGCTCGACGCGCTTCCCGCGTGAAGTTCCATTCTATAGAAGCCAGAGCGGGATCAGCCAAGAGATTCGGATTCAGAACGGACAAAACATCGTCAACACCCTCCGACCAAGGACCGGTCAAATAGTCAGGAGCGCCCGGCATCGTAAGAATGCCTTCGTTGGCGAAAGTACGTATCTGATCGCGCTTCTCGGAAGGCGTATCGGCAAGATCGCGCAATGTCTGAAGCATTAAATTCCTGCCGCCGCGATCCAGACGCTCCTTCGTAAGACCGAGCATCGCGGCGTCCCTGTTGGCGGCGTCCAGAGCGTCTTTGGATTTGGTGGCGGGGGAATAGGATAAGGTCTTCAAGTAAGCAACGACAGGCTTCTGCGCTTCCCGTAATGCCGCGCTAATGCTCTCCAAGCGATTGTTGTAATCGAACCGCGCCGCGTTCCGACGATTGAGCGCCTCTTCGTGACGAGCGCTAAGCTCTCTGAATTCGGTCGTCAAAGCAGCCTCTTGGCGCACGAGATCGGCGCGGGACGGATCATCTGCGCCAAGACTCGACAGCCTCTCCCTCGCGTACAACAATTCGGCATTTTTGGCAAAAGTGTCGCTACCCAGTTCGGAGGCGACGTGCATTGCGGCATTCCAAGCGTCGTTCGCCGCCGGAAGCGACGCCTCAAGCTCGGCAACCGCACGCAGCTTGGAAGAAGACATGCGCGGAGGAGTCCGTCGCCAGTTTTTCACGATCTTGAGAGCGTCGGAAGAAATAAGACGCCGCGCCTCCTTGAAATCAGAAACGGAAGCAAGCAGTTGTATGTCGTTATCAGTCTTGAAGACGCGCCATTGACCGTCTTTAACAGTATACTCAGCACGATAGGAAACGATGCCTCCGCCATTCAACACGTCGCGGAAATAAACGCTCATATCACCGTCAGAATAGGCGTTTACGCCGCCACGATCAATCATCAATTGCCAATCGGGCTTCTTCTCCCCCTGAGAATAGGAACGAGAAGCGGCTACCGCCGCATCCTGCGCGGAGTATTCGTCGTCAAACGACTCGCCGGTCTCGGCGTCAAAGTAAGCCTCGAAGTGCCCGAACGGATTTTTGAAGATATAACTCTTGCGGGCCGTAACAACATACTTGTCCGAAATCGAGTGAATGCCAAAACTTACATCCGGCTTGGACAAACGGTCTTCCCGCTCGGAACTGACTACCTCATCCGCATCCCAGATGCGCCCGTATTGAAGCAAGTTCGCCCTCGCCACATCGCGGTCGAGCTTGCGCGAATCCTCCACCACCTCCTCTTCCTCTTCCTCAACATCTGCCTCCGGCAACTGCTCGGTCGAAGAAACCTCTTCGGCGGCGGATACGTCTATCTCTGGAGCAGAAAGAAGATCGTCGCGCCCAGCCAAGGAGAGCCACCGCTCGTAGTCCTTTATCTGGTCGTCCGTGTAACCTAACAGACGAGAAAACTGGGGCGTGCCATATGCACCGCCACGCTCCAAGTAACGAACAAGAGGCGCAGCATCCTCCTCGTTTTGCGCAAAAATGCCTACGCCGCGCACGTTGGTCACGTACAGACCCGCCGCCTGCGCCGCTGTGTAATCCGCGCCCCCGCTCGATTCCACGCCAACCTTGAACTTGCCGTCAATAATGTCCTGCAATCGGTGAATATTGTCGTCAAGCTTGCGGTGAAGCTCGGCCTTCTCGCGCTGACGCTCCTCCTCAGACATGTCCGAAACAGCCTCGCGCTCTTCCTCCCTGCGCTTTGCGCGTGCGCGTTCGTCAAAACGACGCTGACGCTCACGGTTCTGAGCGGACTCTTTGTCCTGCTTAGGATCAACGTGGCCGCCAATGTCGGTCGTCTCCCCCTCCTCGTCCCGACACCACGTTCCGGGGCCGCCGCCCTTCCCGTGGCCACAGTTCCTATCCGACGATTCCGATTCGGACTCGGAATCGCTCTCCTTCTTGGAGAGAGCTATAGCCAGCCAGTCGTAAGGCACGCCTATGCTCCAAAACCAACCTTCACTTTGCCGCCGCCGTCAACCTTGTCGCTAGAACGCACTTTGATCTTCCGAGCCTTCGGCGCAACAGGAACCAACGGCGCGTCGGACGGACAAGCCAGCAGACATAAAACCATTACCTTGGGACGTAGAGCGAGCGTCGTCTTGTCCATGCCTTGTAAAATACCCGATGAGTAACAACGATACAAGCGGCAACTACCGCCGCTGCCTACGCGCCGCGATGATATTAATCTGATTGCGAAGACCAGGCAATAAACTCTCCGCATGACGAAACAACGTGTCCTCTTTGGAGCCGCGAGGCGCACGCCGTTTCAGCGCTTCCATCGATGCAATAAGACTGTCCGCGTCCTCGGAAGACACATCATCCCATACATAAGGATCGCTCAACTGCCGCACCTTGTAATTAACATCCGCCATAGAGTCCTGCCCGCGCAGCCGTTCCAGCGTGTAATAACCTCTGGCCCGAAGCGACTCTGCGCCGCTTCCCGGTGTCGCCCACGGAGCAAGCTCTTCAAGCGATTGCTCCAACTTGCTGCTCTCAGCCTCCGCAAGAATATCCGGCAACGGATCGAGTTCCGAAAGCAGGCCGGACAGATGCGACAACACGCCATCGACGCGAGTCATCGTCTCTTCTCGACGACGCTCATCCTCCGGCAACGCCTCAAGATAAGCTCTCCTCTCAGCGGCGCGTCTCTCGACCCTGGCAGCAGCCTCCTGTCTCAGGGCGCTCGCCCTCTCGGTGCGTTCGCGCTCCGCACGACGATCAGATTCAAGCTTCGCTTCTCTCGCGGCAGCCCGTTTTTTCGCGCCCGCCAACTCGGAGAGAACATTCTCGCCACGCCTCACCCAGTCAGACTCGACACTTCCGGATTCAACATGAGGCTTAAGCGTGTTAATGGCGGCCCTCAAAACAGGCTCCCAATCGTCTGAAAGCACGTCGCCATGCTCGTAAGACTGCGTGTAAGCCTGCACATCCGACAAGGCGTCGTTCCACGCTTCGGCATCCGGCGGACTCGGCGGCTCTTCAACTTCCGGAGCAGCCTCCGGCGCGGCTTCCGGAGCAGCCTCCGGCGCGGCTTCCGACTCAAGCTCCTCCAACTGCTGCCGCGCCGACTGAGCAATATCCGGATCGTCAGAATTGACCAACGATGACAAGTGCTTCCTTCGATCCGATTCAGTTATCCCTTCGCGCCACTCCAAGCCGTGCTGCCCTATCCTGAAATCGTAATCGTCGCTGCGGGCAAAAGTCCCGTCCGCATAACGATACGGATTCGCCTTCTCAGTAACTTCCGTAGCCTCGGAATCATCATCCAACTGAGACCGCAAACCCTTTAACACCCAGTCGTAAGGCATTCTCGTCCTCTCCGCAAGAATCAACCGACCACGATTCAGCCATACCAACCAATGTAACCGACCACACCCACCAACGCAAGCAACAACCTTTTCGCGGAATTTGCCTTGACAATGCGGAGAAGTCTGTTATACTAGGAGCAGCAGAAAGGAGATAGAGATGAAAAAGGAAGAACTGACGCACGGATGCCGAGTGGTACATAACAATACCATACCGCACCAGACAGGAAGATTCGTGGGCATGGACCCGAACGACCCGGAGGCGGGGGTGTTTGTAGGTGACGGGGGCACTTTTTACGTGTGGTACCCGGCATCTGTGTCACTCGTCACGCCCGCCGAGCCTGACGCGCCACAGCCACTCTCAGCGGAAGACAGGCTGTTTCGTCTGGAAGTGACTGTCTCGCAACTGGTAGAGAAGATCGAGAGGCTGAACGAGCGCGTGGAAGACATTGCGACAAATGACGCCACGTACACATAAGCAAGGAGACGAAATGAAGAGGGAAGAACTAAAACACGGATGCCTCGTGGCAGTGCACGGATTGAATCTGAAAGTAAGATTCGTCGGCATGGACGTGCGAACGCCTAACGCAGGCGTCTTCGAGGAGGATAACGGCCATCTCCATACGTGGTTCCTAGACGACGTAACCGCCGTCGAAGAAAACCAGGCCGCGCCAACACAAGAAGAACGCATCTCAATGTTGGAGAAACAACTCCAAGACGCTACGACGAAGTACGACGAGGCGCGGCAAGCGATGCGCCAAGCGTACGGAAAAGCACGTGAGGCTCTGGAGACACTCATAACGGCGCGGGATGGCCCTATGAGTAAGGCTGGCGCGGAGATACAACAGGCAATCGGACTGCTCGCCAACGAAGTGTCACCGCCGCTGGCGTTTCCACATGTCAACCCGCAACGGTATTCCGACAAAGAGAAACCATCATGAGCGTCAAGCAGATGGACGAACATATGGACGAATACATATGCGATGTGATTGGCTGCGGCCAACGGAAGTGCGCCGCGCCTGAGCCGGACGGCTGGCGCGTTATCCGCGTGACGGATAAAGAAGTCCTTGCGCTCTGCCCAAAACACAGCCAAGCCGTGGCTGACTACTTCGTGAGGAAGTTAGCGGCCCTGCTCGTCTGAGCAAAACGGTGCGGAGAGCAAATGAAGACTAATAAGAAGAAGGCTGAAGAGCTTGGCTTAGAGAAAATGAAAACATGCTTGGGGTGCGATCATTGCAGATATAAGCAGGGCGACCGCTGGTGCGATCTTGGTGTTTGGGAGTCGGAATTCGACGACTTGACTTGGGAGACCTACCACTTTCTGGAAAATTTTGGATGTACCAAGTGGGAGAAACAAAAGCTATGAAGATTAACAAGAAGAGGGCAAAAGAGTTTAGTTTCTCAGAGGTGAAGACGTGCCTCGACTGTCTTCACTATGAAAGTGATGGTTGGGGCCACGACCGATGCAGATTGGGCGTTTGGGAACTAGAAAACGACGAGACAGAGACATGGAGTTCTCACGCTGTTAGTGTGTTTGTAGAGTCACGGGGATGCAAGAGATGGCGGCAGGAAACCGGCCCCCGTGCGGAGAGCAAATGATGAAAATAGGAGATAGAGTCATTTTCCTTACACTGCCTGAAGGCGGCCCGGACTACCACATCGTCATCGAAGGGACAATCACCAGCATCGACGACGACGGCAGAGAGTTTCCGGTCACGGTCGTGACGAAGAAAGGGCGGGAACTGATATTCACGGAAGACGAACTGCTTCCCTACGACAGAAAGACCTTCTCCAAACTGAAAGCCTTATCCGACGCGAGACGCGCCAGCCGCATTGCATACTACAAGTGGTCACGTGCTCTCGGCAAAGCCATCAATGCGGAGTTCGAGAAGAAAAAGAGTGCGCCGGTCGTTTCCCAAGGCGCGGCTGAGACAAAACCCACACGACGCAAGAAAGGATCAAGACGATGACAAGTGCTGTGTACGTCAGGAGAAGCCTAGAAGAGTTGCTGCAAATTCTGGAGCAAAACAGCGGTGACCGCCATGTCACGCTTTTCAAATTCTCGACGGGCTGGAAAGCCGTGACGGGAACTCCGGACTTCGGATTTGAGGATACACGCGACAGAATATTCGCGCTGCCCACCTTCGAGACGCCAAAAGACGCGGTCATCGCGGCAATCGCCCGAACCGAGGGCCAGAAAGAGCCGGAGTTCTAAGGAAACCACGTGGCTAAAGTGAAGCTCAAAATCCCACCCAAGCGGGGCACAGTCTACGTCGTAACCAGCGGAAGCTACTCCGATTACCGCATAGAAGCGGTATTCTTCGAGAAGGACGTTGCCGAAGCCTACGCAGAGAAGAACAACGGAGGAAGTAGCTACGACGAATGCCGCGTGGAAGAATGGCCGGTCGGAAACGAACCCGACTATCGCGGCGACCGAAGAAAAGTCTTCTGCGTCTGGATGGACCGGGAAGGAAATACCCGCAGAGTCTTGACCCCCGCTGAGCACCTGGCGGCGGCAGAACAGTCAGAAAACAATGACCGCTGCTCAGAACCGTTCGAGTTGGAACAGCTAGATTTCTACATGCTCGCCAACGACGAAGAACACGCCGTCAAAATCGCCAACGAACGGCGCATACGCCTGATCGAAAAAGGCGTCTGGTTGCCGAGCAAGAAGTAAAAGGAGAAAGACATGACTTTCCGAGGCGTTCTTTTCTACTACTACTCGTTGGTATTCCATTATCACGACCTGCAGATCAGCTTCCCATCCGACAAGGACGGCAACGTTCCGCTTGAAGAACTGGCAGAACCCACCCGCATTTTGTACAAGCACATGCTGGAATGCCAAAAGAAAGACCCGACAATCAAAAGTTTCGTCGCCGGATGCGGTGGCAAGACAAAATACGGATTCTCCGTCCATCCCGTGCTGTCACAGCAGGCGTTTGAAGAATCCATCATGGACAGCATGGTTCCGAAAATCGAAGCCGATCTGAAAGCGATGGCTGCGACCAAGCCGAAACGCCGGAGAAACAAAAGGAAACCGCGTGGCTAAAGCGAAACTCAAACGAACCGGAAAATGCTGGCGCTGCGGCCAGTGCTGCACACGACTTACGCTGCACGACTATCGAGGCGACGCCAGCCCCAAAAAGTGGGAACAACACCTGCGATTCATTGCGAGCTTCGAGGGAGTAAGCGTCCACAAACTGGATGATGTATGGGCGGCAATCCGGTTTGAGGGGCTGATGTGCAGATACCTGGCGTACTCGAAAACGGGCTTGGCCAGTTGCCGCCTGCACAAAAAGAACAAACCCACTATCTGCCGCAACTACCCCGGAACAAACAGCGGCGAAGGGTCTTGTCACGGCGGCGGCATCCGTGTAACAAGGAAACGCAAGAAAGGACAAGCATGAAACGCAACGTCTATGACTGCGACAGGTGCAAAGCAAAAGATATCGAGCCAGTGTCCTTCGCCCTCGGCATCGGCAAACAGGAAAATCCCGCCGAAGGCACGACGGAAACGGAGTACAGAGAGTTTCACCTCTGCCGCTCCTGCGCGGCAGTGCTGATCGCCCGCCTCGCGGACAGACTCTTCAAAACTCCCGAACAGTGCCGAAAGTGGCTGCACCTCTACGAAGTCATCGAGGAGTAATGATGAAACAGATCAAAACATTCCTGATGGGCGCGATTGTCGTAACAGCCGCGTGCGCCGTGGGTCCAGCCCTGTGCTGGGCAGCCTCGCAGCGATACTACGTCGCGCTCGCGTGCCTTATCCTGCCTTGCCTAGGCATCCTAAGCTGGATTATGGGCAACGCCATACAGACACTGCTGGAAAACCCGCCGACGGAAAAATGCCCCATCTGCGATAGCCCGGCACTGTACGAAGAAGAAACAACAACACAACCCCCGCAAGACGCGGGAGGCGGCTGCGCCGACTGCGGACTGCGCAGACTGCCCGGCCAAACCTGGAAACAGGCCGCCAAAAAAGGATGACGCAGCCGCAATATGGCTTACCTTGAGGAGAATCTGGTTTACCACGGTCGCTCCGAAGAACGTATGAGCGAAATCGCACCCTCATCCATCGCCCTCAGCGTATGGTCCCCACCCTATTTTGTCGGAAAGGAATACGAGAAAGGAGAAACGTACGAGTCTTGGCAACACATGCTGCGCACGATTATTGAAAACCATTTCCGAGTTCTCAAACCGGGCGCATTCATGGTGGTGAACAGCGCGGACATACTGTGCTTCAAGGACGATAAAATTCCTCGCTTTCAGGCCGCGAACGCGGCAAATCACCGCAGCCCCGTGACTCGAATGATGGTAGTTGAGGCGAAAAAGACGCATCCGAGTTTCAACCGTCACGAACTTGCGGCCCTTCTGGGCTGTAGCGAACAGACTATAGACCGCAGGTTAAACGGCAATAACATTCGGGGAGGAAAGTACGAGCCGCAAACTCGGGTAAAGCTCGTCGGCGCTGCCTTGGAAGAATACGCGTACAATGCGGGACTCTACCTGTACGACCATAGAATATGGGCGAAAGACCCGTCTTGGGCCAACAGCAAATGGACAACAAGCACACTCAAGGCAGTCAGCGAATTCGAGGATATCTACGTCTTTTGGAAACCCGGCGAGTATGTTGTGAATAGGCAAAGACTTGCGCCAGACGACTGGCGCGAATGGGGATATCGCGGGGTCTGGCGCATCAAAAGCGTTAGAAAAAACGATGACCACGAAGCAAAATTCCCCGTCGAACTCGCGTCACGAATAATAAAACTGTACAGCGATCAAGGGGATACGGTGCTAGACCCCTTCATGGGAAGCGGAACAACCGGCGTCGCAGCCGTCCTATCCGGAAGAAAGTTCATAGGCATCGAGAAAGAGAAAATATACGTCGATCTGGCTAACCAGACAATCAGGCGTCTCTTAGAACAAAAAGCGCAATGACGTATCCCATATACAAACACGAACGGCGTGGGTCTGCACTCGAAAAGGCCGTACCGCTGGGGACGAGAAACCGATTAGACAGACAGGAAAGGGACGCCGCTATGGTATGGGCGACCCCCCACACACCGGAAAAAGACGGATAACCCCGCTCGCACTACGCAACCCCACGCCCTCGTAACGCTACGACGCAAACCCCCGCAGGCAAACCCCTTTACGCAAAAACGCCACCCGGCAAAACCCCTTATGCGAAAAAGCTCCACGGACAAAAACCCTTAAGACAAAAAATTTCTCCGGCAAAAATGGGGAGGTACAGCCTCCTTCTGTGATGATCGCCTCGTAATTCTGCGCGGCAAAAAATTTTAGGGCGATTGATAATCGTCTGGGGGCGGGGACTGCCATAATGACAGCCTCCCAGCGGGGGTCTTGCGGGCAGCCGATTGATAATCGTCTCCCCCCTACGGGGGGACGGCGTCGTGCGGGGGGACCGTCTAGGGGGGACGGCGTCATGCGGGGACGGGGACAGGGGGGACAGGGGGGACGGCGTCGGCGGGGGACAGGGG